AACCCGCGTATCAGGCTTGGGAAGCGTGCGCTCTACCATTGAGCTACAGCCGCATTGATAGAATCAACTATAGCACACCCAAAAAGAAGATGCAAACCTACTTCTTTAAATGCCCCATAAGGCACCCACCAACTAGGAATGCGAGGCGCGGAGGAACAGCATTGCCAACCTGCCGATACTGAGCTGTAACACCGCCCTCAAAACGCCAATCATCAGGGAAAGTCTGAACCCTAGCCGCCTCACGAACCGTCAATGGGCGTGTCTCCGTAGGGTGGCAACGCTCAGTTCGCCTTTGCGCCGGGGATGCAAGAATTGTGAGACTAGGCTCACCCCAAGCTAGACGCTTAGCTGTCCCTGAGTATGAGCCGTCTACACCGCCCTTGCCGTTAGTTAGCTCCCGCTGTAGCTCTTCCGGCAAGTCCTTCCAGTTGCCGCCCTCAGGAACTTGCCGCATAATTTCATATTTTGCGGGGCTGTAGGTTACACCCGCCGATTCAGGAACCCCTTCTAGCGCGCTTCTGAGAGGGACAACGCCGCTCTCATATTCAGGAAAAGTAAACCCTGATGGGTTCAGCTGGTCGTCTCTGATGCCAACAATGATGAGCCTATCACGCTTCTGTGGGATACCCAACCAGTGACTTTTAAGCACCTCGTAATGTATGACGTACTTATGACCTTGGGGAGTCTCTGCTTCCAGTGCCTCCTTAATGGTTGCCCATGTACGTCCCTTATCGTTAGTCAGCAGTCCGGGGACGTTCTCGGCAATAAATGCCTTTGGCTCTATCTGGTGGACTGCGCGTAAGTAGTAGTGGAAAAGCGTTCCGCGCGTGTCCGCAAAACCAGCCCTACCCCCGGCGTAGCTGAATGGCTGGCATGGGAACCCGCCTTCCAATACGTCTATGCGCCCGCGAAGATGGGTGAAGTCTGTCTGAGTTATATCTGCCTGCGCCACGTCCCAGTGTGGGCGGTTTGCCTGCAATGTGGCAGATGCCGCTTTATCCAGTTCGTAACACCCGCTAATGCTGTAGCCCGCTTTCTCTAACCCTAATGCGGAGCCGCCCGCCCCTGCAAAGAGCGAGCACGCCGTAAAACCATTCACAGGCTCTTGGGGAAGAACTGAGTCGATGTACCTGCGTTTACCCGTTTTCAATTGAGTGTATGAGTTTGCAGAGATTACTTTTACTCGTTCCCCTTCTATAACCTTAGTTTCGGTTACCTTCAGAAGGTCTTTCAGGACTAGGCGGTGGAGCTTCCTCTGCGTCTCGGCAGAGCCTATATCCAAAGCAATGTTGGGTGGAAGTAGCGTATCAAGGATGTATCGAGTCATACCTATAAAATAGCGGCACAACCCCATTGCAGACGCAACAAAGCCCGCCCCTCTACTAGTGAGAAGGAGCGGGCTTTAACGGTGTTAGCGCCTAATGACGGCGAGTGCCATTGCCGTTGCCGCATCATACAGTAGACGCGAAGTGAGCATATAAGCAGGCACGGATACAGCCAAGCCTCCCAAAATCATAAAGGACGCAAGATAAGGGGACATAGCCACCAGCCCCATACCGCCGAGAGCATAAGTCGCAAACACAATAATGTATGCGGAAATGAGGACAATCGCCGCGAGCGCAACCACCCCCACAATATCCTTACCAAGGCACTTGAAGAAACCCTTCAAAGTATCGGTCGGGTAAGGCTTAAATGCGAGGCGGATAGGGATAGCTAGGGGGAAGTGAATGAGTGCTATCATGCCAGCGTAACGGGCAACCTCACCTGCAAGTTCCCATCCTGAAGCTCCAGTAGTAACACGCCACCCCAGGATGTCAGAAATGATAGCCAGGTAGAAGCCGATTAGCGTGACGATAACGGCAACATTAGCGCAATGCCTAGCCTTAGTACGCCAGGGCTTCCACTCTTCCCACGTCTGCTCCCTCGAATCCTTGAAGAAGGGCTCGATTGCATCACGAAGCTCTGCCTCATTGGGGGTGTTGTCGGGGGTGGGATGGGTCTGGTGTTCGGTCATGGTGCCGCCTTTCTGCTCTTCGAAACGTTGTGATGTACAGCATACCACACTATTCACTGGGGGTGCAAATACATGAAAAGGGGCACCTGAAAATAAGGTGCCCCTTTGTAAAGGAGAGCTATTCTGCCGCATTCTCTTCCGCGTCTGAATCCTCCACCCAGATAACAGTGTCAGTCAGCATGGGTGCAACGTCATAGAGGGACAGTTGCCAGATGTACGAGATAGCGAGCGCAACGATAGACGATAGTGGCAGGAATGCGTCGGTATTCATTGCCAGCGATAGGGAGGTGCCGCCTATCGTGAGAATTGGAATGATGATAGTGAAGACCCTGCCGTAATCTAGCGAGTTCCAGAACCCAATTCGAGTGGCATACTGCTTGGGGGTAAGGTTCTCATCATGACAGCGAACATACGCCTCTGACTTGGAGTATCTATACCTCAAGACATTGATTACCACCATAACCAGAATTAGTAGAGCGGCGCTGGACATGAAGTAGTCCACTGGGCGGATAGTTGATGACCTTAGACTACCCAGTTGTAGCCATTGAAGGGAGTACCAGAACAAGGTGTTCGCTGTCATGTATGCGCCCGCCTTACGCAGTTTCTTGTTCCGCTCTTCCTTGGTTAGCTGTTTGAAGCTTGGATGAACCACTACACCCTCCTTGAAAGGGATAGCTTCTCCAGTCGCAGAGTCGATTACTTCCAAAATGTTCCTTCGCTTGCATGTGAATAAGTCGATAACTGTCCTTATCGTACCACAAAAGATGCGGCATATAAACTCTTGGGTTGAGCCTATATGCCGCATCTAAGCGCCTATATTTAGAACTTGATTGGGTCGATAAGTGTCGCCCCTCCAACGCCAGTACCTCGCGTCTGGGTACGCGCCACATCAAGAGTGTTTAGCCGAATGACGCGAGTATCTACCTGACCTGCTCCGCCCTCTATCAGAGGAACCTCTGAGACCGGCTTCGGGTCTTTACTGACTTCCGTCGAGTGACCGCCTTCCGGCTCGGTTGGCTTTCTGAAAATCTTAATTAAGCCAGAGAACATTTCCTGACCCTTCCTGCTAGGTGTTTCTTGAGGTATCAAGTTTATAGCACTGAAAGGGGCTAGGATAAGCGTTCTTTGGCGGCATCATAGAAAATGTTGTACAGCTTCCGCGCCGCTTCATCATTGCCGGGGTTATCCTTGAACGCAATGTTACCGCCAAGCTTGGTGTATGCAATGTTGTAAGTCAGGGAACCGCAAGAAATCATCTCTTCGAAGGTGTCCAGCGGGACACCGCCCGGAGAGACGGTACGAAGCAGACCAATCTCAGCGAACATATAGGTCGGGTCGCCTGCGATGCCAAAATCTCCAGTGTTGCGGTAGATGTCGGACGCGATAGCTTCATAAAGCGTTGCGATGTTCTGAGCGTATGCCTCGCCATGTTTCTTGGACATTTCGCGAAGCACATGCGCGTTGCTGGCAATAATTTCTTCGTTCAGCTCGTCTACCTTATCGTAAGCAATGTCGAGAGGCATCTTAGGGTGTTCCTCAATATACTGCTCAACAGTGGTCGCTTCCTGAATGTCGGTATTAAAAGTATGCTCCTTGGTGTCATCAAGGATTTCCCAAATGCCGTCAGTAGCGGGAGCCTGGGTGAGCTTTTCGATGTCGATGGTCTTCAAGGTTTGCCTCCTGGTAGGAAAATTTTCAACTAAAAACATTGTACCACATATTTCCATGCTTGCAACCTATACTGTTGTGCTACAATGTAGAGACATTTAAAATTTCTAAGGAGGAAAAAATATGTCCACTAACTTCACCAATCCTAACCTGGTAACCCCTACTCGTACCGTCAATGAATCCGCAAACGCTCAGCTTCTTTTCAACTACGACAAAGGCGGTCATCTCGCAATTTTCCTTGTGGCAGATGGCGCTAACCTGCTCCACATCCCACAGGGTCCCACCTCCATTTTCCAACTGTCGGTGATGTCTCGCCGCTCACTGACCATCAACTCCTCCCCCAAGGAAATTGCCAACGCTATCTTCTCCCTGAACCCGTCTTTTGTTTACTTCACGGAAGGCGATGAGGAGAGGGTAATCTATCACGCCCAGAATATCACCTTCCCTGCTGGCGGTTTGAAGGTTAAGAACAGTGAACTTAAGCCGTTTAAGTTTGACGAAAACGGCAATATGAACGTAATCAACATGCCCCTAAACGCGCACACGGTGGATTGTCGCGTAACGTTCGCAACGTACCGCATGATTGAAGCACCCTCAAATAAGTCAGGTGAGCCGCCGGTAGAATTTCTTCCTGGCTGGGTTGGTGTAAAGGTTGGTAGCCGTAAGGTTGCTCAGGGGCATAGTATTGATGCCGTTTTCTATGTAGGCGACCCTGTACCGTCTGTCGGTATTGTTGTCACTGACCTTGAGACGGAAATTATTGGCGAGAAGCTAACGGGCAGGGACGCGGCAACGGTAGCGTGGGCGTTTATGAGTGAGATTGAGGGAACGAACCTCGGCATGGGACCCGTCTATATGGAGGGTGTGTCTGGTCGTGCAATTACTACAGGCGATGATGGTGTCGTCTGGATTCCTGTAGCATATTGGTTCGCCGCCGCCTAGCCCAACTAATCATCAGTAAAAGGCAATGAAAGCCGCCCTAACCATTCCTTTCATGGTTAGGGCGGCTTTACGCTTTTAAACGCATGGCTCACATTTCACAACAAGATTATACTGATACCCAAAGCCGAAAGTGTTGCCATAAGCTGATGCGCCATCATCTCCCACCTGCGCGCCAGCACATGTAACGAGCCATAGTGACCTTGAGCCATCCCTACGCCACATGTCCTCAATGCCGGTCAGCTGACTCTGAGGCACCGTATACATCTGTGTTACATGCCACTGGGTTACCTTCCCCTCGCCATCAGTCACAAACACCCTCTCACAGCCCTTCAAGCGGTGCAAGTACCCCCACGGGGACAAATAGTAGTTCTGCTTATTGACATGCCCTGCAAGGATTGTTGAGCCCTCTGTGGCGGAAATCCTATTCGACGGTGAATACCAAATACCGGAACCATCAGTTGTGATAGGCAGAACCATCTTTCCACCCTGGACACCACTAGGGGTTAGCCTAGCAGAAACACCTAGGGAGGGGATGCTCCACCCGAAGGTGGGGAGTCCCGCCGGAATATTGTCAGTAATCTTGTTGGCATCCGCTTCACAAGCAGGCTCATGCACGGGTTCAGCAGGCTCAGGGGCATACAAGGTGTAGTCATCTAGCACCGGCATCTTTTCGTCACCCTCTGCATCTGGTGTGGGCTGATACACCGGCTGACCGGCATCACTCGTCGCAATGGGTGTAGCGTCCTGATGCGTAGCCGTGTAAGGCACGCGAATAGTGTTGTCTTTGCCGACATATGGGCGATATGTAGCCATACCCCACCAAGCGCCGCCGCCAATAGCCGCCGCCGCGCCACCAAACAGCAGAGCACGCCTAGAAACTAGCGGGCTAGACTTCTTATCTTCACTAGATGTAACATTCTCGCTCTGTTTACGCATACCACTACCATATCTGATATTCTAATAGGAACAGGTGAACACGAAAGAGTGCCCCAAAGCAGGGGTACCTCACCTCGAATACTACAAAGGATAACACATGAAGAAGCCTGTAGCGCTAACCCTTATCAGCCTAACCCTCGCGCTCTCCGCTTGCAGTGCACAGCAGGACGCAAGCAACCACACAACTAACACACCCAGCGCAACTGCCACTGCCACTGCATCTGCCACCCCGACTGCACCAATTACCGTAGAACCCAGTAGGGACGCTGAACACCCTGAACGCGCCCAGGGCAACGACTACGCCACCGGAATGATTGGCACAGAGGAGCAGGCCCCCGGAACCATCACCACCGTAGCTCCTGACACTACCGCCCCTGCCACCTCAAACGTTGCCGTAGCACCCGTAGTACCCAACCCTGACCATAACGCTGTTGCAACCGACGCAGACAAGCAGAAGCTCACCGACATGCTGAACGCCCTTGAAGGCGCTCCTGTTATCTCAGGGAAGAATGTCGTCGCCCAGCCTCTACGCGAGTACAAGATTAAGCCCGCCGACAGTAAGGAGCAGAACGGCGAGCTATCAGCCAACAAGTATGCAGAAATCGTCATCCTAGACGACGTTAGCGAAGGCGGAGAAGAATACGCTGTCGTCTCCCCGCAAATCAAGGGCAACGAAGCCGACATCCGAGCTAATGGTCTACGCCCCGTCAGCCTCAACACTGCACGCGAAGCCATCAAGAACGACTATAACACTCGAATCCAGGGCTTCCTGCACTATGAACCGAACGCCACGTACACTGGCGAAACCATCCTAGTGCTCCACGTGAAGCAGGCTAACCACGGAGCCTACGTCAAGGGCGGCGCAACCGCTGTAGACTCAGCCCCCACCCCCACGAACACCCCGCAGTAACCAATAACCCCACCAACTAGAAATGCCCCTCACCTCCGAAGAGGTGAGGGGCATTTCAGCCAGCTACGAGCAAGCACCGCTGGATAGCGAAAGCATTACCAATCACAGACGGCGAAGACGCAACACTGGAACTAAGAACTCATTGGCGGAGTATACCATTCCGTCCACCTGAGGTGTTCCAAGATGCGACAGTTACACCGAATGCACACCAGCAGAAAACTCAAGCAAGAGTTGAAGACCCTACCGTAACCAATGCCCTAGCAGGCACTTAACATGGTCGGTAGCTAAAACATCAACCATTACCTACTATAGCAGAAGAAATTCTCCCCCTGCAACCAGAAAAGGTTACTAGGGGGAGAATTTCTTTGTAGCGCTACAGCCCTGTATGCGGCTTTAAACATTCCACTGCGGAGAACTTATGCCCTATACGGTAGATGGAGCCGCCAAGAAGCCCACAGGGGCTTTAGGAGGCATCCTCAGCGTTCTTCTTGCGACGCTTCGTGAAGTACACAGCGCCACCCGCAAGAGCCAGAATACCAATACCGCCAGCAACAGCCACAGTAGTAGCATCCATACCGGTAATACCGTAACCAGTGTCACCAGTCTCAGCCTTAGCCTTCTCAATAGGCTTAGGCTGTTCAGGCTTAGCAGGCTCAGAAGGCTTCGGGGTCTCGGGGGTTACAGGCGGAGGGGTAACCTTGGTGACAGTCATGTCGCAACCGTCAGTGTCCTCATCCACGGTAGCGTTCACCTGGCACTCCTTCGGAGGGGTGGTGGGGGTCGGGTCTTCCGGGGTGGGGTTATTCGTTAGCACGATAGTGTTGAGAATACCATCAGAGGCGACACGAGCCATGTCAAGGTCGTTCTTGAGAGTGACCTCAACCTCAAACTCGACAGTCTCACCCGCCTTAAGCTCACCAATTTCCCAGACATTGCCGTTTACGACACCGCGACCGTTAGTGTTCAGGAACTTCACCGAAGCAACATCGAACTGCGCGTTATCCGGGAACTCGGAGATAACAGCCTTCTCCATGTCAGCACCGGAGGCGTTCTTAGCCTGAGCCTTCCAACGCAAGGTAGTGCCCGGCTTCACCTCAGATGCAGGAGTCATCAGCTCCTTATTCACCTGACCAGTAATTTCCTTCACACGGTGGATGGAAGTGACGATAGGCTTATTATTGATGGTCACAACACCAAGGTCACGCATCTCATCAGCCTTAAAGTCGTTCAGGGACTTAGACTCCACCTTAAGAGAGTAGGCGGAATTAACAGCCAGCTTACCCGGCTCCTTAGCGGTAGCGGTAACCACGTCAGCAACATGACCGTCAAAGTCGGTGCCAGTACCAGAGACGAGCTTACCCTTCTCAACCTTGATGTCGAAGAGGTTGGTTACGTCCTTGCCATCAGCGTCCACAACCTTAAGCTTATCCTCAGTAATGGACACCAGAGCACGCCAATTGCCGTCGCCGTCCTTCGCATACTCCACAAGGTCAGTGATGGAGAACTGCTCAGGTGCCTTCACGCCGGTATTGCCCGTAACGGTCTGAGTCGGCAAATCGTTACCAGCAGGAATAACAATGTCCTCGTTCGCAACGGTCTTCTCAGGCGCAACATTAGCCAGCTTAATGACCTTCTTGTTCACCTTAACCTCGGGAACCGGCTTCGGGGCAGGCTTAGCCACCGGAGGAAGCTCAGGGACAGGCTTCAGAGGCTTCAGCTGAGGCTTCACCGGAGCAATAGCGGTAGGCGCAACAGTGTTAGCGCTCAACATCAAGTGGTTGTAGGAAGCGTCAATGGAGTAGTCGCTGTAGCGGGAAGCGCCGGTGTTCTGCGGGTCACCAATAACACCGTCAGTGCCAGGCACACCCTCATTGCCAGTGGTGCCGAAGAAGAACGTGCCACCATTCTCCATCAGGTAAGTGACACCCAGGTACTTCAACGCATCGTCGTTCTCATCAAACACTGCGCCGCCCTGGTTCGAACCAGCCTTGATGTAGAAGCCACGGTCTACCAGCTGAGAAGCAGTACCGTGGACCTTCTGAGCCTCAGGCGCGATACGAGAGTCCTTATTCACGAACGTAGCAAGGACACCCTTACCCGGCGCAGTAATCTCGTAACGAACAGCAGACTCAGTACCATTGTTCTCCTGAGCATTCAGAGAACCAACAGTGTTGTAAATCTTCTTCTCGTACTTCTCACCAGTATCACCATAGGTGAAGTACAGCTGAACCTCAGAAGCGTAAGACTTCTGCATAGCCACAATGTCATTGTAAGAAGAATAGACATCGTACATGTTCTGCCACTTAGGAGAACCATCAGCGCCTACCGGAGAGCCGTTCGGGTTGGACACGAAACGAAGAATCTTCACTTCAACATCCAGAGGACGCTTCGTTTCCTTGTCAATCGCCACACCCTTGTACTTCATGGTCAAGTTCGGGTTGTTCGGGTCAAGGTTGGTGAAACGGTAGGCGTACTCAGACGACCAGCTATCCGGGAAGTCGGTACGGTCAGCGGTTGAGCCAGCCGGTGCCTTGCCGTTGATGGTTGCGAGGTTATTCGGGCTATCTACAAGCTCGAAAGGCTGTTCCAGCGCAAGCTTATCAACGTTGTTGATAGCCTTGTACGGGTTAGCGTTGGATACCTGCTCAGCGTACAGCTTGTCGTAAGCCGCCTTCGCCTCGTTGTACCGCTTGGTAGCTTCCTCGTTTTCCTTGGTAATCTTCTCGTTCTCAGCCTTGATGTCAGCAATCTGCTTCTCAATCTGAGAGCGGTCAGCATTAGCCTTCTCAGCCTTCTTAGCGTCAGCCTTATTATCAGCGATGGTCTTTACAGCTTCACGCAACTTGGCAATGGTGGCAGTACTTTCCTTCTTAGCCTCAGCAACCTTAGCCTCAGCCTCAGCCATAGAAGAAACAGTCACCTCCTGAGTCTCACCAGCAGACACCTTGACACCCTGCGCCTCAGCCACCTTCACAGCCTCATCAAGCGCAGAATAATCAACAGGGATGTCCTGCGTGGTCTTACCGTAAGCCTCAGCAGACACAGCACCCTCATACTTGAGGGGCTTCGCCTCATCGGTCGTGATGGCATTAGCCGCACCTGCAACAGAGGTCGTGCCAATAAGTGCAAGACCGACACCAGCGGTCATCTTCTTCATAGAACTCTTAGACATAGTTCGAATCTCCTCATAGGGGAAGTGTGAATGAACGAGTTATGCCACTGAACCTAAGCGTTGAACCTAGTCAAACACCCCGGCAGGCAAAGAAACATCACCCCTAGCCAGTGCATATACACAACTATATAGCATCAGCACCCGCCGTGCATACCCCGAAAGCACAGGGAAAATAAAGAACCCCCGAAAATGTTCCCAGGGCACAGAATGAGTGGGGAGCTAATTCGAACACTCGAACTAACACCCCACTCATTGCCATATTGAGTTATGAGAGCCGGTTGTCGGAATCGAACCGACGACTTGCAATTTACGAGATTGCCGCTCTACCACTGAGCTAAACCGGCATGAACAACGAAAAGAGCGAAAACACACCATTGCTCTAAGGATAGTACATGCGTACCATTAATACGTGTAATACAAAGGTTAGTACTTCTCGTTGCCCGTCGGGATGACAGGATTCGAACCTGTGACCCTCTGCTCCCAAAGCAGATGCGCTACCAAACTGCGCCACACCCCGGAAAGATAAGCTCTAAGACTGAATGATGAACGCATTCGATAGTGTCCAGCATTCTGACTAGCGCTTACTTTACCAGCTGAAAGCTATGAGGCTCTATCCCGCTAGGGGACGCTAACCTCATAGCCCCAACCGGCTTTGGTCTTAATTATCTTACCCCAAGCTTGCAGACAATTGCAAGTCACGAGACTCACTTTCCCGTATGACATGCATCACACCAGCCCAGTCAAGCCTGAAAGTCTCTACAGTACATAGCAAACTGTCAAGAGGAATCGGATAGAAGTAAGCCATACAGCACCTCAGGAACTCTGCTACCAGCGGCAAATCGGCGTTAAGGCAGATGTCGAATAGGTCACGGTTCTCGCCCTCAGCGATGGGTAGGAGCCAGTCGGTTGAGGTGCTCAGGAAGTCCTCGATAACTTTTCGAGCATGTCCTTCAGGCGTATCCGCCTGCAAGTCCACTTCCTTATTCTTAATAACCTCAACGTCCCCGAAGTCTGCGCCATTCACTTTAGGGATGACATACAGTTGCAGGAAGTTGTAGATAGGGTTGGAAATCTCTGGTGATAGCAGGAGCGCCCGAGCGTCCGCAGGAACATTCCAGCCCGTAGCGTCGATAGTTGCCGCCGCTTTCCCAGAAACACCATCGCCCTTTACCGTGGTACCCTCCGCATCATCTCCCTCAGAGTCACCTGTAGTCGTGATACCAGCTTCCGCTAGGATGTTAGCGAGTGTAAAGTCCTCCTCTGAGGGGATGTACCCCTCAGGTCGGGCGCGCCACAAGAAAATGCCTGTAACATCGAGCACTCTATGCCCCGAACTCTCAGCGGAATCTGAAACCGGAGTCATATTCACGATAGGGATACCAGCCAAATACTGAAAGTCCAGACCAGGCTCTTCGGGCTTCGTCGGACTCAAAGGAGTTGAGTGATTACTCATTAGAAGGGTGCCTCCTGACGCGCATCAACTAGACCAGCCACATATGAAAGCGCCTCTACAGGGGTAGGAGCCCGGTTAAGGTTCCTTGAATAAGCGATAGCTTCCACAGCAAGCGCCTCAGCTGGAGTGCCAGAGTAATTCCTGCTCCTATGTAGCTTCTGCGCCACAGCGGTCAATGCGCCACTCTCATCGGCATTCAGGCGAGCCTGCCAGAACCCCACGGTTAGGGTGGTCATCGGGACACGCCGCGAAGCGCCTTGTGTACGGCGAGAAAACTTATGATAAGCCATACATCCTCCAAAGGTAGTAGCGAACCTATTAGCACTAAACATGGTACCACTAAACCCACACAGACGCACCTTAACCGGGGACACCTGAGACAAAAAGGATGGGGAACCTAAGCGTGAAAACCTTAGGTTCTCCATCCTGTAGTGCCCCTATTCACTGGCTAGGAGCATCGTCCGAAATTACCAGACTCGAAGCTTATCGCCGTACCTGTTCTTATCAGAGATTGGCTGAACGTTAAGCGTCTGGTCTTCCATCTCGTAGCGGCGCAACACGTTCTGAATAGCGTACTCAGAAGTGGTAGCCTGGAAAGCAGTTGCCCTGCTACCGTCAGGGTCACTCAACCTGTCCATCGGCGTAAGGTTCTCACGTATCTGAACCATCAGCCCCTTCTTATCGTCTACAACGACGTAAGTCTCACGGGTGCCATCCTTATCTGGAGCATTACCAACAATAAGGTTACCCTTCTCAGCGTCCTCAATCTTCACAGACTCAGTGTTCCAGTTCACACGCCTAGATGCCACAGGGTTATGCTCCGTGAGCCTCGGCTCAAACGCGCCCGCGAACTCATCAGCCTGCGCCGTAATCATATCGCGCTTACGTCGAGCACTATTCATGATGGATACACGAGTTTCCGGCGAAACGTCAGGGTGCTCACTAAGGATACGCTTCATGTCCTCAGCCTCATTGTACTGTTTCACCGGCTCACGCTTAGAAGCCTTAAACTCCTTCGCGTTCGCATCAAACTCCACCTTACCAGCATCAATCTGCCCCTTGAGGTACTTCCTCACCTCACGCTTGAGCGCACCTTCGTTACCAGCCTTGAGCGCATTACTGGACTTACTGATGGCGGGCATACCGAACTGCTTGCGGGCAACCTCATAAAGCTTCCCAGCGTCCATAGAGTCCACACCATCCGCAAGCTCCCTATTGCGGCGAGACTGCTCAGTTAGAGCACTCTCACGTTCCTTAAGGTAGTTCGTCACATTATCAAACATCTCCCCATAGGTTCCACTACCTTCATAGGTGCTCACAATACCAGGGTCAGCAGAGCTACGCCCAGCACGGAAATGACCGCCGTTATCGAGTGCCGCATACTCGTATAGCTCATCCTCATTAGAGTAAACGCGGGCACCGCCTGAGTGAAGCAGGTTCGTACCATCAAGGTCATGCATCGCACCAGTCTTCAGGTTCACATGACCCCACAACGCCCCATTAGGCGCACGCAGGGAACCATCCTCACCAATCTTATAAACGAGAGCATCTTGGTCGTTCAGCATGACGTAAGCGCCAGGCTTGACCTTTGCCTTCAACTTCGCGCCAGCTTCCTTGTGGTAAGCCTTCACAGCTGGCGAAGAATCATGCAGATAGAAGTTCTTACTGATAGGTGAATTTTTCAGCTGGTCAAGGCTGGAAGTATTGGACTTAATACTTGCCTTAATATCCTCCAGCTTCGCCGGGCCACTCTTTCGCGCCGCCTCATGCTTTGCATTAGTCGCATCCTTAAGCGCATCACCATACTTCTCAGCGTACAGCTGGTGACGCAACTTATTCAGCTCAACCTCCGGGTTCAACCCAAGCTTGGACAGCTCATCAGGCGACACATCCCCCATGTAACGCCCCCAAGCCTCACTACTATCAATGCCGTCATTGTGAATGACATCTGCGTTGATATGGTTATAAGCCGCCTTACGGAAGTATGGGTTAGAGTCCCCGGCATACTGAATCATCATATTCTGCATAATTGCGTCATTGACTTGGTTGCCATCTTCACCGTAGTCAGTGATAGAACGCCAAGCGCGAGTATCGCGCTCACCAGCAACACCATCATACGCCGCGTCAGCCGCCTCATTAAGGAGCTTAAACTCATCCTCATAGTTAGAGGCAATAGTCCGCTCCTCAACGTTCAGTTGGTCAGTCTGACCTGTGCGCATAGCCGTCAAAGCTACCCCAAAGTTATGGTACTCACCTTCCAGAGCCTTGTAGTAATCGCCGCCCCTGTCCCCATAAGAGTAAGAGTACCCTTGCCTGTCCAATGCAGGCGGAAGCTCCTCAAAGTCGCTCCTAGCAGACATCTTGTAGGTACTGAGAACTTCCTGGAACTTAGCGAAACCCTCTTCCGTTTCCAGGTCAATGTCTTCCGGCTTAGACCTTTGAACCAGCGGGTGCGTCTCACCTGTCAAAGAGTCTCGCAATGAAGCCTCTCGCTTAGCCATAAATTCGCCAACAGCTTCACTCATTGACGCGGGAGGCTCATAATCCTCATAATCATCGTCATCCTCCAGGTCACCCAAATTAGCGCTCAGCGCTTCTCGAAGTTCCTTCAACCCATCAGACTCAGCCTCAACGGTAGGTTCCTCTGCTACGACATCCTTACCTACGTTCTCGCGGGCGTACTTCGGGTCAGTAGGCTCACCAGCCAGTAGGTGAGCAATATCTTCAGGGAAGCCCATCTCGACAGCCTCATCGAAAGGAATCTTTGACTCGCCCATAGCCTGAACGTGAATCTGGTACCCTTCCCTTAGGGTAGGCTCAAGAGACTGGAAAGCATTAGAAACTTCTTCCAAGTAGTTGTGCGCTTCCGAAGGGTCTGCGAAGTGGTTACCGTAAGGGCAACGTCCCTTATCGGCGCGGCATGTACCGCTGGTGAGTTCACCCTTCTTATTGAAACCTACGTGAGTTTTCTGTGCTGTCATATTAGTTATCTATCCTTTTCATTGTTTCAAGTGTGCGGTGTGCGCCATGTAAGCAATAAGCCACATGGCGCACACCGCATATTGCCCTCTATCGGGCGAAAAATGTCTTACCAGAGAATAAGGTCGTAATCGTTATCACTCTCGTAAGGCATATCCAGGACTTCAAGGCTAGTATCGCCCATCTTGTAGCGGTTAAGGATGTCGGTGACCGCATAGTCGGAAGTCATAGACTGATGGCTATCAGGAACCAACAGACCCTTAGAGTCGCTAGAGCTCTTCGTGTTCCTATGCTGTGAAGTGACCGTATGGAGAGGCACCATGCGCCCCTTCTCGCGGTCTACCACAACAAACGTAGGATGCTGGTCTTTCTCCTTATCCACTGAGTTGAACAGAATGTCGCCAGTTCGAGCATACTTAGGTGCCACACGCTTATTGTCCCAGACCCTACGCCTATGGGCGGATGGGTTGTTCTCAGTGAGCTTAGGCTCAAAAGCTCCCGCAAACTCATCGCCCTGCGTGGTGACACGGTTACGTGAACGCCTTGCCGCATTGATGATAGACATCTTCGTGGCTACAGGGGTGGTAGTGCCCAACAAATCAACAAGAGACTTCTTAGGCTTGTAGTCACTCAACGGCTTACGGTTAGCCTTGACGATACTGCCAGTCTTCGGGTTGTACTTAGCCTTACCGTCATTAAACTGCTTCTCCAAGAAATCCTGAACCATGATTTCTTTCTTAAACTGCCCCTCAGCACTATTGTCATCAGCAAGTTCCTTGTCGAAGGCGGGCATCCCAAACCTTGACGTAGCAACCTTGTACAGCTCGCTAGTGTCCTTGCCGCTAATTGCAGTGCTGTACTCCTGACGGATGGTTGAAGCATGGGCTAGAGCTTTCTCTTCACGCTTCAAATACTCCAGAGCACGCGCATATTTCTTCGCGTACTTCGGGTCGTCCTCGTAGCGGGAGCGGTAGCCAGGGTCGGAAGAGACAATCTCATCGTCAGCCAATCCCGGACGGTCATCAAGCGCCGCATGGCTAATTAGCTCATTCTCATCAGCGTAAACAGTGACACCGCCACCATCTCGCGTAACGTTCCTACCGTGAGCGTTATACACCTTGCCCGACTTCGTATCCACGTAGCCCCACGTCTTACCATCAGGAGTAATCAGCGCGCCTTCATCGTCAATCTGGTACACCTCAGCATCGTGCCCGTGAAGCATGACGTATGCGCCTGGCTTCAGCTTCTCCGCAACACGGCGACCCGACTCCTCGTAATAATCGTTCGCAAGGAAATTGTCGTCCCTATATGCGAATGGCTTCTCCAAGATGGAGCTATCTACTGACCTGGGGATGGTTCCGTAGGCTTCTATGTTCGCCTTAATCTCATCAACGTACAAGCCCTTAGCGGTCGCATTCGCGGACTTCTTCGCGCCTGCGTCCTTAGCGAGCATGTCAGTGTACTTATTGATGAACATGCGGTGACGGAACCTATTCATCTCAATGTCTGGCTCGTACCCCATCTCAGTAGGAGCACTTCGCGGTATGCCGTAGGGTCCAATGACGCGATGCCAGTCAGCATCCCCTGCTACACCGTCATTGTGGATAAGGTCGCCGTTAATAGCTTCATCCGCCTGCCTGCGGAGCGACTTGTCTTCCCCTTTCATCTTCCTGAAAAGAGTGTCTTGGGTAATCAAGTCGTTAATTTCGTTGCCGAACTCGCCATAGTTTGCCATAGTCCTGAACGCTGGCGACCCTGGGAGATGTATCCCCTGCGCATCATAGGCTTTACCAGCCTCATAATCAGTTTCAATATGGCTCAACAGGACATTGTTAATCATGTCTCGACGGGCTTTGTCGCGCTCATCCAGTCGCTCAAGGTTCCCGGTACGAAGAGCATTAACTGCTCCTGCGTACCTGTGAAGTTCCTTCTTCATCCGGTCACGGTCGCCGTTAGGGTCATGCCCCTTATAGATTGCGTCACGCAAGTAAGGGGACATTGCTTCAAACTCTTCCCCGTCCGAAAGCCTGTAACTGTCCAGTACCTTACGGAAAAGGCGATACCCTTCATCTGTATCCAATTCAATCGGAACCATAGGGTACCTATCATGGTCAATCCCTGCGGCACCTATCTCCTCTAGAAGTTTAGCCTTAGGGTTCGAGGCATCCACGGATGCTACCTTAGGTTCCTCCTGGGGGGGGTGGGGGCGGCTTCTTTCGACTCAGGTTCAGCTCCCATAGGTGAGCCCTTAGGCTCCTCAACGGGTTCCTCCTTTACCTCTGACACCTCAGAGACAGGCTCAGTGGGCGCAACGTCCTTGCCGACGTTCTCGCGCGCGTACTTCGGGTCAGTCGGCTCACCAGCGATAAGATGCGCAATGTCTTCTGGGAACCCCATTTCAACCGCTTCATCGAACGGAATTTTCGACTCGCCCATCACCTGAACATGGGTCTGGTAACCTTCCCTTAGGGTGGGTTCAATGCTCTGGAATGCTAGTGAGACCTCCTCAAGGTAGTTATGGGCTTCGGCGGGGTCTGCGAAGTGGTTACCGTAAGGGCAACGACCTTTCTTCGCGTCGCACTTGCCACTGGTGAGCTCACCCTTCTTATTAAACCCAACGTGAGTTTTGTTTTCCATCGTGTCTTCCATCTTTCAACATGCATTTAGCAGTAGTGGGGGTGAAAGTCGAAAACCTTCACCCCCACTACTAACTATATATCGCATATAACCAGCGCTATGAAGCACCTACCAGTAAGGTTGTATGCATACTACCAGCGGCGCAACGGTCGCCGCGCCTTATCGTTCTCTTCATCCGTAGGAATCTGCATCACCGGCAGGTACGGGTCAGCAGACTTGTAACGGTTGATAATGTTCTGAATCGTGTACTCTGATGCAACAGGGTTCGACAAGCCGGAGCCCGTACCCACAATACGTGGGTCTAGGTTAGCCTGAGGTGTAAGCCCCTCATTCACAGGAACCATCAGACCCTTATCGCGGTCTACCACAACATATGCGGGGGTAGCGCTCACCATGTCGCCAACATTTTCGACTAGTATCTGCCCGTTGCTCGCGCCACTAATTCGACTACTCGCACCATCTGAACGGCGGTGAGTAACTGCCGCATAGTCATTCGGTGGAGCATCCATACCGCCCGCGAACTGGTCAGCCATTCCAGTCTGAAGCTCACGCTTACGCCTTGCCGCATTCACAACTGAAACACGCTCAGTGGGCGTAAGGTTCTCGGTGCCTGCCACATACATAGCGTCACCCTCAGGCTTGAACGCATCAATGGGCTTACGGTTCGGGTTGTAGAACCCTCCCTTACTTGCGTCGTAACCCAGCGTACCCGCCTGAACCTTCTTATCGATGTACTTTCGAGTGTAGCTCTTGAGCGCACCCAGGGTTCGCGGGTTTGGGTTGGAGTCGTATGCCTGAGACCTGGGCATACCAAGCTCAGCTACCGCACGCTCGTACAAGTCTTCGACATCTTGCGAATTGACAGCCTTAGCGACCTCATGGGCACGCTTGGAACGCTCAGTGAGGAGAGACTCTTCCTGCTTCAGATGGTTGTATGCATTGGCGAACGCATCCGTGTACTTCGGGTCGCTCTCGTAGCGGCTCTTGTAGCCGGGGTCAGCAGACGTAACGCCAGGCTCATTGTGGGAGCCGTTATCAAGAGCGGCGTAGCGCATCAGCTCAGCACTGTTCGCGTAGACACGTGCACCGCCAGCAGACGAGATGTTCTGACCATCAGCCGTGTACATGTTGCCCGACTCAAAATCAACGTAACCCCACAGCTTGCCATCATTAGTGCGAATACCGCCCTCATGGTCAATCTGATAAGCCTCAGCATCCATACCGCCCATCATGACGCAAGCGCCAGGCTTCAGAATGGACTTAGTGCGCTCTGCCGCACGCTCATAGTACTCCAACTCTGCCGGGGTACTTGCGTGAGCGGTGTTGTCGTAGAACGGTGTGCTGTGGACGATGCCTGCGTTGCGCTTCTTAACTGCTTCACGAATCTCTTCAACGCTATTTGGAACCTTGGCATTAGCCGCCGCCTTAGCCTCACGGGTAGCCCTCAGCATGTCGCTGTATGCGTTGATGTAGTTGTGTTGCTGAAGCTTACGCGCTTCGCTAGGTGCAAACTTTGCATATCCAGTGGGGCGCTTAACGTCAGGTGTTTCGCTCCCCCTATCCTTACCGCCATAAATCTGCACAACCCTGCCATCAATCGCGTTGTACGCCTCCTCACGGTCTTCAGGTAGCTCGCCCTGAACCTTACGTGAGAGAAGGTCGTGAACAATCTTGTCGTTGAGTTCGTTGCGTTCTTCGCCGTAATGTTTGAGGTCTGAGCGAACCTTAGTCTCCATCTCTTCATCGGAGTAGTCACCGTTCAGGTCTGCGTCCCTATCAAGCTTCGCCATAGACTCGACAAGGTACCCGAACTGCTCCTGTTCCTCAGGGGGGAGCTGGTCAAGCATATTGACGCGGTAAGCGGCTAGGGCTTTACCGAAGTTCTGGTAAGCCTCTAGTGGCGCAGGGTCGCGCTCCTCAGCAGGGGTGAAGATGCCGCCACGTAGAGCCCTCAGCTCATCTGGGAGGTTTCCCTCGCTAAAGTCTGCCGGTGAGGACATCTTGTAGGCGCTCAGAATCTCCTGAAAGCGCTCCATATCCTCAGGAGTATCTAGTGATGCAGGAGGCTCCACGGCTTCAGGCTTAGGCTTCTCCTGGCGCTTACGTTGGGGCTTCTTCGGCTTCTCCTCAGTGTCAGGCTTTACCTCCGCTACCTCTTCCACAGGTTCAGCCTTAGGCTCCTCGACAGGCTCAGGCGCGACTGGCTCGGGCTTCTCCTCTACGGTAGGCTCAGCGGGCGCAACGTCCTTGCCGACGTTCTCGCGTGCGTACTTCGGGTCAGTCGGCTCGCCTGCGATAAGGTGTGCAATGTCCTCAGGGAAGCCCATATCAACCGCCTCATCGAACGGAATCTTTGAGTCCCCCATCACTTCTGCGTGAACTTGGTAACCCTCGACTAGTTCAGGCGGGAGAGATTGAAGGGCGGACGATACTTCTTCAAGGTAGGTGTGTGCTTCGTTGGGGTCTGCGAAGTGGTTACCGTAAGGGCAACGTCCCTTATCTGCTTTACACGGACCACTGGTCAGCTGACCCTTCTTATCGAAGCCGACGTGAGTTTTCTGCGCCATTTTCTATTATCCTTATCTTCATTTAGTTGCAGGTGGAGAGGCGTAGAATAGCTTCGCCTCTCCACCTCATATATATCAAACGGTCAGCACCAGCAGGGGGCTTAATGACCGCCGCCTCGTGCGCCACCGTAAGGGGCGTACCTTACACCCGTATCGTAACGCACCCATCCACACACGGCTGAGCCGTTCACAATGTATGCCTGCATGGAATGGTCTAGCCCCTCCCATGCAAAGCCTCTCTGTTCGCGAGGGTTTGGGGCGTTATCCCAAAGCTCCTTACATTCGTCAAATACGAGCATGTCAATCCCCGCATCATGCAGTTTCTTCCAATCGATACTGTACGTGTCTGCCGCTTCATCGTAAGTGATGAACCTGTCTTCGAAGAACCTTGCCTCAGTAGGACTCTTAATGTTCAGTACGGTACTATTTCTGTTGAACACGGGCGCATACACATAAGGGGTCTGAATGTAGTCGCCGTTTTGGTCATTCACTCGAAGATGGTCAGTAGTGATGGTTGCAGAGTTGTAGTTGTAGAACCCGCCCGTCATCTCAAAAGCACCAGACCTATACGCATTGCCGGTGATGCTTTCTCCAGCCTTTCGGCGCGCCACCCACGCCCGCTCCTTATCGTCAGCATCCTTACGGATAAGAGGGGCACTCAGTACGACATCGGGGAAGTCGTAATCTGGGCGGTTCGGTAGCCCGTCCACCTTCGGGTTGTCGGCTAGTGTAGGGGTGAAGTATGGGCGGGCACCCCTGTACCCCTGAATGTGCTCTACAGACATGCCGGAAAGTATGGGGTTGTTGTAGTCACATTCCACCCGGTCGATACGTGCAGGGTTCGATTCGTAGTCTGCGATGAACAGGTACTCTTCGTTCTGGTCTAGGTTGAGGATGCCGCCGTGGTTAGCTTGAATGAATGGGTCTCGCGTGTAAATAAACACGTCGTGGCTTGCCATGTCTGTAGACGGGGTGCCGGTAATCGCCTGAGATTCGTCTTGGTACTCGTAATCCAACGTGTACGCTTCACGCCCGTTATACTGCGTGATAGTGGGCTGTTGCCTCGTCTCAAGCTCAATCTTCTTCCTAATCCACTTCTCGGAAGCCTGAGGGTACTTCATTCGAAGCTCAGCGCGTTCCTGCTCATTCTGGAAACGCGGCATAAACTCACCATTTGGTAGCCACGGAGCCCACGGGTCATCATTGGCATACCCTGCGCCTTCCATCTCACGGATAGGTGGATTCGTCTTATCTTTCAGCTTCCGCGTAAGCCACTCTCTAAACTCTGGAGTGTCCAACTTCTGCCCGCTAGTGGCTAGAGCAGTGCTTTTAGCGGCTATCTCAGCATTCACCGAACCTACGTATTCCATGACGGAAGTCATGAACGCCAGGTCGCCGTGAACCTTAGGGACACCAACATTCTCGCTATTGAGGCGCTTGTAAGGGCACCCCTCAGGTGATGCGCAGGGGAGCATACGTAGCTCACCCGTCTCTGCACTAGGGGAAAAATGCATGAAAGCCATAAAAGTATACCCGCCGTCATAGGAGCTAATCTAAGGAAACCAGCATCCAGCACGGCGGGCACACGAAGCAGAGCTGACCGCCGCAAAGCGCCCAACCCTCACCCAAAACAAAGAGACGGATATATAGACCACAGGGAGCTCATGTATAATAGAGGTTCGAGCAAAATGAGCTCACCTGCGTAACCGCATACATCCACCATAACCATAGCAAACACAAGAGAGGAAGCTCATGACTGAAGAAACCGAGTTTGTAAACATCCAGCCTAACGTCTATGCAGTCATCACGGCAGGGGACACCACTCACACCGTCACATACCTGCATCTGACCGGCGAGAAAGAGACCCTAATCAGCCACCACCCAGTCATTGATGAAGGCATGAACATTGCACACGAGTATGCTGTAGACGCAACACCTGAAATTGTTGCTGACATCCTGCAAAAGACTACCAACGCCATCATTCAGCATTACGCGAACCTAGGCGTAGAAGTAGAAGCCGATTTCCCCAACGAATAATAGCTACCCCAAAGATATGAGGAAGCCCCTTACAGACAATTTGATGTCTGTAAGGGGCTTCCTTCATGTTATAGCTGTTTACTCAAGCTTAGTTGGACAGCTCACGCTGTTTAGCGGCAAACTCTGCCGCCGCATCCAACTCCTCAAAGTCAGGCTCAAGCCACTGAGAAACCACATAGCCAAGCAACCTGGAGTACTGGTTACGTTCCTCAGGGGTGGACTTCTCACTGTCAGGGATAATCACAGAGAACACCTTAACAGCAGAATCCTCATCCACATAGTCCACCTGAGGCTCATACTCCTCAACCATCTCATCAGAGTCACGCTCATAAATGCGGACACGACGCTCAGTGGTACTCAACAGAGTGGAAGTAGCCCAGCACGCCATCGCACCACGGTCACTCAACTCATCAACAGGCACAGACCTGAAGATGAGCGCACGAATCTCCGCATCAGTACCATCAGGGGTAATGACATGGGAATACAGCACCGTATTACCGTTACCGTGGTCTACCACAGGGGACTCGCCAAAGCCCTCAGCGGCAAGACTGGTTACCAGCCAATGCGCTTCAAGGTTGTTCATCTCAACATCCATGCCGCGCCCCTGAAGGTTCATGGCAAGACCGGGACCAATGACAGGTTCCTTAATGTCAGTAACATTCTCAGGGAAACCATCGTAAGGCGTAAGAGCGCTAATGTCGGGAATCTCAATATCCAAAGGTGCCTTCAGTGCCCCCAAGAAGTCGTAAACCTCGGCAACGGAGTGGAAGTCGAAGTCCTCATCCGGCGAATACGAGAGAACGGTGTTGCCGACACGGATAGAGGTAGTACCGTCTTCGTCACGAATGGGCACACCCTCAGGCAACAGGTCATCAACAGCGATGCCCTCAACGGGGTTCTGCGGCGCGTTACGCAGTTCCTCAGACACAGAGTTATCGCGGGGGGAAGTTACGGGCTCAGCCAAGATAGGCTCCTAACGTAAGGTGAAACTAAAACGTGTTGTGTTGTTGCGACATAGAAGATATAGCAGAACAAACAGAAAATGGGTGTACCCTCCACTAGCCATAAGCGACCAGTCGGGGTACACCCATTCTCAAATACACAACACGAATCAGGTTACGTCATAACCCAAGGGGTGACGTTACTTCTTCTCAGCTTCGTCCTTATCCTTGTTCTTCTTGTGCGGTGAGACACTAATAGAAGCCTTAGTGTAGGTAAGGTCAGCCAGCTCTTCAGGACTGAACTCCATCTCCATCAGCTCGTAGTCGTATGCGGCGGTTCGAGTGCCGTAGGTTCGCATCAGTGAATCAAGCCTGGGACCCAGCACTTCCTTCTGCACAGCCTTAGGTGCTGACTGTTGCCTTGAAGACTGGACAATGTTCGTGCCAATGTCACCGCTATCAGTGCCCATAATGACGTTCATGTTCGGGGCATACTCTTTCGCCAGGTGCCCCTTAATGGCAGTTGAACCAGCGCGAACTTCCTTCTCCAGGTCAGCCATAGTCCTACCGCCGGTCTTCTCCTCGAAGTGCTTCGTAGCGGTAGCCAAGTCTCGACACGCATCGTTCAAGGTGGAGCGGACATCCTTAACCCTGTTGGTAGAGCGGTTTGCAGACGGAGGCGTGAACTTGATGCCAACCTCATTCTCAGCCTGAGCTGAGAGGTTCGGAGACAGGTAGTTAATCTCGCTCACATTGCGGGTGACCTGCTGGAACTCTTCCTCGGTGATGTCGCCGTTATCCCTAGCCGCACGCCAGCCATCAATGGTGATGGAAACCGTATGAGGTGCGGTAATCCTGTCGCGAACTTCCTTAGGGAGCTTATCAACCTTAGCGGTATCAATCGCGTTGTAGTCGAACTCTACCTCGACAAGCTTGTCGTCATGGACAACAGCAAGCTTCTTGCCGATACCAGTACCGTTCTTAACGGACGGGTTGCCGGAAATGCTCATGATGTACTGAAGGCGCTTGATGGTTGCCTCCTCATTAGCCTTCTGAGCTTCTAGCAGAGCCTTCGTTTCGGAAAGTTCTTGGAAGTCTACGACCTTCTCCGTGCCACCCTTGCCCTTTGCGGTAACGGAGGTTACAGGGAGGTATACGGAGCCGCGAACCTTGTCACGCATGTACTCCTTGCCCCTCTTCTTGGGGACAAGGTTACGCATCTCACGGTACAGACCATTGAGCTCTTCACCGCTTGCGCCTTCCTCCTTGCGCTTCTTGTACTCAGCCGCCAGCTCATTGTACTTCGCTTCCTTCTCTTCACGAATCTTAGCGCGGTCACGCTCATCCTTCTCATTAACAGACCTGCTGTTACTCGGAGCGAGCTGACGGCGCAGGTATTCGTCTGCGGCGAGCTTACGTGCGTTCTCTTCCTCCAGGTTACCCCTACGCTCCTGGATGAATGCCTTGTAGCGCTTCGCGCCTTCCTCAGGCCCGTGAGCTTCCATATAGCTCTTGGAGTATGCGAGGGTCTTACCACCGGCGAGAGCACGCATAACCTTGATGGTTTCACGACCCTCAATCGTCTTTGCGCGGCGGCGGCTACCAGAAACGGACTTGGAAATGTAGTTACGCAAGATGCGCGGTGCAACTGCGTCAGTCTGGAACTTCATCAGCATACGGGTACCAGCGGTAGCCTTCGCATTTTCCAGAGCCTTATTGATGGCGCTCTTGGGCGGGTAGACGGGCGGGTCGCCTAGGAGCTGTTCCTGCATCTCAGGCGGCAGGTACTCGGTGACGATGTGCATATCCATACCACCGTAGGGGCAGGTATCTGCGCCTGCCGCCTTACAGCGACCTACGCCAGGGAACGGGGGGAGGAAGGGGCTAAAATGTAGACCAGCCATAGTTATTTTTCTCCATCTTCATACAATATGTCGCGAACCCCTAGTGTGGCTTGCGCCACATCATTCCATTGCGGGGTTCATGTCGAAACTTATCCATACAACACATTCCGTTTCAAGCTTAGGGGTTCTAGTGGTGCAATGGAACTGACGTATACTATATAGCAGACAGGAAGGGAGTTCGCCCCGAAATGGAGCGAAGCCCCACATTTCCGGTGCCAGAGTGATGGCGGGGAAATGTGGGGCTTCTATAGCTAGAGGCACTTACAGTAGTGAACCTAGACCGACGCTATCGACAATAATAGCTTCCTGGGTCTTACCCAAAGCCTCGGCAATAAGCGACAGCGGAACACTCTGTAGGTTCAGCCCAGCATTAGCGCTAATGAGCGTCTTCATGGCTTCCTGCATCGTGACACCTGCAAGCTGAGGTACGGCGGAGAAAGGAATGTTCGGGTCAATCCTCTTCACGAAAGTGCTGAACATCGTGTCTGGATGAAGGCTTACCAGTGCCGCTAGACCCTCGATTGCAGAGTCCCACCCATGCTCACGGGTAAGAACCGTAACGACATCCATTGCGGAGATATTCAACATCTGTGCTACCACACTCAGCGGGGCGTTGAGCACCTTCTCCTCGTTCGCTTCAATGATGCGTTGCATCACCGTGGGTACAGCTCGTGAAGTCTTCACCGAAACGTCGCCAAGAGTAGGACCCGTGTGCTTCGGCGGGGCAGGTAGCGGCGGGAACGGCGTAGCGCGGGCTACACGTTCTTCCTCCTGCTGGGCGCGGCTGAGTGCTCCGTGGTCGGTATGCTCCTGAATCTCCGGCAGGGCGAAGTTGATAGCCAGCTTGCTATCGCCAGGGAGCGGCTTGTACACGGTAATCGACTCGTTAAATAGCGACTGCTGACCATCAGCTACGCAATTCTTAGCCGATAGACTGTTCGCCATTTTCGGCTTCGGTTTTGCGACACGCGGAGTCTCCTGCTTCTTTTCCTGAGTCACCTCAGAAACTTCTTTCTGCGTAGGGAGGTTCGCGGTGGTGCTATCCTGCTGGGGTGCTTCCTGCGGGGGTGCTGAAACTTCCTGCGGGGGTGCTGAAACTTCCTTGAGCACCGTCACCTTCGCGGGCTTCTTCGTGACTAGTCTAACCATAGACTCCATAAACTCATCCTTCGTGGCGGCAGGTTTAGCCACCTCATCTACCTGCTGTGAGGAAGTCTCTACAGTCGCTTCTTCATCGTTCTTTACCGGCGGCTCTTCTTGTTCAGTCTCGACCGTTAGCGGGGCTTCCTCAGGCGTGGGCTTACCCGCCGTGAATGCGGCGTGGAAGTCCCAATCGGTATTGATGGCAGAGCCACCCAGAGCGTTTAGGTGCTCATAGTACAAGACGGTCTCAGTTGAGGTGTCATACACTGCTTCAAAGGGCACAGGGTAAGGGCACGGCTCAGTAACACACTCCATCTCCTCAGGAGTTCGCTTAGCCTTATCCAGGTAATCCTCAACGGTTACACCTCTGGTAAACCCATTAAAGTCCTTGCTGGGGGTGTATAGCGCCACGTAGCGGGCAACTTCACGGGCAGGGTAGTTGAGGCTCAACATCTCTAGGTACCTGCGCTCATTCAGGGATACGCCGGTGTAGCGCTGGGTAACGTTCTCCCACGGTTTGATGGTGTACGACTTGCCGTTACGACCAGTGAAAGAGATGGTCGGCTTGTAGTATACGTTCGGGTGGTATGCCGTGAGCGGTGCCTTCGAACCAGGTGAGATGTAAAACACTGGCTGTGGCGCGCCCATTCCACCATCACGCCTCGTCTTCACCGTATCGGTCAGCATCTTATTGACATTAGTCAAGGCAATGCCAAATGAAGCGCCCACCACTTTCTGCGTATACTCTCTCGAAGCGCCACACCAAACCATAGACAGCGTAAGGCTCTGCGGAGTTACCGTATGCCCTGCGTCGTTAGACAGCTTCTCAGTGTCGATACAGGGGTGCTCCATGCCTTCCATGCGGGAAAGCGCGCTCAGCGCGTGCTCATCCGCTGAGATAGGGAGAGGGTTATAGAGGTAGGTCGGGTTAATCGCGGTGAACCTGCGGCTAAGCCCAGCCTGCACATAGTCACCATAGGAGAGGACATAAGGGCAGGGCACAGGCGAGTCATAGTGCTTTTTCACGCCGCTCTTGACACGAGCATAAGCGCGGACACATGACCGCGTTTCCATCGGCGTAAACAGGATGTAATACGCGAGCAAGTCGGCAGGCATTGACTTGCCAGAGTATTCACTGGAGATGTAGTCCAGGTATGCGAGGTCTTCATCACGCCAGGTACTCCAGCTCATATCCGTATCGACACCAAGGTCATAGAGCGCACCGTGGGAACGGTTCTCTCTGCGCGTCGGGTCATCCGCGCTACGCCTATCATCGGTGTAAGGATAAGGCGGTGGAGCCTGAATACTGTTCTTGTACTCAATACGCATCTCCACCACAGCATTCTGAGACTCGGCGGACTCCTGAATAGCGCGAACCACCTCAGGGCTACAAACACCATTGAGCGATTCAGAGATAACCTCAACCGGCAAGCCAATGTAAGTGAAGAAGTCAATCCAACGCTTCTCAAGGAGCGTGCGATTACCCTCCGGGACGTTCTGTGCGACTGCCTGCGACACAGCAGTCTGCGCCATAACACTGAAGACAGACTCGGAACTGGGCGAGCCCCAAAGGTTCTTGATACGCTCACCGTACCTCTGCTGAGGTTCATAAGTGGGGGACATATATAGTTACCATCCTAAAACTTGTAGTACAGGCGGGCTTCCTACCAACATGCGGCATACGGCACCGACCTACTGACACATTCTACCACAGTTTACGGATGTACTACGGAGTGGACTACCGGCACCACTCACTAAATGTGTGGTAGGCGTATCTAACTGCTTCGATGGGTGCCTAAATGGGCGACCAAAAGCGGGATGAAGTAACAGAAGCGTGGCGGTGAGCTCAAGTAACCATAATGAGCTCACCGCCACGCTTCTGTGAAAATAAATGCGGAACCCCTAACAAGCAGGGGTGGTATTCAGTTGTGAAGCGGATAGAGCGGGATTCGAACCCGCGGGGCACCGCTAAGCACCCTCTGGTTTTCAAGACCAGTGCCTTCAGCCACTCAGCCACCTATCCAAATACAGCTAAACTGGGTTTAGCTGACGCTGAGGCGCTAGGACTCGAACCTAGAACTTCGGCTTCAGAGACCGACGTGTTGCCAATTACACCACGCCTCATTAAACCCATATTCAATTATGGTGCTGGGGTAACAGGGTTCGAACCTGTAACTTCCGCGTTCAAAGCACGGGGTGTTGCCAGTTACACCATACCCCATAGGGGGCTGGCTACTCTGCTCGGCTTGAGAGCACCCAGCCCCACAGTAAGGAATCGTAAGGAAACCTTGGGAAGAATCGCAATATCTACTATAGCAGGGATATTGCCAAGATGCAACTCCAGGAGTGTTACTTTCGGGAGGTGCTTCTTACTGGTTCCAAGGAACCATCATACACTAGTCGGGCGCGCTGACAAATCTCCTTCAAAGTCATCTCAGCAACTTCCACGCTTTCACTAGTGCACAGCTCTGAGACTGTCTCTAGGTCGTCGTCGGCTAGGACGACGATACGCCACAGCTCGGGCTTACTGCGAACGTTTGGGTTAGTGCATACATCCTCCAGCGTCCGATAGAGTGAATCCCTATCTGGTGTTGCGCGTTCTCGCATCTTGAACATGATGCGGGCTCTTCCTGCAACCGCCTCTAGGGGGATGTCGCCTGTTTCGGACTGTACGGTCACTCCTGGCGCGACAATAACTCTATATGTTCCAGTTCGCCTATTCTCGTAGGTGAGGGTGATGACGGGGTATGTGTGGCGTGCCATTTCGCGTAATTATTCCTTCTTTCGAATACTTATGGTATCTGTATAGCTCACGTTAGGTGACTTTAAGCCATCGGTCTTGGAAGCGGATACCTGATTCCTTGGGGAACTGATTGACGGGCTTCCAGTAGGCGGTTACCACCTGTTGCTGTGGCGGGTCGATACTGAGCACCAGAATAAGGTTGCATTCCTCAGGTGGGGCACCTTTCTCGGGTGCCACGACTCGGCTGTATTCTGATGAGCGGATACTAATGGAACGCCCCGACTTGCGCTTATCATCATACTCAGTCACGGAGTACGTTCCAGGGGTGTATGACTGTAGCGTGAAGTAGACATCTTCAGCGGTGAGCTCTGCAAGCTTTCCGCTATTCAGCTTCTCATACACGTGCCCACTGAACTCTAGGCTCACTGGGTTGATAGCCTTCACGTGCTGATGGAAGCGCTCAATGGACGCTTCGTCCATCTGTGCGTAGGTGATTTGACGCTGACCCTTAGTGAGGCGGGGCCAGTGAGCTCGCGTACCCTTTTTGCGTGCTGTTTTCTGCTTGAAAGCCCAGAGAGCTCGAATCTGAGGGACATCCCACAGTACACCATTCTTCTCTGCCTGAGCTTTCTCTCGCTCAATCTCGCGGTTAAGCTTGCGTGCCACATGCGGTGGTGTCTTCGAGTTGCGTATCTTTTCGTCGCGCTCGGTAATGTACCGTGCGCGGTCAAGGTAGATGCGCTGTTTCTCAAGCTCAATAAGGTACTCTTCCTCAGTCTCAGGGACACGTTCCTTTGGTGACGGGAGGATGTAGGTGCGACCATTTAGCCCGGAAACCCTAATGTCGCCAGGCTGGAGCGGCGCATCTTCCACAGACTTGACGCTCGGAAGTGCGCGCGGCTTCGGTGGAGGCACTGCGCTAGGGCGAGGCGCGCTCGGCTTCGGGGCGGCTGGCTTCGGCGCACTTGGCGTAGGTGATGGCTTTGGGGTGTTGCCGGAAGTAGGCTTCGGCGGCTGAGGCTCCCTCTTCTGTTCTTGCTCTTTGAGGGATGCCGCTTCGCGGCGTGCTTTCTGCCTAGCTTCCTTTGGTGTGGTGTACCTATTCTTGGCGCGAGATTCGCTCTCGTCGCTAATGTTCTTAGGGGTTGAAGGCTTCGGCGTGCCAGTTTGAGGCTCGTTGCCGTTCTTCTGTGCTTTTCGGCGTGCGGCTTTCTCGCGGCGCGCTTTCTGCTTCGCGTACTTTGGGGCGTACTTGGCTTCAGAGCGTTCCTCGACTACATCGCAGACATGCTCTAGGGAGCCGTGCGGCTCATCGCAGAAGGGGCAGTCTGCTGGGTCTTTCGCGGAGCATTTACCGTATTCGTCTTGTTTATTGACATGGTACTTGACCGTAGGTGGTCTTACGTTTGCCGTGGTAGACATTTGGGTAGTTATTCTTTCTGTGCTTCATGTATGGCTACATTGTGAGTGTAGTTGCTCTGTACATAGCAAAAATGGGAACCCTTGCTGGTGAGGCTAAGGGTTCCCATTTTATTAGCGGGGCGGTACCGACACCTGGGTATTCGGGATGGGGTGCGGGTACCGCTTGAGCACTAGCGTCTCGCTGGCTTGGGGTGGGCGAGAAGGGGTGGCTAGTGCTCCAGGTGTGTAGAGGTGGTAGGCTCTACATATGCCCACGGGTTGAGTGGGCTTCGGGCGACGGTGTTAGTTTCGCCCGTTGATAACCAGTATAGCAGTTCCTACCCGTTTAGCAAACTCGACCGTAAGGTTTTTCGGGTGGTATGCATCACAGCTGTTGGCATGGGTGTTTCGCTTGCCTGGAAGGGGTACTACATCGTATGCTTGTTCTAGAAGTTCAATGTAAGGCGGCAATGTTACCCAGCTCGGGGAGGTTGCCGCCTTACGTGTCTGAGCGTGGTATAATGTGTGAAATAATAGTATTTCGAAAGGAAGTAATGGCTGTTCACTCACGCAAACCGTTTACGGCAGATGAGCCAATGGAGTTTAACTTCGATAATGGTAATTCACTGCTTGTCTCCCCTGCGGGTGGTAATGTGCATGGCGCGTTCCTAGAGGCAGTTCAGGTCGCCCATCTTGAAGATGAGGATGAGGTGAGCTTTAAGTCTGCTCATATTGTGCTTAGTCCCGTTCAGATTATCGCTTTTTTCGCATCAGTCATACGTATGACGGGTTATTCTGAGCCTCAGCTTCGCGAGCTTGCCTTTGAGCGTGGGCTTATTGAAGACCCTGACGCGGTAAAGGAACGTCTCCGCACCTCGCCGCGAAGGAAGGCGCCCAAGCCAGGTCGCCCGAAGGATAATTTCTGCAAGTTTACAGACCAGTATGGAGATGTTCTACTGGCTAAGCCTGTTGCTAATGTGCCAGGTCTTGTAGAGTTTACGTTTAGCGTTGATGGTGAGGATGCTACCTTGATTATCCCTCCAGATATGATAGTCATCCTCTTCACGACATGTTGCCGGGTGGTGAACTACACCCCCGAAGAAATGCGTGAGCTCGCTACCCGCAAGCGCTACGTGAAGGTGGACACTCGAAGTGTCCCGGTTGGGCGCAAGGAAAAGCGCCGCAACGCCCAGCAGTCAAAGAAACAGCCGCAACCTGCTACTGCGTCACCGTCTCTCGCAAGTCTTGTTGCCGGGCGAACAGCTGAACTAGGCATCACCTCTAGCAAGCCGTCTATGCCTGTGCGCTCGACGTTCAGCAAATAACTCGCTACACCACAGCACACTTAACACATAAGCAAGAAGGGAAGCAAACATGCAACAGAACATTGATGGCGTTGAACCTGTACGCCTCACATCCCCTGACTTTGAGAAGTTCACCCAATACATCTTGAAGGACTGCGCAAGCACCCCCTGGGACTCTTATATGCGCCGCGTCTATCGCCTACTCGGATTCCCGGAAGATATGAGCATCCCCCCGGCACCTGTAAGCCGCTTCGGTAAGTATGGTATGTCTCCGGGTATGTGGCATAAGGCGGCTTTGGTGGCAGGTTCATATAGTGTGGCGCTCGAATCTTTGGGGGTGGCAGATGCGTTTAATGTTGATGCGGGTGTGGAAGCGCTAAAGGAGCTTTCTTTTGCCGCTCACAGTCATCCCCTAGCGCCCGTATTTACTCACGGTGTCCGCAAGTTCACTGCTGAACAGCAGGCTACCTTAAACCTGATGGTTTCACCTCACATGCAGAAACTCGTGGAGACTGTCGGTATTAGCGCTCTTCTCGGGTTCTTGCCCGCTGTAGAGTTTATGGATGGTTACGACTATGCAGACTTGGCTCGCCTCATTGAGGCAGATGGTATTGAGTCTGTAGTTCCTCTGAAGCCGTCTCAGGTTGCAGACTCGCCGCTAGGTCGGGTACTTGCGGGAGCTTTCGACCGTATGGACTTAGTGTTGGCTGAAATGCTGAGTATGCCTGAGACTGTCGCCCGTGCTGGGTGGCTCCTCACTCATGATTCAGGGGAATGGTCTAGCCTGGATGCGCCTATCACTGTCCGAAAAGTCCTGCCCGGTAGTGAGCTTGCAGAAGCTCCTGTAGCCGCACATTTTGTAGACATGGCATTGTTCTAGCAAAATCCCCGCCAAGCGCGGCAGAAGCCCCTTAGAACCCACAGATAAGGTTCTAAGGGGCTTCTTTCTGCTCGTCAATCTTAAAGTGATGGCGATGGTTAGCTTTCGTGTCCTGCGCTCAAGTCAGACAAGGCAGGGATGTCAATGTCCACCTGCGTGCCAGCCAAGGGGTAGGCAAACTGTATTCGGTTATATTCAGGCTGGTACATTGCCCAGTAGAAGTTCTCGTAAATCCATGCGTGCCCAGAAATTTCTGAGGTGTGGGCATGGATGCTGTGAGCTACTGCACGCGGAATAATAGGCTTCACATTGAGGGTGTGTAGGTAGCCGTCTAGGTTCTCGATGGAGTCGCCGGTTGCGTTGTTCGTCACGTCACACTTCATACGGTAAGAGTCATCCTCGGTGAGCTCTTCCTCAATACTGGAAATGTTTATCAGTGGGCGAATGAGAGAATTGGGTTCCAGCCCTAGCTCAAACGGGAGGTTGCTAGGTAGCTCGATGGTTGCATACAGATACTTGGGCGCATCAATGAGGGCGAGGCGAAGCTCCGCCTCGGAGAATGGAAGCTCTTCGTTCAAATCATCTTCGTACTCATATTCGAACTCATAGTCGGTGTGGTTTGCTGACATTGGTTAGCGCCCTTCTGGTCTATACGCAAAAAAACTTAGGGAAGCCACCAAGAGAGCTTGTAGGTGCTCAAATTGATAACTTCCCTAAGTTTATAGCGTCCGGCTAGGGGCTTCTAAGCGGTGTAGATGCTCTGGGTTGCAACCCAGCCGTTCAGAGCGTGCATACGTCGCCATTCCAGCGGCGTAATGAAGTTCGAGACGTTGTGCAGGCAGGTGAAGCCACTGTCGCGGAACTCATCGATAGTCGGCTTGTCCTGCTCGCGCGGCTCTTCTGCTCGGAGGACTCGGAAGGTTCGGGTACCGAAGTTATGCAGGTCGCTGTACGGCTGGATGCGGAGCGGGTTACCACTGAAGCCGTTCTGTCGAGACTGCCACTCTTCAACGTCCATAAGGTTCAGGTTGCCCGGCTCGTAGGAGATGACGGGCATCAGCTGAACCTCATTGTCTCCAATCTTGTAGACAATAGCCTCAACAGTGGTATCCCAGTCGTCGTCCTCATGCCAGTGCTGGTCATCTGCCGGGTACACCTTTACGGTGACCTTACCGCCGATGGTATAGGTTCGACCGCCCATGCGGGTGGTATAGAAACCGGCACCAATGCGCTTGGTGTGAACCTTGCGGATTGCAGATTCGATGTGCAGGGGGTGAACGTCCAGCGGGAAGTCGAAGTCTTCACTGAGAAGGTCTTCGGTGCTCATACCTAGGTGCGCGGCGATTTCCTCTGCCGTGATACCCATGTCCTTGAGGGTTTCAAGGGTGGTTTCCTTGGTGATATTGTCGGACTCGCGGACAATAGTCAGGGCTTCGATAAGGTCCTGCGGGCTGTCCGGGGTGATATTGGTCGGCAGGGTGATGCGGGGTACGTCAATGCTCTTATGCATGTGAAAGAGTAGTTCCTTTCAAAGATAGTGTTTAGTTAAGTAGTGAATGAAACTCAAAGGCACTCGTAACTAAGTGTATGGGTGCTCTTTCGAGAGTCATACGATAAGTGTAGCACATAATGCAATATTCTGCAAAGAAGTGTACTAGTGCGTTCGGCGCTCTTCGCCAGTTGCGCCTGCATCCTGTACAATGGCTCTGAATAAACCAGTACACCATTAGAAAGGATTTCATTATGCAGGAACTATCTGGCAACATGACCATCTCAACTTTCATTGAGGCTACCATTATACCACATACTAAGACCGCAGGCGGCTCAACTAGCCCTGCCCGATACTACAGGGCAATGACACTCAGTGAAGCGCCAGCAAGCCTAAAGCCTTCACAGTTGCCTGCAACCGCCTCTCAGTCCTTTTACCTTAGCACACACAGCAGTTCAGGTGAGGAGATGGGCATTACAGGGCGCGTCATCACCAAAGTAGTCCACAACGAACACCTTGAACACTACCTGAGAGCCGTATTCAATCGGACAGTAGACGACGACCAGCGACTACTAGCTCTCTACCACCAAGCGAACCCATCCAATGTTCACGTAGTCAAGGAAGTATACACCCTACCTACCGGCGTAACCCCTCATGATGCCGTATGCGCATTCCTTAACGAAACCGCCAACACAGAGTCTCCTACCCCGGCAACATGGGCGGAGCTAGTGAGGAAATTTCATGACCTCCTCAGCCCCGCCGCCGTCAAGAGTGTTGAGTGCCCCGGTCTACTGGAACGAGTATGTCACGACCCCGCTTATGACCATGTGCCAGGCATGTTAGGCATGTGCCCCTGGCTGGATGACAAGTAGCAGAGCCGACGCAAAGAGAAAGCACCCCGAACCATTGGTTTTGCGGGGTGCTTTCTCTTTGCGCTCTACGCAATTCAGTTACGGTCAGTTGGAGGTCTCATTCAATTCTGGGCGGACGGATGAGACGTACTTCGTGACAAGGCTGTCTGCAAGGTTGGACTGAACCTGCAAGCTGGTCAGAAACGCGGTCTGGACATTCTCGGAGAGAACGGAGATGCCGGTTACCTGATGTGCGCGCTGAAGCTTCTCGCTATTATCCTTTGCCCATCCTCGACTTGCAGAGATGAGGTGGCTCAGCTCTGCCTGATGTGTGTTCACGAAGTCCTGAACGAATTTAAGGACGGCGGAGCTGTCGGTAATCCAGAGGCTTGCCGCCGTACCACTATGCATACCTCCGTCAAGTAGACCGTCAGCGCCGCCGCGTCGCTCCTGCGGTTCGCTCTTGAAGAGAATAAAAGTCTTCTTGTAGCCAATGGTGCCGTAAGAGAATGTGTTCGTCACTTGGTATGAGCGTGGCTTGAAGGTGAACTCGGTGCCGTTAATCAGGCTCGGTATCAGGTTATTGCCTTCTGGGGTTACTGTAACTCGGTCAGTTACCAGCACGCTAACAGATGCTTCTTTGTCTGAGCTGTCTGCTGGATGGGTTTGCGTAACGGTGTAAACGAACTGGGTGTCTTGAGCCATATTTCTGTTCTCCTTATTGGTAGAGTGAATTTCGATGCGCCGCATGGCATGAAACTATGAATGATTGCACACCTCTTCTTTTCTGAGGTAAACACAAGTATACCAGAGGCACCTATAGCGCCCTAGTGGGAGGACTGTGATAATCCTCCCACTAGGGCAGATGGCTGTAGATGTCTCTTACGCGCTGACGATGACGTAGGTCATACAGGGGCGTTCTATGAAGACCATCAGGGCTTCGTTGAGGCTGTTTCCCTGAGCGGTTCACCCCTTATGCATGGTCAGCTTAGTGGTTCCAGATGCCTTCCAGCGCCCAGCGCCCAGTGCCGGGTCGTAGGGCGGATTCCTTGTTGCGTTTAATAACGCCTACCATGTTGCCGTTCTCGTCAATGATTCGGTACATGTTCTTCTGAATGAGCTTGATGCTGTAGCCGTTGAACTTCATGGTGTGAGCTCCTTCTTTGGCTTGAGTGATGATTGATGGGTCCTGGGTGACTAGTGGGCTGTGCTTAGTTGCCCGCTTGCTTGATGGTGTAGGGGGTGATGAACTCTCGGTAGTTCTGGTAAAGCTCCTTGAGGGTGGTTGCGTGCTGTTCTGCGCGTGCCTTAGCGTCCTGGAGGCGATTCATTGCCTTTTCGTATGCGGTACGGGCAAGCGCGAGTGCGCGGACACCGATTTCCTGTACGGATTCTAGGGCGGCGTGGTAGGCGCTTTCGGCTTCCTGAAACTTTGCAGTCCAGTGGGTGACCCAGCCTACGGCTACCTGGAGCAAGCTCTCTTCTTTGGAGACTTCGTTATTCAGTTCTGCTTCGGTTGCGTAGGTTGCGTTCACGATGCCGCCCCTTCCATAGGTCTAAATCATTGCTACATAAATAGTGTACCACATATTTTAAGAGCTATGCAAGCGATATGTTTGTGGCGCAAAGAAACCCCCTGCTTGCAACGACTAACAGTTGCAAGCAGGGGGTAATACTCAAGCCCTATTAGCTATCCATTTCCAAGGAAGCCCAGAACCTCTCCTTGGAAAGTTCAACATCTCCAAAGGAGCTGAAATCTTCCAACCCACAGAACTCGGTAATACGGCTACAAATAGACTCAGGACTCAATCGCGCCCTATCCCACGAAATAGCTGTCACATAGTCACCAGTAAGCATGTATGTGCCACCGAACGTGCGCTCAGTACGTTCAGCAACAAGCCTACGCAAACCATCCTCAATTTGGCGCACAGAAAGGAACCTATACGCAGTTGGGATAGCCGACCTAAGACCAGCCTGCCACAAGAAGTAGACAATAGCCAACGGGTCACCACCAATAAGGAACGGGTAATACAGCCCACACCGACAACCATCCTCAAGATGCACACTAGGCGCAATGCAGAACTCTTGAATATGCGCCCCAGTAGCCAGTAGCGATGCGGAGCGAATCAAAGTCCGCGCAATGTTGCTAGATAGCAAATCATCAATGCGCTTACCCGCAGTACCCACCCTCAGCTCCTCATCTGACATGGACAGAAACGCAGAGGGCACATACCAGACTTCACCCGAAGTTCCTACGGTAGCAGGCTTAACACCGCCACCAAACACGCTATCTCCAGCCCGGAAATAATCCGCCGGGTCATCAATCTTAAACGAGCCTTCCCCTACAAAGGTTGCCCTGAGGAGTGAGAAATTGCCAGAGAGCGTGAACTCGCTCTTTGGGCTGACCTTACAGGAGTCAAGCTGAACATCCCCAAAGGTACTAAGGCTCGAATTGTCCATCAAGGTCACCTTGTGCGCATCCCCACCAAAGCCGCTATAGGTAGCGCCACTATGCAGTGTCAGCGATTCAACATTCGAGTTATGTAGTGTTAGCTTCACACCGTCATGCACGGTCACACCTGAGGCGTTACTATTTTTCAGGTCGAGGGTGATTCCTGAACCTTCTGCTGTGGCATCAGAGACAATCTGGACACCATCAACGCTACTATCTTCAATATGCACATCAACTGCCCCCTGAAAATTGCCAGGCTGAGAAACCTTATCCAAAGAGCTGTTGATGATTTCTCCTGAGCAGTGAAGCTGAACATCGTCACCAAACGAACAGCCACTCACCACCACATCTCCAGTTAGCGGATTACCGTCATGTAGCCCACTCGGTTTTTCATGCGTAGCCATAAACACCTTTCAGTAGCGATTAGTCCTCAGAACCCAGGAATCCCTTTTCGGGTGCACTGAGGTACTGGGCGGGAGTGGAGTCCGTGAGGGAGCCTGCGAATCGCTCAAAATCACTCACGCCGCAGAACTCGAAGATGCGCTCCCTCACAGAGGTGAAGTTGCACTCATCCGTCCAGTAAAGCTCAGTAAGATTCCAGAAGTCATAAATGTTCGATGCGCTCGAAATCGCTTCCTTCACCATATGAGTAAGCTCAGCGCCACTGTAAGCGTTATGCGCATCCGATACGGAGCTTACCATACCGGCGGCTCGCAAGAAGTACAGAATGCCCGCTGAATGACCAGCAAGTAGCAGGGGGTAAGCGAGACCGCAGATACAGCAACTATTGGCGTGAATATCGGGCGCAATGCAGAACTTGTGTACCGTTGCGCCAACGCTCAGCAAACGCGCGCTGAGACGGTATGCGTCATTGGCGGTCTGGCGAATAATCTCACCCTGCTCAGCGGAGGTTAGAGATTCCCCCTGGCGTGGCTTGAGGATGCGTGAAAGGGTGTAGGGGATACGGGCTTGGGTGTTGATGGTCATTACCTTACCCTCTGCCTCACCCCACCATGCGGCAACCAAATCATCTAGGCACATGCTGTGATGAACGTCTAGCGACATTGCGCCCACAAAGCTACTTGCACTAATGGAGAGCTTGCCTCGAATGTCGAAAATACCAGAATTAAACACGGACTTGAAGACAGCTACCGAGCCATCAACCTTAACCGAAGCACCATTACGGACGTATGCCGTATCAATGCTAGGCTTAGCACCCTTTGCTTCCAGCTTGCCGCCATGCAAGTACAGGAAGTTAATTTTCGCGTTATCGCAGATGAGGGTATTAGGTAGCTCATGATAAGACGCGCCCAGGTAGCAAAGCTTACTGTTATGTGCGTCCATCTTACTGAAATGCTCTAAGGTGTAGCTATCCCACACGTCAGTGTCCTGGACAGTAATCTCTTGCTTGCCCATTGCGGGTGAGCCCTGGAATCCAGACCTGTTCAATCGAGAGTTCTTGAAGTGCCCGCTGTAGAGGTTAATGCCGTAGTCCATCTTTACAGTGGACGGGTCTACCACAGCGTTACCTGCAATGACGTTGCCACCAAGAAGATTGTGAGCCTTCTTCGCAGGGACGATAAGCACATCCTCCACACCATCAATGGGTGAAAAGGAATCCAACAGAGTAGGTACGTTTACCTGAACGTCCTCAATGAGAGTGGGGGCATCTTCTTGCAAGGTTCGCTCAACGCCTGCAACAATATCCCTCTCCCACTTGCGCAAAGGCTGGGTAGCATCGTTCAGGTGGTTATTCCAGCCGCGATACAGCACATACTGGAACTTGTTACCATGTTCGCGGATAAACTCATGCATATTAGAGGGGAAAGCGTTACGCACCTTAGCTGGGTGGGTTCGCCAAAGAAGCTCGCCGTCGGGGGATAGGCGGGGCGTAGGTAGTCGCGTATCGAGGTTTACGCCGTCGGTCTTGTAGAGTAGGTAGAAGCGCTCCTTGGGCTCCTGCCAAATGTTCTTGTGGGTCATGATTTACTTTCTCTTAGGGTGCGGGGTGGGGCGCTCCGCCGTATTGGTATCGGTCAGAGCGCCCCACCCTCAACTATAGGTTGTGCTTAGCGGATGCCCAGAAGGTCAGCCGGGGCAACATGGTACTTGGAGGCAATGTGCTCGTTCCATGCTTCGTGGTCGTAGATGTCGTTTCGCTCCTGCCAGATGGTGTAGTGTGCGGCGCTTCCACCACGTGCAAGGCGGCTACCAAGCTCGGCGGTCTCATGGTTGAGAACCTGTTCCAGCTCAACCCAGCTCTTGCCCTTGTGCTCCTCTGGGATGTGGTTCTCCAGCCCGTTTGCCTTGAGGTAGTAGGTTACCGCAAGCGGGTTGCCGAACAGTAGCACGGGATAGTAGAGTGCGCAGAGGCAATTGTCTCGCTTGTGAACCTTCGGCAAGGCACAGAATCGCTCCATCTTAAAGCCGCCCTCAATCATCTTACTGCTGGTGATAAGGGTGCTGTCTGCGCTTTCCGTGAAGTCCACATTCTCCACCTTACCGTGGTTCTTCCGTACTCGGTACTCGAACTTCGGCTTGAGCAGGAGAGGAAGCAGGTAGAAGCCGGTAAGGTCAGACATAGGGGTATGTGATTCTAGTGCTTTGAGGTCGAACCAGCCACCAAAGTTGCTGTCCTTAATGTGTGCATCACCGCTAATGGAGATGTCGCCGCCACTGAAGAATACCTTGTCTAGTAGAACATTTCCACTGAGGTTTAGGTTGGCTCCCATGCGAACATGGACGTTGGTCAGCTCGCCGCCAGTAACAGAAATATTCGGAGAATCTGCCTTGCGGTGAACGCCAGTAAATTCACTGTGACTAACGGTGGTGTCGCGCAGGGTAAGGTTCAGTTCGCCAGTGGTGAAGACACCCTCGATGGTGCTGTCTTCTACTAGGGTGTTGCCAGTCAGTTCCGCCGTGTGGTAGATGCCGCTATTGCGAACGGTGGTGTCACCTGCAATGATGATGCGACTTTCGCCCTCGTGTGAAGAGTGAGTCAGCTTATGACCCTCAGTGGGCATATGCTCCTTGGTGATAAGACCACTTTCGACATTCGCGGAGCCAGAGATACGACACTCTGCATCTCGCATGTCCACATGGCGAGGGTCTACAGTTGCGTAGTCGAAAATGTGATTACCACCCAGAAGGTTCTCAGCACATTCCGGGAGTGCGTACACGCTATCGTACTTGTAGAGCACGCTCTGCATCTCACCGAAGATGGTTGGGATGTTGAGCTCGGGGAACTGGATGAAAGTCTTCTTCGGCTGACTCTTATCCATCTCAATCTTGCCAGTCTCGCGGTTGAAGACTCCTGAGGTGCTGTAAAGTACGGAGCTGTAAGGAACCTTCCTACTGCCGAAGGGGTCGTTCTCACCCCAATTGTTCGACTTCGGGTATTTGAAAGCACTGTACCACTTCTCCCAAAGAGCTCCGTTAAGGGGGACGCGCCACACGCTATCGAGGGTTCGCTGGTTTCGAGTGGTCTTCTTGGGGAGAGAGACGCTATTGGAGTCATGTACCCAGATGGGGACGGTGGTTGCAGGGGTGATGTATTCAGGGGTGTTGAGGTGCTTGAGAAGCACACTGACATTCTGTGGCTTGTCGGTCATGATGGTTGCCTTTCTATAGCTAAAATATCTACAAAAAGTGTACCACATAATCTGTGGGTATTGCAATGCCCCGACACGCGAAGGGAAAACGCTTGCCAGGGGCATTGCTTTCAGTGGTTATGGCGTGGGGTCTTGCCCGGTCAGTCTCCTGTAGTGAGCCAGCCAACTCTCAGGTAGTTGTCTAATATACTTCTCCCACGTCAGATGGTCTTCCGGCTTGAAGTCTTCCTTAACCATATGGAATACCTCAGATGAGCTAATGTATACCGGCTGTATATGCTGAGTGAATTCAAGAATGATGTTATTGACCCACTTCAAAGGCTCCCCCTCCCTCCGATATTCAGCATGGTAAACACCCCAGGGGTGAAGCTCCCTATTCCGGGATGCCAACTCGTTGTACGGGGACTCAATGAGTGACCTCACCTTCCCTGCAAGCGCATTCTCTAGCATTGTCCAGCTGAGCGTGCTGAGCGGGTTGCGGACAGTCCCATCTAGTGCTGGATAGTCTGAATTGCGAATACCTGACTGAATAAGTCCCTCTACTCTGAAGAGGTAATGTAGGGCTACAGGATTACCTGTAAGCATTAGAGGGTACCAAAGGAGACAATGGCAGTGCGGGTTTACTTGCAGGTGGGTGGAAGCCTTGAGACACATGGTGGAGTCGCGCCATGCAGGGTGCTTAATGAGCCCATAGGTAGCTACGGCAGTACGCAGTATTCCCGCGCTTGGAGACACGAAGCTACTGTCACTCACCGTGTCTGGGTATTCAGGATGCGGCATGATGTCATAGAAGGCGTAGCGCAGGGATTCGCAATCCCCGGCCTCAGTGTCAATAACGGCAGAAAGCGCCATAGGCGGCTCCAAGTCATTAGGCACATCAATTAGCACATCTCCATCAAGTGAGACTTTCTGGAGGCGTATAGAGCCTCTTACGGTGGCGTTGCCACGCATCTTTAGGCGGTAACTCCACGAGTTGCCAGCAATAACAGTATCGTCACCAGCGTCTAGGTAGTGATGCTGTCCACCCAATATTTGCGCGTTCCCCTTGAGTGACTTGAGCCCAGACAGCTCAACTTTCTCACCAATAATAACGCCTGACGCTTCGCCCTGCATAGCTAAAACTCCTTCCTAATTGGGTGTGGTGATATTTAGGCACAAGTCAGTCTGACCAGTCATTCGGCACCAATGGTTATACCAGATAGTGCGAGATAGCGGGACGGGGATATTGTCATCTCGTGGGATGTAGGACTTAATCTCGTTCTCCCATTTGCGGTAGTTCAGGTTCGCGAAGCCTCCACGATACTCAGGAAGATAGCTCTTGGCATCAGCATAGCCGTCAGTGAATACTTCAACGATTCGCTGACGCATACTCTCCTCCAGAACAGATAGGGATAGTATTGAGTATGGGTTTCGCGGCGACTTTTCCAGGTGAATAGTAGGCGCTTTACCTAGAGGCTGTAGAAGCCCCTCTGCGCGGAAGAAGTAGTGCATTGCAATAGGGTTCCCCATGAGGTACAGCGGATACCAGAGAAGGCAACGGCAGGTATGCATTGTCCCACGATGCTTCTCATAGTCCAGGCACCACGTGCCAGTCATGGCGGCAGAATCTTCCAACACCTGCATGGTTAGTTTAGCCATTGCAAACAAACTGTCCCGACGAAAAGATTTCCCGTCGTTAAAGAACTTCTTTGTCTTCAGATTCGGCTTCGTTTCGCGCATATTATAGACAAGACTAGCACCGCCCACATTAAGCATGAGTGGTGTTTCTCGTTCAGGAATGATGATGCGGGCTTCTTTCCCCAGCTTAGCGCTATTGATGGTCACGCTATCTGTACTATAGTTCATGATTCTCTCCTAAATAAGTAAGTAAAATCAGTGTACCACACAAAATAGCTACTATGTAGTTCCAGTGCATCACCTCCCCATGTACGGGGTTCCTAGAGCCCGCTCAAGGAAGCAATGCCAGTCGCTCAGCTGATACTCTTTGCTGGTCTCTTCCTTACTAAAAAGCTCTTCGATGCCGTGGCTAGAACAGTTTGCTTGAAGGATTTTGCGGGGTGCCAGCCAGTAGTCCTTGAGAATCTTATCTAGTGATGCGCGCATCAGTTTTTCAAGGCGGGTGGCGCTAAATGCGTAGTAGGGATTACGGAGGGTGCCTTCGGCATAGATGCTTCGATGCGTATCACCGTGCGGCTTGAGTCTCCCCTCTGCGCCTAGGAAGTAAAATGTGGCGGCAGGGTCGCCTAGGAGGATAAGCGGGAGCCAGAGGGCGCAACGACAGCGCGGCATATTCTGCGAGTGAACTTCACCGTTGAGACAGAAGCGAATATTGACATACTCGGGGTGCTTATCCATGAGGTTTGCGGCGAATGTAGCTACCGACTGGAATGTCTGATTGGTGATAGCCGTATCTTCGGTGATGAGTCGAGAGATGTCAGTCATGATGGGGGTGTTCCAGTAGCTATTGATGCTTACTGTCTCCGGCAGGGCGTTGAAGTCGTGGAGCTCAAATTTTCCGCCGTATTCGCCGCCAATGATATGGAAATTACCCTTCACGGTAGCGTTGCCGGTAAAGGTTGCAGTAAGGTCGGTTTCTCGGCAGGCGACATGGGCATTGTCAGATGCTCGCAGTATGTAGTGCGTTCCACCTTCAACGTATGCGTTATCGCGAACCTCGCAGGCGGTTAGTTCCGCGTCGTGGACACGGGCGTTGTTGCTGATGCGGTTCATGTCGCCATGAAGGACGCTGTTTCCGGTCACGTTATCGACATTTTTCACGGGTTTCTTCCTGAGTGTGAGTAGTGCATGATTTTCATTAAGATTTAGGGGTAAAACCGTACCAATTTAAGGGTTTTCACTTAGTGTTTTGCCTTAAATTGGTACGGTTTTAGGGGTGATGGTGGCGGCTACATTTCGTTGTTGCCTACCGCGAAGAGCGCGGGGTAGAGTCGGGCACTTAGAGCACCTGCAATGGTTAGCGGGTTGTGCTCCAAAGACTCAAGGTGGCTATCCAACTTTTCCTGCTGGCTACTAGTGGTAGGATGCAGGTTAATCGACTTAGGCAGACCCAGCTCTTCAGCAGAGAACGCCTTCAGCAGACCCTCACTGTGGCTCTTGGAGAGCATCTTGTGAGGCACCATAACCATAGGGCCACCCACACCAGCGCCCGTAATGTCGGTACGGTTAGTGATGCTGTTGATAAGGTACTCCAGGACTGCGTGTAGCGGCGCGCGGAACACACGGTTGCAATACGGCGACTCTTCATCCACTAACTCCGAAATAAGGTTCGTCACATTGAGGATACCTTCCAGCAGGCGCGCCTTAGCTTCCTCATCAGGGGCAGTATCGGACTTCTCCGGGAGGAAGTCATCAATATAGGTGTTTAGGCGCTCTGCAAGGCGGGAGGCATTGTCCTGGTCATTCTCTGCGGTAGTTCGAGAGACCTTCTCAGGGTTCTCGAAAATTTCCGTAAGCGACATGGTTGCAATGGCAGAACCGCCGCCGGTAAGAGAGTCCGCATAGTTCTTGAGTGCGTCAGCAAAGGCGTTGTATCCGTCAAAGCCGATGGTCATCTGGGTAAAGTGAATCGCCAGGTCGTAGAACTTCTTCGGTTCTTCGGTGGGAAGCGAAGCGAGAAGGTCTGCGAGGTTTTCCCAGCTTCGCGGGGAGCGCCATGCGTAAGTTGCCGCGTCACGGCAGTTCTCATCCATGCTCTCTGCGAAGCGTTCAATGCGGGCATCACGGTTCATCTCATACAGGGTGCTGTCAGTGCGCTTGTCGAGATAGGTCGCAATCATCTCTCGGATGCGGCGCTCGTTATCAGTCATAGGCTTACCCCAGGCGACCTTGAAGCCTTCCAGCCAGTCATCAATCGGCTGGTGGACAGGAATCCAGGTGACGCGGTTCTGCGTGGGCGGCGCAATGGGAGTGGGGTTCACGGAACTAGCCATTGAGTTAGTTGCCAAGACGATAACCGTCTCAGTAGGGATGGGGGTGCCATCAGGGAAGCGGCGCTCGTTAAAGATGTACAGCATAGCCGCCTGAACACTCTCGTTCGAGTTGCTGTATTCATCCAGCAGGAGAATGACCTTGCGGTGCTTAAGGATGCGTACCTGGAACGGTTCGTTGAGGTAGGTCGTAGACGGAACCTCGGTGAAGTTACCTTCTTCGTCAATGATGGTGGTAGAGCCTACGGAAGGGATACCTCCGATGGATTCAGGGGAAAGCTGAGCGCCGACAAGCACTTCTACGCTGTGGTAACCCATTTCGTCCTTGAGGGCGTGGATGGATGCGGTCTTGCCGATGCCGGGGCTACCGATGAGTCCGATAGATTTGCCAGGCTTCAGCTCACCGTTTGCGCCCATATGGGGGAATGCGCCGTACTTCACTAGTTCCATTGCGGTACTCAGAGATACGGGGGTGACGTTAATTGCGCCGGTGGGCTTTTCGTCTGTCATTACTGCATTAGACATGGTGGTTAGTCTCCTTCTTAGGTGGTGTAGAGATGTTGCTTACTGTGCAACTCGGATAATGGTTGGTTTGTAGTTTGCCGGTAGCGGCTTGAAATATTCATGCATGTGCATGATGTCTTGGTCGCTATGCTTGGAGGTTAGGACGATAGCCAGCCCGTAGTTGTGCTTGTGCTTGAGGGCGTTGGCTACGTTCTGCCAGTCGATGTATCCGTCGGTAATGAGGATGCCTAGCGCGGCGGGAGGGTTCTTCTTCTCATGGCTCGTCTCATACTCATTGAGAGCGTTGATGAAAGGAGTCATGGCGGTACCGCCGCCACCCTTAAACACCACGTCAGATAGTTTCTTCACCGGCTGAAAATCTCCTAGAACAGTGTCAATAGCGCTAATGCGTAGGTCTGCTCGGTTCTTGAAACTATCAATAATGCGCTCAATATTACCTAGCACACGCCCGCTATCTTCCCTGGTGTGCATGGAGCCAGAGGTGTCCACTCCAATGTACACGGTCGGCTTGACTGCATAACGAGTTGGAAGTAGCACTCGCTTATCTGGCAGGGCGGCGTTTAGTCGGTTGAACCTACGGAAGGTGCGGTGAGTACTGCCGGTGGTTCGGTGAGAAGACGCAATAGTGAGAACCTTCTTAAGCTGTGTAGACCATACGACATAGTTGCCTGCGTCAATCTTGAGCACCCAGTTAAGGATGTTGTCCAGGTGGGTGTTGCCGATAGACTTACGCATCTGCTCTGCACGTACTAGGGCGAGCATGTCGTTACGGCTTTCACGTTTGATAAGCTCATCAGCCGCCTGGATACCCAGCGCGTCCATGAGGCTCTGAAGCATTTCAGCAGTAACAAACTGGTCGGTCATCTCGGTAAACTTCCCCTGCTGGGTATTGCCCTCGGGGGAGCCTGCTTCGCCGGGGGCGCCGTCATTACCGCTAGAAGCTCCGTTATTACTGTCACTAGGGTTATTGCCCTGCTGGGTACCATTGCTGGGATTTTCACCACTGTTAGAGCTGTTGGTGTCGCTATTAGAGTTGCTACTGGAGGTATCGTTGGAGCCGGTATCCTCATTATTGGTATTAGAGGCGCCGTCACCTTCTTCACTGTTCTTATCGTCGCTACCACCATCATTGCTGAGGCTTGAGCACTGAGAGGCATCATTATTCGATTTACCGTCAGAGCTATTATCCCCCTGCGGTTCGCCGGTAGGCGAAGCAGACTCATTGCTCTGCGGCTTACTTTCAGCAGAGCCGCTACCTCCACCAGAGCCTTGCTGTCCTAGGGCTCCTGCGTCATCCCTAAGCGCGTTGTGGAACTCCTCTGCGATGCCGCTGGCGGGGAGGTTGTAGTCTGCGGGAACAAAGTCAATGCCGGGAGTGAGGCGGAAGCGACCGGAGATGCCACTGATGCGCTGGTTAATTTCAAGGTCGAATGCCAGGCGGGTAATCTCGTCATCTTTGTAGCCTCGGGTAGCAACGCGCTTATCCTGTAGGATGATGATTCGCAAAATTTCACGTAGCGCCACCTTGAGGGTTTCTGCGTTTCGATAGGTGTCTAGAGAGCCCTCAGGGAGGCTGATGCGCCAGTCCTTGTCGATGCTTGCCTGCTTGGAGTTGATGATTGCAGGGCGCACCTGTCGAATGATGGGTGCAAAGTATGGTGAGATGCTTGTCAGCTCGTCCGTGAGGTGAATGAACACGTCAAGCTCTTTAGGGGTGAGCTTACGTAGCATGATGGGCACTTCCTTAGGGCTATTTGCCGGTAGCCCAGTAATGCTGTTTACAGCGGGCGCGCCGGGCGGCGGTGCCATCTGAATAATAGGGAGCATACAGCAACCCCTCCTTTCTTTCAAAGAATAGTGTATCACATATATTGCAGGATAACAAGAACCTGCAACATTTTCTCCACAATAAGAGAAAACACCTGAGGTGCATGTTGGTCATAGCCTCAACCAACATGCACCTCAGGTGTTGAGCGCTAATCGTTATTCGCCGCTGAAGCCACAGTCCGAAGAGCCAGAATCCGACGAAGAGTAAGAAGAAGAGGAGCAAGAATCGCTGTAGCTACTGCTCGAAGAATAGCTATCTGAACTGCTACTCGTAGAGTAGTCGTAACCGCTGTCTACGTCGCGTGCGTCGTCAAAAACAGTAGAGTTGCTAGTGCTTGACGAAGTGCCTACACCCGCCGATGCGCTCGAACGACGCAGGGATTCCTTCTTCTTTGCGCGAAGCTTGCCAAAAGAAAACATGTAAGGTCCTAACTAGGTATACCTACGGTGAGGTAGTGTTCAAATCTTCGTACAGCAGAAACCCGCAATACCTAGAGTAGGTCACCCCAAGGCTACGGCTCTCCGTGTAGGGAATCGATTGAGATACCCGATGCCCAACACTCTTATATCTTACCTTCCCAGGCGCAGGGTAGGCAACCCAGCTCTCCTTCTTACTCCTAGAGTTCTTACGCATAATGTGCGCCACTGGCTTAGGTGGCTCTACCGACCTATCAACCACTGTGTAGATTTTCGGGTTGCCGGTAGTCATTAGCGCTGTGTTAGTTTCGTAGTTCGTGGCGACCGCCTGCCATTCAGACGCACCCATAACAATATGGTCTACATCCTCAGCTTTCATGGTACTCATAACAGCCCCTAACGCCTATTACCAGTAGCGATAAGGTTATATGCCTGCAACATGCAGTCTTTACCGCCATCTTGAGCCTCTGCAATAGAGGCGAACATGGTAACTTTCATGCCGCGTTGGTGTGCTTCTCGCGCGAAGTTAGCCGCACCTACTCCTACAGATACCGCAAGGGATAGCCCGCTATCCTGCAACTCTGCCAATACCGACGGGTGGGGGATGGCAACAATCGTATCTGGCAAACCAGGTTCCATAGGCATAACCGTAAAGAGAGAGGGAGCTTTACTGTGCATGGCTGAGGATAGTTCCTCAATGGTGGTTGCATGACGGAATGGCTCCAGCATGGGTTCTGTGCGATGCAGGTCATACTGTGAGGCACTAATGAAGAACGGTGAGTAGCTGTCCTCCAGGCGGTATGTCTGGACGGGTATCCAGTTCGGGTTGTTTTCAAAACGGGGCATGGGTCGTACCTTTATGCATGGTCTGGTTTGATGTTGGTAAGTCGAAGAATCTTGTTCACCCATTCCTCTTTGCTGGCGGGAATGTCGTGAAGGGATGAATGTTCTTCCCATGTTTTGCGAAGCTCAGCTTTGAGGGCGACTTCAAGCTGAGGAATCGTTAGGAAGTTGTAGGGGTGCCCTGCGGGAAGTTTAGAGACCCTGCTTCCCGATAGCGCCATATACTGCACCGCCGCCGGAGTCCCCATGATGTAGAGCGGGAAATAGAGTGCACAGCGGCAGGGACGGCGATGGCGGGTGGAATCGAGGCAGAACTCCCATTCTCCGGTGCTCCAACACAACGCCTCACAGCTTATCTCTAGAAGATGCTTAATGGAACTGGGTTGAATTAGGGTTTCACCGTTCGGGTGGTTGATAAAGTCGGAAACGTAGGATGCATCATCAACGCAGACTTTCGTCTCATCACTTGAGGCGACTTCATGCAGGGGGCCGAAGTTCCCGCTCATGAAAACGTCGCCTTCAAGGGTGACGTTTCTTAGCATTGCGAAATGCACAGAGATATTTCCTCCCAAGTGGCACCCTGCAAGATATGAATCATCTCCAACGTATATGTCTCCGCCATGTAGCGTAGTATTACTGACGGTTGCGTAGCCAATGTCTACCTTACCACTGGTGAACACGCCGCCTTCAATTAGTGCGCCATCATGTACGTGCGTGTCATCACGAAGAATGCACTCGGGGGTTACCTTGTTGCCGCTATCTGTGTGCGTGATAGCGCGTGGCGGCTTGAATGACCTTGGCGACTCAATACAGCTTCGGTTAAGCACTAGCACCGTGGGTGACTGCCAGCCAGTAGAGGTTATTTCTACAGTTTCACTTACTTCTGCCTCGCCTTCCTGAATTTTTCCAGGTTCCTTAGGGCGTGTCGCGTCTGCTTCGCCCATTGTTAGCCAAGGTGCCTGCCATTCAGGGTCACTGTATAGGGCGCAATGGATTTTCTTTGCACGCTTGCCTGTGCGCTTATCCAGCTGTTCGTGGGTCAGGTAGGTGAGGTTTACCTTTTTGTCTGCTAGGGCGTACAGTTCTTCCTTAATCCTGTCGCCGGGGAAAGTGTAGGTGTTGAGGATATGTCGGGTGGTTGCCACCGTATATGTGGTTTTCTGCTCGATGCTGGGGGTGAACGCCATGATGATACTCCTTGATGGACGCTGGGTTACGTGCTTAGTTCGTGGACGGTTAGGATAGCTAATGTGGCGATGATAATGAATGCGACGTAGTGGTGGTGACGGTGGTGTTTGCTTTCTGAATGGGGCTCTTCTCGGGTGTACCTATTGTTAAGCATGTATTACCTTCTCGGTTTTGGGTTGATGTGAGCCGCCCCTCAGCCCCCGTCTTTGATGATGTAGGGGTTGAGGGGCGGCTCATGTAGAGTATTTGGTTCTTGTGTGTACGCCGTGTGGGGATTGAACCCACGACCTAGGGATTATGAGTCCCTTGCTCTAACCTGCTGAGCTAACGGCGCATATGTGGCGGGGTGCCCGTCACATGTATTACTTTACCACATATCGACTAGCGGCGCAAAACGTGCTTACTAGTGACTGTAGTAGGCACTCTGAGTTACGGGCTCATTAGCGGCATACAGAGGGTTTTCCGTGTAGGTGCCTGCCGAAATGGTAATGTCGCGAATGTCGCGGTATGTGCCGCTAACCATAGCGCCGCCCGTAATGTGCGTGTAGCCGCCTAGCGAACTGTTGCCGCCGGTCTGACTGTACCCATACTGCTGAGCCTCGCCAGTTAGAGTAGAGCTTCCTCGGTGGACTGCATATTCATATAGCATTGCGTTGCCAGTGACGAGGGCGTTCACCATGCATACAGCATTGTCGAATACCTTACCTTCGTCTGCTACCCAAGCATTATTGCCTTGCGTAAGGTTGTGCTCGGATTCAATCCATCCGCCTAGCTGACCTGCAATGACATTATGCTCGGGAATGTCGCGGGTTGCCTTGATGCGGTGTACGGTAACTTCGCGTCCTTGCCAGCGGGGGTGGGGGAAAGTTGCCGTCTTGTCGGTGAGTACGTACTTGCGGTTCTTGTTGAAAGTGTTGCTCATTCTATGGTTCTTTCTGGAAATGTTCTGCACCCAAAAAGCTGGGCTTGATGGTAAGTGTACCATAGATTTAAGGCGGCTTTTACGTCCCATCAGAGGCATGATAAACTTAAACTCCCAAGCGAAACAACCTATTGAAAGGAAATATGACTACCCAAAAGAAATACATGAAGAAACACTTGACCACTGCCGCGCTCGCACTTGGTCTCAATTTGCCGGGCATCATGTTCGCCGCATACCTCATCCTCACCAACTCTCTGCGCTCAGTCCCCGGAGACATACACCTAATCACCACCGCCACGGGTCAGGACATTAACCTTATTGCACTTGGAGCCGCATGGTTCATTGGAGAGAGTATTGCGGCAGTCATCGCCGTAGTAACAATCGCCGCAAAGGAAGTCTCCGTCATCGCCTATGGCAAGTCTCGACGGGCGCTTACTATCATCAAGGAAGCCCTTGTGCGCTTCCTTGGGGTTGAAGCACATAAGAACCCACTGAGGAGCTGATAAGCGCTCAGAGGGGCTATAGAAGCCCGCACAGTAGCAAAAGCTTGCCCATGCAAGACATGAGAGAGGGGTGGAGGTGTAGTCGTTACACCTCCACCTCTCTCTTTAGATACATATAGAGTTACAAACCAAACATGAACCTAAAGAACTTAGAGCCAAACGACTCTTTCTGTTCCTCAACCTCAATCGCATCTTCAGTTTCTTCAGCCATCAATTCCACCTCCTCACTGAACTGCGGAGGCGACACATCGCCATGTGTTTCCATTGCTCGCTCCTCCATGTCCCAAAACCACTTCTCTAGCATGGGGTAGCGCCCATGCGTTACGTCTTCTCTCTGGAACGCCCTTGGAATATGGTCTGACAAACCCCTAGGTGGAAGTATCTTATACCGTCTACCCAAAGCATCCAGCCGCTCTAAGATGCGTTCCTCAACATCCGCCATATACGGCAAATATGGAATGGTGATTGTTACTATAGGATTCTCACCAAACAGCATAGCTGGAGCGTGCCCTGTCAAAGCATCTACAGCAACACAGTAACCCGACTTTTCCAACCTGCGACTCAATGCGTCCATCTCGGCATAGTTATCCCGCGCCATAACCATAGGGACATCGAACCCATCACCTGTCTCAGTCCGCGCCTCCACCTCAGGATACTCAAGATGCTTAAATAGAAGTAGGTCACCGTCGGTACCGTAGGCATCCTCACGTGGCGGCTTACCAAGCAGATATGCCGACGCATCTAACCCCGACACCTCAATCACACAATGTGCATACCCCTTCCAGAGAAGTACGCACGTATCACATTCCTGCGATGCACAGGTATGCGCCTGTAACCGCAAAGATGCTTGCGCGCTCTGCTTTTCGAGCTTGTCGAAAGTCCTACGGGATAAGTACTGGTTGGGGAGGTGACGTTTCTTCTCCTTGTTGTCTTGCGTGGCTACGTGGAGAAAACCGTCTTTAGAGTGAACTTCATTAGCGACACTCACCCACTCCCAATGATTCAGCATCAGCTCAAGGGAATCAAGCATTCGCATATAGTCAGTCCCGGTGTTCAGTATCATAGTTGGTTCGTCATGCATGAGAAGATTCTACCGCATTTGATGGCATATACGGAAATGTGGCATGGACACTAGAGAGATAACAACCTCTAGTGTCCATGCCACATCTGTCTATGTGTGTTATGCGTCAGCGCGGCGCGAGAGAGTCACCCACACAGGATAAGCGAGAACCGTGCCGTCGTCGTAGCTCTGAACCTCAAAGCCTTCTTCGTGGTTGGCGGCTACGCTACTGAAATGAGTCCCTGCGGCGAAGGGGTTGCTACCCTTCACATCCTCAATTTCCTGTGCGTGGACAAGTTCGCGGAGCTTACCTGCATCGTCAAAGAGCGCTCGGTGAGGTAGGCTGTTCGTAATGCGAATAATTGGGCTGTGGATTGCTCCACCAGCGGCGGGCGGCGCACCCAAAGCCACAAAAGTATTATGAGTGTCTTTCTGCTCGGTGTCACAAACAACCCAGCCAGATAGAGTGAGTGCATCCTTCTTTACGTAAGGGGCTACAGTGACCTTCACAGGGGTGATGAACACCAAGTCGCCTTCGCGGTAGAACTTCTCATTGATGGTTACGGAACCTGTCGTGTCAAGAGGTCGCGGGTCATAGGAACCTACGACGCGGGCGACGACGGAAGCGCCAGAATGGATGATGCCGCCCGTGGAGAAGGTAATCGTCTTTACGATTCGCTTAATCTGCTCTTCCAGGTCGTCGTTGCTGTCCATCCTGCCTGCCTGCAACATCATGCCCGTGGGACGGATAGGTGCAATGACGGAAGCGTTGCTATCTGCCGCATCAGGAAGTGCTAGAAGGTGTTTCTTCACAACATACCCTACACCAATCTCTTTCGGGGTGATTACGGTGAGAATGGCGGCTTCCTTGGGAGAAATAGTCTCAATTTCGAAACTCATGGCTAGTTACCTGCTTCCTGCTCGTCAAAGTACTTGTTCATGGCGGCTACTAGTTCCTTGGTGATGACCATTGCGTCGCTCCATTCCTTATGGAAGCCGTACACAGGCTCAAGACCTAGGTCTGCTCTGACCTTCCCCGCGTAAGAAACGCCTTCAAGGGCATCATCAACGCGGTACAGTGAGCCTGCTAGACCCTGTGCGCCAATCTTGCAGTACACAGGGTGAAGGTTCATCGATTCCCACATCCTTGAACGGTAATTGTTCGTGGAGTCCTTCGGCGGGTAAGAAATATAGTTGTTGCTCAGGGCAGTAGGAACGACAAGTAGCTCAGGCTCCTTGCCAGCACTCGAAGGTAGCGGCTTAGGGTATGCCTGAGCGATAGCTTTAGCGGTGTCCTCAGACCATAGCATCGGAGGCATAGTTCGTTTATTGCCTCTGCTCATGCGTAGAGTAACTGCGTCCGGTCGGTAGGTTGCTGATAGGCTGTCTGCGGTTAGATTGGTGTCACCGCGCAAGTCTTCACGTTTATCCTTAATGTAGTCTACAAGACCCTTAGGGTTGTACATCTTGGGTAGCGCCGCAATCTTGTCGCGGTCTACGGGCGGCTTGCGGTTCGGCGGGGTAGTGACGTTCTCGTCTAGGAAACCCATTTGCTCTCCTTTGTTGTTATTTCTTAGTGGGGTGGGTTACGGTCTTACTGGACAGAGGCGCAAAGCAGAACTCTGCCATGTCCTCGTAGGCATATTCGGCTACTCGGTTGAGGCTTTCTTCAGCGGCTTTAGCGGCTACTGAAATTTGGTGCTCAATTGGATTGTTGAGGTTTATGCGTTTCAGTTGTTGTGCAAGTAGTGGCGCGGACTTCTCGCAATCCAGGATATAGTGGTGGCGTATGGTTGCCGCACGGAGAGTGTGTTCCACATTCCTGACGTTATTCTCAGTCATTAGGACACTGCACCTTCCTGTGTGGAGGCTACTTCAAAGAGTACTCGGTGATGCGTCTCGCCACCTGCCCCAGCCTTCTCCTGATGGTAAACGGGGGTCATCTTATACTTCCCCCCAGTTTTCACACTGAAAGCGTCAGTGAGCTCATGCACGGTGTAGTCGAAATTGTAGCTAGGTGCCTCAGTCCCTACCGACCATGTACCTTTGAATGCGTTGTATGCTTCTGCGTACACTTCGCGGGGTAGCTTTGAAGTGACACCAGCGGTAGGGGCGCATTCTTCGAAGCGGGCACTCTTAATGTACATGTGTGAGCCTACGATGCATTCTGCTACAACGTAGTTGATGAAGTTGATGTTATTGGTTGCCATTGTGGGTTTCCTCCTTGACCTTCTTCCAGGTCTCCCTTGCGGCTTCAGTTTGAGCTTTCAATACCGCAGACGCATTGACTACAGCTTCACGGAGTACCTTCTCTGCGGCAATCAAGCCCTCAGTAGTGTTTCCGGTATGCACCGCCTCAGCGATAAGGGACTCAATATTCTTCGTCTCCTCGCGGGTTACACCTCGCTCCTGTAGAGCTACAGCTCGGGAGCGCCAGGTGGCGAGGCGATTCTGAACGACAAGTTCTGAGATGCACTTGTCTAGTAGAGCGATACACTCCTCCACGGTCTCGGTTTCAAAGACATAAGTGGTCAGGATAGTGGTTTCACTCTCCGGGTTGGACGTTCGGAACAGCAGGGAGTAATTGCCGTTACGTTCCTTCTTCGTTGCCAAAGTTCCAACCACTTCACCGCCGTCAATTGTCTGTACGGTAGTGCCATCAGGGGTGTATAGTAGCGTAGGGTAGCGCTCCCTCCCTGAGCTGGTGAGGTGGCAGGCGAACATCTCCTGAATGTTTTCAGGCATCTTGTATGAGATGTTTTCTGCACGGAATGCGATGTAGCTCCCTGCGGGAATTTTCGTCTCCTCGCGGGTTGCAATTGGGATAGTCTGCATGGGTTGAACTGTAGCTCCTTTCTATGGGTATAGAGACCTCAAATTACAAGTTCAGTATAGCACATAACAAATCTGATTGCATACTTATACCACGGGGTGACTTGCAAATGCTCATCCCGTGGTATAAGTGGTTACATATTCAGCCGCCCGGCACTCCCTGCATGGGGATATGGTGGGCGCTTATTTCGAGTTGTTAGCGCCACGCTTGAGCTTGCTAACTCGTCGCTGTGCGCCAGACTTCGGGTGAAGCGCCAGATGCAGACGGTAGGCACTTTCAGTTAGGGTCTTGTTACTAGACTTACTTGCAGTAATGGGGGTCTCAATGCGCATTACCTCAGTTCGATTAGCCAGCGCAACCTTGTCGAGCACGCCGCTAAATGCGGAAAGCTCATAGGGCGCTTCGCGACCGTGGTCTGCAACTGAAGTGTAAGGGTTGGTAGTGAACTGAATGGGGTAGCTCACTCCAGCCACCCGTGCAGTGAGTAGGCTATTTCGCTTGTTCTTGACGCGCAGGCTGATAGTATAGCGGTTACTGTATGCATTGTATGCGGCAGTATAGGTAAGCTTACTGCCTTTCTCCTTCACCTGCTTAAGGGTTTCTAGCACGGCGAGGAAATACTCACGCTTGTTATGCCCAGCATACCAGTCAGGGTATGCCAGAGTTGCCTCTACACCAAGCTCTCGGGGCTTCTTCGAAGGCTTACTGCCATACTGAGGGCGAGTCTTGGGCGGTCGAGGCTTAGGGGTGCTGTTTGCCATAATTCGGGGCGTAGGGGGCATTGGTTTTGCTCCTTGTGTTTACGATTATTGATTACTTCCAGCCGTGATGTAGGGGGTAGAGGCTGGAATCTCTGCCTGAAACAATAAACTAATTATACCACATAATTTCAGGGTGTGCAAATGGGGATGTCGGGTTAGTGACACCCAACATCCCCATTCAACAACCTTCAAGGGAGCCCCCTATCCAGCTACTAGAAACTAAAGACCTTTCCCGGTCAGCTCCTTAAAAATAGCATCGGCAGTCTTCTTCGTATACATCAAGCTAGGAAGCTTCAGCGGCTCAACACGCTTACTATTAAAGCGAACAATCTTCACCATCTCAGCCTTATGCTTACGAAGCGCATCAACAACGCGCTCCTCATCACCATTACCAGCCATAGTAATAAGCGGACGACTCAGACCATACATAGTAGTAGGCTTCTTCGCAGGGAACACCTCACGAGCACGCTTAACCCAATCAGCAGACGGCTCCACCTTATCACCCTCAGCACGAATCCAAGAGCGAATCATAGTGTACTGCTCAGCAGTATACAGCGGAGAGTTCTCCACACCCTTACGCCACGTAAAGTCATAAGTCAAAGAACGACCCGCCGCCTTCAACAGCGCCGCAACACGCGGACGAACATCAGCCGCCAAAAACGGAACAGGCTTACCACTCGGATGACCCAACTGTCGCGCACGCTCAGGCGACAAATACAGAGAACGACAAAGAAGCTCATTACTGTACACCACAATAGGCTCATCCACAACAGTGCCCTCAAGCGAAGGCACTACAGAGAAGTCAGCAGGCGGAACATCACTCTTAGGAGCCTCCAACATAATCGAACGGAAGCCCATAGGCTGAGACTCAACAAACTTGAAGAAATCCTCAAGCTCACCCTTCTCAATAACATTCTTAAAGCCAGGATGAGCCTCACGATACAGCGAAACGAAGCTACCAACCATCGACTCACCACCAAGCTTCTCATAATGAGAAGCAAGATAGCCAATGCTATAGAACACCTTCGGCTTCACCGGCGCATAAAAAACGCTCCGCCCAGTGCCAAACAGGTAGCTCTCATCAACGCTATCAAGGTCAATGAAGTGCTTCATAGCGCCAGTAGCACCCGTAACAACCTGAGCGGTGATAGGCGCACCCTCAATAATAACCGGGTGCTCCTGCGAAGCATTGCGCGTCAAATGCGCAACCAAAGACGGGTCCATTGGGCGCTGGCTAGTCGTAGCATAATGATGAGCATCAACAGTCGCATAAGTCTGCGTCGGATTAGCGACAGTATGCGGTAAACCCAAAAGCTCCTTGTAATAGACAGGCAAGCCAACAAAGCTGGTGCCGTTATCCCTTGCTTCACGGGCGGCAATAATACGCGCACGCACACCCGCATCCAGCGGAGTGGAAGTCGTTCGAGTAGCCTTAGTGCTGTTATCCATGTAAATAAATCCTTCGATAGAGATGGGTGGTAAGACGCTCCCTGCAACCAGCAGAGAGTCCATATACCACATAATTTACTTACAGTATATCACATAATGCGGGAAATGCAAATGCGGCACCCCTAAAGATAAGTAGGAGTACCGCACACACACCGCCGCAACCCAGCTAGGCATTGGTAATGTCCATTTATTTCAACCACCTCTCCCGTTTCTCACAGGCGAGGTGAGTATGCACCCTATAGAGTGCGCGTTGCGTGCGCCCGGTGGGACTCGAACCCACACTCCGAAGAACCTGATTTTGAGTCAGGCGCGTCTGCCAATTCCGCCACGAGCGCTAGGTTGAGGGGAAGGAGTGTAAGCCCCATACGAGAAGCCCTATGCGCTCCCCTCAACGTATAAAACAATCGTACCACACAGTCTACGAATTTAAAAGCTCAGACGAGTGAGCACCCTGTGACACTCATCCCACCCAGCTTTAATCCTTGTTCACCATGAAGATTTTTCCGGTATTGCGCGGAGCCTCAATGATGATAGGCATATAGTACACGCCGGTGTCTGCGTCATAGGCGAAACGCCCGTCTTCAAACAGTGCGCCGCCAATGGTGAACTCATCACCATTGCCCGTGAACGTACCATCCTGCACGATAGACATGAACGCCGCACCCACCGAATTAACATCAGAAGAAAGCGACTCCACCATCCTCACAAAAACGTCCTTAAATGCGGGAACCAGTGACACAAACGGGGCAGAACCAGCCTCACCCAACGGCTCCCCAAAACCAAACCCCAACTCAAGACCAACCCCACCATCAACACTCCACTGCAACCACCCCACATGAGACCAGCCATCACGCCCCAAAGAAACACCACTCACACCCACGCCACGCCGATGCAACACCGACACCGCATCCGACACCACATAATCCGCAGACACCCCAACCACATGGCAAAACACCCCATCCGCAGGAACCACACCATACGAGCCTACCACATAATCCGAAGACACCCCACGCCCACGCACCTTACCACGCAACCCACGCGGCACAGCAATCGGCAAAGCATCCGTATACGCAGAAACAAACTCCGTACCACGCTCAACCAACACCTCAGCACACGCAACAGCCAAACGCTCACGCGAAACACCCACACCACGACCAGAAACCTCATCCCACACAGACCTCACAATACGACCATGCGCAGGCAACACTACCCTGCTCAAACCCCCAACGCCAACCGACAACAGCGCAGCCTCCAGCACAACACCACCAGCCCCATCACCACCAAACATAAACAACAGCTCCGACGAAGCGCCCAGAACACTCCTCGACAAATCCCCTACCGGCAACACCACCGGCTCCCTCACAAAATGCCCAGTATCCACCAAATCAACGTTACCCAAATCCTCCACAGGCGACACCACCTGCAACACACCAGCCCCCACGGAAGAATCAGGAGCAGGAGTAGGGGTAGGAGTAGAACCACGCATAAAAGACAACAAAGAAAACCTCCAAAATAAAGAAAACCCCACCACAAGCAACCAGCAACGGCACAAGTGGCAGGGATAAAGATAAAGAAACGAAACCTAACCAGCCCCACGAACGCAGGGACTAGAGCCAGCCCAACATATGCGCGTACACCCGCTGGACAAGGCGATATACATGAGCCATCCCCGCACGCAGAATAAAAGACAAGCACTACCCCCCCGAGTACAGGGAAGACCTATGCGTACACTCCGTACCGGATGAGGCGAAGGAGCCATCCCCTCGTGTACGGGGAAAGTTGGGCGTGGTGTGTCTGCGGATTATGTGTTGGGGAGCCATCCCCACATGTACGGGGGAAGTCCCAACTAGGGGAAACACCCGACAGAGCCGAGAATTAGATTCACTTTCTTTCCCGATGCGGTTAGATGGGACAGGGATTCTCCCTGACGGTAACCCTCAAGCTGACTAACGCCAGCCTTCCTGGTCTTGACACCACCCACTAGGGGTAATGTCCGTTTATTTTATCCACCTCTCCCATCTCTCATAGGCGAGGTGTGCAACACACCGCAAAGAGTATGTTACGTGCGCCCTGCGGGACTCGAACCCGCGACACTTGACCCACTTGGCTAAAGCAGGGCTCTACCACTGAGCTAAAGGCGCTACCGCACCCTATGGAGCCAACCCAAGGGCGCACCCGAAGGCTCATGACAACCTCCAGGGAGACATCCGTGTGCATAGAAGCTACCCACCCCCCGGCAGAGGCGCTACCTCTGCAAAGCCTATGGAATGGGGCTGATACAGCACAGACGAGCCAAGGCTTCAATCCTTGACAGTGACCATCCAGCCAGCCGAAGCTACCCTTCCTGGTCTTGACACCACCTGAAAGTGATGCCCGTTTAGTTTAGACACCTCTCCCGTCTCTCACAGGCGAGGTGAACAACGCGCCGCAAAGGGTACGTTACGTGCCCCCTGTGGGATTTGAACCCACGACCTGCGGATTAAAAGTCCGTAGCTCTGACCAAACTGAGCTAAAGGGGCGCATGGCATATCTCTATGAGGAGCCCCCCCCCCCCGCGTGTGCAGGGAAAAGGAGGTGCCTTCCCGTCGTAACCCTTAATTCTTGGAGCCATCCCCTACTATATAGGGTGGGTCTAACATTTTGTCAGACGGTGACCCTCAAGCCGACTAATGCCAGCTATCCTGGTCTTGACAGGCAACCAGAGTCACCTGTCCGTTTAGATTAACCACCTCTCCCGTCTCTCACAGGCGAGGTGAGCGCGCGCCCGAAAGCGTGAGCGTGTCCCAGACAGGGTTCGAACCTGTGACCCTCCGCTTAGGAGGCGGATGCTCTATCCACTGAGCTACTGGGACTAAAAGGTGTGAAATTGAGATGCTACCAGCATTATAGCGGCACTAACATAAGAGTCACAACCCGTATATGGGAAGGTATTGAGCGTAAGATATGCACCACATGTTTTTAGTGAGAGCCAGCCCCGCGTGTACGTGTAAAACGAGATTGGTGGCACACGGCGGATTTAAGCTCCAGAGCCATCTCCTTTACAGCGGGTGGGTCTAACATTTTGCCAGACGGTGACCCTCAAGCCGACTAATGCCAGCTATCCTGGTCTTGACAGGCAACCAGAGTCACCTGTCCGTTTAGATTAACCACCTCTCCCGTCTCTCACAGGCGAGGTATATAACACACATCAAAAGCGTGTGTGCTACGTGCTCCCCGCAGGATTTGAACCTGCGACCCCGACGTTCGTAGCGTCGTACTCTATCCAGACTGAGCTAGGGGAGCGGGGTGAGTGACGGGAGTCGAACCCGCTATAACTTGCGCCACAAGCAAGCGCCTAACCGTTTAGCCTCACTCACAGTGCCCTTGGGTGGACTTGAACCACCGACCTCCGCTTTATCAGAGCGACGCGCTAACCAACTGCGCTACAAGGGCTTAGACTGACTTTAGGCGGTCAGTGCGCCATATACGCGGTCTACACGGGATGAGCCTGCCCTGTATGTGCAATGGATAACACTTTCTGACTAGGGTAAACACCTAACCAAGTCAGGTTTTCCATTCACTTTTATGCAGGGTGGGTCTGACATTTTGTCAGACGGTGACCCTCAAACTGGCTGATGTCAGTTATCTTGGTCTTGACGGGCGACCGAAGCCGACTATCCGTTTTCACTCTCTCCCATCTCTCACAGGCGAGAGGCATAGCCAAAAAGCTATACGCGGTCTACACGGGGCTCGAACCCGCACTCCCCACCGTGACAAGGTGGTGCTCTACCGTTAAGCTAGTAGACCATAACCCCAACAAAAAGCTAAGGTAATAACGCCACACATAAGCGACGTATGCTCCCCTGACTGGACTCGAACCAGTAACCCTTCGATTAACAGTCGAATGCATCTGCCAATTGAGCTACAGGGGAATGAACCACCCAGCATAAGGGAGGTTGCGTGCGCCTGGTGGGACTCGAACCCGCACTCCGAAGAAGCAAGATTTTAAGTCTGCCGCGTCTGCCAATTCCGCCACAAGCGCTTAAAGCGTAAGTATGACAAGGCATACCACACTAGCACCCGCCCTCACAAAAGAACGAGCGAAAAGCTGGAAAGCCCGAAGGCTCCCCTATTACAATAAGGGTGCCCCTAATGAGGCTGAATCCTCGAACCGGCTTTAAAAACGGCGCATCAGTGGGGCTCTGCCAATTGAGCTACCAACAGCTTTGTGAGGTGCTGGACGGGATTCGAACCCGCATCTCCCGCCTAGCGCCGAGTAACACAGAATAAATGAACCTATCCTACGTTACGTGCCCTAGGCAGGATTTGAACCTGCGACTCTCCGCTTAGAAGGCGGTTGCTCTATCCGCTGAACTACTAGGGCTAAAAAGTATGTGAAATTAAGGTGACACCAACTATACAGCGGTACCAACATATGAGCCACCATCGCGTGCATATGGCAGACGTGAAACCATCCCCACATGCGCAGGGAGAAGGGGGGTGTCCATATGGTCTGTTAGCTCAGTGGAGCCATCCCCGCGTGTACGGAGAAGAGCTTCCCGACCAGAGTAAACACCCCAGCCAGCCTTCAATTTTCCAAATGCGGTTAGATGGGTCAGGGATTCTCCCTGACGGTAACCCTCCAGCCAACCCCGAAGAGTCAGCTTTCCTGGTCTTGACACCACCGCCGCATGGTAGGGCTTTGGTAATGTCCGTTTATTTTAGGCACCTCTCCCGTCTCTCACAGGCGAGGTGTGTGCGCACCTGAAAAGGGCGTTGCGTGCGCCCTGTGGGGCTCGAACCCACGACCCACGGATTAAGAGTCCGTTGCTCTAACCATCTGAGCTAAAGGCGCTTAACACACACCTGAACGGCTAAAACAGGTGTGTGCGTGGACGGTACGGGACTTGAACCCGTAACCTCCTGTGTGCAAAACAGGTGCTCTCCCAATTGAGCTAACCGCCCTAAACCTTGACAAAAGCCAAGAAATCCGTATCACCCATATAGGTAATACAAGCTCCCCCGGAAGGACTCGAACCTTCAACCTAGCGATTAACAGTCGCTCGCATCTGCCAATTGAGCTACGAGGGAATACGCCTCCCCAGTAGGGGAAGCTTAAGCCCGCCTGTGGGCTACCAATTTCGCCACAGGCGATTAAAGCGTAAGTACGACAATCATACCACGCCAACACTCAATCTCGCAAAAGAATGAGTGATAAAAGCCAGAAGCCCGAAGGCTCCCCTATTGCAATAAGGGTGCCTCAATAGGTTACCCTAATGAGGCTGAATCCTCGAACCGGACTCAACACCGGCACATCGGTGAGGCTCCGCCTATTGAGCTACCAGCGACTCATTCGTCGCTGGGCGGGATTCGAACCCACACCTCTCACCTAGTACTACTTATACGACCGAGGAACATAAACACGTGTACATCATGCTTACGTTACGTGCTTCCGACCGGATTTGAACCGGCGCGCGGGCACTCTCATGCACCGCAAGCGCTCCCATAGCCGTTATGTGCAGAAGGCTCATGAAAGACGCTCCCCTTAACCTAGCTTGGATACGGAAGCGGGCACCCACATGCACTTGTGGACACCAAGTACGCCCGGTGAGACTCGAACTCACACACCATATGGCACAGGAACCTAAATCCTGCGTGTCTACCAATTCCACCACGGGCGCTTAACTATTTAACTACCAAATAGCAACGCAAAGAAAAACTCTCTTCGCGTGAGGGGCGTGTACGAGAATCGAACTCGCAACAACAAGAGCCGTCACCGCGTATCAGGGGAAATAAGCTACTCCCTACGGGGGCGGGTCTAACATTTTGCCAGACGGTGACCCTCAAGTAGGTTGCCCCGCTATCCTGGTCTTGACGGGCAACCGAAGCTACCCGTCCGTTTTCGCTCTCTCCCGTCTCTCACAGGCGAGAGGCAATACGCCACCGTAAAAATAGGCGGGTTTGCGTGTCCCCTGCCAGGCTTGCACTGGCGACCTCCTGCTCTTCAGGCAGGCGCTCTACTATCTGAGCTAAAGAGACCCAACACCCCTACAAGAGGGCGTTTAAAGTGGTTCGTGAGGGATTTGAACCCCCGACCTCCGCCGTGTAAAAGCGTTGCTCTACCAACTGAGCTAACGAACCTAAAAAGATGAATCCCCCGGCTGGACTTCACACCAGCAACCTGTGTGGGTGCGCTACCAATTACGCTACAAGACAGCCAGGTGCTTGTACAGGGCACGCTGGCATACTAAGGTCTTGACCGGACTCGAACCGGCACCTCCCTGCCCATGTTTTTAAGCCAAACAGTCGTTCAGCTAATGACTTTACACCACAGGGGAGCACGCTAGAGAGTGTACAGCTCCCTAACGGCTACGTGCGCATGGCAGGAGTTGCACCTGCTATCTGTCTTGCTTCGCCTCTACAGGACGGCTCAGGACTTACTACTTCGTCCACATCATGCACTTTAAGCACCCATCGCCGGACTTGAACCAGCATCCTGCGGTTTTGGAGACCGCCCGCTTTGCAATAAGCTAGATGGGCTTATAGGAGCCGTGAGGCATCCTCACGGCGATAATTTGTGGAGCCATCCCCACGTGTACGGGGAAACTATCCTGTGTTCCAATGGAATTTGGACTCGAAGGAGCCATCCCCACGTGTATAGGGAATACCTTGCCTCAGCTGTCGTAGGGAGTCATCCCCTTTACATAGGGTGGGTCTGACATTTTGTCAGACGGTGACCTTCAAGCCGACCTAAATCAACTTTCCTGGTCTTGACATCACCCGAAAGTAACGCCCGTTTAGATTTAGTACCTCTCCCGTCTCTCGCAGGCGAGGTATATGTGAACACGCTTTAATTGCGTGTTGCGTGCCGCCGGAGGGATTTGAACCCCCGAAATCGAATGATGCCTGATTTACAGTCAGGTTCCTTTAGCCTCTTGGATACGACGGCTTAATTAAATAGTTTACTCTATAAGGTTTTCAATGAGCTTTACGTCGGTGGCTTTTTCAAGCCCCCGCGTCTTATATATCAAGTGTACCACATGTTTTTCGTGGTATGCAACTCGATTCCGTGTTATCTGCATCACGCTTACAAGGGCGCTGACTACAAATCGTGAGCCAGCCTTGTGTGTACGGAGAGTACCTACTAGCCCATGTCCGCTTTGAGGTCTGGCTGAGCCATCCCCACGTGTACGGGGAAAGCGTTGGGGTGCGCCCAGTGCTTCTGCCGCGACAGGAGCCATTCCCACGTGTAAGGGGGGGATGCGCGTGCTTGCGGATGGTTTCGGTAGCAAGCTGAGAGCCATCCCCATGTGTACGGGGAAAACACTTCCTGACTAGGCTAAGCACCTAACCAAGTCGCGAATACATTCAGAAGTCATTCTCCTACGTGGGTTGGGTCTAACATTTTGTTAGACGGTGACCCTCAGGCTGACCTAAATCATCCTTCCTGGTCTTGGCACGTGAGTGCCCGTTTAGATTATTCACCTCTCCCATCCCTCATAGGCGAGGTGAGTAACACACCGCAAAGAGTGCGTTACGTGCCCCCTGTGGGATTTGAACCCACGACCTGCGGATTAAAAGTCCGTAGCTCTGACCAAACTGAGCTAAAGGGGCATTGCTGTGCATCTTAGTGAGATACACAGGGTGGCTCGGGCTTTCCCAAGCCTATGTAGTTACTGTACCACATGTTTTTCGTGGTATGCAACTCGATTCCGTGTTATCTGCATCACGCTCATAAGGGCGCTGACTGCAAGTCATGAGCCATCCCCACGTGTACAGGGAATGTTCGCCCCATTCTTGCGATTGTCCTCCTGCTTAGGAGCCAGCCCTGCGTGTACGGGGGATGCGGGAAAATTTGCTTCGGACGCAAGAGCCAGCCCCGCGTGTACAGGGGAGATGCATGGAGCACGTCGCGGCGACCCGTTCGGCGCGGTGCCAGCCCCGCGTGTACAGGGGAGATGCGCTTCCTGACTGGGTTAAATGCCTAACCAGGTAGCGAAATGCATTCACTTAATCTTCCCCCTATGACACAGGGTGGGTCTGACATTTTGCCAGACGGTGACCCTCAAGCTGGCTGATGCCAGCTATCCTGGTCTTGACACTTGCGTGCCCGTTTATACTCTCCCGTCTCTCACAGGCGAGGTTGCCTCGTTACTGAGGCGTTTTACGCTTCCGCGTGTAGGCGTTCTGCTTCACGTCGAATGTTGATGGCGGCGTTGAGGTCGCGGTCAATTTCGGTGTAGCAGTGTTCACACTTATATACGCGGTCGCTTAGGGTGAGCTTGGCATCGGGTCGCTTACCACAGTTGCTACAGGTCTGTGAGGACGGGTAGTAGCGGTCGATAACCTGAACGGCTGAACCATACCAGCTGGCTTTGTATTCAAGCTGAGTACGGAACGCACCGAAGGATACGTCGAGTACTGCGCGGTTGAGCCCGGCTTTCTGCGCAACGTTTTTACCGGGGTTTTCGATGGTTCCTGATGCGGATGCGGTCATCCCGGTGACGTTGAGGTCTTCGATACCGATGAGCGCATATCGGGTGGTTAGGTTTTTGGTGAGCTGGTGCAGTCCGGTTTCGCGGCGGAGTGCTACGAGGTGGTGGGTTTTTGCCAGCTTGCGGACGGTTACTTTGCGGCGGTTGGAGCCTTTTACCTGTCGTGCGATTTTCTGCTGGAGTTTGGTGATGCGCTTTTCGGTGCGCTTGAGCCAGCGGGGGTTTTCGACGGTGGGGCTGGTTTCGTGGGTGAAGTTTACGCCACTGTCAGGGCTGAAGCGTTTGGGTGCGTTGGTGTCTGAGAGTGCCGCCATGTATTTCACGCCGAGGTCTACGCCTACTGCACCCGCGTTTCCCTGCTTACGGGTGGGCTTCGGGGCGGGTGCGGTCGTCTCAATGAGGAAGGATACGTACCAGCGGTCGGCTACCTGAGATACGGTGAAGGATTTGAATACACCACCGTGGCGGATGGTGCGCATCATGCGGCGGGTGTTGCCGTGGATACGCATGGTTCCAAGGTGCGCGAGGCGGACGTGACGGTAGTCGCTAATGACAGGGTTGCCCTTTTCGCCGCGTCGCTTCATGGTCTCTTTGGCGTGCTTGTATGCGGGTTCGCCACGTAGGTATGCAGTTCCGTAGCCACCCATAGTGTCAGGCGCGGGGATGGTGAAGGAGTCGCTATTTTCTGCGCGGCTCTTAAACTTAGGGGCACCCATCTTGCCGCCCGCACGCTTACCAGAGCGAGAATCAAAGAAATTCTTGAGTGCCTTGTCGGCAGACTGTGTACCAGATACAAGGACACGGCGGTTAATGGTGTGAAGCCACGGCTCCTTGGAACGCTCATCAGCGCCCCATACTTCTTCTACGGGCGCGCCTTCTTCAATAACCTTAGCACAGGCGCGGTGACGCGCAACCTCAGCAGTCAGCACCTTACCATACGCCATGTAGCCGAGAATCTTATACCTCGGGTCTTCCTTAGCGAGAGTCTTGAGCTCAGCCTTAATCTCGTCATCGGACGCGCCTTCCTCGCGACGCTTACCCCAATACTCGTTGCAGTTACGCATAACATTCGCATTGTAACCCACAAGCATATTATAAGTAGCGCGAGATGCTCCGCCGTCACGCGCCAAAGCACGCAACTGCGCCTTGGTGGGGTTAAGACAGAACTTAAACGCAACGTGGCGTTCTACAGTGTCCGGCGAGGTGTCAGAGGTTTTAGTAGTAATAGACATTTCTTAATAACTTCCTTATAGGATATAGGGGGGCATCCCCGCGTGTATAGGGAATACAGTGTTGTGGTTTAGTGGGGAGCCAGCCCCGTGTGTACGGGGAATACTTCTTGACTAGGTTAAATGCCTAGCCAAGAAGCGAAATGCATTCGCTTAATCTTCCCCTACTGCATAGGGCTGGGTCTGACATTTTATCAGACGGTGACCATCAAGCAGGTTGCCCCGCTATCCTGGTCTTGACAGGCAACCAGAGTCACCTGTCCGTTTAGATTCACCACCTCTCCCGTCTCTCACAGGCGAGGTGGTGGAGTGTGGGTGTTACCCCACGTCTCCTTACATATTTAGTATACCACACATTTTTGGGCGTTGCAAGTTGGTTGTGTTGTGGTCTACTGGCTTCAGTAGTTTCGGTGCTATTTCCTGATGGCTCTATGGATTTCTTACGGTTAGTATGGGAGCCTCTGTGCTCATGGTTCTGTAGGTGCAAGGAAGCCCCTTAGGGAAACATCCTCTAAGGGGCTTCAGGAAAAGGCTTGCCGCTACTATTTATCTGGCACAACAGTGCCCTTCAGGTACCTGATTAGCGTGGAGCGGCTAGTGCCAATCCGTCGGGCAACCTCAGGCTTTGATAAGCCTTCCGCAAGTAAGCGTCGAGCCTCCGCAATATCCTCCGCAGTGAGGCTCTTAGGTTTCTTGTATGCGCCACGCGCTTTAGCTTCTTCAACACCGCGCGTACTGCGCTTAGGAATCTTTGCTACCTCTGCCTCATATGCGGCAACTCGCCGCAAAAGGTCAGACACAAGAGTAGAGACAAGCTCATGCGTGGAGTCGTCCTCAGTAGACCTGTCCATCGGGTATGAGCCAGAGGATGTAGCAGGGGTGCTAAGGACACCCGGTTCGTCAATATAGATAACGATAACCTGCTTCTCCTTCAAGGAATCCATCAGCTCTGCCACATGCCGCATATCGCGTCCCAGCCTCTCCACAGTGGGTGTGACAAGTACGTCGTGCGGTTGGAGACGGTCAAGAACCTGCGCCAACCCATCACGCTCCTTATAGGTGGTGATGATGTTTGGGGTGTCCACCGTAACAAACTCTGCCCTATCAAAGGTTACAGTGCGGTAGACCTCATCGCCAAAATTTTCCCTAACCCACTCATGAATCCTCCACACCTGAGGCTCAGGGTTTTGCTCCGCAGAAGAAGTCCGCACATAACCATAGATGGTCTTAGTAGGCAAAAGCTTCCTGAGCGCCATACTATGTCCTTCCAAAAATAATGCGCTAAGCGCCCTCTGCCTTGCGGCGTTCTTCCTGCTCACGTGCGAGCTCCGAAATGCGCTCGCTAATCATAGCGTCGCCGCGCTTAGTAAGCGCAATCAGCAGGGCGATAACCGCACGACGGAAAACATAACCAGCCAAGCTAGGTTCGGTGTCAGCTTTCAAAAATTTGGCTTCTAGAACGGTAGCCATTAGCGAGTTCATGGCAAAGAGAGCACCGGCATCCTCCTCATGGCTCTTGGCGTTGGCGGCGATAGCTGACACGCGGGCAAGCTCTTCGTCAGTAAACTCCAGCTCGTCGTTTCGACCAACATGCCAGCGCTTCTGCAAAAGCTTCTCGCGAAGCCACTTGGAGTCTTCAAGACCTTCCTCGTGGAGAGCTTCTGCGAGGATTCGGGAGCTACCGCCGCTCGCCCAGGTAGCGCTAATAAGGTCTTCTGCCGCCGCTTGCAGGCGGTATTTGCGGACTGCCCCCGAAGGAGTCTTAGCGTCAATGAAAGCGCGTAGCGCGTTAGATAGATTGGTGACGGTAGTGGTAGAAATAAACATGAATAGTCTCCTATACGTATAGTGGATAAAAAGAGATGGAGCCGCCGCCGCATATATGGGAAGAAACGCTTCCCGTCTACGGTAATTACTTACCCAAGGCAGGAAATACATCCGGCTCCCAAAGCGGCTGGATGGGGTAGAGATTATCCCTGGCGGTAACCCTCCGGCTGGCAAACACCAGCTTTCCTAAACTTGGCACTGCCGCCGCCCGGCTAGGCTTTGGTAATGTCCGTTTAGTTTATCCACCTCTCCCGTCTCTCACAGGCGAGGTGGCGGAGGGCGGAGCGGCGTTTGGCATAGCCCCACCACCTCCCTATATCTTTAGTTTACCACAGCTTTTCGAGTGCCGTAACTTAGCGGTATCGCGTGCGGCGGCTCTGATGGTAGAGCTTGGGGTGCCGGTGAGCGCCTTGTTGAGCTGGTAGACATACTCGATGTTAGCTATTGCCTTATCCCATGCTTCATCATTGGGGTTATCGGTGTCGGTCATGGCTTCCCTTTCTGCGGGGTCTATTAGGGCTGGTGTCTAGTTTCTGTAAACGACTCCTACTGCCACGTCGTAAACCATGTGGTGAAATGCATAGAATCCCACTATGGAGAAGAGGAAAAGGCAGATGAGTAGAGGCACCGCCGGTAAGCCGTCCCAGTCATTTGCGCCACAGCTTTCAGCTGGTTCGTGACGGCAGTTCTCATGCTTTGGAGTGCCGGTTTCTCTTGGTGCACTGTCTGCTACCGCTACTGTTGTTGAGGTGGCGGGGCTGGTGGCGGCATGGTGAGTGTCAGTCTTCACCGTTGCAGTGAGAAGCATGATACCACCTAGCAGTATCCCCGCTACAAGGAATACGGGTATGACGATTTTGAGGAACAACGAGGCGTTCTTCTTATGTGCTTCGCGCTTCACCCCTCTCGTCTTCTGAGCTTGGTGCTTCTGCTCGGTTGCCTCTACGTTTAGGTAAGTTTCAAATACGGGGTATGTCCCTGCGGGTGTTTCAGGGTCGCGTAGAGCGCTGTAGGTTGCCTGCGGGTTGCCGCTGTAGGTCGCTAACCACCCCTCAATAGAGGAGACGGGGGGGGTAGGTTTATGTGTCATGGTGTGCAATGTTTGCTTCACTGCCTTTCTTTAGGGTTGAGGATGGTTGCGGCTTGCGGCGGGCACCCACACGAATGAGATGCCGTGGAAGGGTACCCGCCGGTCAGGTTATCGGCTATTGGCGGGGGCGAGATGAGGGTCGCCTGCTTTTAGCCGCCTTATTAAGGGTTGTCTAGAAGAATCTTCCCCCAGAGGAGAACCACAAATATTGAGCCCAAACCGACGACTAGGGTAAAGACAAGAAGACCGACAGAATTGCTGTCTGCTGTCGCATCCGCAGAGCCGCTGGCTCCGTCTTCTGCCGTGTAACGCACGCCACAGTCCTCATTAGCTGGTACATAGTATGCGTCACGCCCCGTCCCCTTGCCGCAGTGCAGTGCGCCGTTACCGTCCAAGAACGGGGACTTGGTTGGGGTGGTCAGGCAGTGTTTCTACTCCTGTGCGGCGGCTTCGCCCGTTGCTGTTGCCGTCCCTTCGGCTACTGCAACAGTTGTTGAGGTCGAGGTGGGGGTTGCCGTGGGAGTAGACGTTTCGGTAGCTGTGGCTCTAGGAGTTGCTGTGGCGGCGATGGATGGAGCGGTAACTTGCTCCCGCTTCATGCTGGATGTGAAATTGATAGCACCAATAACGAGCAGGGTTACTACCAGTGATACAGGGACACCGATTGCCACCCATAGGGCTGTTTTCTTCCAGAATGCTTTCCGTTTCTGTTTCCGCTCACGCTTAAACTGGGTTGCCTTTTCAATTACATCAACACCTAGGTACGCTTCGAATACTGGGTACGTTCCTGCCGGTGTTTCGGGGTTGCGCATGGTGGCGTTTAGCGCCCGCACCTTAGGGGACTGTTGAGCCTGTGCCTTAGCGCCGTAGTTGTAGCGCGCGTTCCAGTTCCTCATGATGCTTTCAAAGGTGATTTTCGGCTCTTCGTTCTCCATTGTGCTGTGTCACCGCCTTTCTTTCTGATTGTCTTTGTGTGCGCGGGTACCCCCTGTGGCGATTATGCTGTGGGGGTGCCCGCTAATGTGTTGAGGAATGTAGTCGCTTAGAGGTTGCGGCGACGTTCTTCGAGGTAGCTTTCTGCTTCCATCATTGCGAACTCCTTAGTGCCTTCACCATTATTGCCGTCACGTATCTCATTCCAAGCTTGCAGGCGAGCCCTTGCTTCCTTCACAGCGGAGGATAGACCGTTCGCGCTGTCATCACCCAGGTTTAGGGCGAGGCTGATGCGCTGTAGCTGTTCCTGGTCGCTTTCGTGCTGACGGTAGGTTTGCAGGCTCAGGAGCGCCGCTTCTTCCTCATCGATGAGCGTAGACTTCGTGTCGATGAGGTCGCGGTAGCCTTCCTGCACTTCCAGGTTGTTCTTGAGGCGGCTCTCCTTGTTGTGGATTTGTATTGCGTCAAGAGTTAGCGCTTTGCGGACTTCCTCAAGATGATTCTTCTCCTCGTTGCTGAGCGTCGCCTTGCTGGTGAGCTTCTGCTCTTCGCGCAGGTTAGAGTCGATGCGGTTGCTGAGGTTCTTAATGTCAGCCTCTAGGAGCTTAGCATCAGTGATGGTCGCCATAATGGGCAGAGCACTATTGCCTAGCGCTCTACGCATGTTCAGGACGGTGTTCATGGCTTCCTGGATGGTGGGGTCGCCACTTACGTTCTTATCGATAGCTGTCATGATTTGTAGAATCCTCTCTCCAGATGCAATGCTTGCCAGCTCTTCTTTCGTCACGCCACTGTACTGGTAATGGTCATACAGGGCGCTCTCAGTTTCGCGGTGTAGGTCTGCATAAGCTCTCTCAGCTTCCGTGAGCGTCGTAGCGGAAGTGATGGCGTTATAGTAGCGGATGATTGCACTCTGCAACGCTAGGGAGCCTACAGGCGGCGTATTGTTCTTAGGAAGACCAATGCCTCCCCACCCTAGCCGGGCGTAAACCAGCAGAGCGTTACTCTGAGTGATTTCCTGCCTCAGCTTACGGGCGGGAGTGAGCTCAAAGCTGACGGTTTCTTCCGGCGGTGGGGCTGTATTCTTCTTACGCATCATGGGGCTTCTCCCCTTTCTGGTAGGTAAGGCGCGGCAGGATGCGCCGCTGAGAACCTTATACATCACCCCTTATTGTACCTCAAAAACGGGGAGCACGGGAATATCTGGCGATTGAGCTTCCATAACTTCCAGCAGGCAACTAATGCCGTCAGTTGGGTGGGGATAGCCACCGAATAAAAAAGGGGGGGGCACAAAAATAGGTCTGTCACCTACGTAAAGATGGTAGATGACAGACCTTAAAGGAAACCGTATTAAGTTTTTCCACTGGAGAGTAGCAAAATCAGTAACAGTTGTCGAGCCTCTTACCAGGTTCGAACTGGTGACCCTCCGCTTACAAGGCGGATGCTCTACCACTGAGCTAAAGAGGCGGAAACGTGCGCGGATGCGTGGGGCTAGGTATCCCCATAGCGTCACAGCGCCCACAACACAATGAGTATATAGCAACCGAACCCGCAAAACAGCAGGGAACGGCAAAAGAGTGGCGGCTAACCCGCAACCCCAACCCCTCAGAATAAACACAAGGGAAGTAAGTTGCCGAGTAGCCGCCACCAAAAGCTTACTGTCTGCGAATCAGTATGTCGCAACGTGAACCCGCAACCTCATGCAAAACCCATAAACACGAGTTGAGCATGAAGAAGTCAGCTCACCCTGAAACGCGCCAGCATAAGTACCGAACAAGCGCAGAACCGCTAAGAAGAGCCAATCGTAGGCTTACCCTCCTGGCGGCTCTGCGCCACGCCGGAACACTGAGGAAAACCTAACTTATGCGTCAGAGTCCTCAGAAGCCGCGTCCTTGCCCTCAGCAGGAGCCTCGACGGTCTTATCCTGAGACTTACGCATCTTCCTCATGAAGTACAGCAGACCAGCAATACCAGCCAGCGCAATACCACCAACGATAGCGCCAAGAACAGGGTTAGCGCTACTCTGTTCATGACCAGTCTTAGCCTCAACAGGCTTAGCAGGCTCACTCGGCTTCACGCCAGGCTCCGAAGGCTTCTCAACAGCAGGCTCAGACGGGCTTACCGAAGGAACCGGAGTGGTAGCGGTAGGAGTCGGGTCTACCGAAGGAACGGCAGTCGGGCTAGTCGGAACCGGCTCAGGGGTAGGAGACTCAGCCGGAGTAGACGGCGAAGGCTCTACAGTAGGAGCAGGCGGAGTGCTGGACTCGCTCGGGGTAGGTGCCGGAGTCTCGATAGGAGTCTCCGTAGGAGTAGGTTCAGGGGTAGGCTCTGCAACCTTTACAGGCTTCACGTAGACGCTGTAATCGGTTACGTTCTGCTTAACTTCGTTCCAGCCGTAGTAGTTGGATGCGCCATTACCACCGAACCCAATGCCCACCTGACCGTTATAGGGGTTAATGTAGCTCTCGTAGGTTTCATCGCCACATGTGCCGCCAAGCTTGTAAGTTCCGATGTAGTCTGCGGGTGCCTTAGTGTCATGCAGGTTCACGTTAGCACCATCAGGAAGGATAGGTGCAACTCGCTCATGGCTACCACTGGTGAAAAGCTTCAAGAAATCCGCAGTAGTGGACGGGGCAATGATAGGTGAAGCCGCAAGGTGGTCACAGGGGTGTACGGAGATGTACTCAATGTTCTGAGGCAAAACCTCAGTCAGTTTGAAGTCTGCGCCCGTAACCTCGCCAGCCTTACTGGAAGCGGAAATATTCTCGACAGAGAAGGTCTTCGTTTCGCCGGGTGCAATCTCAACTACCGGAAGCTCAATGTTATTACCGTCGCGCGCAATAGTCAGATGAATCTTCTGGTCATCCTTCGGGTTGCCCGTTGCGGTGGTTGCAGTCAGCTTCGAGTTGTTAGTGTAGGTGAAAGTTACCTTACCGGACTCATTCACCTTAACTTCGGTAGGCGCATCCTTAGTTGTGCCAAGCTCACCGAGAGTGGTGGAAGCGCTAAAGGTACCTGCCTCAACAGTGGGCTTTGGTGCCTTGATGGTAAGCATCTGAGTGACGGTCTTACCGCCTTCTACTTCCACGGAGTAGAGGACGTTAATGTCCATCTTTGCGTCGTCCGGGCGGGGGATGCTGATGGTTCCGTCTGCATCAGCGGTAATAGTAATTGGCGCACCTTCACCGTGCCAATACTGGAGGGTGGTGGCGCGAGGGGTTGCGGTATCCTCGTCACCGTAAATAGGTAGGTCGAAGCTAGTCTCCGCACCACCATAAGCGCCGATACCAAGCTGGAGCGTGCCAGGCTTAACGGTGAGCCCCTTGCCAATAAGGTTAGCCACATTCACCTTATAGGTGGTGGTGGTGTTGGCAGAGAAGGGGGAAACCTTATCCTGATTAACAACCCAGTTCACGTAGTTCTGAATGGTTTCCTTGGGTGCCCCACCCGTGAAATCCTTAGCAGTGAGGTTTACGGTGCTTTCAGTGCGCACCTGAGTGGTCGCGGCGGCAGATGCTACCTCTGCGGCGTGTGCCACGTTGAGCATCGCTACACCGCCTGCGCCACCGCCGAGAGTAAGGGCAGATAGCACGAGTGCGCCTGCTACCTTACGCTTTGCGTTATTCTTTGCGCTCACGAAGGTTGCGGGGGTGTTTTCAGTCTTAGGGGACAAAGTTTTCTCCTGTACTGGTTGATGGTTGGTTGTCCTGCTGTCCACCATGTTTCTGGTGGTGGCTTCCAGTCGGTTTGCGTAGCGCTCTGCGGTACGTGCCTTTGGCTGGTTGCCGGTCAGCGTGCCCTTTGTGGGAGGCTTTACGTCTCTTGTGTGGGCTTGTGGTTATTGTAGCATGTGGTGCCGTTGTGGTGCCACACGCTTTTTTGGGCGTGGTAAAAGCGCCCTTCAAATGCTAGTATATCGCGTTGCTGGTCGTGCGCACCTTGCTTCAGGGGCTATTTGAGAGAGATTCCGCTCACATTAAGGATTCTTTGCAGTACTGATTGAAGGTTCTAGTCGTCGGTTTTGGGCATAAAAAAAGAGGGACACCTTCAGTAATGGTTCCTACCGGCAGTCCGCGTTGCATGGCAGTCTGCTCAGTATGCACTTGGAACCATCCCGTCACGGTAGCTCATTGCATAGAGCTGTGTGGCGGTGGCACTGGTGAGCATACGGGTTCGTTCCTAAGGTAGGTAAGATGTGTAATTGTGTACGCCTAGCGCTTCAGTGCAATGAAGCCGCTTCATGTTTCCCCGCCGATATAGCGTTCCTCAAGGGTGCTCTGCCCCTGTGGAGTCAGCGGATGACATTCGAAGACGTAACCATCTTATCTACTTACCGGGTATTCGTTGAAGAACCTTCATCGTGTTCCCGGCGGTGAACCCAACCAGCTCCTACTGGAAGGCGTTCCCTAACATTCATCGAACCGTAATTCCGGGGTGTGAACATGGAAGTGTGTGTTCCCACGGAGTTGCAGTTGCCAATTGATAAATGTCGCTATTCTGCTGTGATGCTCACTGGGTGCTTGGCACCTGATGTGAACATCGTATTTTCAGCTTGTCCCTTCTACAAAACGGCATAGCAATCATGGAACTAGCCGCCACAGCTTTAAATCCGTACAAGCCGGAAGCTGTGGAGAGTGGAACTTCGGTGAACCAGATAAGGTGGGCTTGGACTCACGGTAACGCATTGCCAGGTCTATAGCAATACTCCCAAACCCTGCCATGCGCCGTTGTCTCTAGCGTATAGTAGGTGGGTTTACGGTACCGTAAATGTTTTCACCTCAGAGCTTTAAAGAGCCTTACTCCCGCATTCGACTTCATGCTTTGCTAGGTACTGACTGCAATCAGTATCCAGCTTCACATTCTGGCGAATGAGCGACAGTGAAACAGGTGAAAGCTATTTCACTGCCCGGTTTGGGGTTCTAAAGTTCACGTGGGACGGTAGCATCTCGCCCCGCGCTGACAAAATATATTCATCAACGCCAATTCATACGGGACGTTAGCCGCGCAATGCCACGCTTACGGATGTTCATAGCGGCAGTACGGTCATCGTTAGACCGGAAGCCACATGCACAACTGTAAAGGTGGAGATGGTGGTTTCTGTTCCGTTTCTCTATCATACCACACTTAGGGCAGGTAGTGCTAGTCGAAACAGTGGAAACATGGACGAAAATGTGTCCTCGTTTCTGTGATTCCTCTCTCAACGCTCGACTGAACTTGTCGAAGACGACAGTGGGGAGCTTACCCATGTCGTCGCGGCTGAAGCGTTCGCGGAGGTGAACGGATGCCTGGATGTCCTCCAATGCGAATACGGTGTGAGGCTCTGCGCCGTCAAGGATTGCCTTAACGGTCTTGTCGATACCTTCCTGAAGGTATGCCTGCATCTCGTCTGAGAGTGCTTTGAGGCGTTTGCGGGCGCTTCGGCTGTCCTTCGCCTTGAGGCGTTCACGGCGTGCGCTGTACTGCTCCATGTAAGTCTGGAGCGGGGTGTTCCATGCACGGTAGAACTTGCTTTCCTTGCCGTCGTAAGAGACTGCGAGGAACCGGGTTCCCAGGTCGATACCGACTACCTTATTCGTTACGGTTGCGATGTCGTACTTCAGGAGCCAGCCCACTGCCTTATCGTAGGATAGGGTTGCCTGGTTCATGTTCTTGGTGTACGGGTAACCTGCGGGGAGGTTCAACCATTCGGCAAGAAACTGTTCGGTGTCGTGGGTTCCGTCTGCTAGGTCTGAGCGGTAGAGGCGGATTTTGTATGCGCCGTTGCCCAGGCGGTAGAAGTCGTAGTCGCTCCTGTAGCGCACGGGGATTCGGTCGAGGTTGTAGGTGCGCGGCTTCTTGATGGACTTGCTCTGCGCGTGGTCTGCTTTGTAGTCCTGAATGACGGTGTAGATGGCGCGGTCGCGGATGCCAGGATAGATGCTTTCCAGCTTTGCGGTGTCACCCTTGATGCGGGTCATGATTTTCTTCGCGCTGACGGTGTTCAGCTGGAAGGATACCTTGCTCGCAATGTTACATACACGCAGGTATGCGTTGTAGTACTCTAGCAGTCTATCCTGCGCATCCCAATCGTTCACCTTCAGGTGTACGTATACGGTAAGCCTGTTGGCTTTCACGTTAGGAAGATTAGTCATCTTCGGGAGGTCACTCATGTTGATTTCCTTCTTTAAAGGGGGGTATTGTTGGTTCCCTGCCCTTCCGCTTGGTGGAGGGCTTGGGAGGTGTGCAAGGATTTCCCTGCGACCCAACAGTTATACTGTATCACACATTTCGGCGTATGTGAAACTGGTGTGCTGTGGGTGGCGGTAACCGTGCCCAACTCGAATACACCCAACCAATAAGCGGCTACCACCACACACCATAACACCTTTACCTTACTAGGAGATGTCCTTTTGGGCTATCGCCCAACGTGCCCACACATCTGCAAACATCTTATCCCACTGTGCGCGGCTTCTCCTTAATCTCCAACTAACACTGTTATTGCGCTCCATAAGAACCTTATCTACAGTGTCAGAGTATGCGGGAATGTACTTCGACTCGCTGGAGACCGCCTTCCCACGCTCCCACGTGAAAACAATCCGCCCAAGAACCCTCCCAGAACTGAAGTTCGCAACCCAGATTACACCTTGCTCATCATGATAGACCCTGCAATAGCGCTCCTCAAATGGCTCGTCATGGTAGTAGGTTGGTGTGCCTCCCTGCATGATATAGTCGCGGAGCCATAGGTTATAAGCGTCTAGGGGGCTCATGTCGCTCAGCTCAAGCTTCCTAAGCGCCCTCCTAAGGTCTTTGTCATCCATTTCCGACACACATGTTGCGGGCATGTCTCTGCCTGTGCAGTCGTGGTTTCTCCAGGCGGACATCTGCCCCATATTTTCCTGGTAGGCATTACTCATTGTTCCTCCTATCATGTAGATGCTTCACATATTGCGGTTTACCTTGCGCGCCTATGCATAGCCAAGCGTCGCTCCAGCCTCAACCTCTCCCATTCCTTCGCCCTTACGTATGCCCCATATTCCGACGCATACTCCATACCTTGTTTCGCCAGCCGGTAAGCTTCTTGACTTCGCCTAAGCCGCTCACCATCAGAGCTGTTCTCTTGAATAATGCTCTTGTCGATAGTGTTCGTGTAGACAGGAATATTGCTCTTGACTGCAAGAGCTCTGGAGCCGTCCCATTTGAAGATATAACCTACCCGCCCGGCACGGTACTCAACGCACACCGCACCGTCATCCATGACTCTTCGCATGAACTGCTCCTTGGGTAGCTCACTGTTATAGTAGTCGGACGGGGTTCCACCTTGCCTGATGTAGTCATGAAGCCACTGGTTATACAGCTCCTCAGCGCTCATAAGGCGACGCTTAGCCTTAGGGGAAGCGAATACCATACGGAGGCGCTTCCCCACATTGGAGACATGCCCCGCAAGTAGTAGCGCTGGCGATTGAGTGGGAGCAACTGAGTTGCTGGCGGCGGCAAGCCGATGCGCAGGCTCGCTATGGTCATGGCTTCGCCAGGCGGATACCTGCTGTGCTATCTTCTTGGGTGAAGTCATATTATTACTCCTGTGGCTCTGTCGGATGGTCGATGGGGGTAGTTTCCCTGCCTACCTTGCTTACTTTATCACTCTAGCATGTTTTTGCGGGGTACGAGTGTGGCGGCTGTGCCAGTTTGTGATACTGGGCTACAGCCGCCACATGGGGTGCCTTATCTACTACGGCAGGCGCTCTACCTTGAGGCGCATGGGGTCACCGGTATTATAGGTGATGCGTACTCGACAGGTTCCGCCCATAGTCCAGCCGTAAAGTTTATTGTGTGACACGCCTTGGATGAACCTAAATGCGTGCTCTTCAGCATTATACTCTTTGCTTAGGATGAAGGTCTTTGCCAGGGCTCCACACATTCTTTCTGGGAAGTTAAGTGTGTGGGGGTTATCTACGTAAATGGCTTTGGTGTAGAGGCAATGGGGAGAGCATACGTCAGACCAGCTTGCAAGTTCTTCGGATGTTGGGCAGTCGCGGGTGTGCCCTTTGGATAGCTCATATTCGATGCCTTCATGGGTGCGGCGGATACGCTTCATGTACTTTCCTCCTCCCTTGACTTTCTCCTCAGCCCGCTTCTTCCAAACCTTCCTCTCTCTTGCTTCCTTGGCGGCGCGTAGTGCTTGAAGGTGCGGGCATGGCTCCACGTCGATAGTTGCTTTGCTTGTGCTGGGGTGTGGCGGCTGGGCGTTCTGCGGGGACTCCTGCGGAGTGGGAGTGTTACGCTCGTCCCTGGGGGTGACAGGCTGAGGTGCGGTGGTGGGATGGTGTGATTCAGTGTAGGCGGTTCGCCAACCCGCTACGTACTTGTTCTTGCTAGGCATGTTCGGCTTCCTTGATTGGGGGCTGTATAGGTAAGGGCTTTAGTAATGGAGTCGCTTTTGCTAATGCGTCACAAAGTCCGCCACTAAAGCCCTTCTAAGCCTTGCTCGGAGACTTTTGGCGCACTTATCGGTGCTTGATGGTCACGGTGATTCCGCGGGCGGCTAGGCGCTTTAGGATGTCCTCTGAGAGGGAGCGGAGGCGTGCAGGGTACTTCTCGATGAGTTCACTGAACGTCCTGTCCATCAGATGCATGTTCACGAGCGCTTCCTGGACGTTGGTCATCTTGATTTCCTTCTGGTTGAAGAAGTCAATTCGTACCTTCAGCTTTTCTTCCTCGGTGGTGGCGGCATCTAGGTTACGCTTGAGGTTTGCGTAGATTGCCTGTCCTTCGGATAGGAGCTCTTCGATGCATTCCACTACGGGGGTGAGCTTATCCTCTGCGCCGTTTTCCGTGAGGATTGCCTGACGCGCCAGCATATCGTCGATGGTTCCGTTGGCGAATGCCTGGATGATTCGGCGGACACCCTTGCGGGAGGACTTGCGGATGTACGGGTGGAGGAAGTCGTTGCTGTTCATGAACCAGTCTTCGGTCTTGAACTTGATGAGTCGCCCGTACTCATTGACGACGACGAACCCTTCGATACCCTTTGCTTCCTGCTGGATGGTTTCAACCTCAGGAATGGTCATGTGGTAGATGTTAGGTGCGGGAAGATTGAGTTCCTGTGCTACTTCAAGCATGATGAGCGGCGACAGGTCGCCGGTTGCCTTCTCGGATACACCGATGAGGGTAAGCTTCTCTTCGTCGTACATGACGTTGATAAGGTTGTTCGGGGAGGTGTATTCGAAGATGAGGCACTTTTCCGGGTTCTGCTGGAGCCACTGCTTCACCTGAGGGGTTTCATTCAGGAGGCGGTAGACAGGCTCGGTGTAGTCGGGGTGCTCAATGACACTGGAGGTCGTGAAGAGGTATTCGCCGTTGTAGAGTCCGACGATGATGCAGGTTCCGTCTAGCTTCTCGTAGAAGGTCACCTTTTCGTCGCGGGTGAAGGAGCCCATGTGGGTGAACTCTTCCTTGAACTTTGCGTTCACGGTGGTCTTAGCGTCGTACTGCTTCCAGTTGAAGAACTTGTTGAAGCCTCGGAGGATTACTTCGCCCTGCTCGTTGAGGACAAGTCCTCGTGCGGCGCGCAGGTAGGGGTCTTCGAAGTCGATAACCTCAGGGCGGTACTTAACGCAGGTGAGGTTGCGCTCCTTGTTCGTGTTGAACTTTACAAGGTGTGAGTAGTTCTCCTTGTAATGCTGGAGTAGGTACATTGGGGTATTCCCTTCGTGATTGGGGGGGCTTGCGGCTTCTAGTAGTCACATTTCAATTCAATAACTAGAGTGTATCACATATTTATGATTGTAGGCAAGGTGTTATTGGGATAGGTAGACAAATAGTATTTAGCCCCACCCGTACAGTCCTCTACGCTGTTGGGGTGGGGCTAAATGTCGCCTGCTACTTGACTTTGAAAATCTTCGTTGTAGATTGCTGAATACCTGCCAGTAGAGACTCTACGAAGGACAGAGTGCTCTGCATGTCACTTAGCGACTTACGGGTTTCCGTGAGGGCTTTATGGTTAGCCGCATAAACATCTTCAAAGTTGGTCTTCCCGGCAAGATAGTAAGGGGGCTTCATGAGCTTCACATAAGCCTCAGGTGCGTTGCCGAAAAAGTGTTCCTGATAGGCTTGCTTTAGCGCACTCTCAGCCTTGGCAATAGATGCGTTATATTCACGTAGGCGATAGAAGTCCTCGAAGGTATAGACCTCATGCACCTTAGGGTCAGTAGAGCGAACCTCTACGCCGTCAATGGTGGCATAGAAATACCCTGGCTTCTTGCGGTAGGTTAGGTATCCCTCTAGCCCATTGGTAGACTTGAAATATGCGCGGGTCTTCGTCAGCTTGAATACTTGTGCAATAATCTTCATACCAGATGAGCCGTGCTCATCATACGCCTCAAATTCTGCAATAGCACCCTCAATAAACTTGGTGCTATCCATGTACAACGTATTGCGCTTACCTGCCGTATCATCAACCTGGATATGTGCGGGTAGCATACCGGCAATTTCGTGAACGTCAGCCGCATACTTGGAGGATGCGGCGGCAACATGTGCCTGGCAACCAGAGAGCATGTCCTGAATGGCGCTAACGGCTTTCCTTGCAGTAGCAATTCCCGCTGGGTTAGCCACATCAATATGATGCCATCCACCAGCATACCCAAGGGAGGTGCCGATAGCGCCCAGTGAGCTGGAGCCACCCGTAGAGAGTACTTGAGTGACGCGCTTAGCGTCTTCCTCAAGCTCAATAAGGCTTAGCCATGCTTCAATGGATGGGCTGGGTATGCGGGCGACCTGTCGGGTAGAGTCACTGCTCTCAGGGGTTAGAATTTCGGACATTTCGCCTCTCCCTGAGCGTGCCCTAATCGTCTTGCCGATTGACTCGATGCGGTGCATGTGGTCGAGGCGGGTAACCTCATCTGGCTTCTTGATGATGAGGATGTCGCCTGGCTTAAGGTTGGTCACGATGCGTTGTTCTTTTCTGATGGTGGATAGAGTGCTAGATGTTGCCCAGTTGGTAAACTTCCTGGATGAGCTGGTCTGCCTCATCTGCTTCTGCCCTAAGGCGCTTCAACTCGCCCATCAGGGTATCTACTGCGGTGCGTGATTCAGCTAGAATGTCGGCAATTGCGGTGTCCTTGTAGAGGGTCTGGAGGTCTGCGGATGAGCCTTCTTCGTTAATCCAGCTGGAAGCCGTGTACCCTTCGCGGGTGAGGCGGAACTTGAAGTAGCGCGCAATGATGTGCCCCAGCATGGAGTCCTCATTCAGGAAGTAGTCGATGTACAGCGCCTTAGCTTTGTCGATGTCTGCGCGGGTCTTCTCTAACGCCTGCTCGTACTTACGGGCATCTGTTAGGGGGCCTTCGCCTACAATGTATACGCGGGCGTAGCGCATCTTCACACCGTCGATAGTGAGAACCCAACTGTATCCGATGGAGAGGGATGCTTCAAGCCCATTGGTGAGGGTCATGTTAATGCTCTTGGAGGTGACGGAGGTTACGCACCCGATGACGGTGGATGATTCGTTTGCGAGGAGGCTACCTGCCGTCTTGATGTTGAGAATGGTGCCTACAAGGTTCTTTGCGCCCTGCTCCTTAACGTCCTTAGCTAGAAGCTTGCCTGCCAGGTTGCTTTCTGCCAGGGTACTATTGGTGACCCATTCCCGCAGGGTGCCGACGTAGAGCGCGTAGTAGCGCTCCTGGATGTAGTTGCAGACCTTCTTGAGTTCAGTCTTGATGAGGCTCAGTTCTCGCTGTAGCTTGACTGCCTGCTCCTTGTCGGTGAAGTCGATGCAGGTCAGTTCTGACTTGTTCACGTGGCGGTCACCGTGGCAAGTCTGCTTCCAGAGGGAAAGGTTGGAGAGCTTCTTTGCAAGCTCAGTGCGGCTATTGTAGGTATCGTACACTTCTTCGGTATCACCTACAATTTCCCAGTTCTTAAGGCTGTTAAGTGAGAGGAATTTGTAAACGTTTGTGCTCTTGCTACAGTTAGCGATTCCGCGCTTAATGTCGACATTACTCACGACAGAGATGTCGTTGAGGCACATGTTCGAATCTACCCAGTGGCGTTCACGGGTGGACAGTACAACGTCGCCTGCGCGTAGTTCTTCAATGGTAGTGTTCTTGCTCATGATTGGTCTCCTAAAAACGATTAACTACACATAGTGTATCACATATTTTAGGGGGTAGAAGTAGGGGGAGTTGTGAATGTAGCCACACTCACAACTCCCCCTACTCACTTAGGCGATTAACTCCTACTTGGAGAAGAACTTCAGAATATCTTCAATGCCGCCATCTGCAACACTCCACTTGGAAGTGTTACCGTCACACTCTGCCATGCAAACCAGAGGCTCATCCGAATCGTGATTGACTGCCTTGGTGAACATGAAGCTCAGCACGTCGTCTAGGTCGAAGTCTTCCGCGCACTCATCACACTCCGCATCGCAGTCGCCGCAGTCGGTACCGCAAGCCATTGCCATAGGACAGTCGCCGCAATCGTCACATGCAAGCTCTTCATCAAGGGAAGCCGCCACAGTGGTTGCGGTAAGCAGGTTCAGCAACATCAGGTTCTCACCAAATTCCTGCTCTGCCTCCTCAGCGTCACGCTCACATTCACGCTCCACAGCACATGCCTTCACGCACTCAGGCTTGCACACCTCCTCAGTGTCCACCTTTCGGATAGACACGGAAGTATAGCCAGCACCGTCTGTATCATTGAGGTATGCATCGTAGATGGCGCGCGCGTAGCTAATCACATTGCCGGGGGTTACCGGCATAGGCTCAGTGCGGAGCTTAAAGGTCAGAGCCTCTGCAAGCTCGCTGTGGAGATGCTGTAGCGGAGGCGGGATGCGGTAAGCGTCCTTGGTGTTCTCTGCGCTGTACACTTCGTGAGGCTGATAGAAGCCGCTAGGCACCTTCTCCATAACGACCTTAGTGTTACCAGTCAGCAGGTCAGAGATAATGTCTGCAATATCAGTGAACCACATGTGGGTTTCACCTGCGCGCCTAACCTGACCGTTATGCTTATCCACAACCAGCGCGTCAGCATCATGGAAGAAACCCAGAGCGACCTCATCGGGCAGTTCCGACACGGGGGCGGTCAGCTTGGGTACGAATCGGCGGGAAGTGCCCTGAACATTCTCATGAATGAGCTTAGCAATCTCCTCCAGGGTGCCCTCATAGGTTGCGGTGAAGGACTCCTTCGGGTTCAGGTCGTTGCGTTCGTGGGTTACGGTGAGTTCGTAAATCTTAACAGTCGCCAAGGTGTTTCCTTTCGTAAGGGGGTTGTCGTAATCAAGTGTACCACAGGCGCGTTATGCTCCATGCGGTTTCGGTGGTTGGGTGGGCTACTTCTGGCGCTTCGCCCGCTGAGAAGTCGATACCCAGGTGTCCACGGTATCACTATCGCCCTTATACTGGCGACGCTCGTAGTTCCACTTATGCCTGAAGGTGCGTCCACCAGAGTAGCGCTTAAACGAAGCCTTCTCAGCAGTGAAGACGGCGACACTGAGGTGACCGCCCGCGTGTTCAACCTTAGACTCTAGCGGAATAAGGTTACGGTACTGTGCGGGGTCGCCGTAGTTGCCTCGATGACCACACACTGCGATAAGCTCGCTATTGGAGTGTCCACCTTCGTCCTTGTGCATCTGCGTTGCCTTAGCATAGAGCGCGTTGAGCGGTTCAGCCCAACCCTCATAGGTGCCACACCCATTAAGGATGTCTACACTCTCACTATAGCCGGTCTCCCAATGCTTGAGCGGGTAACGGTAGATGCTTCCAACCTGCTTCGCGGGTCGCAAATCGGTAACCTGCTTCGCATATGCCGAATCAGCATAGAGCTTCGGGTGAACACCTGCATGGCTGAGGTACAGGTACTTGCTGGAGACTCCGCCGCATTCTTCTACGCTGTCGAGGCGTAGCTCTGCGGCAGGCAGGGCAGTAGATAGCGCGTCCTTGATGACCTTCTCGCTGTAGCCGTGTTCCTTGAGCGCCTTGACAGTGATAAGGCTATCCTTGACGGTGTTCACTCCTGCTAGGACGTTGAGAATCTGCGACTCGTGGTTGCCGTTGATGAGCTTTACATTGTCACTCCCCTCAATAAGGTGCGGGAAGGTGATGTCTGCCACCTTTGCAGGCGTGTTACCTCGGTCGAACAGGTCTCCAATGAACACCCAGAGGGTCTTCTTGTCGTTAAGTCCCTTGCCGGGCGCGAGGTCTTCGAGTGCGGCTTCCAAGGTGTTGCCCATGCCCTGAATGTCACCCAGGATGCATACGCGGTCATAGGTGTTAGCCAGGTCGATAGCGATGTGCTGGTGGATGGAGTCTCGGAAGTTCACGCGGCTTGCCATGTGTTCCATGAGGTCTGCGGGCTTAATGTACCCCTGGACGCGGGGGTATTCTCGGAGCATAGTGCGCCAGTTCTTACGCAGTTCAATATTCTGCTTGTGCATCTTGGAGACAGTGTGCTCAGGAACCTTCTTGTAGCCGGTTCGTCCCGCGTTACGCTCCTGAATTTCCTCTAGAGTCTGGTCTCCCTGAATGTCGATAAGCCATACCTTGTAGGAGTACTGCTCTGCCAAATCCAGGAACCCACGCATATTCTTCAGTAGGGTGTTCGTGTTGTCTACGAAGATGGTTTCACCAGTTCGCATGAGAACGTCAGTGTCAATATAGGAGGTCTTGATTGCCGCCTTCTCCTGCGCGCCACTGAGAGGCTGGACGTAGGACTCCTCGAAGCCATCTTCGGTGGGGGTGTAGGTGAGCACTGCCGGGGACTCGTGGCGGTAGCGTGCGCGGTAGGCATCCCAAGAGATGACACGCCCCAGGTGATGCTTCTCGATAGTTTCCTTGATGTAGGTGCTCTTGCCGGAGCCGGGTGCGCCGGTGAGCAGGTACATGTGTCGCATGTTTTAGCAACCTTTCGTAAACTGATTAACTAGAGTCAGTGTACCACATATTTATTGATATATGCAATTTACTGCTGGTTGCCCCATAGTAGACCTATGGGGAGTGTACTATGCGCCCGCAGGCGGCTCGTACTCATTAGTTAGAGCCTGCACACCTTCACTGAGCACAGATACGACATTCGGAATTTCGTCCGCAAGCGACGTTAGAGCGCCCGCCAAATGCGTCAAATGGTAAGCTACAATACGAGCCTCAATCTTGCCATCTCGCGGAAGGTCTGCGTGCTTATGCGCATACTCGAAGTCGTACAAGAGAGCACTGGCAGTGAGGTCTTGCAGGTCATGATAAAGGCTCCACAGCTCTCGCCAGCCTACTGAATCTTCTAGCGTACCCATAACGTCGCTCACAACCTTAGGCATAGGTACGCACAAATCAAGGGTGTTCACCCCGTCAATAAGAGCATCCAGACCCAGGTGCGTATCAATAACCCGCCACAGCTCTTTGGACACCCACACGCCCGGCAACTCATCAAAGATGCACGCCTGACCGTATGCGTTAGCCACCGTAACATTCTTGCCATAGTATCGGGCATTAGCGCCTGGCACGTAAAGCATCTCATGCGTCAGAGAATCCTCAGAAAGAGACTTCCCTAGATTGATAATGAAGGGCTGTCCCTCAACATCATCAAGCGCCACTTCACTAGAGCGAGGCGTTAGAACACCGTCGGCGCTCACATACTCAACAGCAGGCTCATCACTCCTGGATGGGATACTTTTAGCGGTATACCCTCCAAGGCGCACATCGGCAACCTCTAGCAGAACCGCCTTATGGGTCATAACTAGCACATCATCTAGAGGAATGGTCGCATCGTCAGGAAGCTTATCAATAGCATCAGCTTTATCCTGAGCATTGGTGAGGCGATAGATTGCCAGTAACGTATCGTTGGGCTGAATATTCACAGCACCATCCTTTCAATATCGATGAGGGGGAGCATGAACGCCCCGCCCCTATTTCTTCATATTGTACCACGCCACAGAAGCGCCTCTGCGGGATATGCAGATTGCCTGCGGGGATGAAAAAGCACCTCAACCCCTCATATGGGCAAGGTGCTTAGTCGTTAATTTTCACGGAACTCTAGGGGGTCAATGAAAGACTGAATATCTTCAAACAGCACATCCTCTTCTACAAGGCTGATTTGGTCAGCCAGAAGCCAACGTACAGCTCCCTCCGAATAGTCGCTCAGCAAGGCTTGAATGGGCATCATACGAGAAATTTCACCCACAACAGGCTCACCAGTCTCAGCGTTAATAAGAGCAATAGTGTATACCTTACGGTGAAAACGATTCCCCTGTCGCTCAGTCAAAGGGGACGACGTAACTTCAATACGCACATTGCCGCATTCTTCCGGTTCGAACAGGTCGGTCACTTTGGTAGCCATCCTAGGTATCTCCTTCTTTAAGATTATTACTTTACTACATCGCCAAGTATACCACAGATACTACGCACCTTCCAATACCGCATTATTTTCAGGCGCGCTCTCCCTGCTACGCTTCCAGACAGCTACACCTACACCGACAAGAATAAACGCGTTCCCAATAAGGTTCCCGTAACTACCAACAAGGATACAGTAAGCAGACCAAAGTAGGGCATTCATTACCGTGAAAGTTTTCAGTGTCCAGAAATTGTGGGAGATAACCATCATTAGTCCAGTTGCCGCCGCCATTATTGCCAGAGTTGCAGGGCTGAGGAACCCCTGCCCTAACGCAAAGTATTGGGTATACGCGGCGGCAAACAAAGAGAGCAGAACTGCGCCCACTCGATAACTAGTACTCCTTAGAAGTGCGAAACGCTCATCAAATAGGTTTACCGTATAGTAAAGCAGGTTCACAGCAGTCATCACCAAAACCGCCACTTGGTCTAGTAACGCCGCCTGCGCAACCCCTAGAACGCAAGTTGCGACGCTAATCCGCTGTACACCCCGCCTACCAACATACCCCATGAAGCACAGGCATATGCTGGTAGCTACACCTAGCATTTGAACGGCAACTGCCGAAAAGTCCATTCCACTCTCCACAAAAACTGGTATCCGTTTGCTCACACTTACGATGTATATCAGCGTGAGCAAACGGATACCAACAGGGGTATGGTTTCTATAGTGGAGGAACGTCCTTATCCGTTACGTCGCGTCCAAACTTTCGCCGCTACAAGGGTCAGTAGCTCGATGATAAACAGCGGAGCGGATACCCAAAGAACCGCGTTCGCCATGTTCCAGGCAAAGCCAGGAAGGAAGAAGAACTGGAGGAGGGTATGCACCACGAAGGACAGGCTTAGGGCGATGAGGTACCCTCCATCAATGGCTTCCTCTTCCTTGGTCTTGCCGCTAAGGAAGAAGATTGCACTGAGGAACGACTCTGCGTTGATGACATTCAGGACGTATCGACCAAACAGGCTCAGCAGAATTAGCGGAATGAGAGAGAAAGGTGATACGAAAGTGAACGCAATTACGATGAAAGCAGTGATGTACTTGATGTTGCCTAGCGCCCGCCCAAGCAGGGTCGTGTACCCGCCCGCTACAGGAGCCTTGGGGCGGCTCTTAACCTGACCCTCAAGTTCCTTCACCCTAGCCGGGCTAGGGATAAGACCATAATGGTCTTGCTTACTGGAATTTGAGGTAATCTCGTCCCACAGCATAGCATCAAGCTCATTGATGCGCTGTGCGGTCTTGTCTCGGCGCATGGTCTACTTGCCTCCCTTGACAATCTTCGAGATGTATCCTTCTGCGTCGATGTCTGCGAAGTCCACTTCGGGGCCAGAGATTTCGTTGTATGCCTTAATCTGCTCAACGACGTTATCTGCCTCGCGGGTTGCTTCCTTGCTGTCAAGGTTCACGCCACTAGGGGTCTTCATGAGCTTCAGGATGTCGTTGCCGGTGTGGGTGAGGGATTCGCTGGTGAGCTGGAACTCGCGCTTCTCAATGAGCTTCGCGGTGGCTTCCACGATGTTCTTCAACTGCTCCTGTGATGCGGCAAGGTTAGGAATGATTTCCTTCTCTAGGGCTGACGCGGCGATTGCGGCTCGCTTGCTTGCAGAGGTAGCCTCAGCGCTAGGGTTGGAGGTCTGGGCGATGTTGATGATGCAGTCATCCAGAGTCTCCTTGTTAGCCTCTGCAACCGACTTGCGCAGACCAGCTTCCCAGAGGGTGATGATGTTTGCGGCGTTGGTTTCGCGCAAGGTGTTGAGTGCTTTGTCTGCGTTGTGTGCGTTGCGGCGTGCCATGTATTCCTCCGTGTAGTATGCGTTAGGGGTGGTTCGTTGGGGGGTAGAGTGGTTGATGGTGCTGTGCCAGATGTTGTTGAGAGCGGATGCTCGCTGTGCGAGAGCTCGGTAGTACTCGCCTCGTTCTGCGGCGCTTCGGGAGTGGGTCTTGTGACCTTCGTCAATGATGATGATGAGGATTTCTCGAATGATGTTCATGGCGCGTTCGCAGTTGTGACGTGCTTTATCCTTCGAGGTGTGGGAAGCAATTTCGATGATTTCCCACTGCTGGTACATGATATTCAGCAGGTAACCCAACTCGGCGGTGGCAATGGTGTCTAGCTTGCTGGAAGTGAGCTCCGTACCGTACTGGGTGGGGCTCTTCATCTGCTCTAGAATATTGTCGATTCTGCTGATTGCAGTACTGTTTTGCTCCATGTTGCGGTTCTCCTTAGTGGGTGGTTAGTGCGCCCAGAGGTTGAGGAATTTGCGGGCGGTCTGGATGTTGTGCGGGTCGGTTTTGGTTGCCTTCACAAAGGTTGGGAACCCGGCGATAATTACCGTCCATGCGCCGCTCTCTGTGCCCTCTGCTTCTCGAACCTTCTTGTGGTCAAGGGTTTCGATGAGCGTCTGGTGGGCGGCTTCCATCTGCGCTTCTTCCTTGGAATGGGTCTCCTTAGGGAAGGTTACCTTCTTGGTTGCCCAGAAGGTGCCTTCAATATGGTTCTCACGGATGGTTCGCTGTGATACTACCCAGGTGTCTTCTGACTCGGTGGCGACAGGCGCTACGGTGTCAAGTAGTTCTCGGATGTCCATGTTGTTTCTCCTTAGTGTTTGCGGCGGGGAAGTTCCCCTACCAATCTGCAATAACTAAATTGTATCACAGATTTTTACGGATGTACAGATGCCCGGTGGAGTGGTCTTCACAAAGTATACCACTCCACCGGGCATCTAGAATACACCTCAGCTACTGAACGTCGCTCGCCCGAACAAGGAAGTCCACATAAACAATATTGCTCTTATCATACGTGAGGCGGTATCGAGCACTCGAAAAGTCGAGCGCCACTTCACGAGGCTCACGGTCAGCGCTCACAAGCTGAGCCGTGCCACTCTTCCACTGAGCCACAACCGCAAAACCAACCTCCACATTAGGTGTTGCAGTTAATAGCACGCCAGGTCGAGCATGTGGAACTTTCACACTGCACTTCGCCTCCGCTAACCACTTCCAAAAGTCCAAGGGAAGAAACCTGCCCTCCTTTGCGTCCTCTGGGGTCTGCCCCCACACTCGGAGCTTCACAAAAGGCTCCTCATAAGGTGCAAGCTCATAGGCGTTGCCTATCTGGTTCACACCGTCCTGAGGCGCAAGCACAGAGCGGTGCTTCAACCCCTGCCACTGACTGCCTGGCTGATAGAAGTAGTCAATCAGCTCCAGAGCGTTATCTGGTTCTTCGCGCGCTGTCTCCACTAGAGAAGTGAGGCGGGCGCGGTCTTCCGGGATGGTGTTACGAATGAGGTTCCCTACAGTCCAAACGTTCTCACGTCCTAGCTGGTCAGTCGCAATGATGCAAGGCTCGTACCTGCCATTTTGCGTCCCTATGTAGGAGCGGGCTTCAGCTACCCTGTAAGTGACATTCTGAATGGTGTCTTTCAAGATGTTAGCTTCAATCCATCTGCGCGCTTCAGACGTATTAGGGATGGTTTGGAACATAAGATGTGGCTTCCTCTGTGGTGGATGCCCACTATTTTCTTTGGCTATTTCAACAGCCGGATGGTCGGTGTTGGTTGGTTGCCAGTCGTGGGCTTGTCTGTTTCTTATTGTTGGCAAATGTATGCCGCAGGTCAGTGGGAAAGTGTGATTCTCGCCAGCTGACCTGCGGCATACATTTATGAGGCGGCTTTACTTCGTGGAGTGGTGAAGGTTGATGCCGCGCTTCTTATCTGGTTCACGCCCGACGTGGGCTGTAATATTGCCGTTATCACGGATGGCGTATGGGGTCTCGCCGCCCTTCAGGTCGGCAATAATTGTGATGTCGCGAACTGGGTAGGCGTAGATAAGGATTTCCTGTGTTTCCGGGTCGCATAGCGTCATCTCTGCTGTCAGTACATAGTACTCCTTGGAGTATGCGCCGCTACGTTCCCGGTGTCGGAGGTTCCTGATGCGGGCGTGAACAATTTCTAGAGTTTTCAAGGGAAGGGTTACCTTCTTCTGCTTGGTGGTCTGATGGGAGCGGCATTGATGGTTACGATAAGCGTCTGGATTTGCTCTGAGGTAGCCTTGGGGACTTCAATGCTTCTGATGCGGTAGGATATGCCTTTATTTACCTGCCGGTTGAGCCATCTTTCGCTTCGCTCATTTTCTCGGTATGAGAAATATACGGGCTGTGGCGCCACACCATAGAGTTCACTTTCCGGATGCATGATGGTCTCGCCTGTGACGCTGTTGCTGAATGTTGCGATGCCTAGGAGTGATTCATCTCCAGGCGTGTAGTTCGCTCGGTTTGGCTTGAGTGTGATTGTGTCTGCCTTCTTACGGATTTCTACCACAAGGTTATCCAGATAGGTAGGCACTTCGCATACGCCGTCGAGGTATACGCGGATTTTCTCTTGTCGTCGTCTCATAGGGGCATCCCTTTACAGGAAGAAGATGCCGAAGTCCTGCTCAATGCCTCTGAACGCGAATGTCACATAGCCAGTATCGTAGTTGATGCTACGGGAGTCAGGGAAGACGGGTGCATACTGCCCGGAGTTCTGGATGTACTCTAGGATTTCCGTGTCGGTTGCGTTGCCTTCGGTGGTAACGTCGGTGATGTGCCCTTCGATAGCGCCAGTCTTCATGGGGGTGGGGAGGGGGATGCCTTCGTGGGTGATGAAGCGCATGTTCCAGCCGTTACCTTCCTCATTCTTGCGGACGGTGTACCCGTCTGCGCTTGCCGCGATGCGGGCAAGGTCGATAGGGGAAAGGTCATAGTCCTTATATGCAGGCTTGAACGTAATGTAAGTGGACTTAGTGAGTTCATTAGGTGTGGTGGTAGCCATAGGGCGTTCTCCTTTGTTGAAGGGGGTGTTCTCACGCCGGGGTGTGCTTATGAGCACACCCCGGCGTGTTTCCCCTTGCTGGTGGGTTACTTTTCGATACGGAAGACCTGCATGTCCTCGCCGCCGCTGGGCAGGAGGTCGCCGTAGTCGGCATAGGCTTCCGTCATCTTTTCAAGGACATGCTCACGGATGGAGCTTTCGAGCTCTTCCTGGTCGTTTGAGGTGCCTAGGTTGAGCGGCTTATCGAACATTGCCTGGAGAGTGTCAGCAGGCTCAAGTGCTCGCCACTGTCGCACCTCGCGAAGAGGGCGGGGGTTTGCCTGGTCTTCACGGGTTGCGGGGACGAGTTTCTGCTGGATTTCCAGCTCTACCAAGTTGTCCTTGTTGATAGTATACCCGATTCGGGTGTTGTACAGGACATCATCACCCATGACCGCAATGTATTCAAGGGCTGACATGGTGGGGTTGATGCTGGATGCTTCACCAATTTCCAGTGCGTACTCAATTCGGGTGTCGCCCAGTGATACGCGGTTGGTCAGCTCATTAAGGAGGTCGTAGTCTACTTCCCATTCAGGGAGCAGGTTTAGGTAGGAGGTGAGCTGTTCGCGCTTGAGGTCTTCCTCTACGAAGTCGTAATAATTCTTGGAGACCGCTTCAGGGTAACGGTCAGTGCTGAGGCTGTTGCGGACTTCTTCGATAAGCTCAGAGTCGCTGAGGTTTGCGGAGGTGAAGCCGCCAATTTCCTCATTGAAGTTAAGGGTTTTTGCGATGAGGGGTGCCATCTCGACTCGGCGGCGGTTGAAGGTGTCGATGAGCTCTGTTTCAAGAGCCTTATCGATATTGTTCAGTCGGGCAAGGATTTCGCCCTTCACCGCTTCGTTGAGAGAGAAGTATGCTCGCATTGTGGGTACTCCTTATTTGAGTGGGGATTGATGCTTCATTTGGAAGCTTGAATACACTAAAAGTGTACCACATATTTACAGATATGCAAGTCGGTGTACAAGAAAAGCCCCTAACGATTCCCGGAAACAGGGAAACATTAGGGGCTTTCACTCAGGTAATTACTGTGCCGCTACTTAAATGTGCTCAAGATGCAGACGAGCAACCTCGCTCACCTCAATGCCATTTAGGAAATCCTCATCGGACTTCGAAACGATAATAGCGCGCTTGTTCTTCTCACTCACCTGAATATCATCAGGCGACAGGGCACCGGACAGCTTCACATGGCACAGCACGGCAGGCTGAGACTTGGTGACACCGAAAGCGACACCCTGGACAACAATATCCTTCGCATCAATATCCAGCCCCAAGCTCTGACGTGCTTCACGTGCCACAGCGCCAGTAATAGGAGCACCATTTAGAACATCGTCAATACTGACACCACTAGTGGCAGAAACACCGTAGATGCCGCCACCAACCGGAAGACCATCAGCACGCTCAGTCAGCACAATATTACCATCAGCATCTTCAACAATTAGGCTGGTTGCCAGCGCGTTAGCAAGGCGTGCATCATGAGTGGTTACAACACCAACAGGGAACATACTGTCCTTAAATGCGGCAACACGCTCACGAAGCCCCTCATCCTCAATACCCTCCAGTACGGATGCCGGAATGCGAGGCAGAACATTGGTTGCCAGGAAACTGAAGAAGTCCGTCTCAGAAAGCGCAAACTCTGCAACCTTATCAGAGCTGTTCAGTCGTAGCTCTTCCAGTCGAGCGGAAGGGCTGTTGATAACGTTATCTCCGCCGATAAGCTTTGCAATCTGAGCAATCTCCTCGGTGGTGAAGCCAGGGTTGAACTTTGAGGGTGCGGTGGTTGCGGTTACGGAGTAGCCGTCAAGGGGTACGAACTGAGTCATAGAGCTTTACGCCTTTACTACTAGGACGGTAGCGTCATCACGCTTACCGTAGGTTTCATTGATAGTTTTCGAGCGAGTGAGGTTCTTCAGGGAGTTCTCAATTGGCTCTCCTGGTATATAGCAGTCCTTGAACCCGTCAGAGTACAGCATTGCGGTGACACTTTTGCCATGCAGTCTGATAGTGCCTGTCTTCGCCGCGTATGCACTCAGAGGGTCTAAGCTACCAATAGCGTACCCGTCTGCCGCGTTAGCTTTCAAGCGGGTTTTCTGAAATATGGCTTTCCTCTCATCCTGGGTAATGCCGCCCTGCTCTTGGATGATGTTCTGGATGCGCTCGCGGTTCTTCTGTGCGAATGGGGCAATACGGTTATCAGTATAGGTCTTACCCTTAACTTCTAGGTAGCAGTCACCCAACGAGAGGTATTCAATACCGCTGTCAGTAGCTCTGATAAGTATTATGGCGAAGGTGGGTAATTGCGCATACTGCTCTTGCGTGGTGGTATTTTGCGCCGTGTAGAGCCGGTATCTGGCTACGGTGTCGATGGTGTCATGCAGGATGTCTGCCAGGGATTTGTTGTCATTGCAGTGCTCAGGGAGGGTGTCGCTAATATCATTAACGATGTCTGCGACGGTGAAGGGTGGATGGATGGGATTGTTGAATAGTTCGGTTGCGCCGTCGATAACCCAGCCGTAGTTGTCGTGGTAACCTACGGCATCTTCATTCTCGGAGGCGGTGCCTTTAACGCTCTGGGCGCATTGGACGAGCATTTAGGAAGCGTCCCTTCTAGGGTGGGGTGAGGTGATTTGGGTACTTCTCTAGTATAGCTACTGACGAGGGGCTTTGACGTGTATGTGTTTCAGCTAACTCTTTCCCCTTGGTGCATCGATGTGTCTGTGTGGGTGTTTTCCGTATGCTAGAATGGTGACTATCAATTACTTGGTACACGCCCCATAGTGGGATACCTCTCAGGCACGCATATTCGATAAGGAAACACCATGTCCCAGAAAGTCTACACTTCCTCTAATCCGCTAACCATCTATGCTTCCATTGGTCCTTTGGAGCTACGTCGCCCTGTTATGGAGTACATTCGTGACAATGCGCGGGGGTATGAGGTTGAGCGCGGTGATGATGGTGAGTATATCCTCTACTTCCATGATGCGGACGGTAATAGGATGACGCATGGGGCGTTCAAGTTTGCTGAACTATGCGCGACTGTCCTTAACCCCACGCCTGGCGTGCGTGAGGTGCTTGAGGTGATGGCGATGAACAATATTCATGTGACGAATGCGTACTGCCAGCCGTATAAGCATCTGACTCGCCTGCGCATTGATGCGGACGGATTCAATCAGGCTCATACGCCGCATTCTTAACCTTGGAGGGAGGTGCCCTCTAGGGTGTCTAATAATTCTAAATTGGCTTACGAGTTGTCGAAGTACGCCACCGCCAATAGAGGGTATGCGGCTACCGCCTACTTGAGAGCCGCCCGCAATGGTGTGCTACTGCCGCCTGTTGGCGACCTGAGGCTTTCCATCCTCAGTAACGAGGAGGATGCGCTCGCATACACTGATGCTCGGATACATGCCGCATGTATGGAGTCTCCGAAGTATGCGAGGTTCCATAAGGACGATTCGATTATGAGGTCAAGCGTTGCCCGCGTCCGCCTGCTGGCTTCGGGGAATATCGCCGCTGAAGCGAAGTACTATGAGCTTGGGTTGCTACCTAGTGTTTCTGAGGGTGAGTATTACGGTACGGTGGAGCGACCCGTTTTGGGTAGCTTGCTGTCTGGGTCGGCTTTGAAGCGCCGTAGTGCCGCTGAGGATACTGAGGATGCGGAGCCGCTAGATACCTTGTGGTAGTAATTGTGTGAAGTTAAGCCCCTGCTGGTAAGGAGTATTTCCTTACTGGCTGGGGCTTAACTATTTTTTCTATTCGCCAAGGTAGTCGATAGATTCGATGGAGAGGTTGGCATCTGCACCCGCCGTTTCACTACCGGCAGTCACCTTGAAATGGCGGAGTCTGATTTCACCGAAAAGCTCGGAGGTCTGCTTCATCTGCTCATAGTTCGGCGGGTTGGGGATGCTGTACACCGTTTCGCCAAGCTTAGTGTCGCCCTGATAGAACTCTACGGCATATCGCTTATTAGCGGTGTCCACGGTAAGCGTCGCATCATGGAAGGTTCCATTGAGGAAGCTCACTGCATCCTCTGCGTTTACACCGGGGAATAGCTTTAGGGACAGGGGGATGTTGAAGTCGTGGAAGAACCTATCTGGGGTGAACCCTGCGGGGACGTTGTTCCAATACATTGAGTCCATAAACATTGTCACTGGTTCCTTTGGGGCTAGATGTTTACGTGATAGCTATCAATGTGGAGGTAGAGGCGTTCATTATCAATGGTGATACGTGCCTTGTTCTCGAAAGGGCTGTCGAGGATGAACATGCCGAACTCATGTACGGGGTCGATGGTTACGGTGTATTCCTTACCTTCGGCAGTAATGGTGCTTTCGAGGTATTCCACGGTAAGCTCATCACCACTGAAGCTGTCCGGGTTAATGCTGAAGCGCGCTTCGTCCAGGTTAGCATTAGCGAGCGCTTCGAAGGTTTCCGCATCTGCGCTAATGGGGAAGTCGATGTCGGTGAAATGTGCGGTGAGAAAATGGTTCTTTGCCATGATTATCATCCTTTCAGATAGCGGTAGTTGTTGTGGTGTGGCTTGCGTTATGCAAGGGTGCCCATGAGGGCAACGATGAGCTGGTATGCTTCGGTGTTTTCGGAGCCGTCTGCCTTGTCCTCCATGTCAGTTACGGGGCTGATGCGGATGACAGGGGTAGTTGCCAGGCTATCGGTGGTGATGGTAACCAAGTAGGTGCCTTCGCGGGTTTCTACCAGGTAGGAGGTGCCGCCTTCGATGGAGACAGTATCAATATCGTCGATGATACCCAGGTGCTCGCGGTTGCTTTCTAGGATATTGAGTGCATCCTGGGTTGCGGTAGCGGTCTTTGCTTCGATGATGTGGGTGGAGGTGATGTACATGATTGTTGCCTTTCAAGCTAAAGCTAACTTACAGAAAATAGTGTATCACATGTTTCAGCCCCTGCGCAAGTCGCTATACGGTCTTTTCTGTGGTACTATCGATAATAACACATAAGCCCCATAAGAAAGGAATAGAATGCGAGTTAATGCCGCAGGGGAAGATAATGTCATGTTTGCTGGGTGGCGCAATATTATCGCTCACATGCAGAGGAATCACTCTGTCCCCGCTACTGCGCCGTCATGGGCAGGAGCTAAGCATATCCAGAAAGCCCCCGGCTGGAAGCTTGAAAAATTCTGTAGCAATAAGGGCCCCTACTACGGTTGGTCAGACATGGACGGTGTTAATAGCGTTCACACCGACCAGGACTGCGTTATTCCAGAGGAGAAGTTCGTTGCAGGCGACATCTATAGCACAGCCTCAGTGACGCTACGACCTAAGAACCTCGTGACTGGCTCCATCCTCACCCATGACGCTGTTATCGAGCGCCACTGCCTTGTTGCAGGTGGAGTTAGCGTCCGCAACAGTGTCCATATTGAGCATGGCGCACTCATCGGCGCGCCTTACCGCGTCGCACCCCACAAAGCACCCCTGCCTCTATGGTGTACTGTTGCAGTGCTTGCTGACGGTGACATCACTATTGATAGCGGCGCAGTAATCTTCGGCAGTGTCATCTCCCTATCGGGTGAAGTACACGTAAAGGATGGCGCACACATCTTCGGGCGCGTCTATGACAGCAAGCGGGGGCTTCCGCATGACGGATTGGATATTGAGGAAGCAAGAAAAATACCTGGCGTTGTAGCCGCCTACTCTCCTATTGGCGTACCCCCCGCAGGGAAAGAGCCAATGTTTGCGAATACCTGGCTTGGTCAAGGTTATCCCATCCCTAAGGCGCGCCACAAGGAATGGCGCAAGGACAGGGCGCTTTGGTATGGCGCATGGGATGACAACCTTCGCCGTATCCCCCTCGGTAACTACCAGCGTGAACACGTCTCCCCTCTTGGTTGCTCATGCGTAGACGGCAGTCGCGACAAGATGGAGCCTAATTCTAAAGTCTACCCCTACTTCGCATCCGACGTGGAGACCTGGCTTAAAAGCTGGCTTATGGGTGGTGCGCCCGGTCTATGGGAAAACAGCTTCATCCTCGGGGATGTGGTGGTACCTAGGCGTAAGACGCTCATCATCCCCAAGGATTCATTCGTTGATGGCACCATCACTCTTAAGCCAGGTGCCCACCTCTACCTGAGGGATGGGGCGCAGGTGTCCGGCGGCATCATCACCACCTCAAGAAACCACATTACTATCGGCAGGGAGTGCATGGTGTACAACGGCATTATGGGTGACGGAAAGACCATGACACTGGACTCTGTTGGAGATTTGAAGACTCCCACACTGCATACCCTTGAGGCTGGCATCACTAAAGATTTGGCAGATAGCGTGTGGGGGTGGGGTGCTCGACACACAGAGCGAATGAAGCGAACCTGTAGGTTTAGCGATGAGTTCATGGTTCTACATGGCAATTACCGCGCAAGCCTATATGCTCTCTTTGTGGCGCAGTACGTCTAGCAACCTCCCTTACCATCACCACCAAAGTAAAACCCCCTTAGGAAGCCATATGCGGCTTCCTAAGGGGGTTTTACTTACTTATGCAGGTGCTTTTATGCTCCCGCATAGAAGAAGTGCTTGAGGGTGGCGTGGCGAACCTTACCGTAAGCCTTGCTAGTCTGAATGGTCGCAACCACGCCCTTGATGTTCTGAATGGACTCATTGCGCTTAGCGGCAGGCTTCTCCCGCTCCTGCTGGACGGCAGGGACAGGGCTCTCGGCGCGGGCTTCTAGCTTCACCGCCATATCTTCAAGGTCAGATACCTTAATGGCGTAGAACTTGCCCTGAATGGCGGCGGGGAGCTCACCGCTTCGAATGAGTGCCATGACTTCCGGGCGGGTGGTGCCTAGAATCTGTGCCGCCTCTACGGGGGATACCTCGGAGCGGCGAATTTCAATGTGGGTTGCGTTGCCCTCTGCGAGGGTTGCAATGAGGGCTTCCAGGACACTGCTCAGGTTTGCAGGCATTACGCGCTGACCCATGCGGGTGGTAAACGCCGCCTTGTTCTTGTTGCCGGTGAGCTTGGTCAGCTGGCGGGCTTCCTTGCAAGCCTGCATAAGAACTTCGGGGTTGATGGTGATGCGGTTCTGCATTGGCTAAACTCCTTAGCGTTGATGGCAGTTTGAATTAGTGAGAGGTAGAAGTCTTACCCCCCCTTATGGGAGGATAACCCCTCGCTACATATATAAGTGTATCACATATTCCAATGGGGTAACAAGGCGAATGTTAGTGAGGTGCATCACTCTTGAATGTGGGCATAAATGTGGCGGGTACCAAGCTCTAAGTCTCAGTACCCGCCAAACATATGTGTGAACGCTATGCGCCCTTCTCATTCTCGGGAGAGCTCACTACAGCACTATCTGCATCGGCAACTGCTTCACTAGAAGGCTTAGCCACAGGTTCCTCACCCTCCTTGGCTTCCACTGGCGCATCTTCCAACTCTTCCTGAGTCGGCTCCCCCATGCCTCGGAAAGGACCAACGAGTGCGAAAGTAGCCAGAACCACACAAATGACTGCAATAATCAGCTGAACGACCCTCAGGGTACTATTATCTCCCCTAAAGACTTCAATAAGATTGCTAACACCCATTCCAGCGAGCACCAGCATAAAGAGCACTGGCTGGCTACAGCTCATGAGCGACTTCATGAAGGTCTGACCTTTTGGTCGGAAATTGAAATAAATAATAGCGATACCAGCGGCAAGGAAAATATCACCGATAAAGCCAAGCAAATAGTGAATAGAATGCATATCAAGCATCTTGAGAACCTTTCGTATGTGCAGGCATGACAGGGAACCTGCAAGGATTATGTGCTCTCGCCCCCGCCTTGGTTAGCATAGAACCGTGACAGGGGCGAGAACTAAATACTTCTAGTCTACCTCGGGAGCAGTAGAGGGCTTGAAGCGTTCCGGGAAGTATAGGCAGAAGTCGGTAATCTTACCGTCAATCCCCTCCTCCTCATCCTCCTCACCTTCATTGCCTTCAATGAGGCATAGAGGCGACTCAGAATCATCAAGCGTATACTTCACACTCGCATTAACCGGAAGCTTATACGTACCCATCAGCTTATAATCATCTTCTTCAAGAAGTACATACTTCTTGCCCTCGTGAGACTTAATGTAGTCGTCAAGAACAGTACCCTCGCTATCGAGACCGTTGAAAGGCAAGACGGCGAACTCCAACGAAGAATAATCCCATACCTTATCGTAAGGAGCACATTCCCCATCAGTCGGAATGCCAGGGTTAAAGAAAATCATTGCGAGAGCCAAAGCGCCGGAAGCGTACATGAGCCACACCGGAGCTGACTGCGTGAAGAAGAACAGGGAGTACAACGCAACTAGCGCAATAGCCAGAAGAGCGGCGGAAGCAGTCATCACCAGCGAAGAGAAGGGGCGATGCAGAAGGCTCCAGCCGGGGAACTCCAAATCCCCCATCATCTTATCGTGATTGATACGCAGAATAGGCTCATCAATCAGACGGCTAACCTCATTCTCTCCAAAGTTCTCAACAGCCGCCGCATAACGCTCAGCACGAGACTTCTCATAGACCGAACGAATCAAACCCTTAACAGGCTTCTTCTCAGACATCGGAACATGAATCTCATAATGCAGATAACGCCTAGCAGACTCCCACTCACCAAAGACAACCTTCAGCCTCGGAGCAGAACCCTCAATCGCATCATAAACAGTGCGGACACTATCGACCCTATCCAGGGAACCCTTCGAGAAAACCGGAGCCACAGGCAAGACCTTAGCCTCACCATCATCCGAAACAGTGACCCAAAGCTTACCGTCAGCAACCTTGAAGAACCGCTCCACATACGGAGCGCCCTCAGCGACACCCTCAACAGGTAGCACCTCATACTCGACAGCCTCATCATCACTGTAATCCCTCACAGCAAGAGGCTCACCGCCGGTACGCTTCCACAACGAAAAGCCAATGAGTGAACAAGTGAACGTAACCACCGAAGCGGGCAAAAGAAAAATTCCACTGACGAAAATGAAAAAGCCCGTAACCGGCGAATAGCCACCCGCAGTCGTAAGATTGAACCCAGACAATGCGACACCGCCCAAGGACAGAAGTAGCATAGCCACCGCGAAAGCAAACAGGTTACGCCGCGAAAGCTTAGCCAAAGCCCTAGGCAAACTTAGTTTCTCGTAAAGAGACAAACCGATACACTACCTTTCAGTAATAAGAACGAATAAGAATAAGGAACAGCAAGAAGAAGCCAGTCCTTTGTGCATGGGAAAGCTTAGCTGGCATCTATAGAGAAGTACGCCTCCAAATTAGGGAGAATGCTCACCCAGTACATGAAGTGTATCCAGTTTCCCAACTCGGTTAGATGGGTCAAGTCTTAGCCCTGACGGTAACCCTTAGTCGGTAGATGCCAGCCTTTCCTGGTCTTGACACCGCCGCCACCCAATTGCTATCAGGCTTGGCAATGCCCATTTATTTAACGCACCTCACCCGTCTCTCACAGGCAAGGCGTGTTAGCTCAAGTGTAACACAGACGAGCCCCATGCGTGAAAAATGCGGACTCCCTGCACTGCATATTCTCTACCTGCCTCGTCTTGAGGTGGGTGCCATTGCGGGATTAGCTTGGAGTTATGACGCATTCTGTGGTACTGCGTATGGTGACTTCGTAGTCCTCAGTCCAGTAGTTGTCTGGGGCATACCCGAATAGAGCGTCAAATACTGCTCGTATTTCGCCATTGGTTTCACGTTCCACACCTAGCAGGAATGTGCTTATGGGCTCTTCCAGCCCCTCGGCTTTACACTTCTTGAGGTATTCATTTTCGGCAAGTTCTGTGATACGTTGTTCTACTGCCGGGGTGATGGTCTGTACGTGGTGCATCGCAGGTGGGTTAGATGCTTTCGTAGTATTCGACATCTTCTTCGATTGTGTAGGTGTTGGTTGCGCTGATGGTTACTCGGTAGCCCCTTTGCCACTGGCGGTATCGGGAGTCTTCGTAGTAGGCGAACGCCAGGGCTTTGATGGAGCCGTCGTTGGTGCGTTCAAGTTCTTCTAGGTAGACCTCGTGAGGGTCGCTTTCGGACGGGTCCATGACGCTTACTGCCTTGGTCTTAACCAGGTTCGCAATGTATTCCTGGGTGGTTTCGCTAATGCTGGTGGTGGTCATGAGGTTTGCCTTTCCTGGTTGGGTAGTAGGTGGGGAGCTTTGAGCCCGCCCCTCATATGTAATAGTTTACCACAGATTTTACGCCCTACAAACATTGCGAGTCTGTCATTTTGAAGATGGGCCAGTAGTGTTTGCAAGGCGCGCATGTTAATTATTAAGAAATTGCGAAAAACAATACCAATATGAGGCTAACCCCTTAGGGATGAACTTCATATTGGTACTACTTTTCACTTCTTATAGAGTGTCCGATACATGACCTGCCGCGAAGGTTGAGCGTGATAGGTACGCGGCTACCACGCCGTCAATCCCAGAAGATTCTTCGCCTGCTGGGGTGGTTAGGGTTGATGTGAGGTAAGCCATTCCAGCAAATTTTCATTTCGTCCCAAAACTGTGGTACAGTGTATTTCGTGAAGCTTCGCGCTTCCACATCCATAGTACGATAACTACTGAAGGAGACCAATGTCTACCAACACCATTACCCTTGCCAACTTCTCCATGCTCGGCTTCTTTGAGGGCGACTTTAGCGCCCAGTATATTGAAGCACTCAAGGGCGAAACCTCGACGGTAATCAAGAACCCGTCCATCAAGCTTGATAAGACTTCGGGCGCTCAGGGTCGCCAGGAGCATCTTTTCCTCGATGTTGAATTTGAAGCACCCGCTGACCTGGAGCCTGCAAACGCTGAGGAATCTGACGGCGAGCAGGATACCATCATCTTGAAGGCGGTTTTTGGTATCACCTCGGGCGCTATTCGAGACATTGCCGAAAATATTGCGGCTATGGGCGATATTCCCGTGGAGGTTGAGATTACCAACATCTCCACTTCTGGAGGCGGTTTGAAGATGTCGCTTGGTGGCTCTGGCTTGCTGGAGCTGACCGCCTAGCATCTTCCTTGTCTGATTGAGCTGACTAGCGTATAGAATGAAGTGCCCCTCGCGTTGAATTTGCGAGGGGCACTTTGTTGCGCCATTTGCTATTGGCGCGTATTGGGGTTAGCCGCCGGAGGTACCGCCGCCAGACTTCGAACCACCACCAAAGCCGCCCTTCGAACCACCCGAGGAGGAAGAGCCGCCACCCTTCGAGCCACCGCCCGAGGAGGAGCCACTATTGGATGACGAACCACCCGACTTCGAGCTATTGGAGGAGCTGTTCGAGTTCGACCCGCTGGACTTCTGAGAGCTGTTCGAGCTGTTGCTGGAGGAGTCGCTGGACTTTGAGCTACTGCCGCCGTTCTGGGAGCCACTGGAGCCGCTGTTGGGCTTCGAGTTAGTGTCTGCCGCCTTGTCGGACTTGGAAGCGCCCTGGGAGCCGCTGGAGCCGTTCTGAGAGGTGTTATCGTTCTTGTTGCCAGTATTGCCAGAGTCAGGCTTGTTTCCTGCCTTGTTTGCGGCAACAGCGCCTGCCGCCGCTCCAGCCGCCGCGCCTGCACCTGCCGCCGCCGCTCCATTATTGGAGGAGCTTGATGACGAGTTGGATGAGGAGTTTGAAGACGAGGAATTGCCAGCAGGCTTGCCTGCCGCGCTCTTCATGTTGTTGCGCTCGATGGTGGCGACCTTGCCGTCCTTCATGCCTGCCTTTGCGCGAGCGGAGCGGTAAGAGTCTGCAAAGGAGCCGCCGGTTGAGGGGAGCCCCTGGTATACGGTGCCCTTTTGAGGTACAGTATTGGAGCCGCCATGCAGGGAAGCGCCAACGCTGGGTACGTTGCCGTTGTTGTAGCCGCCCGTGTAGGCGTAACTGCCGCCGCCATTGGAGTTCTGTGACATCATGTAGCCGATGTAGTACCAGATGAAGGGGTTTCCACCGCCGCCGTTATGGGAGTCGCCGCCCGAGCCTGCACTGCGTGCATGTTCTGCCGCCGCCTCGCCGGTCGGTGAAGCTCCTGCGGTGGTGGGCTCTTCGCAGTTATTGTCTTCCGCGCGGGTATTGTCAGCAGTGTTCTGGCAGACGCGCACATATTCCATCCCCAACGTGCTGAAAGGGGTTTCCGTAGGCTGGGGTGAGGTATTTGAGTTAGGGGCTGAACAGCCGGATAGCGCGAGTAGGCTTACACCAGCCGCCGCCGCAAGGCGAATAGCGGTCTTGTCCCCATGCTTAGGTAACTTGGAGAAAGATTCACCTTTACGTGAAGGGGTGGAGTTGGTAGACATATGTATCCTTTGGTTGTCGCCGCCTATCGGGGCGGGATAGTTCGTGTGGGAAATGGTGTAGGGGGTGACATGTCCATTATAGGGGGTATTGCGTACATTGCGGAACATTGAGTTGGGCGTGCTTCTTTGACGTATAGCACAGGCGCTAATGGTTGCTTACCCCTAGGTAGAAAGAGAGAAGTTGAGGTGAGGTTTGCCGTCCAGCTGTTTACTGAGCGGCAACCTCACCTCAACTCATTTCACGCAGGCACCTTAGCGCTTACGCTTCTTCTTCTTAGTGAGGAAGGCGTTGGAAACTACCTTGAAGTGGGCGCGGTTTCCCAGCTCCCTGCGAGGCTTACCATCCTTGAAGTACCAAACGATGCCCTCTACGGTTTCACCCGGCGCAACGGCAGAAGTGATGGTGTCAGGCTGAGCAACGGCATTGCCTGCGTCCCAGGTAACGTTGTCGAGGATGGGAACCCAGAGCCCTGCATCTTTGAATCGACGTTCAACATCTGCGTTAGATGCATGGAAAGCGCGGAAGTCTGCAACGTCGCCGGTGGCGAACTTAAACTTCGAGCTAATCTTGTTGCAGAAGAGTTCACCCTGCACCCATTCTCCAGGCTTGAGGGTGTCGAACACTTCTGCGTAGCGGGAGTAGCCGTCGCGGTAGTACTTCCAGGCGGAGCTGTTGAGTGCTTCCTGCTTGATGGCGTAGTTACGGTTAGCGATGCGGATAGCGCCAGTTTCAACGTCTCGCCAGATGGTCATAGAGGTTCCGTCAATCTTCTCAGTGGCGTACACCTCATCAGCGGAGATGGTCTCGAAGAAGGAGGCGGGAATGTTCTGGACGCGCTCAGCATCAGTAGTGCCAATGAACCCAGGGAAACTTTCCAGCCCCTCTTCGCCAACCGCGAGAATAGCATCTTCAATGTGCTTGGTGACAATGCCGTCAAAGTAAGCATCCACCTCATCCTGGGAAGCATCCGCAGATAGACCTTCAAAGCTTTCCAGGGGGAGCAGGAGACCCTGAGAGAGGCTTTCGCGGAAGTGCTGGCTACGGAGCACGACACCCGAGATTGCCTTACCATTGATGACGCGGGTTGCCTTCTTACCCTTAATGGGGGCAAAGGCAGGGAAGTCGCTACTCAACAGGGAGTCAATCTCAAAGTAGACCGCCTTGTCGCCTTCCTGCATGGTCTTGGGTGCTACCACCCACCACAGGGTATCCTTCGGGTTTGCCATGTGGATGAAGTTTGCGGGGTCGTTGCATTCCTTAGTCTTGTCGATGGTGACAATGCGGGCGAGGTGGCGGATGCCGTCTACAGCAGTCGATGCCATGAGAGTATTTTCCTTTCAGAAAGTAATGTGTCCAGTAATGGATTTGTTGAGCATGTGTAAGGTTCTTACTCAATCACCATATGCGTAAAGTCTACCACAGATTTTGGACTATGGCAAAGTGTCTGGCATGGGGTCGTGGTGTATACTGGGCATATGATTACCTACCTATGGAAAGGATAACACCTACTGTGAACAACAGTGTGATGCGAGTTTTGAAGATGCACGTCAAGAAGTATGGCGGGGAGGTTTCTTAATGAGTGAGTTCGTCCGGGCGTTTGAGGCATTGCCACTGCCTCAGTTCTGGCTGTTCGGCATGTATGCCTTGTACCTGCTAGTAACTGGCTCCAGGCTATATAGGGCGGTCTTCATGAAGCGCGAGCTACCCGAACGCATTGCGCTACCTGCTCTACTGCTCTTTGCGGGGATGTTTCGCCTAAGTATTGATAGGCAGGTTCCTGGCTATGCTGTGATTGCTGTTCCTGTGGTGTTGCTTATTGCTGTCGTGGTTATGGTGAAGCTTGTTCAGCTTATTGTGCCGCCCACGTTGTTCTTTTTCTTTGGGTGGGTTTTTCTGCTTATGGTCTCTATTTTGAAGGTTGCCCCGGAGGATGCGCGCGATAAGGTGTTTAGCATACTGAGGGGGCTTCTAGAGCGCGGTGAGGTAAGCTAGTCATTCGTATAAGCTTAGCGACTGTTGAGAGAAATAAAAGCGCCCGACCACTCTGCATCCGTTTAGTACGGAGTATTGCAGGGGTCGGGCGCTTTTACTGCTTTAGTTACGATTAGAAGTTATCCATCTTGAGAGTGATGTCTTCGCGCGTGATGTTCAGCTGTCCGAGCAGTGCGTCTTCGACGGCTACATAAGGCTCAGGCGCTTCACCATCAACAGTGCTGTCGAGAATTAGAACTTCAGAGGTTACCTCCAGTACGGAGTCTGCATCCTTGAAGTCGTACTTATTCTTGCCTGGCTGTACGTCGAACGCAAGGAGCTTCAGATGGCAACAGGGAGCATAGGTGTCGTCTTCGTAAGACCACATGTGCGTGTCGGTGGCACGCCATTCTAGCGCAAGCTTACCGCCTCGCTTGAGGTATTCATGAACGTCTTCAGCGGTGGACAGGTAAGAGCGTTCAATTACTTCGTGGAGCTGTTCTTCTTCCTCGCGGGTAAGGTGGAAGATGTGGGCTGATTCGAGCTGGCTGGTCATGGGGCAGAGAGCCTTTCTGTAAGGTTTCGATTTGGTGTCTTTCAAGGGGGGGCGGCTTATGCCTACCCCACCCATATATGGTTAGTCTACCACATATTCTGTATGTCGCGCAAGAAGATGGGTGTATATCACAGGGATATGCCTGTGGAAAAATATTAACACTACATGTTGCATACCAGGGATTTTATGTGGTACAGTATTCATGTCGGCAGGAATTGCAGACACGAACAACTTTACCCAATCAATCTAAGGAGAGCATTATGGCTCAGGTAACCCAGGCACTCACTATCGAAGGTCAGCTCCACATGGACGAAGCTCAGAAGAAGATTGTGAAGCTTCCCAAGTATGGCGAACCCACCGGCAAGCACTACCAGCACCTCATCAACTTCCTGCAAGGTGAACACACCAAGAAGACTAACACCCCCTACCAGATGTACGGAAAGTTCAACATCTGGAGCAACAGCGAAGAAGGTGAAGAACCCTACGAAATTGGCTACGAAGTGGAGTTCACCTCTGACGCAGAATGCGAGAAGCCGACCGGCATCCGAATCTTCGAATATCGCGAAGACGACGAAGACGGTTGCGAGAGCAACAAGGAACTTCTTGCCCTGAATGGTCGAAAGTTTAAGGTTACCAGCGCAATGCACTTCAGCTCCGCAGGTGACTACCTGGCAGAGACCGCCATCGAGCTCATCGACTAAGCGAAACATGGCAAGGCGGGGCACCTCCAAGCAAGGAGGTGCCCCGCCTTGCCATGCTCTACGACACCTGCGCCCGCCATGAGCGCCACTTTTAGTGGATATGGGCAAAAATGTGTCGCCGCCTCGCTTGCCGCTGGTAGAGGCGTTCAGCTTCTCAGTTGTGCGCTCCTCGCAGTTACTACAGGTCTGAGATGACGAATTGAAATGCGTCAATACTGAATAGGTGGGATGATAGTTCTATCAAGCCGCTACAAACTGGCGGTGCGCATTCATGCTACCAACACCAAGGAGATACCTATGCAGAACGACTACCAGCCGGGCGAAGACCTCACTATCACCATTGCGCACATCAAGCACAACATCAAGGTTCTTGCCGTCATTCATAAGAAGGCGCAGGCATTGCTCGACAAGCCCATTGAGGCGCTGTATGCCATGACTGATGCCTTTGAGGAAGGGGAGCCGGTAAATATGCCGATGAACCTCAAAGCTGTTACTCGCATTCAGAAAGTAGATGCTATCTTGAGGGATGCGCGGGCGGTTATTGAGGATGCGCGGCTATCCCTTGCTATTATGGCGTGCGGCGGCATTAACCTGGAGTCCTTCAACTCTGACAGTATGGTGATGCGAGATGCTGTGGCGCTTGAGGTTACCACTAGGAAGGCGGTGGAGGAGCTTTCTGTTCGCTGGTTGGAGCACTCTACTCACCTAGATACCGTAGGTGAGGAGTTCTAAGGCGCACTGCTGGGCACAAGAGACGGTGACTATAGCCCCCTCTCTTATGCCCAGCACTTTATCTGCGGTTACTCCCAAGCGATTTGCAAAAATAGTTCCAAGTATGGTACTATTTAAATGTAGCAAGGAGCTACAGCAAAGCAACTACCGAAAGGTTCTCAATCATGTACAAGTTCAACTTCTCCATCCCCGAAGCCATGTACGAAAAGTATGGCTGGAACTTCGACACCGAATGGGACCTCGACATCACTGGCTTCCGCGTCTACAATAAGACCCAGCGCATCACCATGCAGGTCATCATTGAAGCAACCGATGAGGTCTTCAATGTTGAACTGGAAGGCATGAACTATGTGAAGTTCCCCTTGACTAAGGAACTTATCGAACACGCACGCAAGAACAAGAAGCCCCTGTCTTGCGTGGAGGTCGTATGCTTCAATAAGCACTACGTCAAGTTCACCGCAAAGAACCTTTAATCTACGCATAGTTAGCCCCTAGGACAGCCATCCTAGGGGCTAACTATATATATGGGGGGGGTGCCCAGTCCTCAGAGGTGGCATGGGTAGCCCCTCACACAGTCCACCTCTTGCACGCCGTAATAAATATGTGCTATACTTAAATCATCAAGTCAAAATCTACCGAAAGGTTCCCGAAATGCCTCTCTACATCCCCCTCATGCTGGCAGGCGGCTTCACCGCATACGTCGCGCTCATGAATGAACCCAAATTCCGTAGCCTCCTGCGAATCTGGCACACCACTGAAAAGTTTAAGTCGCTCACTGCAAACGCTAAGCCCAGCGAAGAAGTCGCTAAGTCCGACAAGGAGGACGTAAAGCCCAAGGTTCCCGAACACCACGTGTGCGTTGGAGACGACAAGTGCATCTATAAGCACGTAGAGGAGTAGCTACAGCCAAAAGAAGACCTCAGCGATTAACTGCTGAGGTCTTCTTTTTGTTCGGACAAGGAACTTACTGGAAAGATGGCAACCCTGCACCCACCTGCGATGTGAGAGTTGCCTGCCCGCCAGTCACGAGCCCCTACGAGAGTGGGGGAAAATCCATTGCCAGAGGTTCACCGTAATCATCCATCATATCTCCCCAAGGGTCATACACGGGCTTAGCAACCACTCTCGCCTCACTAACCTCCCGGTTATGCTCCTGGTAGATTTCCAGTAGGCGAGTAACTTCGGAGTATTGCGTAGGAAGCGACGGTTTGGGCTGGGCGATATTACTAGGGGTAATTAGGTAAAGACCGCTGGTAGCACGCTCATCCTGCATAGTGTCACGCACCTTGCCTTCTACGCAGGTAATCCAGTCGGTATCAGAGGTATCCACCGTGATACCGCTATAGTAAGCACATTCTTCATAGGTGAGGTTGCTTTCTGCGGGGACGATACGCATCTGGTAGTGGAGCGTATTCTGCTGGTCACGCTTCTTCTTGCTATTGTATGCAAGTTCCATGCCCGCCGCAGAGATAACTTCTGTAGCAGTGCTTGGCGGGACTACAACCTCGCCATCAGGGAGGGAAACGTAGAAATAGCTACTCTCTTCTTCGGGAGGGATTGCAGGGTCAGCGGGGCGGGTAGCAATGTCTTCCGGGGTGCTCAGCTGGCGGTCGATAACCATTCGCTGTAGAGTAGGGTTGTTCCAGTATGCAAGAAGCTCTAGGGCGTTATAGGTTTCGCCGGTGGTGGTGGTCACTTCCGGGTACTTGCGGTAGCGGTTTTTGCTGTAGGTTCCGTGGATTGCGCCGCCACCAAACTCGGCGGGGATGAGTAGCTTCACAGCATCATGACGCTTAATATGCCACTTTTTACGAGGGGTGGGCGTATCCCCCTGCGCATAGGTTACCATGATGCGGCTCATTGCCTTCTTACTCCCTCAGATTGATTACTGGAATGTCTGAGCTATACGCCCAGCAACTATGCAACCAATTATACCACATATTTAAACGCTGGAAAGAAAGGGCTTGAGGTATGGCGCGGGAAATGAAACCCGCGCCGCACCTCAAGCCCTGAGTGACCTACAAGTCCCTACTATTCGTTATGCAACACGCGGCGCAAAGAACCCGTATCCACAGGCACAGTAAGACCAGATGCCGTAATAGTAGGCGGCTCAGCAGTACGTCGAGCCCTCTGCCAAATACTCACAATAACACCAACAAGCACAAAAGCGTTACCAATGAGATTCGTGTAACTACCCACCGCAATATAGTAGCTAACCCACGCGGCAACATTCAACAACGTAACAGTTTTAAGCAATGCAAAGCTCTCCATGAGCGCCATAGCAAGCCCAGTAGCACCACCCAAAAGAGCAAGAGTGCCCGGAGACCAAACCCCACGCCCAAGAATCGCATACTGAGTAACCGCCGCCGCCACAACCGCAACACCCATAGACGCTACCCTATAGACGGTCGTCCGCACGAACTTCAGCCTATCCTCCAGCATGAGCATACTGTAATAAGTGAGGTTCACCAGGTTCATCACCAGCACACCCGACTGCCCAAGCAGAAACGACTGTACGCCCGTCATAAGGCACATACCAAAGCTCAGGTTCCTCACCCATCGCCGGTCAGCATAGCCGATAAAGAATAGTGAAGCGCTAATACACAGCCCCAACACCTGAACGATAACCATAGACATGGGTTACAGCACTACCTTTCTGAGTGACCCAGCACCTCGCGCCCAGCGAAGCACCCCCCCCCACGCATAACCTGCATGAGAGGGGGGCGCATAATATTTCCGCACTACTTCCAGCAATGCGCTTACACCACTTAGCTTAGCACAGTTCCCATATGCCGTGAAGCGGCTAGAAAGGAAGCATGGTGGAGATTACGCCAAGGACGACGAAGAACGCCATCGCGCACAAGCCAAAAGCAATGGAGCCGCCCGCACACATATTCTCACGCGGCTAGGCGGGTCAAGGATTTTCCTTGACGGTAACCCTCAAGCCAACCCTAAGGGGCTGACCTTCCTGGTCTTGACACCACCCGAAAGGGCAATGTCCGTTTAGTTTATCCACCTCTCCCAGTCTCTCACAGGCGAGGTGTACACAATATTACTTTACCTCATTATTGCTCCTATCGCCGGTTGGGGGTACTTGCTAATTGTGTCCTTGGGGGACTACAGCTTTTCCACCCATTCCTGGTAGTCTGCCAGCATCTTACGGGCGGGGATGATGTCGATATGGTCAATGTGACTGTAGCCAAATACAGCGGACTTGGCGTATTTCAGCAGGTTAGGGATGCTCACCTCTAGCGGCGCTTCATGAACCGCGATTTTGGGAAAGTAATCCCATTCGTCGTCATCTTCCTTGTCAGGGACAGTTGCAGAGTCCACAAGGTAGACGTATTTAGCGGTTTCGGGCTCTACGTCTTCACTCCAGTATTCGTACATGGGATTACTGACGGGGATTTCGTTGCGCGCTTCGTCGTACAGACCGCCATATTCGTTGGCATTGCGGCAGAACTCTGAACTGTGAGCGAGTGCGTTTCGGCTCAGGTGCTCCGCAATATCGTCAAGGGTGTTTGCGGGTTCCCCATAGACGGTGATTTCAGTGCCACCCATGAGGGACTGGCGGGGCGCATGAATGATGACGCTGTAGGCTTTGCCTCCACAGCGTTCAATCTCTTCAATGCTGGACTGGATGCCTTCGATGTCGTTAGGGTGGATACCTGAATACTCCACGGGTTCGTGAATCATTGGGGTTATACTTTCTGCTAGGTGTTTGCTGTGGCTAATGGTCTATTCGCACCCACATGATGTAGGGGTGCTTCAATCTGTGAATATGGCGAGTGTTCCTCGCGCCTGTGATACGTAGGGATATAGGGGCACTCATTGCTTAGCCCTTATATGGCTCTACTGTGGCTTGACCCAGGTGCGGCGACGAGGAACCTTCTCCCACTCAAGCAGTTCCTTAGCTTCGTCATGATGCTCATTGTAAGTGTCAATAGCCTTGACGATGTAATCATCCACTTCTTCCAACGCCGATTCGGTGGCTCGAATCTTCTCGCTGGGTACGACCCATGCGCGCCCGCCGTAAAGTTCGGTGCCATAGTAAGCGCCGTCCATGAAAAACAGGTTTAGTGTACCACTGGAGAGATTATGGATAGCCTGTTCGATGGCTTCCAGGTATTCGCGACTTGCCTTAGTGCCCCAACCCTTGCGCTGGATATGGTAGCGAACATCCTGCATACGCTCAATTAGCCCCGCTTCCAGTTCACCTAGCATACTGCATACATGCCAGTATTCTAGATGCATGAGTCGGGACAGTTCCCAAATTTCATCATTATTATCGTGAGGCATCCATTCGTAGCTACCGGGGGTGTAGTACTTACGCTCATACATTGGGTATGCATCCTTTCGGGCTGAAATTTCGATTAACTACTAATAGTGTACCACATATTAGTTGGTATTTGCACACCCATATGTATAGGTTTGCCGGGCATCTCAGTTACGAATGCCCGACAAACCTTATGCGTTAGTCAGTCCAGATGCCTGCCATAGTGTCGCGCCAAATGCGTTCCACGGCGGCAACGTCCATGCCCTCCATAATGGCGGGGTCTACAGTGTTGCCGATTTGTGCGTTGCGCCACATCCAAACCTGACGTGCGTCAGCACTGCCAGCGTCACGGAAGAATAGCCAGGTAGCGCAGTCGCAGTTAGCCGCGTCATTTGCAGGGTTCACACAGAAGGTGTTGAACTGAGGTGCTTCACCTTCTTCAATCTGTGCCCTCAGAACACCCACCATATCCAGTGACCACCCATCCATGTTACTTTCGCCGGTCGCCTTTTCTGCAATGTCTACCCATTCAGTGCCCTCGGAGGTGATGAAGCCGTTACGAGCGTCCACGAAGCGGGTAGCTTCACTCTCGGTGGCATCCAGTGCCACATTACCGACGATGCCGATAGTTTCCAGGGAGAAGGAGCCGCCGGTCTGAATAGTACCTGATATGAGCGTGGCGAACATGCCGGTTACGCCACTAAACTCAGAGCTGGTACTGTCAATAAAGCTGTCACGGAACTCACCGCTAGTCAGCGGGGTATCCGTCTTGACAACCATGCTATCAAACGAACCAGAGAATACAATGGGTGCTTCACTAGTTACCTGGAGGAAGTTGAAGCCAGTCAGCAGAGTACCTACACGCTTGCGAGGACGGCGCACCTGCATATCCAGCTGGGCGTTACCCAGAATGAAGGTGGTGGAGTTGGTGGCAAACACCTTGTTTGCGCCAGCGGGGAGACGAACGGCTTCGAGCTTACTCGCATTGATGCCAGGAATGGTGTCCAGTGAGTCGGTGATGATAGTGATTTCCTCGTCGCCATTGGAGGTGAGGAAGGAGAGCTCAATGCCTGCCTGAGTCAGTGCATCCATTTCGTCGCAGAAGAACTCTACGGAGGAGATGTCTCCCTCATTCCAGCGGGTGTCCAGTGCGCGGCGCTGTGCCTTGAATCGTTCTGCATCTTCGGCAGTGAAGGAGCGGGTTTCGATGGTGAAGGTATTGCGTGACATGATTGCATCCTTTCGGGGTGATGACTTAATAGTTACCTGTAACTACTATTAGTGTATCACATATTTTAAGGCGTGCGCAATATGTAAGGTGTGATTACAGTAATACCCCTTGGTGGACATTCACTAAGGGGTATTACTGTATAGGTCGGGCTATTCGATATAGATTCCGTGCTCCTCTAGAGCCGCCTCAATAATGGGGCGAACCTCATGCTCCGGCATCACCGACTTGCAATGCACATGGTCAATATGAAGGGTATGCGCCTCATCAAGCCACAGCTTCATGCCAATAAGCCGATTTGCGGCAGTATTAGAGATAGCTTCACCGTTAAGCGTCGCCCAGCGAACGAAGCCAGATTTAAAGGTCTTATAGTGAAGACCGATTAGCTTTTCCCATCCGTTGAGGTATAGGCGCGGGCACTCGATAGCTGTAGGCTTCCACCGTGACACAATGATGGACTCCTCGGCTGTTGATTCGCGGTACATAAAGACCTCCCCTTTTTAGGTGTGACTACAGGAATTACTTCCACAGGTAACCATACCACATATTTTAAGGGGCATGAGAGCCTTCCTCGTACTGTCGCTTACCCCAAGTTTTCCAATATGCCACCGCTAGGGGTGTGGATGGCGCGGGTGTAGATAGCTTTTCCCAGTCAATACGAACAAAGCTCACACCCGCATCACCACTATCATCAGGCATATCGCACGACTTACTGCCACGCCCACAACAGCAGGTTTCAGCATCCGTCAAATTCCCCGCAGGCACCCAAATGCCTATGGGGGTAAACGTTACTGGAGCTTTTCGGGGAGCAGTCGAGCTGTTGCCGCTATGTCTCCTGCCCATCAGCCTTTTCATGAAATTGAGAACCTTCACCTTCTCATCACTTCCTCACTATGCCATGTCATTATGGGGCGGTCGCCAGTCACTAAGATTTCACGCCCACCCCATAATGATGTATGCGGGTTAGAGCTAGTGTCCCGAACTACCTGCGTTATAGTCCCAGGGGCGGTCGTTCAGCTCTGGGTAGGGGAAGTTGGGCGCGTTCTTGAAAGCGCCTCGCGCGATGAGGTGGCGAAGCTGGTACCAGTAGATGTCTCGTGCCACCTCATAGCTATACTCGCCGGTTGCTTTCACTACGTCATGGTATGCCTGCAAGCTTTCACGGATGCCTCCAATTGCCGCCTCCAAACTCTCCAAGGAGAGCATTGCATGGTCAATGCGGTTCGCGAGGTCGTTCATTTCCCAGACTTTTTTAGAGCCGCTGACTACCTGCAACTCTTCATCTGACACGCCCTCCCAGCCGCGCTCGCGTTGCTTGAAGTACCGCATGGAGGCAGAGTCGAACGTCCTTAGAGACGATTCCAAGGCATGTGCGTAAGCCTCATAGAAGCTTGTGTCAGCGTCTACAATAGCCGCGTCATACTCATTGCACCAGCTGGCGTAATGCAAGCCGCCGAGCGAGGAATAGCCGTCCAACCTAACCTTCTCGTAAGCGTTGGCGGCAAGGGTGTCCTCTAGTGCGAATGCGATACCGGCGGGCGGCTCACCGGAGCTATCTTCAGGTACGCCGCTAAACCCCGCCTTATACACCTTGTACGGTACAGGCGGGAACGTCTCACCCACGGTTGCGATGCGCTCTCCTGGAATCACTTTGTGCTGACGTGCGTCATTCTTAGAGGTTACAGGTGCGCCTAGGTAGAAGGTGCGTACTGGCGGCTCAGTGAGCGTGCGCATCTGCCCATCAATTTCCTCACGATACGTCACCATAACCGAGGTAAGCTTAACACCATCTCTGGCGTTGATGGTACCAGTGACCCGGAGTACCTGCTCGCTGGTGAGAAGGTGCCCTTCGAAAGCGCCCGTCTCCGGGTCGTACTTCTCAATCTCGCCCATTGCTGGCTTGACGAACGCTAGGCTTTCCTCCAGCTCTTCGTTGTCTCCGGTAGAGAGAGTTTCCATCACATGCCTAGCGAGAATGGGGATGTCTTTGACGACGGCGAAAATGCCGTGTCCTACGATGGTTTCAGAAGTGTTCATTTGGTTTCACCTTTCTTGTGGGGTGTAATATGTGCTGGTATGCGCCCATTCTAGTAGGGTGGGCATCATGTCAGCTCAGCTGGTGTAGGTTGCAGGGGTATTGAAGGTCACTTTGGCGGCTCCGTCCTCTGCAACTTCGATAGATTCGATGCCGACGATATGCCCTGCCGGGTAGCCACCCAGGGGTTCTTTCAGATGGAAGAAAGGGACGGTTGTGGTGGGTATACCAGATGATGTGTTGGTGATGATAGCTAGGGAGGGCGTGAGGAATAGCGCTTCGAAGTTGTTTCTTGTGGTTGATATGTCCACGCGGTGTATATTATTGAGTTGTAGTTCGCCAGCGTTCAGGAACTCGTAAGAGCCCATACTGCGGCTGAGGCGATGCGCCCTGTAATCTTTATGTACGTAGAGAACTGCGTCTGCGTTGCGCTTGTCAAAAACTCCTGACACGGCACCTGTGTTGGCTTCCTTGAGTGTTTCAGTGAACCAGTAGATAGCATCTGCTCTGGCGTTATCTTCGTCCATGTCAGTCCAGTATCTCATGCTATCTGACGCATCAAGCTTCACTGGTTTACCTTTGTCGTTCCACCCGTAGAGGCGGTTGTGAGAACGAGGGTGTATTAGATTCATGTAGTCATCAGTGGAATACTCTTTGTCGAGCAGGATTACCTCAGGTGAGCCGCCCCTAAGTGCTGGGAGCCTAACGCCCGTAGGGTCAGTTACGCACAATCCATAATATCCCCAGTCTGGCTGTCCCCAGTACTGATGATGCTTCCTTAGCTTTGGGTGAATCTCTTCTGTCTTTGGGGTGAGAAGGCTGACTTTCTTATCTGCTACAAGTTGCTGTATCTGCCAGTTATGGTAAGAATGTTCGATGTCTCGCAGGCAACCATCAATAACGTGTGCCCAGCCCTTCGCTTTCCCCCAGGCGCTTTCACTTGTGGTGTCGCCGCAGAAAATCGACACATACTCCTTCATGTCACGCATACTTTCTAGGGCGCAGGTGAGCGGATGGATGGTGAAGATGTCTTTGCGCGGCTTGCCGATAGCGATAGCCGGGAACTCATACTTGGGCTCAAACACCATGTCGCGCCATGCGCCACGCATAAAAGGAGCGCCCCCTGCCTGCGCATAGGACACTCCTTGGTTATGGTGACTACCTGGACGAAGCATTAGATGCCTCCAATCTGCAAAATAGTTAAGCGGTTGTGCTTACGTGCGCCTGGCGGGATTCGAACCCGCACGTCCTGCTCGGACACCAGCCCCTCAAGCTGGCGTGTCTACCTTTCCACCACAGGCGCTAAAGTCAAAGCCAGGCAGGGCTTCCATCCCCTCTGCCTCATTGTGTCCCCGTCCGGGGTGAGGTGGTGAGAGTGGATGCCTTCCGGGTGCTATCCAGTACCCCTTGCCTGGCTCCTTGAGTCTCAATCCGAGACCCTTTAGGCGGTTTCTCAACCGTTGATAACTCTACTGTACCACAATGATTTTGAGGTATGCAAGTTGAATTGATGTGAGGTGAGACATGTGGCGTTACGGATTGCCTCACCGTTACCTGGGTCGCTTCATGGAGATACCCGTCAGCACTTTTATGTGATACACTGTTGGCATATCCCCGCATGGGGTTGCATCTACTACTATGACAGGAGCTATTGAGATGGCATATTTCCCTCGCTGGGAGTACGGCGACGACTATACCGAATGGAATTACCCCACTGGCGTTGAGCTTGCCGAATACCTCAAGGAGGAGCTGGTCGGTAAGAAAATTACCTATATGGACGACACTCTGATTGAACTCGATAACGGTCGAGTCCTGGAGATTGCCCCTAACGTAGGCTGTGATTGTTGCCCTAACGGTAATGCTAGTATTGCGGGCGATTCTGTGCGCGCCGCATCTGAATCCGCCATTCTAGATGTGAAGTACTCTGAGTGGGAAACTCATGGCGAATCTTCAAGCTTTGGCGTCTTCATTCTTACGGCAAACAAGCACGAGAGTAACCTATACGATACGGTTTCAATTAGCGGGTATGATGCTTTCGATGTGCCATCTTACTATGGGACTGGTTTCTGGGTCAGGGCGGCTTTCAAGGAGGGGATGAAGCCTGCTGAAACTGATGTAGCTGAGTCCAGCGTGGGCGGCAATAATGCGGCGGGTAAGCGTGAGCTTCCTGGCGCAATGGGGTACATGGCGAGCAACCCAGTAATTCGCCCCAAGAAGCGTAAGCCCTCCGGCACGTTGAAGCTTTGAGGTGACCTCTTCAAGTAGTGATGCACGCATCGAGGTCATCCGAAGCGCGCCGAAACCAATATTCATCTAAGCAATACGGGAATACACCCCATATGTACACTTCATTGCTGATGGTGTGCATATGGGGTGTATGTTTTAGCCCTAGGTATCTACTCGCAGATAGGGCTATACGTCGTCCGATTGCGACTTCTCACCCATCTTCAAAACAGCCTGCATGAAAGATTCACGAACCTCACTAGAGATGTAATCTCCAGGCATTAGCTTCCGCTCTTTCGCCTCTGCAACGGCTGTTACTGCGTCACTGCCTGTTGCTTCCGTGAAAGGGTCGCCCGACTCCGGGGCGTAGAACTTGGAGAAGTCGTATTCCTTGCCATTAAGGTATGCCTTGCCTTCGCCAAGTACGGCGGGAATGTGGTCACTGCTGGACATAGTGAGTGTACTCCTGTTCAAACGATGGGTTACCCCTAGTGCAGACGACTGTTGCCAACTTTATTGGTATTGCGCACATGATTTAATATTAGTAACATTAGATACATCAGCAGTATTTCAAGGATGCCAGATAGGAGGGTGTGTTGGCGAAAAATCAGACGTATAAAGCTTTTTCGGCGCGTCTCTCTTACATCTTGGATTTGAACGGCGAACTATTAGACAGTGCATCTGTCATGTCCCAGCTTGCCTCTGAGGTTCGAGACATTTCAGCGTATGCAACTTACGTGGTTCGTAATGATGCGAAGCTTGCAGATGCCCTGGCTCAGGTCACTGCTGTTCAGCCAGCGGTTGCCGGTCGCCGGGCGGGTGTGACCATGCCCGACTTCCTTGTGACAGGCAAGTCTGGCAGGTCACGTAAAGAGTTCCTGGTTCAGCATAACGTAGTTACAGCTTTTCGGTCGTGGCAGGAACGCATTAAAGCCATCGAGGGCACCTCTTCCAAGTACGTTTCGCAGGGCTGGAAGCGCACTGTGGATGCTTCTGCCCCGTCGTATTGTGATGGTGATTTCATCAACTTGGGCGCTGTTGATAAGCAGTACGCGGTCATCGAGAATAACCCTGTTGTGGATGGCGAAATTGTCCTCAGGATGGTTATTCACGGGCGCTGGTATCGCCTAATTTTCAGCTTTGACAATAACCGATTCATTGAAGGTAAGGTCACTCTACCACTGGTGAAGATTGAGAATGGTAAGCCTGTCTTCATCTTCACGGTTGTTACTGATAACCCTATCGTCCAATTTTCGGGCGACTACACCATCGGCGTGGATGTCGGCATCAATGACTATGCTACTGTCGTGGTTCGCAACTCCAATACTGGGCATGTGGTTCATGAGACAACCCTTTCTCAGCACGTTCATTCCCTGTGGAACTCTATTAAAGCGTCTGAGCGTCAGGTTCACGCACTCAACAAGAAGGCTGATAAGCTTCTGCATCACCGACAGGTACACATGTCCGCCATAGATGAGGCTCAGTTTCACCGTGAAGCCGCCTCTCGCAAGAAAAGGGAATTAGCGATTCTTGCCGCGCAGGAAATCGCCCATCTCTCACACTCTTACGGCAATGCTGTGGTCGCAGTGGAAGACCTCAGCTGGATTCGTAATACCATGCAAAACGGCAGGTGGAACAGGGGTGCGTTCGTTCAATGGCTAACCCATTATGTCACTCAGAATGGCGGCTGGGTTGTTGCCGTGAACTCAGCAAACACGTCACAGGTCTGCCACCTCTGCAATGAGCGGGTTGCGCACCCTACCCACAAGGTTTCCGCTTGTCCTAAGCATGGTGAGATGGATAGAGATATTAACGCCGCCGCAAACATCGCCGCCCGCGCTGTATCAAAGGTTGAGAAGGCGCGAAAGACTCGCGCGAAAAACCGGAAACTCCAACCACAGGCGCGCCTGAAAACCCCTATCGCTAGGGCTTCTTTGAAGTATCCCGGCAGGGATAGGACGAAGAGCACGTCCACCCCGAAGCGGAAGAAACGCACTTCTAAGGGGGTGAATCTTCCCATTAGCCCCGCTAGGGTCAATATGACTACGGTACTAGCGGACTGCGGCACATACGGTGTCACGGAGACCTACCAGGCGGCTATCAATCAGGGAAATGTGGCTTACAAATGTAAGTTATGTAACCTTAATTGATACTGTACAGTACACATGCACCCATTACTAGGAGCATTTTCCTTAGCGGCAAAGGAATGGCGTGAGCGCTACCACGGGGAAAATGTTGCGGTAGCGCTTGCATTACGTTTGAGAGCATGTTAGGATATTATTATCCATTAAGGGAGAACGAAGGATAACGCCCCTCGCTCCCGCCTTGGCAGTAAAATGCTGTTAAGGTTCCATCTTGGATGACTGATGTGTTCAGGGGGACTTTGGAAGTCTCTAAAGTCCCCCGTTAGCGCCCGTGGTGAAACTGGTAGACACGCAGGGTTTAGGTTCCTGTGCCTTTACGGTGTGTGGGTTCGAGTCCCACCGGGTGTACTTGCTTTTCGAAGAAGTGATGCTAGATATTGGTCTAGAAAAGGGCTGTCCCCCGTTCATATCCCCTGTATAGGGAATGTGGGCGGGGGACAGCCCTTTGTGGCGTTACTATTGTTCGCGCATCATATCCCGTCTTGCGACTTCCAGATACCCCGCAGGCACACGCTTCATAAACTCCTTATTGCGGGGCTCTCCAATCGAGCAATAAAGCGGCTCTACGGAGGTGGTGTTTTCGTTGGGTGGCGGACACGGCTCAGTGTGTGATTCCTTGTTGCTGACGCGCGGTTCGCTTCCCTCGCTCCTTGAGGTGGTCATATGTTTAGCTCCTTTTCAATAGGGTAGTGGGGCTTACTATTCTATATCCGTGATGCTGGCTATAGCAACGAGAAGGCATCATTCTTATGGCATGTGACTCAGCTCATGCAAAACGAGTTGCGCAACCTCTAAAATATGTGTTAGACTATAGATGTAGCGAGGGAAACCTAGTGAGCTACAGTAAATCATCCATCCACCGAAAGGTTAGCAATCATGCAGGCAGTCCCGTTCATCGACTTCATGGAGAACTTCACCTTCCACGCTGAGGCTATCAGCTCCGGCATCTTCACCGCCGAGCAGGTTGCCCAGGAAATTAAGGCGAAGTCAACCTACCTGAGCACCGCCGTCACTGACGAAGGCGTTAAGACTTTCTACTTCACCGAGCGCAACGGCACCCCGGTAATGCTGGAAGAAGGTCTTGAGCTTCGCGAAGCTGTGGCAAACTTCTTCCGCGACAACGACCGCAAGGAAAACGTCTTCAACTTCATGGAAAGTGAGGACTTGGTAGGTCGCATTGAGTCGATTGAAATTCACGGCGGCAACAACCTCCGCATCAACATTCAGCACTGCTTCCTGAACGACGGCTCCCTCTAAACCGCGCAAGAGCCCCTAGCCAGAGAAAACGGCTAGGGGCTCTTTTGGTTACCCCATAGAATGCAAGACAGTCTTCCCCACGCCACCCCTGAATAAACCCCCTCAGATGCCCGCATGGAGCTTCTGAGGGGGTTTGCCCTCGCTCTCACCCAAAAGGCGCATACATGAAGACCATGCAGGCATTAGGGGTGGTGCCCAATGAGGAAACCTTGCCGCCTACCTTCCGGTGAACAGCAACACCCTATTCACTATTTGCTATCGCCTAAAGGTTACCATCGCTGGTTCCCATTCGCCGCCTGGCTTCACTGACTCGATAATGTAGCTGTACCCGGTGAGGTCTTGACTCATCGGTTTAGCCGCGCTTAGGACAATGAACGGGGCGGGCACCCTGCGGTTGATGCCGGTGACGCTGGTTACGACGGCAACATCCTTTGCAATGAAAGTTACCTGAGCCCTCCCCCTCCCAGACAAGTATTCTGCTGGGTTTCTATCCCTCAGATGATAGTATTGCGATTCGCGGTAAAGGAACGAATCGAATGCCCAACCGTCGCCCTTGCTGAAGTCTACATACATGGGGATGGTGGACTCGTTGAGGGTGGGTGCATTAGTGTTGTCGAGGGAATTGACATGCCATGTTAGGGCGTGTGACATTTCCGCAATGTCCCCATCAGACCCATCTGGGTTGTGGGGGCGGTTTGAGCCAGAAAATGATGCGGTTTTAAAACCTGACTTACCGAGAATGGTGCTGTGGTCCCACCAGCGAACAAGTTTTCCACCCCATTCCGCTACGTCGTATTTGGTGTTTAGTAGAATAGTGAGGGAGTTCGCCCCGAAGGTTTCAGGGAACACTACACCGCGAGGGTCGTGAACATAGATGCACCTGTCCCTATCATAAAACTCTCTGGGGGTGTCGCCACCGAAATACTTCGCGGCATCTCGGTCGGTCGCATATCGCGCCTTACCCGTGTCGATGATGGACTGAATCTGGTGCTTCCTGTATCCGCGTTTAATCTCGTAGAAACCGTCACGGGCGGCACTTGCGCGTGACTGCTGATTCTCTTCACCCACACCTACAAGGATAGGGCGGCGCACCTCCTCTTGAACGCTCTTATCCACCATTATGTCCTTGTCAATGGTGTTTGCGTAAGCTGGAACCCACCCACCGTATGCTACAGCTTTCTCGCCACCATTCGTCCAGCCGAACATATTGTTGTGGGAGCTTCTGCTAACGAACTTGTGGGAGTGCTCCTTCGCGTCAATCTTTGGCGACAGAATGTATTCACGCGACTTAGCGCCACACATATCGCTCAAGCTCCCCTTCGGGCGCTGTTTATGCGGGTCTGAAACCACCGCAAAATGCGGGTAGTCGTAATCATAGAAGTGTGTGATGTGATTGCCTTGCAGTAGATAATCCTTGAGCCACAGGTTGTATGCGGCAAGGTCATCCATCTTGTCCCAGTCACGCTTCTTAGGGTTCCGGCGCATACGCTCCATCTGCTTCTCGCTGAGAGGGTTGATGCGCTGAGATTCAATCAGATGCTCAGTAATGAATCTGCTAGTAGTGACGTTAGCTTCCTTGCGGCACACTTCCTTCTTCATGTCAGACGCATGGGCAACAGAGCTATCATCCAGGGCGACGTTTCCACAGAAGCTAGTGGACGCTTGGCGTGCTTCGGCTTCTACAGCAAGAGTGTCGCCAAAGCTGAAGTTCCGCCACGCGGATTTGAAAGCATATCGCGGCACGTTAATTCTCCTTTATAGTCAATAAGTGATGGGCTTTGCACAGGTTAGGCGATAGTCTCCTACTGCCACCTAACCTGATGTCTAGCGTCAGCGTGCTACCATTGCTCTGCTTGGCGCGCCAACAAAACCCTCAGTCTGTTACTGACACCCCAAGGGATGTTATGGTCAGTCAGCATGTCTTTATCGGCGGTATTCGTGTATACACATACGCCGTCAGGACTATGGTGAACTGGTTTCTGCCCGTTATGAGTCCACCCGTAGAGGGAGGCGTGAGAATAGCGCGACACGAACCTATGGTCGTAGCCATTAACGTCAAATTCGGGGCTAAGGATGTAGATGGGAGCTGAGCCACCCCATAGACTGTCAGGGTCACTGGGTGCCTGCGTGTCAGGGTTATCCACAGGGATGACTTTGCTGGCAGGGAGGTTAGTGTCGTAGTACTGGTGAATTTCTCCGCCTTTGAGCAGGTAATCTTTAAGCCAGATATTGTAGGCGGTGAGTCCATCCAGTTTCCCCCATTCACCCCATAGGTAGCTATTCGGAACTGTAGTGAGCTCTTGCTTGGTCAATGTTCACCCCTCCTTTTGGGGATTTATGCCTGGAAGGTGAAGGTCGCGGGCTTGCCGCTACCGGCTTCTTCGGCATGTGCAATGGTGAAGGTCTTGCCTGCCATAGTGAATGCGGGCGGGTTTGCGAGGGTGAGGCAGGTAAGCGGAACCTTCGGGGTTTTGCCTGCGATGGTGGTTACTACGGCGAAGGTGTCGCTAATGAAGGTTGCTTTAACCTTCTGGTACTTTGAGCCCTGAGCCTGTCTCACTGCATTTGAAAGGTAATGCGTCGGGTTCTTCTGGTGCTCTTCAATGATGCGGGCTGATACCGGGTCGAGTTCCTTAGTGAAGGTGCTGATGGTGTAAATGTCGCCAAGGCTGAAATCCACGAACGCCTGGATGGTGAATGGTTCTGCGTTAGGGGTGGTCTTTCCAGCGTTGGTGTGCGCATACCAGCGGCAGGCAGTCATGTATTCCTCGGCTTTATGCTGGTCGCTGGAGTGAGGGCGGTCGGAACCATCAATCACAACAGGTGAGCCGTTATTCCAGCCATAGAGTGTATTGTGGCTCCAGTAGCGCAGAACTTCGCCGTAGTGTTCCTCGGTGTCATACTCGGGGTCGAGGATGATGTTGATGGAGTGTGCGCCGTACAGTTCAGGGATGCGAATATCTGCGGGGTTATCAACGTAGATTACTCGGTCGTAGCTGGAGCGTCGCTTATCCTTATAGAGAGGGTGAGTATGCTCTGCTTCATCGTTGGAGATGAAACGTACCTTGCCGGTGTTCATCGCAATGTTAAGAAGGTTCTTTCGGTAGTCAGAAAGGATTTCTCCCAGTAGGCGACCAATCTCGCGGATGCGGTCTTCCTCGGTGGAGCCCTGTAGCTCCTGATATGCCTCACGGATGATGGAAGCTACAGTGTAGGGGTCTTTGCAGGACTCAAGGGCGCGTTCAAGGTGGTAGATATCCAAGGTATTAGCCTTTCTATTGCTCATTGCTAGTGGTTGCGGGGTGTTCATACCCCTTTTTCTCGCTTATATGCATAGTTTACCACAGATTTTAGAATATGTGCAATGTTGCGTGTTGCGGCTTAGGAACATGCCCTGTTACAAAATAAGGTTATCACTAAGCGCCCAGCCACCCGTTTGTTTTCAAAGAAGAAGACCTCACCAAGCTTCCCAAGGGCTTAGTAAGGTCTTCTAGGTCTTGCTAGTTAGTCGCTCCTCCTGCGTTGCGGGCAAAGCGGGGTTTCAGGAGTGCTCCTGAAACCCTATTCTGTCACCACCGGAACCGCTTTCTCTGCACTACCTGCGGGCACATGGATAATCGTTTCCGCCTTCACGAACTTCACGGTAACGCTCCTGCCACAAGAGTCATACAGGGTAACATCTGCTTTTTCGTACCTTATTGGGCTGATGCACTCCTTGTGTCCGGCGGCGATTTCCTCAGGGTTGAGCGCGTACTCGTACTTACGTTCGACGCGCGTCTCCATGTCAGTAGCGGGAAGGTCGTCCTTCACAACCACTTCCATTGGCTCATCTAGCGACCCTTTATACACCTTTCGAGTGGCAAGAGTGCCATCAGAGCGCTTCTCGACCCACCTATAGGTGGTGCCTTCAGGATTGACTCTCAGATTTGAGATGGGGTAGGTGTGTGTTTCGCCTTCCATTTTACGGTTGTCGGCATCAACGTAGTGCGTCACAGGCTGAGTGAACTTCGCATCCTCAGCCTATGCGCCATTGACCATTGAGGTAGCCATCCCTACAAGAAGTAGGGAGAGTAGGTAGATAAGCCCGGTCAGGTACACATCTTCACCCTTTATACCCTCCTTGTACTCTTCCACTGCTCCCCCTTGGTTGAAGGAGCTGATGGCGGCGACAAGGGTTATGATAGCCGCAATGATGACGTGAGCTATAAGCCAGCGTGCGTCAAAGAATAAGACGAGCACACATGACACCGCTACGTGGGCGGCAATAAATAGGCGCGCCCACCGCCGCAGAAACGAGTTCACGGCATAAGTTGCCCTGCTTACCTCCCAATCTTTAGTGATGATGACAGTGACCACTATAAGCGGGATAAGAATATACATGGCAATGCTCACAACGGTGGCTACAAGCCATGCCGTATTGGTGCCCATAAAAGAGTTGTCCTCTCGTGTGTAGTCAGGTGGGTTAAGGTTTAGCCACATAGAGCTTTGGCGGTGCCCCTCACTAGCGGTTAGCGATTGAGCTTATTGTCGATTTCAGTGGCAATTACGTCCCTGATGATTTCGTCTACGGTGTATCGCTCCTGATGGTCTGCCCAGGTGGTTGCCTCAATGGTGGCGTGGGTGGGGAGTCTGCCGATGAGGTGCGCGAGCTTCGCCTCAATGTATCGTCGCGCTTCTTCGGAGGTGTGACCTGGCATGTAGGTAACGCGGTCGAGGGTCACATAGTCAAGACCTTCATAGGTGATATTGCCGTGACCGTCAGGGGCAATGAGGAGAGTTGCCGTGTCACCGTTAGGGAAAGTGATGAAAGCTTCCTGCTTGTCGGCATCAACAGCGGTAAGGTGTGCCAGGATGAAGCGTACCGGCTGGGTGGGGTACATGCCCTCAGCGATGGGCTTGTATGCGTTGAATCGGGTGAGGATGTGGTCACCTGCGTGTAGAGTGCCGCCGCCGGGGATAGTTAGCCCTCCACCGCGTCCGCCAGGTGCTACAGGTACCTGCTGGAACTGCTCCCATTCGTCGCGTGCGTCAAGATACTGCCTGTACTTGCTGTAGGTGCGGTGAAGCTCTGCGAGTGCCGCCTTATGCTCTTCCTCAATTCTTCCAGTAGTTCGCTTTTTAGCGGTACGCATCTTACTGATGGTGTCTGGGTAGTCGAGGAACAAGCTGAATGCGGTACCTTCGTAGGCGTAACATTCATTAAGCCCTTCAACCACTGCTGGTAGCTTCCGGTTGGCTTCCTGCACTAGGTTCTCCTGGGTTTCCCATACAAGGGTTAGTTCATTGATGAGCTCCTTCTCTCCCTTGGGGATGTGGTAGACGTGACTACAGCCCGCATTGTAGCGGCTAACGAGGATGTCCTCATCAGCTTCTTCTCCTTCTTCTCGGAAGGATAGCTTGTAGATTGGTTCACCGGCAGAGTAGGTTACATCATGGTAGAACTTGCCGGTGTACTGCTTACCGTCAGGATGCAGGGCAACGGTAATGTAGCCCCCTGTGTCGATGGAGATGACTTTGAGGATGCTGTCGGCATTGACAAGAACTGGTCGGTCTTCGTGTTCTTCCCATGCTTTCCCGTTGAGGTCGATGTAGCGGGCGGGGTCGAACAGGTTTGCGGTGACAAGGATGTCTCCTGCGGCGACGTTGAGCTCCTGGAGGGTCTTTGCGATTCCGCTCGTTGTGTTGCGCCACTTATCCTTAGCGGAGCGGTGGGGGTAGATGCGGCTAATTTTCGTGTTGGTCATGGTGACTCCTTTCCTTTGCACGCTTAGCGGCTTACTGGTCTGCTTGCCGCTCATTGCTGGGCGTGTTTGTTGATGAATTGTCGGGTGAGGCGAATTACTGACTCTAGACGGTAAAGAGTGAGGTCTGTGTCGTGGATGACTGCCCCTATGTGGTGTGCTAGGCTTTCACGCATCTTGTAGGGCGTGTATCCACATCCTGTGGTGATGCAGGTGAGCGCTTTGTGACTGTATGCGGTTGGGGTTCTACCTTCGAAAGTTGCCCTGTATAGCTTAGCTACCTTGATGCGGTATCGCTCTTGCGCCTTCATGCCGTCGATGTACGCCTGAACCTGCTTGAACGAGATGATAGGGACTGGGACTATCGCGTCGATACGGTACTGCGTGTTACCTGTCACGATTGCATTTCGGTAGGGGGTTTTCAGGTGTCCTTCTCTGCCGTCACTGAGTTTGATGCTGACGTGTTCGGCTGTGATGTCGGTGACTTGGAAGTATGCGGTTGCGCGGTTGTAGCGGTATGTGGCGTAGAACTTTCCTCGCTCCATCTCACGTGCGTAGTTCTTCTTAACACCTGGGATGATGAGGTTTGAGTATCTGCCGGTTGGCTCCTTGAGGGTTGCAAGCGCGGCGATATACTGCTCTACCTTATTGTTAAGCCACTGGGAGCCTTCTAAGAGCTCCCCCTCAATGGCTTCAAGGTGGCTCAGCAGGTTTGTTGCTGACTGCTTATCGTTCAGGGTTACCTTTGGGATGGCGCACAATGCTTCATAAATGCGCGGGGTGATACCTGCTAGGTCTGCGCCCCTGATGTACTGTAGGTGCTTGTTGATGGCGCGTGCTTGGTGCTCCTGCCGGTGGTATGAGTCGAGGGTTTGCTTGCTGGGGTTTGGGATGATGACGGCGCGGGACTCTTGCAGGTCGATTTCCACGACCTTTAGGATGCCGCCTCGGTTACGGTAGGTGACATGCACACTATCGCTGTTGGTTGGGGTTGGGGTGACTTCTTCGGCTACTATCGCCTCATCTTCTAGAATAATGAGGTTGCCGGGTGTGGGTGTCTGCATTGCGGCTTCCTTTCGGGTTAGGGGTTACCCCCTAGTCACGGTTGGCAACCAGGGGGTACCTGACTTTACCTCTTCTATACGTTGAGGCTTTCAGGTGTAGGCATTGTTGCATTATGGAGGTGTATGTGAAATTCTACAGTGTAGGTGTAGAGTACTTCTTCGAGGTCTTCGGGGTGCAAGTGTCGAATTTCCCCAAAGTATACCTCCTCGGCACATCGGCGGTAGACTTTATACCACCCTTCACGTTTAGTTTCCTCGGAGAGGGCATCGAGGGCATCTAGTAGGTCTGGGTTAATGATTGCGTTGTAGAGTTCCTTGATGCGCGTCCGAAGAATTTTAGCGGGTGCACTCTCAGCAGATATTATACTGCCTTGGGTGCTCCAGATGTAGCCGCCTACCTTGTCGCGACGTACATGCAGGGTGGTGAGCAACAGGTGAGGGTTGAGCTGGAACTCGATTTCCTTAAGGGGTACAAGCACGCTCAGCAGAGGGTTTACTGCATCTTCGAAGGAGCGGGTTCGTAGCATTTCGCGTTTTCCTTTCGCGTTGTTGGAGTGACTAGACGTAGAACTCTACACGATGGTAGGTCGAGCTGATTTTGCCGTTCTTTTCTGCGTGCTCGGGGCGACCGTCGCACACCTGAACGTCGTGGCTAATTTCCCTGCGGTAGGGGTGTTCGTTGTCGGTTCCTGCGGGGTCTGCACTTTCGCGTACCCAGTCTTCGGTTCCGACGTAGCGCCATTCAAAGGTTGCAGGTTCGTAACGTTCCACCATTTGAGAGGTTCCTTCCCATTGCCCCTCTGAGTTGATGTGGTAACCGGCTTCTTCTTCGAACCAGCGCCTAGATGGTTCGTAGTTCTGAATCTCAATGCTTGAGTCCACCTGCTTTTCATTGACGATGCAGGTATTGGGTGTAGAGCGGATGCCTAGGATGACTGCTAAGGCAATAGGGAGGATGGCTATGATGATTATTATGCCGCCTATGATGTCGTTGCTAGTAAAGCTCTTGACCTGAGAGGTGTTCTCTTTGGGCATTGTTACCCCTTCTGTAAGTGATTTCCTTAACTAGTTAAAGTGTAGCACATAATTCGCCGTTAATGCAAGTGCGCAATTCCTTTAGGCAAGGCAGGCACCACCAGACTCAATGTGTCACGCGCTACACTCTGCTGACTTGCCTACTATTCAGAATATGTGCTACACTGCTTATGTAAACAAATCGTATATGGAGGTATAAACATGGGTTTCCTTGGATTTCTTCTGACCATCTGGTTCGGCTAAGCAATAACACACTCAGTACCACGAAGAGCCCCCTAGCTAGATGCTAGGGGGCTCTTCGCTATTCCATATCAACCTCCGGCTATCACCTTGTAGCAATCCCCGCTACGGGGAGAGGAAAGTAACCCTTGCGGGCTCCCAGGCACCGCATGGCTCCACGGAAGCGATGGTGTAGCTATGTCCGGCAAGTCTCTGACCGGCGGGTCTGATTGCCGTGAGGATAATAAGCGGCGTTTTCGTATGTCGCCGCATGTTAGAGTCCATAACGACTGCAACCTTGTCGGTGATGAACGTTGCAGTCAAGTCTTGCTTGCCTGCCAGATACTCTACAGGGTTAATATCCTTGAAATGGTAGAGGTCTGAGTCCTTATCAAGAAATGTCTTGAACGCCCAGCGGTCACCTTTGCTGAAGTCCACATGCATGGTCATGGTCGGCTGACTAAGGGCAGGCGCGTTCCCATCGCTTTTGGCTTCAGCGTACCACTCTAGGGCGTGGACAAGGTGGATGAAGCCCCTATCTTGTTTCTTGGAGTAGCTGTAATCTTGAAAGGCTGTCTGATTACAGTTCGCGTATTGGTGCGCAATATCACTAAGGACATTTCCAATTTTCCAAGCGCGGCTACCAGATTCTTCTTCCGCTACCCCTTGGCGGATATGATAACGAATATGTTCGGGAATGGAACTATCATGCATCATTTCCCTATCAACGGTGTTAGTGTAGGCAGGTACCCATAATCCGTCGTAAGTGACAGTTTTCTTACCTCCATTAGTCCAACCATACATGTTGTTGTGCGAGCTACGGCTCACGAAATCATTGGCGTGCTCGGCGGCATCAATGTCGCGCGACAGAATGTAGTTGCGGGAGTTAGCGCCACACATCTTGTAAAGGGATAGTGGACGCTGGTTTCGGGGGTCAGTCACCACTTCAATACGTGAGCAGGGGTAATCGTAGAAATGGGTGATTCTACCGCCCTGTAGTAGATGCTCTTTAAGCCATGTGTTGTAAATGTTAAGGTAATCCGTGTTAGTGTCCTGCTGGTCATCCACGAAAGCGTGATGAACCGTTTCCGACCGCCCTCTATTTGCGCTTACCTTGCGTTTGCGTAGCTTCTTAGTCTCCTGCTTGGCGGCTACGACTTGAGAGGTGTCCGCCTCAGTTCGGCTAACGCCCTTATTGTAGTCTCGCCATGCGGCACGAAAAACAGTATCTTGCCCGCAGGTAAATCGGTTTACGAGGTCTGTAAACATTGTGGGCATCCTTTCAATAGTTAAGGGATAAATGGCGGTGACAGGGAGGGACTTCCTCCCGCGCCTGTGGTTATTCTAGCTGGTAGGTGTCATGGCAGTGCTTACTTCCTACGGTAGGCGTTCTTACGAATCATAATACTGTAACACGCGGTAGCAACCGCACTAGCGACCGCAAGCATGAGCCAGATGCCGTAACCTACCGCTACACCGCCGCCGGGGGCAACTCCGTTCGCTTCAAAGATACCCCCTGACAGGAACAATGCGGGCATGTCGATAGTCACAAAGTATGCCATGCAACCCAGATATATGACAATCCCGTCGAAGAAGAGCGCCGCATCCTCAGATATGCCTTCTGGCAAGCTGTCGCTAGTGGTTCGCAAATTAGCTACCCACATAACAAATAGGAACAGCAGGTTAAACACGTGAGGTAGGGCAAAGAATGCCCATAACGGTAAGGTTCTAAAGAAGTTTGCGGGGTCTTGGAACAGATTGAGAAAATCTACGAACACGTTTGCGGGGTGTCCTATCGGTAAGGAGGTGGCGGCAACATCCCATGTGCGGTGCGTTGCCGCCACCTGGCTGTACGCTTTACGGCATGTGGCTAGTTGGGCAGGAAGGTGACCATTGCAGGTTCCAGCACACCGCCCGGTTCCACAGAGCTAACCGTGTAGGTGTTGCCGGTGAGGTCTTGGCTCATGGGGGTGGCGGCGGTGAGGCAGATGAGCGGTAGCGCCACCCCGTTCTTCCTGCAATCTGCGGTAACTACCGCGCGCCACTCAGCTACGAAGGTGACTTTCACTGCGCCGAGCGTGGATAGATACTCAGCTGGGTTCGCATCTTTGAAGGCGTAGAGCTTGGAGTCTCCGTAGAGGAACGACTTGAAAGCAACGCCGTCGCCCTTACTGAAGTCTACGAACATGGGAAGTTCCGCCTGTTCGAGGGCGGGTGCGTTGCCATCTCCGTGGGAGCTGGCATACCATGCTAGGGCGGATGCCGCGTCCATCGGGTCTTTATCGTGACTGAACGGGTTGTGTGGGCGGGTACTTCCGCTAATTCGGGTGAGTTTCCCTCCCGAGTAGCCGATAATGGTACTGTGGTCCCACCAGCGAACAAGCTTGTTCTTCCATTCGTCTACATCATATTCGGGGTCAAGCAGGATGGTTAGTGAGGATGCTCCGTAGGTTTCGGGGAATGTAACGTCGCGCGGGTCTGCCACGTATACAACCCTGCTTGAGTCGAAGTAAGCTTTGTTGGGCTTGCTGTCGCTGGGGGTGTATTGTTCGAAGTCTTCGTAGGTTGCGTATCGCACATTGCGGGTGTCGATAATCGTCTGCATTCGATGTTTCTGGTAGCCGCTCTTAATCTCCCAGAATGCGTGGTGGAAGCCGTGGGCGCGTGAGCCCTCTTCTGCTTTGCCTGTACCTTGCAGGATGTGGTGGCGAATCTCCTCGGGGACAGACTCATCAACCATCATTTGCTTGTCGATAGTGTCAGTGTATGCAGGAACCCAGAAGCCGTCTGAGGTAACAGCCTTCTTATCTTCACCCTCCCAGTAGTATGTGCCCCTCGGCTCTACCCGCAGGTATGCAGACTTGCCCTTTACTCCACCCATGTCTCCCACTACTTCGAAGCGGTCGCTAGGGAACGGGTAGTCATAGAAGTTGGTAATCTTGTTACCCTGCAACAGGTAGTCTTGGAGCCAGGCGTTATAGGCGACGAGAGAGTCTGCGTCATCACTGCTACGTCCCTTGTGAACGTAGCGTAGTGCTTCAGCCTGCCTTTCAGTTAGACCCGAGACGCGGGCGCGCTTCTGCTTCCCTCTAGAAACGCCACTACGAACGTTGGAGGTATTGCCCTTGGTGGTTGCGGGTGCCGGCTGGAGAGTATTCACCTTTGCGGGAGTGACGCTCTTGTCGGGGTCACGCCATGCGGCATGGAAGCTGTCGCCTTGCGAGTTGGTGAATCGGTCTGCAAGATTTGCGAACATACGGTTTATCCTTTCGTGGCTATGGGCTGGATTGTCTTTGCGGTGATTATGGGTGCTCCCCGCCTATGTCGATTGTTACAGGCGGGGAGCTTTGTGTGAGGCTCTGTTACTTAGCGTCGGTGGGGTTGGGTACGCTGTAGTTCACATCATCCAGGACTGCTACGCCATCCTTGCCCCACGCAATTTCCTTGAATGCTTCCTTCGGGGAGTTGATGTAGGTACTCAGTGCGAAGTGTGCTTCCCAGGAGTGGTTGATGAGCGGTACGGCGCTCAGGAAGCCAGTTTCGTAGAATCGAACCCAAATACGGGCATCAGAGACGGGCTGGTTAGGCTTATTGAGTTCCATGTCGATTTCAACGACCGTCGGGGAGTAGCCCTTGTCGAGCTGTTCCTGGAACTTGTCGGAGATGGAGAGCTTGAACTCTACGTTGGAGATGGAGATGTTTGCCATGATTGAAAACCTTTCGGTAGGTTGTAGATAAATGTTTTCTTGAGGGGCAACCCTCAAGCTCATATAAATATCGTACCACAGATTAACTAATGTATGCAAGCGAGCATGTCGTGACGCATCTCACTCTAAATCGACTTGCATACGCCGAAAAATACGTGCTACACTATAGTTATCAACGGTTGAGAAACCGCTCAAACAAGCCCCGGATGGGGTTTAAGGGAGCCAGGTAAGGGGTGCTGGATAGCTATCCAGAAGCTTCCTCGCCTAGTATCTTGCCCCGGATGGGGATTATCCGCTAGATACTATGTGAGGAAGCCGCCTAGCTTTGATTTAAGCGTCTGTGGTGGAACGACAGACACGCCAGCTTGAGGGGCTGGTGTCCGAATAGGACGTGCGGGTTCGAATCCCGCCAGGCGCACTAGTCACCCCTATATGGGGTGGTGAGAAGCTTCAGGCTAATCTTCTGCCCCCTGCATGGCTTCATCTCATGTAAACCTGGTGGTAATCACACCACTGGAGTTAAAAAAACCTAACGAAAGGTATGTCATTATGTCCGCTATTCAGTACCTCGGTAACGACGAGTTTAAGATTTCCCGCAATGAGCTTGCAGGACTCCTTAAGTCTGAAGCTACCCTCTCTGCGCTCGAATGGGCAGGTGTAGATAATTGGTGTGGCTGGGATGATGCGCGCGGCGATTACGTCCGCGAATACGTAGAAGAGCACGAGGACATGGAAGCCGAAGAAGACCCGTGGTTTGACGAGATTGTCGCCCACAAGCTGAAGCTCATTGAAGAAGCAGAAGTCAAGTAAAGCTTGATAAGGAAGTAAGGGAGCCGCCTAACCTGGTATGGGGTTAGGCGGCTCCCTTATGCTCTGCATACGACTACATACCGCTTCATGGTACTCTACATATACTCTCAGCTCCTAGCTTTGCAAAAACCTTTCCTTCACCTCAACAAGTAGCGCAAACCCGCCAATATACCCAAGGATACCTGCACCTGCCCCAAACGTTGCTACGCCAAGAATGGCGATAGCGCCGATTACCACTGCAACGAAGGTGAGCTTCAAGCTATTGTTTACATCTTTCCATGTAGCAGGTTCGTCACTTCCTGGGTTCTCATCGGGGAGTACGACGACACTAAAGAGAGAGGGGAAGAAGGCGACCATTTGAGCGCCATCAAAAGACACCAGCAAGGAAGTTACAAAGAATAGCGCCGCAAGCACCGCTTTATGCGCAGTGAGCAGAGTGCTTGGCTTTCCGTGCCATGTCTCACCATCAGGCGACAAGCCCATATTGGGTGCAAACACTGTACTATTGATGCAGTAGAACATGGTGGCGTTGAACGCCGCCCATACGGTAAGACCGATAAGCGGTATTGTGATATTGGCAGTCATGGTGTGTCGCCCCTTTCTTGGCGTAGACCGTGAGCTAATCAAGTTTGCGCTGAACTAGAGGTGCGCCCCATCCGTTACCCTCTTATGGGCGTGGTTTCGTATATGTGCTTCTAGGCGATGGTCTAGCGACTATCTTTCTGCTATCGGGTGGTTGCACTTAGAGTCCCTTGGTGCAGGTCATCCCAATTCACCTTGAGGTCATGCACCTCACCAATTACGTTATGAGTCTCGTCTACGTACTCAACAACTGAGCGCGTATTGTATCCACCGCATGTAGTGCGATGCTCTTCCCACTCTTCTACATGGTACTGGTTGGTCGGGTCATCATCAACTGCATCAAGTAACAGGTTGCATGTTTCGCAGTCGTGACGGCGCATCACATGCCGCAGGTGACCTACATACGCATCCTGCTCATTAAAAAGCCGCATATTTCGGTATGCGCGGTAGGTGCGGGTTGCGCCTTCCTGACCATCAACCTTAAACTCTACCCGGTCGCCCCTGAAAATGAGCAACTGAGCGTTTTCGCTAAGAGGAATGGGGCTAGAGCTGTCGGCGTTGAACTCACGCAATTCTTCGCGGTAGGCGCTGGTTACTTTACGGGGTTCATCTCCTTCTTTTGATACGGTAACGTATACGGCAACGGCTTCTTTGTGGGCACCTTCTGGAAGCGTTCCGTCGTGGCTGATTTCGCCTAGGTATACGGTCTTTCTGTAGCCACTGTATAGACCGTGAGGAGCGAGCAGAGCGGCTAGTACGTCCGCATTAGCTACTTCGCCGGTATCGATGTTCACGTATTCGCCAATGATGCCTGTGTCTCCAACGCGGGAGACGCGAATATGTTTGTGTTCGTGGTTGGTATCATCTGTAGCGGGTGATACTTCTACAATGTCGCCGGGGTTCACGGTTCGAAGAGTGTCGAATGTGAGGTTTTCGAGGTCGGTGGTCATGTTGTTATCCTTTCCTGCCGCGCATTAGGGTGTAGAAGCTTGCGGGCGGTCTTGATTGCTGGCGGTATGCGCCGTGGGGGGGGTAGGTGATTCTAAGGGGGAGCCCGCCGAAACATCTAACACATTTCGGCGGGCTCTTGGGTTTATGTTCTCAGCATGGCGGCTAGAGAATAAAGTGTCCCAGAATGAAGCCTGCAAGGAATAGGAGTACTAGCAGGAGCGTCACAATTGCAGGGTGGCTATATACCGTCTGCTTCACCTGGCTTGCGGTTGCCGTATGGCTCGAAGCTGAACTGCTCGGGGTCGAACTAACCAGAGGCACCACGGCACCCTTTCGCTTCTTCTTCGGCTTCTTGGGAGGCTTGAGAGCCGCAATTTCCTGGCTATAGTCGCTAAAGTCCAGATAGCCGATGAGCTGTTCATTGTCCCAGCCCTGAGCAGGAAGTACTCCAATGCTAAGTATTGCCTTGAGCACGATTTCCTCGGCTTCCTCAAGAGAGATAGCGCCGCCCTGAGTGGTCTCAACGTACTCAGTAATGCGCTTGAGAACCCTATCCCTGTCATCCCTCACAGAGAAGTACTTAGGGCGCTCTGAGCTCGGCATACTGTGAAACTCGCTAATGGCCCTACTAATATCGTCTGGTAGCGGCGTGTACGGGAGCTGGATAGTGTTGTATGCCCACAGGTGCCGCAAGTAATCCTTCGGCTCAGTGGTTTCAAGGGGAAGCTGAATTTCCTTGTGGATACCATTCTCCATTGATGTCAGGTCGAGGGAGTATCCATATTCGCCAAGGTGAATATGCATCTCTCCGCCGCCTTCTTCTACGAATCGCGGGTAGATGTCTTTAAGGGTGCTTTTGAACGATGGTACCTGCTTAGCTACGCCCACCATCAGCATAAGCGCTTGGGCATACTGTGCGCAGGACTTAATGACACTGTAATCAAGAGTAGTTCTAGTCATTGTGCATCCCCTTAATCTGCTTCACCTTTTCCACTAGGACTAGGTTGGTGAGTTCCCGCTCTTCAGGGGATTCACTTGCGATTTCTGCGGCGGCTTCTAGCTGAGACTCAAGCTTCTTAATGTTTCGGCTTGCATCTTCACCACCAAGGCTGTCTGCGATGCTCGATGCGGTAGATGCACTGTTGGCGATTCTACCCAGAGCTTCCAGCTGATTGATGTTAATTTCCAGGGTGGTAATGTTCGCGTCTAGCGCCTGCATGTGACGTTTGATGTCGTCAATGCTCTTCTTAATGTGCTCAATGGAGCCCTGGAGGGAGGTGTAGCGCGCCGCCATTTCGAGCACTTCCGGGTCTTCCGGGTTGCCGCCGTAGGCGTCGATTTGGCGTGCGAGGGCTTCGTACTCGTTCCTGTAGCTTGCCAGTAGGTTCTGGAGGTTACCGTGGGGTTCTGCAACTTCACCTAGCTCTTGGCGCGCTTGGGCGTGTAGGTGCTTGAGAGTTGCGGTGTTGGGGTGGGTTTCGCGCATGTTGTAGAGGTGTTTTCCTTTGAATGCTTGGTACTTGTCGAGTAGGTCTAGTTTGCGGCTTGCTTGTCGGATGCTGATGCGGAATGCGACGCGGAGGAGTTCTTCAAGGTCTTCCTTGGTGATGCTCCGCTCGTCTGCTTTGAGCTTCTTGTAGTAGTTGCTCAGCGCGTTTTCGAGGGGTGCGCGGTTTCCCTTGTCGATGGTGTGCATTAGGGTGCGCTCTGCGTCGCTCTGCGCGAAGCGCCTTACGCGAATATCTACGCCCATTGGCTTACTTTCTGCGAGTAATGAATGATTATCTACATATAGTGTAGCACGTATTTGTGAGTGCAGGCAAGTGGATATAGTGGTTTCCTTTGAGGTAGCTTATACGACTGACGAGATAGCCGCTTGGGGCACTAGCCATTGCCTAGGCGGCTATCTACACAGCATCTTTGGGGAAAGTGACGTACTTACTTCACCTCGTGTCACTGGCACGCCGCCACACCTTGTACCCGCCCTCTAGTCGCTACTTTTCTTGAGCAGGATAAAGAGTGCGCAGATACTGAGCGCAAGCGGTATGAGGGCCCCAAGGAGGAGCCATTCAAAAAGTGACCCCATACTGAGAGCCGTTATCGGGAACATCACCCCAATGCACCAATTAACTCCCCTCCAAGTATCCACCCTCGCCCCATCCAGCATCTTATGCATGAGTACTCCAATGTAGAACAGGGGATAGAAGAATACCTCGAACGGGGCGGGCTTATATGACCATGTGGGACATAGGGCAATCATTAGTACGATAAGTGCCACCAGGTAGATTGCAAGTAGCGCCGCCTGCACTCTTCCAGTTGGCTCCTTGCCACTATTGGCACCTATCCCAGGGGCGAATGTGGTGCTGTTGATGCAGTAATAAACTGTGGCATTGAAGGCAAGCCACAAGGTGAGCCCCATAAGGGGTGTTTCGATACCGGCAGGCATGTGGTATGTATTCCTCTCTGAGGTGGTGCTACGCGGGCTATCTCGTATGGGTAGCCCGCGTAGCGTGTTTGGTTGGTGGCTGTCTGAGGCTTACGACTGAAAGCGGTGATAGCGGGCACTTTTCCGGCAATTATTACCAATTATTGCACCATAGTGCATAACTCACTGGCTAGGGGAAAGGCTTGTTTCTCCGTATACCGGAATACCCAATTTTTCTACCCCTAGATGGCTCTACTGGTAATCCACTCGAACCTTTGAAACATGCGTCGCGATGCACTGCATATTTCGGGTGACAATGACAACAGTCCCAAACTCATCAGGGGTGCTGACACTTCTAACGTTCGAATACCTTTCCGAGTCACAGTCATCAGTAATTACCACGTTGATGCGAGGCTCACTAAGGGGCTCCGCGCATACGGTTGGCATAATTTCGAGGGATTCAATCTCTCCGATAACCTCAGTAACCTTGCCGCTGGTGTTGAATACAGAAAATGCTAGACCGCTAGATGCATTCTCCTGAATGCACATGCTGACCGACCGCACACCTGAAATGCCTTGAATAGGGGTGACAGAGAAGAAGTTGTGGTCATTGTGATTGACCCAGAAGAAGCGAGGTTCATCAGGTCTGCCAACCAGCGTAATCTTTAGGCATTCCCCATAGTGTAGGTGTGTGCCGACAATGCTTGCCGCATGGTAGGCGTAATCGCGGTATGCGGCCCTTTCATCAGGTGCGGGACTTCCCTGAATAGTGTGTTTCGTTAGTGTGTCTAGAGCGCCTGCGAGGGCATGGGATTCTGCACCCCATCCGCGAAGCTCCTCCGCCAGCGTGTGTAGTTGCAGTTCATTCATGACATGCGGGGATACTTGAGCGATATGCAGTAATGCGGGCGTGCTGGGTGCCTGACTTGCATTACTAGACACCTGCTTCGCCAAAGTCGCCACATTGTTAAGTGCGTTGCTTAGGGGTTCGAGTTCGTTGAGGTTTCCAATGATGAGGACTGAGGCGATTTCAGTACTCATTTCGAAGAACGCGCCTTTCCTGTATTTCGTGGGGTAGGTGTAGAGTTCGTGGCGGTAGGTGTGGCAGGTGCTTCGGAAGCCGTTCTCTTCGGCAAATGTGATGTAGGTGAAGCTTGTGCTGATGTGCTCTATGCGGCGTGCCTGGTAGGTTCCTGAGTTGCGGTGGTAGAGTAGTGCGGCGCTGTTGGGCTTAGTAGTGTTGGATGGGGCGAACTTCATGGGTAGCTTTCTGTGGAGTGGAGGTGTTGGGGTTAGTTTGCGGTTGGTGGTGTGTGCTTGTAGCGCTTGTCGGTGGCTCCTGCTTTGGCGCGGAGCTTGTTCCAGGCTTCTACGTCTTCTAGGGTGTACCCGTACTGGGTGCCAGTTTTGGAGGCGACTTCAAGCTCGCCGCGTTCTCGCGCCTTGTCTACGCCTCGCCTGGAGAAGTTGGTTAGCTGGGCGACTTCTTCGGTGGTTAGGTAGATGATGGGCTTTTTAGCCATTTTTTCTCTTTCTGTCTTATGGGTGTTTGGTTAAGGTGTGGTAGCTCAGGTTTGTGAGCCGCTACTGGATACTGTGGGTGACCATAGGTGGCGCGCTTCACCTCACCTTTTGGGGAAATAGTACCATGAACGGGACTATTTTGTCGATATTGGCACGCCCAAAGTCGAGGGCTGTTAGTAGAATCTCTAAACAATACCGCTTGTAAAACAGTTCCAGGTATGGTACTATTTAATTGTTGGTTCGAACAGAGCCGCAACAATTAACCACTAGTCATCTTGAAAGGATGAAACCATCATGCGCAACCTTGACCTCTCCACCCTGAACGCAGGCGACACCCTGCTCGCCGTGTACAACAACAACTTCGTTCGCACTTTCTGGAAGGGTGTTCACCCTGACCTGCTGGTCGCACACTCTGTAGACCCGGCAAGCTCCACCGCCATTGTCGCCGCCGCCGGGGAGGGAAACTCTGGTATGTACCTGCTGAGCATTAACGAAGACGGCATCACCATTGAAGGGTTCGCTGATGCCACCAATAAGTTCACCCCGGTTCAGGTATTCCAGTTCACCCCCGCCGAAGCTCAGGAACAGGACTTGGTTCGCCGCCTAAATGCGGAGGGTAAGCTGTTCAAGTTCCTTGAATCCATCAATGATGACGCTCTTATCCACGACGTGCGCCAGGCGGTAGCAAAGGAATACTCTATTTACTACTTCATGGGTAAGCCCAACACCCTTCTTGGTGACCTGGAACACGCCCGCAAGGTAACGCAGGACATGTACACTGTTGCAGAGAATGAGTATGAGCGAATCTTGCGAGAAAAAGGTGAGATTCTGGATAAGATGGTCGAACTTGTGGATGAGGCTATCGCTAAGGTAAACCCGCTCCTTGCTGGCTCTGGCATGACCTCCAACCGCCCCACTGACGCTAACACCATTCAGCACCACTTTGAATACACTAAAGACGCTCACACTTTCCGCGTGGGTAGCACTTTCGCTGTACATGATGTAAACTACACGGTTACTCGCGTCTCTAAGTCTCGCGCTTATGTAGTGAAGACTGATACGGGTGAAGATGCTGGCTACGTCACCTACACGAAGAGCCGCGGTGTGCGCCTGCATGTCGGCAATGGCGAGCCCGCTGTGTCTTTCCGCTATTCCCCTGTCCCGGTTGCTAATGCGGATGACATGCAGGCATTTGATGCGACTAAGCGCGAAATTCACGACATTGCCACTGAGTGCATGGCAAACCTTCGAGACCTGCTACTCAAGGTTGCCGTCAGCAATAAGTTTGGTGATACCCTGAGCCGCGTATACCGCCGCAATATCGTACCTCACGGCGTTACCACCACTACCTCCCTCCTGTATGACCTGCTTTCCGAAATTGAAGCCGTAAAGGAAGCCCTGCATGAGCAGGCTGAGGTGAGCATGTTCAAGATGGAGCGCCTGATTACCCAGACCTACGGCAAGTAACAAACTGAGAGCATAAAAGGTGCCCTAGAAGTATTCCATGCGAGATACTTCTAGGGCACCTTTTATGCATCCTGTGCGCTGACTGGTCGAATAACATGTCTACAGGTGACACATGCGCCCCTAAGGGGATAAAGCGGTGATAATGGGTTCTCTACCTCAGCGGTAAAGTTAGGGGCTTAGGGAGCCGCGTGTAGCTTAGCCCCAATGGGATGCCCTCCGCTTAAACATCTCTCCATTCAGTCCACTTTTTGCGGTATAATGGAAAGCAGTCAATCAGAAAGGAGCGAGTGTGGTCACCACTGGAGACATGTTCATGCAGGCTATTGCTGAGGCGGAAGCTATTAAGGCAACATGGGAAGAAGCTGGGCTAACCCCTCAGGAAGCCCTGGAACTTCTACGCCACCTTCAATACTAGAAACACAGTAAAAGCCCTCACAACCAGGTGAGGGCTTTTACTGTACCTACATGGGTTACAGGAGCCACCTCAAAGCACAGGGGGGGAGAAGCTTGGATTATAAGCTACTCTTCCCACTGCTGGGTGGGTCAGGGATTTTCCCTGACGGTAACCCTCCAGCCAACCCAAGTGGTTAGCCCTCCTGGTCTTGACACCGCCGCCACCCAATCGGGCTTTAGTAATGTCCGTTTAGTTTACCCACCTCTCCCAGTCTCTCACAGGCGAGGTGCATTGGTTGCTACTGCTCAAGGTATTCCATGAGGAAGCGCTTTACGGATGCCGCCGCGTGGTCAGCTTCGGCATTAGTGTTGCGACTGCGGGTTAGGGCGTACAGGTATAGGGCGTATCCTTCCGTGAACTCATCTAGCTCACCGGCAGGCTTGCGTCCATGCTCGTTAGCGAGGTGTCCTACAAGGGCGAGCTGGGCTTCTTGGCGGGTCATTTCGGCGGGGTGGGTGTCGGGTCGCCCGACTTCAACATGCCTGCCTGCCTTGTTGATACTGAAAAGGGATGCTACGGCGGTTTCGTGTGCGTCCGCATTTGAGTGGTAGGTCATATGCATCTGCGGGATGTACGCCCCCTCATTGATAGCGTAGCCGCCGTCGGGTAGGGGTGCGGTGTGGAAGCGGGTGGGGTTGGTGTTGTCGCCTGCGGGGTAGTAGACGTATTCCCAGCGCCCGGAGGTGCGGTTGAGGGTTGCTTCGATGTGCTTGTCGAGGAAGTTCTGTAGGGTGGTTTCGGTGGTCATGGGTGGTGTTTCTCTTTCTGTTGATGTCCTGCGGGGTTGCAGGGGTTTGTAGTTGAGTGTTTGTTGCGCGCCGCCGCCTGTGGGGGTGGAGGCGCGCCGCTGGGTGGGTATCCTTTGGTGACCTGCGGGATGCCCACCCGAAGCCTTTAGTGGTACTTGTAGAGCACCTGAACGTCTTCCAGACCGTACTCGGTGCGGATGAGGTTCTTCCAGTCGTCCAGGTTGCGGATGCTGGTGGGGATGCGCTTGCCCTCTTTCTTGATGATGAGGGTGTCGCCGCAGAGCTTGTTGGCGTAGATGTAGATGCCTTCCAGCTCTGCGAGCATCTGCTCTTCGGTCATGTCTGCGTATTCTGCGGGGATGTATTCGGTCAGACCTGCGCGGTTAAGCAGGTAGCTGATTGCCGCAGGGAGACCGGCGAGCGCCAGCGGGGTTACGTAACCGCACTTGCAGGGGGTGCCATCGCTGGTTTCATGGAGCGCGTTGTTGAGACAGAAGGTGTCGAGGTTGCTAGTGGGGTTGGGGGTCAGGGGTGCGGATGCGGCTCGGACAGCGTATCGCCATACATCATCAGGAACCGTGGTTGCTTCTCCCCATTCGGGGCTACTGCTCAGGTTTCCGTCTGCGGCGAGGCGGTAGTTATTTACGACACCCTTACCTGATTCAGAGGACAGGATGACATTGCCAGACAGTCGAGTGCCGGAGGTGTTTACGTCGTACACGATAACCTGCCCGGTGGTGACAAGCCCTTCATGTTCACCACCGATAACGCTACTGTACCCGTCAATGATACAGCCCTTGAGGGTGGTTCGCGCGGCGAAAGCGTGACCCATAAGCACGGTGTCTTCCATGTAGAGCTGGTCGAGAGCTACGCCCGCCTTATCAATAATGGCGTTACAACCCAGCAGGCGCTTGCCAAGCTCATTGTTGCAGGTGTACAGGTTATTGCGAACCTTTTCTACCTGGAGCTGGTCGGCTACAGCGTCAAGGGTCTCAACGAAGGTAGCCTTAGGGCGGACGGAGGTGCCGCTGTAGAGTACCGCTCCGGGGCGGTTAAGCATAGCGTTAAGCTGGAACCGTGAGAGCTCCCGGACGGGGTTGTGGTTGCTTAGGCTTCGCTCGTACAGGTTCGCCTTGTTGGTGGGCATGGTCAAGCCGTGACGTTCACGATTCCACATGGGGAGCTTCATCTGTGCGGTAACGTTCTTGGAGGTCTTGATAACGCAAGCGGTAGGCTTAGTGCTTTCACGAAGGGTCATTGGCTGGCTCCTTTGAAGATGGGTCGCTTATGATTTCTTGGTCGCTTTCTAACCAATAATCATATAGTACCACATAATGAACCATCTATGCAAGCGATACGGTTTTCCTTAGATGCTTAAAATATGCCCCCCAAGGAGGAAATATAGATGTGCCCCTTGCCGGATTCGAACCGGCGACTTCTAGATTCGGACTCTAGCGCTCTATCCACTGAGCTAAAGGGGCTTTACCGCCCCATACAGGCTTATTTGCGTATGGGGCGGCTGGTAGCTGACACGTTATGCCGCTTCACTGGATGCCAGCGCCTCAAAAGTACCTACAATCTCGCGCGTACTTGCGGTGGACTGCGTAGCAAAGTTAATGAACACCGGCAATGCGTACATGTCATCATGGAACATGTTTACCTTGCGAGGCTTCAGGGCGACAGGCTTATATGCGCCAGAAAAGCACTTGTAAGCAGGCGGATTAGCCTCAACGTCAAGCGCCTCATGCCCGCGCATAACGCTCACGTAACGACCATACTCACCGCTCTCTTCAACTAGCTCCTTAAGCGCACCTAAGAGCTTAGGTGAGGAGGTTTGGCGGAAGTATTTGTCAGAGCGGCGGTCAGGTAAGCCTACGCCTGCGTAGACAGTGATTATCATGTCGTCGTCACGTCCTGGGTCGCCCCATACGAGCCAGCCAGCAGTACTTTCAGGGTATGCCGCCACTACCGACGTGTTGATGCCGGGAAGCTCTGCAAGTTCCTGCGCTTGCTTAGGCTGAATGACGTTACCGATGCATTCCAGCATGTAGCAGGGTTGGGAGGCGGGGGTGTCTCGCAACATGTCCTTTAGTTCAGGGTATACCTGGAGTGGGTTCACGACCTGCACAGGTGAGCCCTTGACTGCGGAGTAGCTGACGAATGGGTCTGCGTAGCTTGCGGAGTAGCAATGAGTTTCCTGCGCTACTAGGGCTTCTGCGATGCCGTGGAAGTATTCATCAAGGCTATTCACGTTGCCGGGAGACTCGGGGGCGATAATCTCTGCAAGGTACGGGTGAATGGGGAGGACGACGCTCTGTTCTGCATTCAAGGGTGCGTGGACGAATCCGTGGGTGAACCACAGCTTATCGCCCTCCTGGTCGGCAAACAGTAGCAGGTTTACGGGTACGCCTTCTGAGACGTGGGAGAACGTCTCGAAGTCGATAGTGGGGGAAGTCATTAGGGGTTCCTTTCCTTATTTGGTGGTTATGTTCTAGGGGTGAGTTGTCTCGTGGATTATCTTACCCCTGGTGGTCTGCTTTCTGCTAGTTCTTGCGGTTGAGTAGTTCGTAGCAGTTGTGGAAGTTGTCGGGCTTGTAGTAGAGCTGGGGGTATCCGCTACTCGGGGCGGCAGAGCGGAGAGTCCAGGTGAACTTGCCTCTGTTGCCGGTGGTGTTGGAGGTGAAGTATGCGTACTTCTGGTCGGAGTGGGTGATGGTGACTGCTTCTGCGCCTTCTTCGGTAGCGTCCCAGTTGATGCTTGTGCCGTCTACGGGGAATAGTCCGATGGTGTCTCCAACTTTCAGGGGGGAGGTGATGCCGTTGTGGATGATTTCATTGCTCATGGTGGCGGGTTCCTTTCTTGCGGGTCAGCTTTCGTTATGCCTTAAATAGCGATGCGACAGCTTGGTTGATGTGGTTGATGATGCGGGCTTGAGCCTTGTCCTCGTCTTCGTAGTCCCATTCGTTTTCAGCCCAGATGGTCGGCGCGCGGTTAGTGACGCTGTAGCCGCCGGGCACTTTGGTGAAGCGGACGGTGTACTTGTCGTCGCCGTCTTTGAGTGAGATAGTGAAACCGCTCTTGTTGCGCTCTTCAATAGATGCGTTAAGCGTCGGTAGCGCCGTCTGTAGCACGTCTTTTACTTTGGCTGGTTTGATGGTGTGGTTGATTTCGTAGTGCATGGGTTCCTCCTGTGGTGGGTGAGTGTGGGTGTTACAGCTTCACGGTGAAGTCTGGTAACTGGAATGTGGCGGTAACGTAAAGTGTGCCTGGCGCAAATTCGTTATCGTACTCATAGGTGACTTTGGATGCCTTGATAGGCAGTGTGTCTGCGGTGATTGACTTGATGAGCTCAGCTTCGATGAAGTCGTTGCCTAGGTCAAGTTTCTTGGTCACGGTTGCAGAGCCACATGTGAAGGTTGCAGGGGCAGTGTTTCGGCTATGGTCGCCGCTAAAGCCTGTCTTCTCGAACGCTCCGGTCAGCTCGTGCTTCATCTCACCCACGGCGACTAGGTGGACATCTTCACCACGTTCTAGTTGATGCGTGATGTCTGCGTCGTAGCTTAGGGCTAGGGTGGTAAATGATGGGTTGCTGAACTTTATTTCAGCTGAATAGTCTTCCATGAGTGGGTTCCTTTCGTTTACGACTCATATTCTAGTGTATCACATATATAAAGGTGGTTGCAGACCATATTTAGGTGGCGTACATCATAGTGACCGCAAGTCAAGCATTCCGCCCCACACCTACCCCTGCGTGGTAGCATAAATGAGGTAACCCCAAGAAACTACTACCCCTAAGGAGAGCCCTTTATGCGTCTTCAGTTTGTGACCGATTACCCGGACATTGGCGACGGTCTGCTCTACATTCACTATCCCTCTAGCTCGTCTGATAGACGCGATGTATCTATTGAGCTCTATGAAGTGTCCAGTGCGGATGCGGACGGTCTGCTCTATGCCCATAGAGTGAGTGATGCGGGTGGAGATGACTCTCAGGAAGTTATTACCTTCCGTTACAAAGATGAGAATGTGCACCTCCATCCGCCTGTAGATGGGGCACTGCTCGCCGCTGTCGGCAAGCCCACCACTGCTGAAAAGGCAGGTCTGCCTAGCTCCATGTTCTTTATGCAAGGCGGGCGTATTGTACATGCTGAGGTTCAGGTGGCGTACAGTGATGGTGTCGCACCTATTCGGGATGGTAAGAGTATTCTCTTTTCAGCTGATGCGTGGCGCATGATTGGCGACTATTTCCGCCATACCGTCGGTGACGTATATGGTGGCAGGCAGTTCCTCCATTCATATATTCAGTCTGATGCGGCTGTCGCGGTGACTGACGTTCTTACATGCCCGGCGGATGCGGACTCAGCCCTGCGCGGTTTTCTATCAGACCCATACATCACTGACGCTATCTCGCTTTATATTGAGCATGAAAAGGATGCAAATGAGAGTCGGTGGCGACTCCTGAGCCTGGATAGGGAGCTGGTTGAGAAGCAGACCTATGTCAAGTTGCTTGACGATGTTTACGATGACTATGGTCTGCTCGTTGCGGCGCTGTCGAGCAATGATGTGAAGAAGCGGAGTGTATTAAAGTATTTGACCATCTGGTACGAAGCTTTTCTTTCTCTAGCTAGGGCGGTTGATGACGACGTTGCGGAAGCCACTGTTCTCCCAGCCGTCAGTAGGGTTAGGGGTATTATTGCCACCCTGGTTACCAGCCCCACGTATTGCGAGTAGTGGCATCTCTGTGGGTTTGTGCATGTGTATGTGTGGGTAGGGCGACTGGAGCGACAGGGATACTGGCAATTTAGTTCCCTGTGTGGTACTATATTGTTTGTAGATGGGATTGAATGGCAGTCCCGCATGAAAAAGGAGAACTACCACATGTTCACTCGCAAGGCTTTTGCTATGCTGGCCCTCACTGGCACTCTGCTCACTGGTTGTGCAGGCGCTACCTCCAATACCGGCGCTAACTCGACTCAGGCACCCACTGGAACCAGCGTGTCTCAGGCGGCAAGTCCGACCGCTTCAGAAACCGCTAAGCAGAAGCAGTATATCGTGCTTTCAGCGCATATGTTCACTCGCACCAATGATAGCGGTAAGCAGGTCACTATGATTGCTTACACGTTGCGTGGACAGGATGGTTCCATTCACAGCCACACCATTATTCGTGATGCTGTAAAGGTAGTTGCTGAGGACATGGATTACGCTGTGGCTTACGCTACGGACTCCCAGCTGATGCTTGGTGAGGTAACCTTTATGGTTCCTAAGGATGGCATTGCTCCCAATATCGACTTCGTGAATATCGCTCACTAGTGACGGTGGAAGCCCTGGCAGATTGCTTGCCAGGGCTTCCCTTTCGTATCCCCGCCTAAATAATTGACACAATAGTTCCAGATGTGGTAGTATTATACTGTTATCGAGGGAACCCCTCAATCATACTTCCAGCAAAAGGAGTCTACAATGTTCCAGGCAGAAACCTTCCAGTACCCCACCGAATACACCGCCCGCCTTGCAGTGTCAGCCCAGGAAGCCAGCGACTCATTCCTGGAGCACGACTACTACTACATCGACACGCTCGCATACACTCACAATAAAGCAAAGACTGGATGGGGTATTGAAGCCACCATTGAAGAGCCTTACCACATTGGCGACGAGAAGCCGGAAGGCTGGACTCCCGAAACCCTCACCCTCACCACCACTGAACCCCTTAGCGAAGAGCACGCAGAGCTTCTTATGGGCACCCTAGAGTATGTACAGCGTCACGGCATCGAACTTTCCCTCGACCGTGAAGATGACACGCTCTTCGTGGATGCCACCTATACCAACTAACACAAGCCACCTGCTACACCCCGCACCTACAACACAGGGCGGGGTGTAGCAATACCACCACCCACCCACAGGAAGGCATGACATGACCATTCTTCAAAAGTATATGATGGGCTCTTCCGCCGCGCTCCTAACATGCTTCCTAACGGCGGCGCTACTAATCGTCATTATCGCCTCTATTCGCCGCTATCTGGATGCGCGGGCGGTAAGGAAGGGCTTGGCTTTACCAAGCGGCGCTTCCTCTTGGTTCACCTACGCATACGGTGTCGTAGCACTGCTCCACCTAATCGTTGCTCTGACTTTGGCGGGGGACAACCAGGACATGTTTGTCACTGTTTTCTGGACGGGACTAGCAATCCCCTCGGCGGTACTAGTCCTCTATCACGTCATTCAAGGCATAGGTAATGATAGTACCCCTAAGGATACCCCCAGCAAATCCGACCTCATATCGCAGTATAAGGCGACATACCGCGATACGCTCCTACTGACTGCAATATGCGCCATCTTTGCGACCATTTTTGCCGTCGTCGGTAGCACTGTCTACGAGAGTAAAACAGTCGTTACCGAAGTTATAGATGGGCGAATAGTGGAGTATCGAGGCGAAATTGAACTCACCTCTAACGGCGTAGCTGTCACTATAGCGCCCGCAACGAGCGAATATGAAGAATACGACTATGTTTCGAAGAACCATCAGCGGAGGGAAGCTACGAGCACTGTTGCCACTTGGCTTGAGCGTGACTCTAGCGGCTCTGTAAAGATCATCTCTATCGATACGGGTGGGCGGGGCGGTCTCAACATTGCCGATGACCTACCTACAGGTGAAGCGCCTTACGTCACCTACACGCCTCAGTACAGCTTGGATAGTTACAGTAAGCCAGGTGATGCCCTCTGCGTCATGAAGCGTGACACTGGTTGCCCGCTAAATGCACGCCATATCTATGATTCTGTCACGATACATATTCCTGCTGGGTCTACAGACAGAATGGTGAGCACGAAAGCTTAACAGTTGCTCCACTGGGCACAAATGCACCCCCTAACGCAAGAACTTTCGCGTTAGGGGGTGCATTTCGTTATGGGTATGTATTACTGACCGCTCTTAATGCGGGCAATTTCAGCTTCTACAGCCTCTTCGCCGCTCTCGTAGCCGTAGTACCTAAGGATTTCGGAGCGGTAGTAGCAGAACTCGTCAGTTAGGCGTAGCTTATAGGTGCTACTCTTTACGAGCTCAGCATCAATAATCTCCCTGAGCGTTTCCTCAGGAATAATAAAACCAACACCTTCACGGTAGGAGATGTTTTCAACAATGGGCTTGCTCATGCGGGAACTCCCTTTCTCTGCGGCATGAATTATTGAGGGTGAATTACCTCTTAATTATACCACATATTTAATGCTTCTAACAGGTATTGGTATGTAACTTCCACCACTGGGTTAGACGGTTGCGCTTATGCTTCTGCATAGAATTTCTCAAGCTCACCACGCACCCACTGCACGTGACTAACACTCTTACGCATGTCTAGAATTATCTCAGTGATGCGGCGGAGGATATGTGCGCGGCAACGGTCTACACTCAGGTATTCAGACAGCGTACCTTCCAGCTCCCAGCGGTCGGGGAGGCATAGCGGCTTACCTTCACCAGCACTAAACATGTCAAGGTAGGTGTTCATGAATACCTTCTCCAGGAATGCGGAAGTCATGGACTCGTGCAGGCTGTATGCCTGAATATCCTTGAAGGAGCCGATGGGAAGAAGTTCCACCGCATTTGCGTAGAGGTCAAATTTCTTATCTCCCACCACTAGCCCAATGGAGTAATGGTATGGGGCGCTCTCAAGATAGCCCGCTTGACCGTTTGGAAGCGTCACATATGCGCGGGAACCGTCTATAGCTGTAACGTGGGCATAGCCAAACTTGTAACCAATGACAGCTCCCACGGGGTTAAACTGGTATCGATAGATGCCACCAACGCGGAAGTATACGTTATTTAGGCGAACAGACTGCTCACCTAGCTCTGGCTCACTATAGGTAGGAGTATTGAGCGCTAGGTCAGTAACCTGTGTCACCTTCTCTAGGTACTTTACTCGCTCTTGCTTAGCCCAGGTAACAGCTTCACTAATCTCATGTTCAGCGGCATCCAGGTACTCAAACATGCTTTGCGTGGCTACTGATTCAGCAGAAATAAGTGAAGGCGTGTACACCAGCCTAGGGTAGTTGAGTCGGTATCGGTAAAGGGCTTTAAAGTCCTTATTCCGCGCCTCACTATCGAGAATATCCATGACACGCTCACGGTCATAATACACCTCCGCATCCAGCGCAGACACGCCGGTAATATGCTGAGAGATTTCAGCCTTCGGGTCATTCACCTCTCGCGTAAAAAGCGTACCCGCATAGTCCTGCACCTTGAGGAGTAGCCCACCAACCTGCGAGCTACTTTCTTTAGGTTCGACTTCCTGCACGTGGAGCACTTCACCGCTTCGGCTGATGAGAATGTCTTGGGGGTTGATTTCCACTGGATTATTCCTTTCTGTTAGGCGCGTTCGGGTACGCTCAGGCGAGCCGCCCGCCATGCGGAAACCTTAGAATGGGTTACCTTGATAGCGTCGCCACCCTTGTCCAACAGGTGTCCCTGTCGAGGGACTTCACGCCCCTTGAAGAAGACGATATTGCGGACAGTATTGGCAAAGAGAGCAGTAAGCTCTTCCAGTCCTTCGCCTAGCGCGCCCTCAACGTAGGTTTTGCGGGGCTTCATCCAGCCAGCACCTACCCACCAGGGGATGTGGCATTCGGGGCAGGGTTCGGTTCGGTCGTCAGGGTCGGGCCAGCGGCGGTGGCACATGCCGCTACCTACACACCAGTAGCCGCCACTGCTATTGTTCTGGTCAATCGTAATGCAGTCGTAGGAGACGCGGTTTGGGTTGGTTGTGGGGAAGATTGCGTCTCCCCAATGAACCGTATCCGGCTTTTCATCTGCGGTGGTTGAGTCTCGGTAGGCAATAAAGTTGGGGACGTTCGCAATCCAGAAAGTTTCCAAGGTCTTATCATGCTTGCACCTCTTAAATGAGCGTGCATTGCGAACCAGCTCGTCTAGTTTCTCAAGGCGCTTCATGAGGTTGGCGGCGTGGGTTTCCAGAATGTTTCGTTCTTCGCCGGGGGTGTATTGCGAGGCGATAGCCTTAGCTTTTGCGGCGAAGCGTTGAATAGTAGTTGCAGACATATGCATTGTCTCCTTTTCGGGGGTTTATAGGGGCGGGTATGATGCACCCATCTGATTACAGTAATAATGTACCACAATATTTACTATGCGGTACAAGAAGGCACCTATCCCGACCCTCTTGGAATATTTAGTCCACCCATAGCTTGCATTACTTATAAAATCTGTGGTACACTTATTTTGTGAGCGGGTAAGCCACTCGCAAACACCATCAAATCATCTCCTGAAAGGAACTTACATCATGCAGTCCCTCAACTTTGAAACCCTGAACATTGGCGACATCGTACTAACCAACCCGAAGCTGAAGTGGCACAACATCGGCAACATGGGATTGTTTACTGACATGCACATCGTTCAGTCCGTAGATGCTACTAAGCGCGCCGCCGTACTCTCTAAGGCAGGTAGCACCTCCACTAACCTGCTTGTCGCCACCGACGGCAACCAGTTCACCCTTACCCCTATGGGCACTGAAGACCCCCAGACTATTGCTGAGGCGTTCCAGATGTCGCACGATGAGGCTGTGGATATGCGCCTGAGTGAGCGAATCGTTTCTGAGCACCTGCTGGGAGTTCACCTTGAGTCGCGCCATGACTCCATGCTTCCCCTTCCCGTAAGTGAGTTCATTGAGAACTTCTACAAGGAAGCACACTCCCCCGAAAAGGGTACCAACAGCTACATTTCGGACATTGCCACGGGCTACCAGATGATGCGTAAGCTCATGGACACTGTTCGTGACATGTGCGATAAGGAATCCGCAAAGGAAGCCCGCCTCCTCAGCTCCATTATCGAAGAGTCCCGCAAGGCATATGCTCAGATTATGGAACTAGTTCAGGAAGCAAACATTGAGTACACCTACAGCGAAGACGTTGCCCTGCTCAATGCTCAGCGCCCGTACAGCATCCCCCGAGCCTTCCGCGTAGGAACCTCCATCATGTGCGAAGATAAGTCGTACACCATTAGCCGCGTATCTGCTACCCGCGCACACGTCACCGACAACACCGGCGAAGAAGTCGGCTACATCAGCTCCAGCAAGGCAGACGGACTCAAGTTCACCAACAAGAAGTCCTCTACTGTGGACAAGCTTTACCGCGAATACGGCGACTACGCCACCTACCCGGCTTCCACCCCCTCCGAAATGGACAAGCTCCATGACCTCACCTGGAAGGTAATCGAAATTGTAGAAGAACACCACCGCAAGATGCAGAGCATGATTCGAAACGCTAACTGCACCCGCGTAAGCGACTACGGACGCATTGCCAACCACAACACCTACCATGTATCCACTCTCTCCGCCGCCATTGGTCACGTTCAGGACTTCGTGAACGCCGCACAGAAGCTCCAGGGCGAACTGACGGACAGTGGCGAGAAGTTCTTCTTCGAGGCAGAACGCCTCATCCGCAAGGCATACGGCAAGTAGCCACAACACACAACATTTCACCCCCTCCCAGAAAGCCCTGAGAGGGGGTGAAACGCATCCCCATGTACAGTTTTACCCAAGAGAGCTAAAAAGCCTCTGGAGGGTCGCCTTAGGGTCTTCTAGGCACATTCTTGGGCGGAAAACTTGCGGAGCTATGTACTACCATGCGCCACGACGCAAGGCAGGCAACCACCCGGCAGGGGGTTATGTGAGAGAGGATACCCCCCCCATATATTCCAGCAGTCACCATCAAGCACTAGGGGCATCCCCACTGCAAGACATGTAAGCCCGGCGGCAACCCATAGAAAGCCGCCCCTTCCTATGGCAGACATTCCACCTTGACCTCAAGTATTTGGGGTTCCAGAGCGCATGGCTTGAGGCACCTTACAGTAGGTAATCTTTGAGCCACCTACAACGCTACTTAGCGGAGCAGGTGGCTCTTATGAAGTGGGTATTAAGTAAGCCCTCTTCCGTCATGATTGCTTATATGCTGACTTACCACCAGAGGGTGCCGCCGTTGCGGGCGCGGCGCGCCTCTTCCCTGCGCTTAGCTTCCTCAGCTTCGCGTTCGCGGTCTGCGGGCATGGTTGCATTCACCCAGAAGCCAGAGCCGTAGTAGGGTTCACCGTCGGATGCGTCATTACCTTCGATGCAAATCTTATGGTTCTTCATGAGGATGAAGATTTTAAAGCCGGGCTCACCGAACTGCTCATCATACTCTGTCTCCTCGTAATCAATGTTCATGATGGCGGCATCTAGGGCTCCCTCACTGGAGGGGAAGTCGATGAATGAGTCACCCTTGCCGCAGATGCAACCATAGTTCGGGTGAATCTTGACAACATAACCGTTATCAAGCTTGATGCTTTCATGGGTAATCTTGGTGATTTTGCGACCGATAAGGTTGTCCTTGAAGAACTTGTAGAGTTCGCCGGAGTCGAATTTCTGGTGCTGTACGTAGGGGTAATTCTCGGATGACATGGGTGCCTCTTTCTTGATTGCGGGGTGAGTTATACCTGTTTGCACCTGAGGTTAGGGCGCTCATTTTGCAATGTGCCATCTCTTAACCAAGAAGTGCTTATATGGGCAAGTTTACCACATATTTTAACGCATGTGCAAGGTAGTGCAGTGAGGCATAGATAAGCACACCAAAGCACCCTAGTCGCATATCTTACGACTAGGGTGCTTAACGTAGAGACTAGAAGCGGAACTCACTACGGTTGATGACGGACTTGATGGTTACCCACACCCACCCGTCTTCGTCGGCAGTAAACTCAGGGTCAGCGCCAAAGTAACCTTCATCCATGAGGTATTGATGGTTTTCACGCTGAGTGGTGTCGAGGTCGTCAATGTACGCTTCAATTTCCTGGCTCAGTTCCAGGGGGTCATTAGGGCTGATTACATCCTGAGTGTCGCCATCTTCCATAACAAAGTCAAACATTGGCAGACCGTCGTCTTCGTAGTCTTCGAAGTGAGGCTCAATGTAGAGCGTGGACTTATCCATAGCCAGGTATTCAAGGTCTTCGTAGTTGATACCACTAATGTGCTTGAAAGACAGGCGGAAGGTCATGGGGTCAATTGCGCGCTTTTCAATGGGAGCGGTGTTCATGGTGGCAACCTTTCGGTGGTGACTAGATGATTCGTAGCGGTCTTCCTTGCTACATCTATAGTCTAGCACAGATTTAAAACTGTATGCAAGTTAAATTTAAGTGAGGTGCGCCACGTTAGGTGGGCGACTCAATCGTTACCCTGAGTCGCCCACCTACAGCTTTATGCCACTTCGTCAGAAGCTCCCCTACTAGAAGGTGTATGCGCCCGTACTTGCATTGAACTCTACAGGGAAGCGTCCATAGTGCGAGTCATCGCCCCACAACTCATCACCCTCTTCTTCGGTAAGATGAAAGATTGGGCATACAAGATACCTTGCGCCTCGGATACTCATCAACCAAGAGGCGGAGCTATATTCAGAGCCAGGCTCAGCGGCAACGAAAAGCTCCCCCACACAGAGAACAGGTTCCTTCCAGCTCTCCTCCTCAATGTCAATTTCTTCAAGGGGGAGGGTGGCAATTTCCTTCTCGATAAGGACTCGCTCATCGTCAGTAAAGGTAACCTCAACCTTTGGGGTGAAGTTTTCGTCTACCGCAATATGCCCCTCGTCGTCCAAGAGGTATCCCCTATATGAGACGGGTCGGTATATGTGCTTATTGCGCTTCATGGCGCATCTCCTTTCGTTTAGGTCACGATTCCTAAGGGTCCATTTTATTGCCGCCGCCTACTTGTAGCAGTTTCCAGACCTTACTTGTGAAGTACTTCGGGCGCTAGTGTAGTACCGCTACTTGCGGCGCTTGGCGTCTCCCGCAATGCTTGCAAGGGCATCCGTGAGGCGCTGGTTTAAGTGCCTAGCGCTAGAATGTGCAAGAATAATCTCGAAGCGGTAGTCAGTACCTTCTCCCATGTGTTGAAATTCGGTAAAGTTCGCTAGAGTGCGGATGCGTGCCTCCAGTGCATCAGACGCAATGGCGCGCAAACATCGGGCGGTGTTTGCCTTACTTTGCATATGTGCGAACACTGCGGGTGCTACAGATGCGTTGGCGCGAAAAAGTTGCGTCTGTGCATTAAGGTCACATTCCTTCACTAGTGCATCAGCGGCGCTTGAAGCTTTAGCCTCAATGTCAGCCAGGGACTTTAGGGCGTTGTTGGCACGCTCTGCAACCTTGGCATCAAAGTCAGTGTGGGTCATTGGGTGCCCTGCTTTCTGTAAGATTGAATGATTCGGTAGCTTTAGGGGTATCTTTAACACCCGCTCTATGCTTATATTGTACCACAGATTTACCGAGCACACATGATGCGCCGCTTGCCGTACTGTATGTGCGCATAAAAATAGTACCAATATGTGTGAAAACCCTGTGGTGAGGCACATATTGGTACTATTTCGTTAGAGTGCTGAGTTTACGGCTCCTCGGGAGCATCAAAAAGCTCAGAGGCATCTAGCTCTTCGATAAGCGTCTCAATAAGCTTGCGGGCAATACTTACAGTTGCTCGCTCTTCATCATTAAGCTTGTCTACAGAGATTCGTTCTAGGTTGCCTAACTGAATTTCCAGGTAGTTGATAGTGGACTCTAGAAGCTCAAAAGGTTCGCGCCAAACCTGAATATCCTCACTGGTGTAACTGTCATATGGGGAGAGGTCGTCTACGAAGCGTGAGTCTGCCTCCCAGAACTCTTCAATAGGTGTAGCGCCGTTCTTCTCGTATTCGCCCCATAGCTGGTTGCCTAGAATGTCGCGGCTCTTTTTGAACTCTTCTGATTCGATGAGCTTCACAAGAGCGTCGAACGCTTCCTTTGGTAGGAAGTTCTTACAGTCTCGCGAGGTAAGGTTTAGTCCATCCAGAATGCTCGGCATGTATTGCACTGTGTAATCGTCATACCGCTCTGGGGTGTGTTCAAACTCGTCGGCGTAGAAGCTCTTGAGTAGTTCCAGTTCGCCCGGCGTAATCCTGAATGTGTTCACGGTTGAACTGTACGATACGCCGTCGCTGTAGATGTGGCTAATCTCGGCTATCTGCATGTCGCGTTTACGGTATGGTGTGTAGAGGAACCTGTCATCGTAGCCGGGTTCTTTTGCCTGTACACGCCCGCCAATATGAGCGGCAGGGCAGAAACATAGATTTTCGGGTTCCTGTAACATTAGCCCGTCGTCTACATAAGAGCCGGTGATGGTTTCCTGAGCTGTAGTGTTGCGGCTTACCTTGGTGGCTGTGAACTCTATATAGTCGTGCCAGTCAGTAAGCTTGGTGACCGCGTATAGTTCCACCTTGTCTACTGAGAGCGGGCGGGGTTCATCTCCAGCCGTGTATACACCCTCTGTGTTCTTGGGGATGTAGAGTAGGATTCCGTCGCCTACGTTGAGTTCTGGAACGATATAGGTTCGCTTTGCATACATTGGGTGTTTCCTTTCCGCCCACCCCTTTAGCGTATATGGGATGGCTTGCTGGGTGAGTTTAGGGAGCCCAGCTGAACTGCCCTACAGAGCTGTTCGGCTGGGTTGGTAGATTTACTGGGAGGTGGGCGCTTAGTCGCCTACCATGAGGTTCAGGGTACGGAGTGCTCCCATTGCCTGAACAGCGGTGGTGTACTTTTCGAGGACAACACTCCATGCCTTGTCGCCACCCTTGCTGTCGAGGGCACCTGCCTCATCAATCGCCTCATTTATGACCTGAGTAATCAAGCCAGGTTTACCGTAGAAGCTCGTCTCGTACAGCTTTGCCATGCGTAGATGCTCTGCCATCTGAGACATGAAGTGTGCCTTATCCTCCGGCGCGCCCGTCTGCTCGTTAATGCGCTCAAATTTCGCCATGATTACTATCCCTTTCGATAGGTATAGAAGTGCTCTAGCCTCGGGGTATCCCCTCCAGCAAGTCTTACACCTATAGTGTATCACAGATTATCGCTGGGTGCTAGATTTTGGGTGGGTAGCGCCATGCATACCATGATGGCGTAGCAATAGTGGGTAGACATCAGGGGCTAAGATGCTCAAACAGTAACACCCTAGCCCCTGAGTTTCACTTCACGTTGTCAGTAATTTCCTGTGCGACTTCCTTACTGTACAGTTCGGACTCCCTCAAGCTACGGTGAAGCGCCTCTAGTCGTTCTTGAATGCCCGCCAGTTCCCGCTCGGTGTCATCGAGAGCTTTCAATGTGTTCTCAGTGAGAATGGTTAGAGCGGTCGCATGAACTTCTTTGGAGGAAACGTTAGGTAGAAGGGTTTCCAGCATTACCGCGTCAATAAACCCACCATTGCAGATGTCGGCTAGGTTCCGTGGCTCTAGAGCAGTTAGCCCATATTCGAGGGCACGAACGGGGTGGTATGGAAGTGCTTTAGCGAACTGGGCTATTGCTTCTCCTGTACCCGCATCAAAGGTGACCGTATCGCCCCAAGCGCCCACATGTCCATACCTTGTATAGTAGGGGGCATTCTCGCCCCTTATGGCGTTATGCATGTCGTGGCTAATTACCCCGTCAATAAAGGCGTAGGGTTCGCCATTGGGCTGTACGGCGATAACGCCCGCTTTGTACACATGCGTTGCCGTGAGCGAGTGGCTTGCGCCAGGCGTGAACAGTGTGTCGCCGGGTAGCACCTCATGCCACGCCGGGTCACTCTCTGAATACACGGGGTTACCCAGATAGCAGGCATAGGCGGGGATTTCAGTTTCGCCGGTAAGCGTATGCGTACCCGACGTGTGAGTTGCACGGGTGCCCGGCTCCAAAGGTGCCCCTGTAAGGGCTTCCAAGCTACCTGAGACAGCGAAAGTATTACCTTCTGGGTTTCCGGGCACACCGACGGTTAGAGTCGCTGTGAAGGCACCTGTAACGCCGTTAAACGTTTCGATAGCGCCTATCGCCAAGCTGTAGTGTCCTTTGCTCCAGTCGGTAAGCGTAGGGGTTCCGCCTACAGTAGCGATATTGCGGTCTTTGAGGAGTAGGGCAATTCCATGCCTCACTAGCGTTTTAGGTGTTTTGTGCGACATTACGCCTCCATAAGTGATAAACTGGCACCAATTGGGCTTGATACCAGTTTATCAGAGTGGCGGGTTAGACGAAATACCGTAGCCACTACCTGTTACTAACAGTTACCTGAACATCCAGGGAAATTTTTCCATCCACAATGCTTACACACTCAAACTTTCCACCATTGCGGGGCTGGTGCTCGTAGCAGAATCCACGTAGGAAGCTCTTGAGCACCTTCTCCCCGAACTTTTCGTCACCGTCCAACTCTGCTACCAGGTGTGCAGATGAGCCGCGTACACTAAGGAGGTTTTTACCTAGCTCGATACCATAGTGGACACGCCCCTTCTCGCCCTTCTTCTTGGGCGGTTCGTAGTATGCGCCCTTGGAATAGTAGGGGTAGCTCCTCCACTGATTCAAGTCGTTGATTTCGCTAAGCTCTTCATCTACTACGAAGTGAAGGTTTACGGTGGTCGCATCTTGCTCGCTCTCACTCAAGAGCGGGTTACCCTCAACAACCTCCTCAAACTCGATGGTAGCAGTATGTGATTCGTGGTCTACGTCAATAGTATAGTCCTGAATGTAGATGTTGGCGTGCTCTCCTAGTGCGAGGGTGTGCTTCATCTCTTCGGTGGTTTCAGGTACGCCAGTGGTGGGATAGGTAACCGCGTCACCTGCATCTTTCACAAACTCGATGTTTGGTTCGATAACGACGTAGGGGAGGTGGTAGTGTCCATCCCATTTCTCGTCTACGTAGGTTTCGCCGTTGAGCTTGATGGGTGGGTGCTTGGTTAGGATTTCTTGCTCCGTGTAGGGGTCGGGGTTGAAGTGGACAATCAGGGTCTTCTTCTTAGGGAAAATGATGTATGTGGTTGCCATGAGGTGTCACTCTTTCTACATCTGCGGGTGGTGGGCGGCTACGAAGTGTTCTTGCTCCGTAGCCACCCACCATCTATAAATCGTACCCGCTCTTATGCCTTCGGGACAGTAAGAGAAACGTCAATAGTAATAGTGTCACCCTCAACATTCACGTATTGTGCGCTTTCGCGTGCCTTTGCGTAGAAGTCTCGCTCGAAGCGGCGAGCTACTCGCTTGACTCGTTCCGGGTCGCCGTCTACCTTTGCTACCATGCGTGCTCCCTTGCCGTAGGTTTCATGTCCACCGTCGAGGCTGATAATGTACACGATTTCGCCTTCTTCGGCGTAGCTGGCGAGGCTTGCGGAGCTGTAGGGGTACTTCTTCCACAGTTCCATGTCGCCCAGTGAGCTGTAGTGCGTATTGGGGGTGAAGTGGAGGTTTACTTCCTCTACGTCGTTCGGGTCGATTTCGAGGGGATTACCCTGGTGAAGTTCGTGGAACTTTAGGGTAGCGGTCTTTGCTTCTTCGTCTACATTCAGGGTGTAGTCCTTGATGTAGAGGTTTCCCTTGGTGCCTGCAACAATGAGGTACTGCAAGGCTTCGGGGGTTTCGCTGTCTACATTGAGGTGTACTAGCTTGTTGTCGAAAGCGTCTACGACGGCAAGTTCAGGGTATGCCACTACTTCGTAAGAGTCATAGTAGCCGTCGTAGTCCTTTTCAGCACTAACATACCCATCCAGCTTGATAGCCAGCTTATTGCTGTTGAGGTCTACCTTCTCCACCCCGTGCATATAGGAGTAGGAGATGTTGAGGGTAATTCCCTGCGGGAAAACACAAATGGGCTGGGACATGATTAGTGCCTTTCGATAGATGCTTGCCTAGCTTTTCGCTACACCTAAAGTGTACCACAGATTCACTCAATTACGCAAACCATCTGCTGTGGGCTGTACCACTAGGGCGCATGTAAGGTGTCAGGTTCAAGAATTACCACTCCATATATGCATAGGCGATGGTCTATACGCAAAAGGAACAGTGCCTCACGCCCCGTAGATGGGTAGTGAGACGCTGTTCCTTTTCAGGCATTAGTCGGCGTAGCGAGTCAGAAGTTTGCGGACTGCAAATCCGACAGAGCCGGTAGTGTCGCCGTATCGGTGGGGTCCACAGCAGGCGGGGCAGTCATCCTCATCGAAAGGCTCTTCCTCTGCGTCGTACTCTTCCTCGTTGTAGGTGCAGTCTTCGTCGTCATCGAAACCTGCAAAGGTTACTTCGCGGGATTCGTCATCGAGACGGTAGATAGAGAATCGTTCGCCACCGTCGAGTTCAAACTCAATGAGTCGAGGCGCGTTAGCGGTGTCCATTTTGTAGCAACACAGCGGTTCCTCTGCTTCGATTGCCTGCGCGAGAGTTTCGAGCTCAACGCCTTCGTGGAGAGTGAAGCCAAATTCGGGAGAAGCCATGATTGTTACCCTTTCGGTAGCTGGTTAATGATTTACGGCTTAGGGGTTTTTTCGCATCCCCTTGCCTTATATCTATAGTCTACCACGGATTTAAAACCGTATGCAAGCTGAATATGGGTGAAGTACATCACATCCCATCAACGCACCCCACCCACACCTCATGACAGTAAAGGGTAAGAGCGCTACCCTAGCGCTCGCAAACCTATACAGCAAGGTAAGCAACCAGTAGTCACTGTAAGCCAGCGGCTCGCTACGGCAACTAACCTGCGGATAGCAAGCGCCCGCCATGCCGCCCAATAACCATCCCTGCACACATAAACAAAGCGGGCGGGCAATCAGTGGAACACTCCATCCGATTACCCGCCCGACTATTACCAAGCGCGTTACATGCTACATCCCAAAGTCGAAAGGCATACTGAGGGCAAACTCATACGTAGCCGTACCATTAAATACCTCAGGGGCACCAATAGGCTTATCACCCATTGCTCGAACAATTGCATCACTGATGCACAGAGCCACCTGACGCACAGCAGGGGAGCACAGAACGAACTCCACAGAAGGCTTAACGTCACCCCCCACCTGCACACCCTCACCATCATCAACAATGGGCGACTCTTCAATGGAGAACTTTACAACCCAGCTACCATACTCATTCGGAGCTTCAACCTGTTCTACCTGAACATCCTTAACGCTGAACTTGCTACCCTTCCAGAAGTTGCTAGACTCAGCGGGAAGGTCAGTAACAGACTTGAACTTGTGCCAAGAGGTGAGAAACATAAAAAGCTCCTTAGGTGAACAAGAGGGCGATTAGCACCCAAAAAAACGATTACACATATAGTCTAACACATATTTCAGACCGTATACAAGTCAAATAGGGGTGAGGCGGGACACGCTCATATTCTAGTCGCGCATGGCGCTCGCATATAGCCGCCTAACATGCGCGCGCTCACTCACTCTATCATCAATCAGAAGCACCTCAATAAGCCCCCTTTTCTAGCTCACGCGATAGTAGCCGCCGCGCAGGTAAGTCACCCTACACTCCAGCCATTGCGGAAGCCAATACGCAGAGAGAGGGGGTAGAGGCATTATAAGTCTCTACCCCCTCAATGGGATTACTTGCCGAACTGTTCGTTATCGGCTTCAATGTCCTTACGACACTCTTCCAGTCGTCGCGTCAGACTATCGCTCTTATCGACAGTGTACAAGGCGAAAGCGAACTCCTTTGCGCTAACGTCAGCGGCACGCATTTCATTAAGCAGATGCAGAGCATACACACGAGCGCTCATCGCCTCAGAAGCAAGAACATGCAGGTATGCAACGCGGTCAGCCTTACGGTCATTGCGGGCAAACACAATCGGCTCTACCGGCTCATACGACTCAGCAAGAAACAGCTTAACCTGAGAGTCGAGGTCAGCCTCAGCCGCCAGCTCATCAGCAAGGGCGCGCGCCTCACGCTCAACAGTGGCGAAAGTATTCAGAACTTCCTCTGCACGTTCCATAAGTTCACGAAGCATTGCAGGCAACCTTTCGGTAGTAAGTAAATGGTCTGTAGCTCTTCCAGAGGCTCCCCTCTCGCTACACTTACAGTCTATCACAGATTTTAAATGCCATATAAGCTGAATATGTGTGAGGTGAGACACATGGCGGCTAATCAGTTGCCTACCAAGTGACACTCACCCAATCAAGAGTGGGAAGAACGCAAGCATCACTACCAGCATACCCAGTAGCAACCACCCCAGAATTAGCGCTCGCAAACCACCCACTAAACAGCCACAGCCAGCCAGCCCAGCAAACAGCACCCACAGACACACTCACAGCTCCCATAGAGACACAAGGTAGACAGCTAAAGCCGCAAAGCAACCCCCTCTATGGGAGCCACCCTACGGCTTTAGCTCAGAGCACTTCACTCTAGACAGTAGCGAACGTCACAGTCTGCTTAAAGACCGGAACCCCACCCTCAAACTCCACAAGAGCCTGACCCTGCGCTACGCGGTTACGCATCACGACCTTAAACTCTTCCACCATGCGGCGCACAAGAACCTCACTCAAGGCAACATCACCCTCAACATCGACACTCATGGTCACACAACCAATCAGCCAACCATCATCACCAGGCTCCTTAGCTGGGTCAGTTGCCTGCACCCCATAAGTAACATGAGCCTCTTCGCCTGAATCCCAGGATACAAACTCAAGGCTCATCTTAGAAGAAGCCCAAGCCTCGACATCGCCCACATGGGCGGTGCTGGTAGCGGTAAAGGGAAGGGTGGTGTAAGTGTAGGGCTTCATCATCTTAACAGTGCAGGACATTGCGCGACTCCTCAAACATGCGTATTGACTTTGCGGGGAACACCCCCGATTGAACAATTTAACTATACCACAGATTTAACCAGAGTTGCAAGCCGTGGTGTGTGATTCACCCCAATAGAAACAAATGATGGGTGTGAGCACCCTTCAAGCACTCACACCCATCACTGCACTTAGCGAAGCGACCAGCAAGCAACCACCATTGAGGCACAGCCGCCTAAGAAAGCGCTCGCCATCCCCTACGAGGGGGTGGTTACCCAAACCTAGCCGGAGGATTTCAGCGGCTCCCATATGCTAACCCCTTAGGCGGTGAGCCTCAACCTCTAGATGGTGAACCCTAGCTCACGATAGAAGCCTACCAGCTGTTCACGCAACCACCGAACATACCCGACACTCTTCTCAATATCGAACAGCATATTGGAGGTCACCTCCATCAGCCGACCGCAACACTTACCGTAATCGCCCATCCAGTCACCGCGCCAAAGCTCATCACGGGTAGGTAGGCACTTAGGCTTACCCTCACCAGCACTAAACATGTCAAGGAAAATGTCACGCAACGCATCAGGAATTGAAACACCCTCATACTTGCTCGACTCAACGTAAGCGTCAATATCCTCAAAAGAGCTGATAGGCAGAAGCTTCACAGTATTATCAGCCACCCAAAGGTCATCGTCGCCAACCGCAATCCGCAGATAAACACAACCCCTGTCAGTATCATAAATAACCCCTTTACGGTCACTCACACCACTAGAGCCGTCATAAAGAACAATCCCGGTTTTAAGCTTATTATCAATAACCTTAAAATACCCATACTTATACTCACGCTGGAACTGATAGATACCACCAACCACAAGCTTAACATCACACCACTTACGGTACTCACTGTACTCATCAAAATCAGGCTCGACCCAAGACCTGTTTTGAGACTTCAGCCAGCCTGCATGGAAATCCTCAAAGGCACGCAGGCACTCCAGGCGCTTACCAACAACCCACGCGCTCGCCTCAACCAGCTCAGCCTCAGCCTCCTGAAGGTACCCAAGAACAGCATCCACAGGCTCACGGTCACACAACGACAAACCCACACGCCCAGGCATCAACCTACCCAACACCTCAAACCCCTCACCCGGTTCAAACATGGCGGCACTCAAACGGCGCAGGCGACGCTCACGGTCAAACCACACCAACGCCTCACCATCAGACACATCAACCCCCAACGAAACCATGCCCTCAGCAACAGGCATATTCGAGTGAACCACACCCCTACCATCAACACCAGACAAGGCGAAAGACTCACCCACACGCGAACGCTCAACAATCACAGACTGAACATGCAGAACACCCACACTAGTGGACACAACATCACCAGGGGAAACAGACACAACAGACATAACGAAAAAACCTTTCAAAAACTCAACACGACAGAAGCAATCCCCACCCGAACAAGAGGCAGGGCACTCACCTTAAACGTAAGGCGCTCACCTAAGCAAGCACACACCCACCTCAAGCAAGCAGACAGGCAAAGAAGACGGGGAAGGAACCCCAACAGGAACCCACCCCTCCACTAACACAAGACAGCGCTAACCAAACACACGCTCACGCACATAAGAAACCGTACCATCCACAGCGTTCAAAAGCTCCAAAGCCAGCGCCTCATCATCCTCAGCAACACACTTAGCCCAATCGGGAGCAAAAGAAGACACAAGATTACGCAACTCAGTGTACGCCCACTGCAAGCAATACTCTTTCTCATCATCCTCATCCCAAGTACTAGGGTTAGCAGACGAAGCGCTCGCATCAAACGTCGCCAAATCCAAAACAGCCGCCTTCACGAAACCACCAGTACTAAACAGTGCACCAACCTCAGACAAAGAACACACCAACCAAGCATAAGTGTTCTTAGCCTTAACATGAGTCTCAACACTAAAAGCCATGACTAACAATCCCTCCATAGGAACAAAACAAGAAACGACAGCAGGTAACGATTACCCGCCACATGATTACCCTACAACTATACCACAGAAAGCAGGTGGTGCACAAACCGTTCATCAATACCACACCAGAAACAGAGACCCACACCCCAACAACAGGGACACATAGACGAATAGACGATAGGAACAATAACCCCACCCCATGAACCATCCACAGAAGGCAACTCACCACCCCCACACCCGACCATCAACCCACCAAAACGCGCTCGCACCCACACTACAACCCTAAAAACAACCCCTAGAGGTTGATTTTCAACCCCCAAAAACAGAAACTTGCACCAAAGTGCATAACGCACTGACAAGGGCAAACATTACCCTCCCCCACATACCGAAACACCCACAAAACCACCCCGTACCAAACACGCCCCGCACCAACCCCAAAAACCCCGAAAAACAGCCACGCACACCCCGCACCAACCCACCCCGACACCCAAAACACCACCTCAAACCCCAAAACAGCACTAAGCCCACCCCAAAAACAACCCCTAGAGGTTGATTTTCAACCCACAAACAGCCGTCCAACCCTAAAAACACAAAACGCACTGACAAGGGCAAACATTACCCTCCCCCGTATACCCAAACACCCCGAAACCCGCCCCACACCAAACACACCGAAAAGAAAACGAAAAAAGGAGAGCGAAAAAGAAAAAGAACACCCCACCGCGTGAGCAACGTGACCCACACCACACCCGGCACCCCAGCCCGCCACCTCGCCGCCTACCACTACCCATCCCTACACTTACCACCTCTAGCCCTGCCGCCCTTACTACTACCCGTATCCCCGCGCATCATTACGTCACCCGTCTAGTTAGTTAGTGTCCCTACCGTCCCTCTAGCTTGTTGGTGTATCTAGCCTTATCCCTTTACCTTTATTGCTTGGTGTGTCGTTCCCCTTGTTTCTAGCTTGTGTGTCTCTTATGGTGGTGTGTCTGTGCGTTGTCTCTGTTGCGCCTCTCTCTTTCTCTCTGTATGTGGTCTGTTGGTTACTGTGTTCTTCTGTTTTGGGTGTGTGTTCCTGGTGTCTTTCTTCTATGTGTGTCTCTGCGTGTGCCGTGTATCTCTTATGTGTCTTGCTTGTCTCTGTTGGTTGGTATTGTTACCCTGGGTGTCTGTGTCTGCCTTCTTTGGTGGGTGTGTTCCTGGTGTTTAGCTTGTTGGTGGTCTGTGTGTCTTTTGTGGGTGTCGCTTGTTGTCCTTCTTGCTGTGTGTCTCGTGTGTCTGGGTTGTTGGTGGGTGTGTTTTAGGTCTGTGTTAGTGTGTTTTGTTTTTCTTCTTTTCTGTTTTTCTTTTGTGTTGTTGTGTGTGAGCCCAGGTTCTGTGTGTGGTTCTGGGTTTGTGGCGGTTTGTTTTTGGGGGTTTGCTTGGGTGTGTTGGGGTTTAGGGTTGTTGGTTTTTGGGTTTGGGGTGGGGGTTTTGTTTTGTGGGGTGGTTGTTGGCGGTGTTGTTTTTTGGGGGCGTTCTGGGTGGGTGGTGGTTTGTGGGCTATACTGTTATTGTTGTTCTTGTTGTTGTTTTTCTGTTTGGAGTGTGGTTTTGGTGGTTGTTGGGCGTGGTGTTGTTGTTGGTGAGGGTGTTTCTTTTTCGTCTTCTGGTGTTGGGGGGTTGTTGTCTTCTGGTGTGTCTGGGTCGGTGTGTGGTGTTTGGGTTCCTGGTGGTGTTGGTGTTGATGTGGTGTCTTCTGGTGTTGTGGGGTTGTTGGATACTGGTGGTGTGGGCGCTTCTTCTTTGGGGGGTGGTGTTGGTGTGTCTGTTGGTTGGGGTTCTGGTTCGGGGTTTGTGGATGGTGGGGGTTTTGGGTCTGTTGGTGTTGGTGGTGGGTTTGTTGAGGGGTTTTGGGGTTCTGGTTCGGGGTTTGTGGAGCCTTCACCTGTGGGTGCGGGTGTTGGTGGTGTGTCTGTGGCGGAGGGCGTGCCTTCTTTAGGGTCTGGCGGGGCTTCTGCGGGGGTTTTGGATGTTTCTGGTATGGTTTTGCCTTCTCCTGGTTTTGGTGGCTCTGAGGGGCGTTTCGGGGTTGTGGGCGGTTCTGGTGTGAGGTTTGGTTCGTCGCCTGGGTTTGGTGGTTCTTTTGGTGGGGTTGATGGGTTGTTGGGGGTGTTGGGGTGTTCGCCGGTGGGGTTGTTTCCTGTGTCGGGGGTGTGTGGTGTTGGTGGTGTTGTGGATGGTGGTTGGGTTGGTGGTGTTGATTTTTCGGGGGTTGGTGTGTCTGGGTTTGGTGGTGTTGGGGTTGGGTCTGGTGATTTTGTGGGTGGTTCTGGTGTGAGTGTTTCTGTGCCGTGGTTGGTGTCTGGCTTGTCGGGGTTGGATGTTTTGGGGTCGGCTGGGTTTGGTGTGTCTGGGTTTGGTGTTGATGTGTCTGGTGGGGTGTCGGTGTTTGGTTTGCCGGTGGGGTTGGGGGTTTCTGATGTTGGTGGGTTGGGGTGTTGGTGGGGGTTGTCGTCTGCTGGGTTGGGTGTTTTGGGTGGTGGGGGTTTTGGGTCTGGTTTGGGGCGTGTTTTGGGGGTTGGTGGTTTGGGTTCTGGTGGTTTTGTGCCTGGTGTTTCGGGGTTGGGGGTTGGTGGTGGGGTTGTTGGGTCTGGTGTTGGGGCTGTGGTTGATGTGGATGGGTGGTTGTGGCGTTCGCTTGTTTTTGGGGTGGGGTTGGTTCCTGCTGGGTTTGAGGGTGTTTCTGGGGTTGGTGTTGGTGCTGTTGGTGGTGTGTCTGGTGGTGCTGTTGAGGGTGGCTTGTGTGGTATTAGTGGTGCGTCTGGTGTTTTTGGCGGTGGGGCTGTTTATGGTGGGTGTCCTGTTGGGTTGAGGGTTGGTGTTTTGGGTTCTGCTGGGTCTGTGGGTGATGTGGTTGATGGTTTGCGTGGTGTTGGTGGTGTTTTGGGGTTGAGGGGTGTTTGTCCGGTGTTTGGGCGTGTTGCTGGTTTGGGGTCTGGTGTGTTGTGGGAGTTGTTGCGTGGTGGTTTGGTTGGTGTTTTGGGTTCTGTTGGTGGGCGTGTTTTGTCTGGTGTGGTTGGTTCGGTGTTGTCTGGGCGTGGTGGTGTTGATGGTGGTTTGGGGTTGGGGTTTGTGGCTGGTAGTGAGGGGTTTGGTTCGCCGGTGGGTGAGGTTGTTGGTGGTGGTGGTTCTGCTGGGTTGTTTGGTCGTTCTGGTTGGGTTGATGTGCCGGTTGGTTCGCCGGTGTTGGGGTTGGGTGTTTCGGTGAGTGAGGTGGTGGCTGTTTTGGGTGGGTAGTGTGTTGTGGGTGGTGTAGGAAGAAGGAGCCTCTGGTTTCCCGTGTTTGTGCGGGTTGCCAGGGGCTCCTTCTTGTGTTTGGGGGTTATTCTTCGTAGTCGGGGTGGTTGGTGATGGTGTTGATGTGGTGGTGGGTTTGGTTGGCTAGGTTGGTGTGTCCTTCTTTGGTTGCGATGTCGTGTACGGTGGTGAGGTAGTCTTTGGTGCGCCAGCGTATTTCATTGTCGGATACCCAGTGCATTTCGCCTTCGATTGCGTAGTAGTCGGAGATGTTTCGCCAGAGGGAGGTTAGTTCTTCTTCGAGGGTTTCTTGGTGTTTGGGGTTGTTTAGGAGGGTGTGGTATTCGGGGTGGGTGAGGGTTTCGTGGAGTGCTAGTGCGGTTTCGGGGGTGAGGGGTGCGGTTTCATCTTCGGGGATGTTGAAGGTTTCGGGTAGGGGGTTGGTGTAGGTGTGGGTTGCGTTGAGGACTGCCCAGATGTTGTAGCCGTCTAGGAGGGTGGTGTATTCGTTGGGTTCGTCGGGGATTGCGCGGGTTGCGTCTCCGTTGAGGGTGTGGGCGATGCTGATGTCGTGGTAGTGTTCGGTGCTGTGCCAGATGGTGATGTCGCCGTCGTTTTCGATGGCGTAGTAGATGGGGGTGGGGGTGTCTTTGCGGGTGCCGATGTTTACGGCTTTGAGCTCTTCGAGGTCGGGGGTGGTGAGTTGTCCGTTGGTGCGGGTGATGTTGATGGTGTGGGGTGCGTTGAAGCTTGCATGGCGGAGGGTTGCGGTGGCGTGGTTGGTGTCGGTTACCTGGTCGATGGTGTAGATTGCCATGCGGTCGTCGGTCTCTTCGTTGGTGGGGGTGAAGAGGATTCCGTCGTTGGTGTTGAGGGTTTCCCAGTAGAGGAAGGGGGTGATGGTTCGCATTGTTGGTGCTCTCTTTCTGTGTTTAATGATTGGGGGGGGGTAAACCTTGTGGGGCTTATTGGGTTAGGTGGTGGGTTGAGGTTTTCTCTCAACCCCTTATGCCTAGATTGTACCACATATTTGTGATGTGTGCACCTTAGGGAGTGTGTTTTAGCTCTCTCTTCTATGTGGGGGTTGAGGCTTTGCTTCTGCGGTGGCATGGTGTAGTGTTGGTGGTGTTATTTCCTTTTGTTTTTGGAGGTTTTCCTGATGATTTACGATGTTTTTTCGGCGCGCCCTGGGTTTAAGTTTTTTGGGGTTGATGATGTTCTTCGTTTGCGGTCTTTGGGGGTTTCTAAGTCGTGGGATGAGGTGTGGGACGCTAAGTGTGTTGATGTTGCTGTTGAGGTGTTGGGGGTTGATGAGGGGTTTTGTTATGGGCGGCTTGAGGATGCTTTTGGTGAGGGGCGTGATGACTGGGAGTATGAGTGCGATTCGCTGGATGGTTTCTCGTTGGCTGAGCTGGAGGCTGAGGGGTTGCCTGCTGGTGAGGTGATGAGGTTGTGGGAGTCTGGTCGCCTTGTTGGTGGTGAGTTTGGTGGCGAGTTGAGGTTTTCTCGGGCTCAGTTCTGGGGTGGGGTTGGGGTGTCTGAGCTGGTGGTGCATGAGGAGTTTTTTGAGGTGTTGGGGGTGTTCCGGCGTTTGGGTGTTTCTGCGTCGGATGCGGGTGTTTTCCTGTTTGAGCCTAGGGATGATTATGGCTTCCTGACTCCAGCTGAGTTGTTGCTGTCTGGGGTTGATGAGTTGCGTGATTTGGTAGTTGCGGACGCTCATGGGTGCGCTGTTGAGCGTAGGGGTGTTGGTGTGGTTGATGAGTGGGTGCGTGCGTCTGTGGGTACTGTTCCTGCACCGGGTGTGGTGGTTGGCTTGGCTGGTAAGGGTGTTGATTTTGGGGCTGTTTTTGGTGGTGGTTTTGGTGAGTTTCCTTATGAGCTGGTAGGGAGGGTTGCTGATGCTTTGGGTATTCCGGTGAGTGTGTTGATGTGTCGGGTGAAGGGTATGCGTTATGGGTTGGGTCGTCGTAGGGATGGTACGGGTGGGCTTATGGATGAGTTGGAGGGTTTGGGCTGGTCTGATGGCTCGATTGCGGAGTTTTTGAGGGTTCCGTCGCCGTGGTTTGGCGTGGTTCCTCCGTTGGAGTATGCGCGCCTTGGTGATGAGTATGTGGGTGCTGTTGTGGCGGTTGCGAAGTTTATTGATAGCCACCGGTAGACGATGGCTATTTGTGGGGCTGGTGTATGGTTCTAGGAGCCGTGCGCCAGCCCTCCTTTTGTCCTTTATGCGGGTGTGATTAGTCCCCCGGTGTGCCTGCGTGTGCTGGTTGCCGGGGGACTATTTTGGTGGTGTTATTGGGTTTTAGCGGTGTTGATGATTTCTATGTTCGGTTCATTGGTGGTGGCTTTCTGGATGAGTAGGGTGCGGTTGAGGGCTTTGAGGAAGTGTTTGTGTTCTGGTTGGGTGATGGCTTGTGTGATGGGTGTTTTGTGGTTGGTGGGTGTGATGGTTATTTCGGTGTGTAGGTTGGTTTCTATGGGGTGGGTGATGGTGATGGAGTGGTCGGATTGGGGGTTGGTGTGAATGTATCCTCTTGTTAGGCTTGTGGCTTTGGTGTTGGGGCTGGTTGCAGGGGTGTGGTAGGTGTTTTCATGGATGGTGGCGGTCTTGTAGTGTTGTTGGGCGAGGTGGGCTACTGTTTCGAAGTTGGCGTTGGTGTGGTAGCAGGAGAGGGTTAGGGAGTAGGGTGCTCCGTCGAGGTCAAGGTTTAGGCTCCAATGGCTCATGTCGAATCCGAGTTGGTGGAGCTTATATTTGAGGGTGAGTCCTTTGATGCCCATGCGTTTAAACGCCTGGTTGTTGCGTTTCTTGAGTGTGGCGGGGTGTTCGATGATGTCGCCGTATGGGGTGACGGCAAAGGTGTCGGGGGTTAGTTCGAGGGGGTCTCCTGTGTTCACGTAGGCTACTGCTATTTTGTCGCCCTTTTCTAGTTTGGTGTTGGGGTTGGTGTTCATTCGAGTATTCCTTTCTTAGGGGCTGGTTAGGTGTTTGCCGTTTTGGGGTATCTATGTGTGCTAGAAGCAGTCGGAGATGTCGTAGGGGTCTTCCCCTGCCGCGTTTTCCAGGTACACGCCCTGAGAGATTAGTGCCTTTGCCTCTCTAATGTTTTCGCTATCCTGTCCGAATAGGTGTTCTAGCACGTCTGAGCTGTTGCTAATAATTATGACTGGTACTGGTTCTAGTAGGCTCTCTGCGCCGTGCCTACGGATGAGTGTGGGGAGCTCTTGCCATGAGATGCGGTCGCCGTTGAAGTAGATATGTGGTTCTACGTTCAAGTGTTCAGACCATTCTAGCGTATCGGCGTTAGGGGTCTTGGCTAGGTGCTTGTTGATTGCAGAGCACCTGTTTTCAGTGGGTGCTTCGGTTTGCGCACACCACTGGGTGACGTTCTGGTAGACCTTTTGGTTCACAGGGATGCCGTTGATGCGAACCTCTGAGTCTGGGTGTGTAGTGAAGAATACTATGGGGTGCCCTTCGCTATCTGCGGGGGTCTGAATGTGTATCCGTTTCTGCCACCCATTTTCGGATTGTTCGTAGGCGTGGATGCGTTCCATTAGTTCCTTGGTGGTGAGGGTAGGTTCGGTGGCTTGGGCTACTGCGCGTCGCCATAGGCGCTGTCTGTAGTCTTTCGGGCGTGGTTTCAGCATGAGGCTGATGAGCGGGTTTGGGTGGGTGTATTTGTATTCAGGGTATTCCATCTGTTTTTCTCCTTAGCCGCGTGTAGGGCGGGGCGATATGGGGGTAGTTATCTTTCGTTGATGATGACCCAGCTATCTTCGTATGGGGGTTCTGGGTCGGTTATTTTCTGGATGTTTGCGTGTTCTTTGAGGTTGGCGTTTAGGTCTTTGAGAAACCTTTGGTGGTCTTCCTGTTTGAGGGCTGTTTCGAGGGTTGAGTGTGGTGCTGTGGGTTTGACGACTATCTCGTTAAACAGGTGTGCTCCAGGGGTAAAGGTGATAGTGAGGGATGGTTCGCCGTGCGTGTGGGTGCGAATCTGGTGTTCGGTGTGGGTTGAGTTGTTGTATGAGGTGTAGGTATCCTCATAGATTTCTGGGTTTGTGTAGTGCAGGTGGGCGAGGGTGTCAATGATTCCTGCTGTGGTTTGGGTCGTGCTGGTGTTGAGAATGAGGGTGCAGGGGTGATTGTCGGTGTCGAGTTCGATGCGCCAGCGGCTCATGTCGAACCCTAGTTTGCGGAGTTTATGTTTGAGGATGAGTCCTTTGATGCCTAGGCGTTTGAGGATGCGGTTATTGCGCGCATTGATAGAGTTAGGCATGACAGAGTGTAGGGGTTCGTCAATTGCGGTGCCGTTAGGGGCATAGTGTCGTTTGCCGATGCCGTCGAAATAGTAGTACATGGGGTGTTTCTTGGCGTATTCTACGGCAGTGCCTTTGACATTTACGTAGATTACTTTCACAGTCTCTTCAGTGTTGGTGTTTTTACGGGGAATCATGGCGTGGACGGTTCCTTTCCTTGGCGGGCTTGTTGGCTCTATTGTAGCATTTAGGTAGGCTTTTAGGGGCGGTGTTGTAGGGGTGTTCTGTGATATTCTTATGGTACTTACTTTCCTTGTATTTCCTGGTTGTTTTGGAGGTTTTTCTAGTGGCTGATAGTTCAGTTGCGGCTGGTGTTGGTCGTGTTGGTCGGTCTGTTGTGGAGGGGTTGGCTCCGGGGGTATTTTCGGGTTCTGGGTCTATTGGTGAGCTGGAGGATGCGGGGTTCAGTGTTGGGCATTTGGTAGATGGTTTCGTGTTGGCTTCTGGCGTGCCGGTTGAGGGTGGGTCGGTGTTGGAGCGTGCGCGTGGTGTGCGTGATTTTTCGCAGGTTCCTATTGCTTTCAGGTCTTTTGTGGCTGAGTGTGCTGGGTATGTCTGGGATGGTTCGGTTGTTTCTTCTGTTGGTGGGGTGTTCCTGCATGGTGGGTTTTCGTTTGGTGTGACTCCTCGGGCTAGGTGGTCTTTTGGTGGTGTCTCGGGCGTTGATTTTGAGGCTGTTCAGGAGGGGTTTGTTGTTCCAGCTTCGGGGGTTGGTGTTGGTGAGCTTGCTTCGGCGGTCGGTGTTGAGCTGGGTGGGTTAGTTGCTCCGCCTGGCGGGTTGGGGCTTGGTGCTGGTATTGGTGAGTTGTCTTCGTTTAGGTTTGATTATGATGGGCGAGGTTCGCGTATGAGTTCGACTGAGGTTTCTAATGCTTTGGCTTTGGAGCAGGCTTCTTATTGGCTGTCTCGTGTCGGGGAGGTTGATGTTGTTTCTCCGCCGCTGGTTGGGGAGTCGCCGGATGTTGTTGCTGAGCGTTTGAAGCGTGTTAGACGTGCTTCTAAGGGGGAGAATGGTGTTGCTCCGCGCCTGATGGGTTCACGTCGTGAGGTTGAGATTATGGGGTTCATCGGACTATTTGGCTGGGTGGACGTTCGCGCTGTAATGCTGTTGCTGGGTGTTTCTACTAGAGTTACTGCATTGAAGTATTTGAAGGGTTTGCAGGGGCGCGGATGCCTGGACGCAGTGGATGTGCCTGGGCTCGGGCATAGGGTTTGGATTGGTACCCGTGTCGGGTTGGATGAGTTCGGAATTGGCGGCGCTACGGTTTCTCGTAAGACTTTGGGTAACAGCGAGTTTAAGCATAGGGTGTTGGTGAACTATGTGGGCGCTATGCTGGTGAACGGTTCGGTTGATGTTTTGGGCTTGGGTGGGCTTGTCTCTGGTGGTCGCCTGGTTGGCGGGCAGGTTTCGCGTGGCTTTTCTGTTATTCCTGACCGCGTGATTGACAGTGCAATTCAGGGCATGTTTAGAGGGCGTGCTGGGTATGATGTGCGTGATGTGCTAATTGCCCGACGTGGTGAGGTGTTGCGCGAGTGGCGTGTTGCTGGTGGCGAAGGTGTTTCGCCTGAATGTTATGGCGGCAATGAGTGGATGTGGGCTGTTATGAGCGGCGCTTCGGAGGGCAAGTACCATGTGCCAGATATTGTGTGCATGATTCCTCGTGGTGAGAATGGTGAGCCGCGCAGTGTTGCCGTTGAGGTGGAGCGCGGGTTTGGCAAGAAGCCCGGCAACCTGGAGAAGATTCTGAGCCAGTATAAGGATGATAGGAGCGTTTTTGGGATGGTGGTGTGGTTGTGCACTGATGACCGTATGGTGATGAGAGTGAATGAGTGGGTGGAGGCGAACGGGTGTGCTGAGCGTATTCGCGCTGTTCGTTTGTGTCGCCCTGATGGGTCGGTGTTTGAGGGTATCTCGTCGTTTGAGTTTTAGTGTGTCGAGGTAAACAAAAAAGCGAAGCCCTGAACCATTGATGATGGTTCAGGGCTTCGCTTTTTTGTTTTGGGTGCAATGCCTCAATGTCCTTAGGGTTTGGTGCTCGAATCCTTACCCGCTGGGAGCCTGCCTAGTGGCGCTGGTGAGGTTTTAATTGTCTTTGTTGGTATATCAGAGGTTACTGAATTTCAAGGCGGCTTAGAGGGGTGTTTTGGGGCGCGTGTAAAGGTGGTATCCATACCAAATTTTGGTTAGAGTGGATACCACCTTTACTTAGGAGGTGCTAGATTTTCTCTAGCTCCTCCGGCGGGTAGTTGAACTGCTCACCGTTTGCCTCTGCTGTGCGAATGAGGGTCATGAACCTGTGGGGGTCAGGGGCGTGCTCTAGGGCATCCTTGACGTAGCAGGGACCTGTTTCTGCGCGGCAAAGCTCCATTAGGATAGAGCACATGTCTTTACCTACAGATTGTAGGTCTCGGCGGATGTACTCGAAGTTGCCACTCTTAATTGCTTCGATGAGCTCCCTGTCGGATTGTAGAATTTCCAGCACTTCGTGGGCGGGAATCATTCCGCCGTCCATACGCTTCACCAAGGCTTGCGTCATGAAGACTCGCCCCACGGACGCGATGGATGAGAGTGAGTTCATTCGGAGTGTACCGTCATCGTTGGTAGCGAGACGTTCCACAATACCTGCGCAGTCCTGAGCGTGAACGGTGGTTAGGGTGAGGTGCCCGGTTTCAGCCGCACGAATGGATGCTTGAATTTCCTGCTCGGTACGAACCTCACCAATAAGGATGATGTTGGGGTTCTGACGCATTGCGGACTTAATGCCGTTGAGGAATGAGAAGGTGTCGGTATTTACCTCACGCTGGATAAAAAGAGTTCCATTACCACGCGGGTTGTTGCTATCGAAAAGGTATTCGATAGGCTGTTCGATAGTAACGATGGTCACACCCATAGGTTCGCCGGTTACGGGGTGCGGCGTTGTAATGTGAAGCTGTATATGCAGGAGGCACGCCGCCATTGTGGTTGATTTACCACTGCCGGTTACACCCCCGATGACGAGCATACCTGACTTCTGCCTAAGCGCCGCGATGAACGCTTCGGGGATGTTGTAGTTCTCAGGCTCCAAGATGTCTGTTGCCAGGAGACGGAAAACCAAGTTAATGCTGTCGCCAGGAGACACGTAGGTTACGCTGAGGCGGCAACGCCTGCCGGTGTACTTCCCCTTGGGAATGGTGTACGAGATGTCTAGTTCTCGGTCTGCCATGAATGTAGTCTTGGAGGCTGTGATGGTTGCCGCCGTAAGGATTCTACCGAGGTCGCTACGGCTAGGTTCTGGTAGCTGTCGGTAAGGCATGAGTCCGTTATTGATTTTAAATCGGATAGCGGTCTCTGGCTGAATGTATACGTCACTAGCACCCATGTCGTATGCGTCGCTGAGGATACTACTAAGCGGGAAGCCGGGAGCTTCTTCATGGCTAACGGGTATGGACTTGCGAAGGTTGCTACGTTCCCCTTCACGCTCAACTGCCCCATATTTATCAATGGTTGCGGCGGCGATGTCTTTACTGGTTACGACGCTTACCTTCGCCTGAGATGAGGTTTCCTGCTTTACTTTCTGGAGGATTTCTTCAAGGAGCGCTTCGTGGTCGATGGGAGTGGCGACCACCTCCGCGCTTTCGGCAGAGCTAGGCTCTTCGGCAGGCGGAGGGGTGGGGTCTTCAGCATATTGGGAGATAGTGGAGCTGAGGTTTTTAAGGCGTGCTTCCTCAGCGTTTGCGTCTCTTGAAGGGTTGAGATTATTCTGCTTGAGCGCAGATAGGGAGATGGGGGCAGGCATTGTCTGGCGTGTCCTTTCAGGCGGTGTGTAGGTGGTTAGTTTTCAGACCTACATAACGTATATCTGAAAACTCTTTTTTGCTATGGCTTCTATGTAGGTTTCCGTCTAGTTTTGGTGGCGTTTCGACATGTTGAGCAGGTTTTTAGGGCTTTGGTGGGTGCGTTCTAGCGCCCTATTTTTTGTGCCTAAAGAGGGTGAGAAGTGGGGTACTTTCTGTGGGAGGGTAGGACTTATTGCAGGGCTAGGGTTAAGTGTTGCTCTTGGGGGTTTGGGGAAGCTGTTGGGGATGTCTGGTTGGGTTGATGCTTGGGACTTTTTGGGCGGCTGGAGTGTGGTATTGTTCGCTGTCTCTGTCGGGTTGATTGGTGTTGGGGCGCTATTTAGCCCCGCTGAGGAAGCTATTGTTCCTTCTGGCGGGGCTAAATCTGCGGGTAATACTGCGCGGAAGCGTAAGAAGAGTCGCAAAGTTCCGCCTCAGCAAGCACAAGTTGTTCCTCCGCACAGTATTGCTGATGACGAACCTACTATTCCGCTAATGTACAGCGAGGCGGATGCAACTATTCCTCTTCCTGCGAACTACAGGTTTGACATGCTGAAATAGTCTTCCAGCTCTTTGGTGGTTTCTGGGCTGAATAGGTTGTACCCTGTCCCGCGTACAATGTCGTATGCGAGGATGGACATACCCTCAGAGTAGCCCTTATTATTCAGCAGGTAATTGAATCCACCGGGTAGGCTGACGTTCACAGCGTCGAGGGCGGCTTCATGCAGGTAGGGCACGCCTGTGAGCACGGGGATTCCGTTGATACTGTAGTCGGCTACCTGCCAGAATCCGAGCGCAGAGCCTTTCTTGACGATATGGTCTGGCTCTATCTTGTTCACGAAGATTCTTATACGGCGCGGGTTCATGCCACCACCGCCACGTTTTACCGACCCTAGCCCATATGTGAACTGCCTTTTCATGGTGTCTAGTGGGATAGGGTATGGTTCTGCAACATAGAACAGCTTATGCGTGAGTGGGTATGCACACAGCGTCATGTAAGGGTCTGCAAGTTGCACTGACGTGTCAATGATGACTACATCATAATGCTCTCTGAGGATGCTGATGATGGCGCGGTAGAAGTTTGGGTCTAGGTCGTTGAGGTCGCGGGGGTCTTCAGGAGCGAGTAGCGTATCATACCCTACTCGCTCATTCTGAACGATGTACTTCTCAATGATGCGCCAGTCCTTCTCCTTGTCTTCCCCTAGAGCCCTATGCGCACCGTTCATAGTCGCTTCGTACAGCTCATTGAAGATGCCCACTACTGTCTTGCTTTGGTCACTAGTATTGAAGCCTACCTGACCGTCTTGCAGGTCGAGGTCTACTACGATAACTTTCAATGCGTGTTTAGCGTATCCGTAAGCTTCCGCTTCTTTACCCCATGTGGTGAGGGCGTGGGCGATACCTAGAGACGTGGTAGTTTTACCTGTACCACCCTTCTTAGATGTTACGGTGATGACTCGCCCAAGGTAGGGGGAACCGTCGATGTGCGTCTCATCAGGGTCTATTTCATCTTGGATAGCCGCCAAGTCTGGATTGGTACGGGACTCCAGGATGCCACGGAACGCTAGTACTGGGTCTGCGTAAGAGGGCGGGTTTGCGAGAAACAGCTGAAGCATCTCGTAGAATTGCATTGCGATGTAGCTCTCAGGGACGCTCTCCCAGGGTGCTTCAGGGTTACCGGGAACCATGCGCGTCATTTCGATGTTGTACGTGGTGTAGGGTAGACCTTCGTTGTACAGCATGTTCTTCACGGCAGTGTTGATGGCGTAAAGCTGGCTGTGTTCGTTTGCGTCGCTAGGCTCTTCAAGCACGAATATTGGTGTTTCTGCCATGATGTCTGCCATGATGCGTAGAACATTAGGCACCTGCTGAGGGTTGCGGAGACTGTTTCGGCGTAGTTCGATGTAGTAATCCGAATGCACAACAATAGCGTCCATAGTGTTAGAGATTGACGGCAATTCGGAGTGAATATCGTTCCAGAGGTATTCAATGGTAGGGCATACACCAATGATTTCAGGGAACAGCAACTTATCCACGTCTTCAGGAGTTACCCCATAGAGGCTTGGTGAGTCTTTCAAGGGCGCTAGAGGTCCTTCGCCAGGGACAACCGGAGGCATTAGGAGCTTCAGCGTCTCACGGTAGAAAGCGGCATCTAGAACTTCGTCGGAGGCTTCAGAATCTAGCGGCTTGCGTGGGTTCTTGAGCTTGCTAAACTGTTCCGTACCAGAGATGTAGACAATGTTTGGCTTCTGGTAAAGCTTACGATTGGTGTTCGTCGCCATGTGGTTCTCCTGAAATGGTTAGTTCTAGGTAATCTGTTGCTGGTGGGCTTCGTCGTAGGGGTTGGAGCTGAATGCCTTCACTAGGCTTGGTAGCCAGACTACGATTTGGACGTATCCACGCCGCTTTCTCATATCCTGCATGATGCAACTGCCTTTACCTGGCAAGTTTGCTATCGCATCGATGACTTGGCGGGCATCGTCGCTCAGCTCCTTCCCGTCAGTTTTGAGACCCATAGCTCTTGCGCCTACCTTTGCGTCGTCGCGCGAGTTTGCGAACGCGAAGTGGGTGCTAATGAGGGATACGTCGAGTCCGGTTGAGGCATTGAAGATATGGGCGTAGCTCTGAGTTCCAAGGACTAGCGCTAGGTTATTGGAACGCCCGAGAAGTGCCGTTGATTTGATGAGGTTAGCCCCCGACTGATTGGCAATAATTGACCACACCTCATCGATTGCTACAACCTTCTTGATGTTCTTGGGCATCCTTGACATGCTTTGCCTGACCAGTAGGGTAATCATGGTTAGGATTGCCTGCCCCACTGCCTTGCTTGGGTCTTTGAGGTCTACAATGGTTTTCGGAAGCTCATTGAGGCGAGAGAGGTCGATGACGGTGACACCGGGAGCGAACTTGAAGTATCGGGCAGGCTTACGGTCTGGCTCTGAAAGTAGGGTAACTCCTGCGCCTTCACTCAGAGTGTTGATGAGGGTTAGCGCGATGCCTTTCAGTTGCTCGTTGCCCGTGTCACTTGCAACCTTAATGAGCATGTTCAAGAAGACGTCCATGCTTTTATCGTGCGGGCGTGACTTAATTACGTCTGTTATGGTTGCTTCTACCCAAGGGCGAACCGCGTTGTCAGAGAGAGCATCTGGGACAATTGCGTGCATCATTGCGTGGACTGCGTTGCGTATGTCTGCTTTTGCATCCTCGGGTTTTTCTGCATTGTCGAAGATGACGAATGGGTCTAGGATGCCGACATTATTGGGGTCACTAGGGTCAATAGTCTTGATATTGCATGGCACGCCTAGGGTGTCTTCAATATTGATAATCTTGAGTAGGTCACCCTTCCAGTCGATGCCCACCACAGCGGCTCCTTGCAGGGCGGCAAGTGAAAGTATCCAAAGCATCCCGAAGGTTTTACCGCTACCTGGCTGTCCCGTGAATAGAGTTACGGGCGGCTTGTCGTTCAGGTTGGCGGCGTGTAGGTCGAAGAACACTGGGATGTCAGCTCTGAGGTTTGCACCAATTGCGTTAGGCTGTCCATACTTGTAGCTGTTGGTGCTCGCTTCTTCGTTGGTGCTCATTTTTTGGGCTCCCCCTTATTCTTCCGTGGTTGCGCCTTCTTCTTAGGCTTATATTTCTTCTCGGTCTGCTGTAGCTCGTAAAGAGCGTCGTATGAGCGGTTAGATACCTGAACCATGCTTGAGATGCGGTATACTCGCTTCGCGTTGGGGTCGTATTCAATGCCGTCTAGGTAGCCGCGCGCTTGCTTCTTCCATTGGCGCTTAGCAAGCAGGTATTTACCTGCTGTCATGCCGTCAAACTTTTCGGAAGTGTCACCTAGCTTCTTGCCTGCGTAGATACCAATTACTAGCGCGGGTGCCCATGCCCAGAGTAGGGTGATGATGATAGCTATCCCGAAGAGGATGAGTAGAAGAACTGCGAGTCCTACATATATGCCGAGTGCCAAACATGCAATCCAAATGAACTGCGTCTGAGAGATGGGCTTACTGAACGTGTAGCCGCCAAATTCCCAGAACTGGTTGTCGCGCGCGAACACTTCGGTCGCGTTATCGATTCGAATACTCACAAGAGCGCCCCCTCAGGCATGTAGTACGGATGATTATAAAGGCATCACATATTACATAGCTGAGAGGGCGCTCTTTAAGAGGTCTACCACTTGAGCTCTACTGGCTCTGGCGTGGGGTCGTCAGGTGATGGGATGTGCACTTCTAGCGGGTAATCTGGCTCTTGTTCTGCTGTCGGGAGCAGTTTTGCGGCGGCGGTTTTAGCTTTCTTCGCCTCTGCTTTGCGCTCTTCACGGGCGATAAGCTTATAGTACTGGGTTACACCGTCGTTGGGGTCGGTCTTACCGTCCTGGGGAACGATAGGGATTTTGTGGTCGGGGTCAATTTGCCATTGCTCAGCAATTTCTTCCAGCTCAGGTCGTTCTACTGCCTTGGTGATGTATCCTGCGGGGTCTACTTCGGTTATGGTGAGGTGGAAGCGGCGGTATCGGGTGAGGGCTCCGGGCGGGTTCTTCCACACCCCTCCGTAGGCGAAGGTGGTCTCTACTAGGTGTTTCGCATCGTCGTCTTCCCACCAGCGCCCGGTGAAGCCGTCGAGTATTGGCTTTAGTACAGGGGCGTAGTTTGCGGGGTCTAGGTGCGTACCGCCACCCATGCCTAGTACCTCGAATCGGGCGGTATAGTGTTTCAGCGGCGTGAAGTCTGGGTGTTTCTCTAGGTACTGTGAGGCATGGTTAGAAGCGATACCTCGTAATGCTTTGAATGCGGCGGCACGGACGAATGGGGAGATGCGCGCGTTCTCTGTAATAACCATGTGCGTTGGTATGTCGAGTACCATGTCGATTACTTGTGGCTTGCGAGGCATTTCACTCCTTAATATGAGAGGGAGGTGAGAAGCATTAGGTAACAGCTTCCCACCTCCCTGTTGTGGCTATAGCGCGTCAAGCGATACAGCGGAAATTGGCTTGTAGTTGTAGTCGTTGATGTCCTGCGAAAACTCTTCGTAATGCTGAGCGTTTTCGCCAGTATAGTACCCTTCAGGGGGTTGCGGCACCCCGGCGATAGTGTAGATGAAGTTCTGCGCTATTCTACGAAGAGCAGTGTTTGCGCGAGACTTAATGTCTTGCACCCATGAGTCGATGGCTTGCGAGTCGCCATCTTCAATATGTGGCTTAATGATGTCGTAAGTTAGCGGGTGGAATAGTTCTTGGGTCTGCCTTACGACATGTTGGATGCGCATACTGGATGCGGAGTTCTTGAGATTACGTAGTTGCGCTTCATCTAGGGGCAGGGTAACACGCTGGTTGATGTAGAACATGTAGCCCAGCTGAAGTTCAGCGATAACTCGGATAAACTCGTTGGTCATATGGTAGACGGTAGAGTCCGGGAAGTTATCAATGGTTTTCAGGTCGTCGGGTAGCAATTCGAAGACCTTCCGTTCAAGGTCACTTCCGGTATATAGGGCAGTGGATGCGTGACCGGCGGCGGCGTTCCATGTGTCGTCGCGGTTGAATACAGAGTAGACGGGTGCTTCGTATTCTTTCATGAATGGTTTATGCATGAAGTTCCCTATGTTCTAGGCTGGTTCTTACCTCATAATGATAGCACACCAGATACGTATCTGGTGTGCTATCATTTGCCGTTTAGGGGCTTATACGTTAGTGTTTCCCAGTACGGCGAGAAGGCTTTGGAGGAAGTCGCGCCCTGGGGGAGTAATTAGAAGTACAGCCACTATCACCACCAGCACGAATCCGAAGATGATAACGTTCATCAGTTCGTCGTTCATTTGCGTTATGCCTCCTGGTATGCCTTACCTGTTTTACGAGCCTTCTCAGCCTTTGCGATGGTTGCCTTACCATCTTTAGCCTTGCTCTCCATCCTTAGCCAGTGCTTATATTCCTCGTTATCGAGTGCTTCTAGCTCTGCCTGACTCATTTTTGCGGCGGCTTCCTGCTCCGCTCTCTGTTCTTCCTGGAACGCGGCAAGCTCCTCAGGAGTGTACGACTCTTGCAGGTGAGCTAGGTAGATGGATGCGGCGGCTTCCAACCCACCTTCAGCAATAAGGTTCGTGCTAATGGTGACGTTGCTGTGCCCGGTACTGCGCACCTTTGATGCTGAGATGGGAATTTCGATACGGTTCTTGCGGGTGTTGTAGAGGACGGGTGCCCCTGCTTTCAAGAGTCTGAGTAGGTTGTCTACTGCTTCTTGGTTTAGCGCCTGGGTTCGTTTGAATCGGCGGATAGCGTTGAGTTTCGCCAGCTTTGAGAGGCTTGAGAACTCTACCAGGTCGGGGTTTCTTTCAAGGGCGGCTTCTACGTCGGATTGGTCGATGTAGTCGCTGTAGTAAGCGCGCTGTGGCGGTTTTTTACTAGCCTTTCCTGCTTGTCGTTTCGTTGATTGAGCCATAGGTTGTTACCCCTTTTTCTGGTTAGTATTTCTGGGTGATGAACGGCTGTGGAAGATGCTCTACGACCTTACCTAGGATAGGGTCGTTACTTAGGATTAGAGTCATTTGGTCGCGGCGTTCTACGACTTCCCGCAATTCCCTAAGTGTTGGTTCAAGCTTCTCCTCGAACCAACGGCGGGTTTCGAAGTCCAGACCTTCAGAGGTGAAGCCCCATACGGCTTCCTCCACGGAGCTTCTAAGTACCTCATACCCATTTGATAGCGTTGCTCCGCTGAACTTTTCTGAGTAAAGAGGGCATTCGTCGCTTTGGTACCATTTTGGGTGCTCTCCCTCATTGACCGCTGGCAGGTTAGAGTGAGCGTCAGCGAAGATTTTGCAGAGTTTAGCAACAATCTCATTGTCTTTCTGCGAAATCATTCGTAGGGTAGTATTAAGCCTCTGTATCTTTGTGTAGGTAATGTATAGAGCCGCTAGGGACGCTACCACGATAGCGATTAGGATTACTCCACTGAAGAGGTTCATAATGTCTCCTTATAGTCGTTGCAGTAGTATGAGTGATGAGATGACTATGACAGCTACGCTACCCCATAGAACGCCACTGTTCAGGGCTTCGCTTTTAGCCTCAAAGGTCGCAAAGCGGTAGGTGTACCACAGCTTACCTTTTCGAGGGATGATTGGGGAGAAGAGGGGGACTCCAGCTTTGGTAAATGCGTCACCGATGATGTGGACTACCGCACCAATACCTAGGCTATATCCTAGCCAAGTGTACTGCCCCGCCGGGATAGCGTTAAAGAATAGCAGGGTCACGGCAACTGACACGAGGAACATTAGCGTGGAGCCGATGTTCTTAACGCCCTTAACGGCTTTCAATGCTCCTACATTTAGACCTGACATGGCGATATGCATAGCCGCTAAACATAGTGTGGCGGCTATGAGTGCCCCTAGGTTACTGATGCCTACAAACCCGAACGGCAATAGTACTGCCGTTGTGAGGGGGTTGCTGGTTAGGAAGTTCACGATGAGAGCGAGCGCACCAGCGCCAACTAGGGAATGCCAGAATCCGCGATGCACTACGTCATGTGCTTTAGCGCGGGACTTCGCATCTTGCTTAGTGTGAATGGTCTGGACAAGCCGTGAGCTTTCACGGAACGCAAAGGTGATGGGCTCACCGAAAATGCCCATTGACGACTTTGCGGTTGATGAGGTGTTATCGAAGTCTGGGATAAGCGCACCTGCCACAAACGCAACAGCAGAGAGAACATATAGCCCCATACTTGGGCTGTTGCCCAGTACGAAGTTAATGGAGCTACTTCCGGCGAAGGCGAGAAACGCGAGGAAAGCCGCAAGACCCGTGGATGCGTGAGCTTGCCCCATGAGCGCGTCATCTTGTTCACCTATAGTATGGGTTATGCCGTGAGTCCAGCAGGCGTGTTGCGGTGGTGCCAATGTGGTGGTTCTCCTGTATAGATAAGTGGGTAAGTATCAATCTATACATTAGATATAGCGAGAGCGTGTGAACGCCTAGACATTCTAAGGTTTCACACGCTCTCGCAGGTATTCAGCTATTCTGCTTCAGGTTCACTTTCAGGCTTTACGCCTAGCAGTCTATCCCTGAAGGAGGGTTTCGATGCGGCGGCTTTGCGCGCCTCTTCTTTCCGCTCAGCTACATTCGCTGAGTACGCCTCTTTCCGTTCGTCATACTTGCGTGTACGCCCATCACGCACACCAAACTCCTCTGCTTCCCTCTCTTCTTCCGTCTTATGTAGGAAGGGTAGGGAAGCGAAGAGGAACGCTATCGTGGCGTATGTAATGAATGAGCCTGCGAACATGTTTGATGATGACATTAGTGTCACCACAGCAACGACAAAAACGTTGGTCAGACATACAGCCCAGATGCGCACCTTGCGACTGAAGAACTCACGGTCTTTAATGGGAACCCATGTCCCGCCGCTCTTCTCGGTAAGGTACTCCCCTGCGGCGTATGATGCCATGTACATAAGCGAAGCACCAGTATAGACAGAGGGAATGCCAGCTATAAGCCATTTCGCGGTAGTCCAGAGCCGCGTATGCGGTAGCAGGAAGTCCGCGAGGGTGGTTACGACAATGGCGGCGACTAGCACAGCGCCCCAGGTGAAGATGCGTTTCTTGTCACGCGAGTTCCATGTTGCACGGATGAGGCTCACATGGGTTCTTCCGTGGTCGTCGGCGTTGGCTCCCAGGTAATTAAGGAAGTCCTTTACTTGTGTTAGCGCTTTGCCCATGAGGGCTCCTTTCGTGATGTGCTACACCTATTGCATATCGTCAAAGAACTTTCGTGCGTCTTGCAGGGCAACATCATTATATTTCGGGTCACTAATGATGCTCTCTGCATGGCTAATCGCACTGGAGATAATGTGTCGATGCTTACTAAGGCGCAGGAACCTGTTGCGGGTGATGCCGTGCTGGTTACTGGTAAGGACATCACCTTCACCGCGTGTCATAGTGTCTGCCTCAGCGATTGCGAAGCCGTCATCATGCGCCACGAGTGCTTCCATGCGCGCTTGAGCACTCGGGGTTTCTGCCGGGCTAACGAGCCAGCACTTAGCGTGCAGTTCATTGCGTCCAACACGCCCTCGGAGCTGGTGGAGAGAGGATGCACCTAGACGCTCAGCACCCATAATGACGATTCGGGTCGCATTAGGAATGTCTACACCCACTTCTACGATGGTAGATGCTACGAGGACATCAGTTTCACCGTCGCGGAATGCGCGCATGGCTTCTTCCTGCTCTTTAGCCTTCATTTTGCCATGTAGCACCCCAATTCGAGCTTCGGTGAGCACATGAGTCAGGTCTTTCGCAAGTTCCTTCACACTTGGCGCTTCAAGGTCGCTGTTCTCTTCAACTAGAGGGGCAACGATGAATGCCTGGTGTCCAGCTTTAATTTCCTTATGGAGGTCATGCCAGACAGCGTGTTTGGGGTGGTTAAGTAGGTGGTCGTATTTCGCTTCCACCCACTCAGTTTCAACAGGCTTACGTCCAGCAGGTTTTTCCTTCATTTGAATAAAATCAACTTCGCCGTATTCAATCTGGGCGATGGTTCGAGGGATGGGGGTTGCGGTTGCCAGCAGGAAGTCTGGGGTGGCGTTATCCTTTCGGATGCCCAATAGTCGTGAGCGCTGTTCAACGCCGAATTTCTGTTGCTCGTCAAAGCAGACAAACCCAAGGTCGTTAAATTCGGTAGCGTTCAAGAGTGTGTGGGTTCCGATGATGAGCTTTGCGGCACCTTCCTTAATGGATTTGGTGGTAGCGCTTCGCTCTGCCGCTTTCATAGAGCCAGACATGTACGTAGGCTCCAAGTCCACGTCTTTTAGCGCGGTCTGCGCGGCACCGTAAATTTGGCGTGCCAAGATTTCCGTGGGCGCTACAATTACCGCCTGCCTACCTGAGTCGATGGCTGTAAGGGCGGCTAGAATTTGGACAATGGTCTTTCCTGCGCCCACATCTGCGGATAGAAGCGCATCCATAGGTTTACGCCCACTCATGCGCTTCTTAATGGTCTTGTACGCAGTCTGCTGGTCGCCAGTTAGCGTGTATGGAAGTGAATCGATAACCTTCTTCACGTAATCGGTCGCATCTCCCTTGTTCTGCACGCCCTTTGCATCTTTTCCCGCTACCTGCGAGTCTTTGATGAGAACCTGCATAAGTACTAGCTCATACCAGGCTAGAGACTCTACCGCTTTCTCAACGTCTTCCGGCTTAGTAGGGAAGTGTAGGTAGATTAGCGCCTCCTGTAGCGTGAGGATGCCTTCAGGTAGAGCTTCTTCCGTCCAGTACTCATTCTGCTTAATGCCTGGGTTGCCTTCTACGGTGAGGCGGGTCAGGGCTTCTCGAACAAGGTTAGAGATAATGTTCGTCATGATGCCGCGCGACGGAGACTGCGCATAAATGGGCACGTAGGGATTATCTGTTGAGGAGACATCTAGCGTGTCGATAAAATCGGCAGTGAGGGTGAGCCCATTGTAGAACGTAACTTTACCGCCAACGATAACTTCAGTACCCACGGGGTACTTTTTCTCTCGCCACTGGTATGGTCCCCAGAACGCAGTTTTGAGGCTACGCTCGGAGGTTTTGATGGTGCACCATGCGCCTTTATTCCCCTTCATAGGGTGCCAGTTACTTACCCTGCCTACGATGTAGGCGGTTTCGCCTGCATCAAGACCGTGGAGGGATGACACGGGGTTGCTGAGGTCAAGGTATCGACGCGGCATATTGTAGAGCACATCGAAAATGCTCTTGTACCCGAATCCTGCAAGGCTTTCAGCGAGCGTCTTACCCTTCTCACGCTTACTGTTCTGAGGTCGAGTGTCATACTTGGCGAAATGCAGTTCACTGATAGGAGTGTCTTTAAGGCTAAGGGCTTCCCCGTCGAATGGCTCACCGATAGGCTCCACTAGGATGTTCGCTAGGGAGCGGGTGATGGCAATGCCACGGTCGCCTGGGGTGTTGCTCTGAATGAACTTGAATAGCTTGTTCATGGGGACGCGCCAGGTGTTGTCGTCCGCAGACTTCCAGCCACCTAGATGCCGCAGGTATTTAAACGTCTCATCATTCACACCCCAGGGGTTCAGGGGAGCGATTTTGAAGAAGCTTGCGCCATTCTTATTGCCTGTGGACGGCATGTAGTATGCGGCGGCTTTCCACGGCATCACGTTAAACAGCGCTTTCGAATCGCCTGTAAGTCGGATAGCGGGGATTGATAGCGTGTAGCTCAGAAGCTCTGCCAGTGCGTGCATGGTCGGCGCGTGGGTCGCTGTAGTGGATAGCGTGATGATGCTTCCGGTGGTGGACACTTGCATAGTGTCGGGGGTGTAGGCGCGGCGGTATAGGGCGCGTAGAAAATCCGCGCCCGTATAGTTGGTCTCTGAGGATGCGGTGAAGTGTATGTCTGACCCGTCTACAATGACATAGACATCATAAGGTGTAAGTGTTGCAGGGTTTACGGCAGGTAGGTTCTTAGGAGATTCTGAGGTCATAGCTTTTCGTTTCAGGTAGAGGGTATTTTGTATTGCTGGTTATCCTATCTATTGTAGCAAAAATTGGGGGTAACAGCCAAGTTTCGTCATGGCTGTTACCCCCAATTTCAGGCGGGTTTTATGGGATGAGGTTGTTGATAAGTTCAGCTACGCCAAATACGGTGGCTGGGGTGCTTGCGAGGGTGGTTGCGAGTGCTTCCACGATGTCCTCGGTCGCGGTTTCATCCGTGATGGCTTCTACCCCAAGTACGGTTGCAAGGTTTCGCAGTGCGTCATCTTCGTATTTGAAGAGAAGCATTGTGTAGCGGACGGCGGCTTTAGTGCTGTCTGACGTGTCCACAGTGGCAAGCTGTACTACCGTTTCCAGCAAGTCCTTAGTCTGTGCGGTGTCATTTACGATACCGCTAATGACTTCTGCAATGGAGCTGTCCGTGTGGTTGCCAAGTAGTACCTTCAGCGATTCCATGTCGTCTTCGTTAAGCGGATGAATTGCCTCGTAGAGGCTGATTACCAGCTCAACTGAACTTGTGTCCATTGAGGCAGTTTGAGCGGCGCTCACAGCCTCAGGGGAGGTCTCAGAGGTACCCTGAGCGCTCTCTACTTCAATTTCTACCTCTGCTGCTTCTACCGCGTACTCGTCGTAGTCTTCTTCCTCGAACTCTTCATCTTCGGGAACTTCACTAGGCTCTTCAGAGGGCGACATTACTTCCTCGTCTTCAAGCCCTTCTTCACCTGCCTCTTCAAACGGCTCAGGCGCACTGTAGCTGACTTCTTCGCCCTCTTCAACGAATCCAGGGTCGTACCCATATTCAATGGGAACTTCTTCGGGTGCTTCTTCCTGAACGGGTTCATCATCGTCATCTTCTTCCTCCTCATCGGGCTCCACTACGGCAGGTGCTACTGATGCGGTGTTCAGCTTGCTTTGTAGCGCCGCCAAAATTTCGTCTTGGCTTGCTTCCTGAGTAGGTTCGGCAGTCACGTCAGCAGGGGCAGTCTCGACGGGTTCTAGAAGCTCCTGCACCTCTTCAACCGCATCTTCAACAGGGGCTTCACTCTCCGCGTATGACCCCATGTTGTTGAATAGGGCTCCATAGCGTCCGGCGGGCTTATCGCCGCCAAATTTCATTCGTGGCATGGTTATGTGGCTCTCCTTAGTTGCTCATGGTGTTACGTAGGATACTATTTCCATAGCGTGACTCGATAGCTACAAGAATGTCGTGGACTTTCTGCTCCAGCTCTGAAAGCTCCGCATGAGTCTTGTTGATTCGTTCCTGAGGGATGACTTCCAACGCTTCCTCTGCATCTGGCAGGGTGCTTGCCTTACTGAGTGTAGTGTAAAGGTTTCGGAGGGTCGTTGCTTTGCGTTCTGTGACCTCTTCCAGCGCGTAGTCGTCTTCCTCGTCTAGCGAGTATTCGTATTCAGGTTCACCACTGGGTTCTTCCATGCCCTCTACCGTGTACATGCCATGCTCGGCTTCGGCTTGGCGGATAATCTCGGTAGCGGCATCTTCGTACATCTGCTGTTCGGTTTCGAGCTTCTTCTGCTCTTCTGCCTTTTTAGCCTTTTCTGCTTCCTTCTGAGCGTTAATCTCTTCCAGCTTCTCATCTACGGTTTCGCGGATGATTTCTTCGGCTTCTTCGGGGCTTTTACCGGCAGTTCGTTCAGCCACAACTGTAGCAACTTCCTCAATGACCTTCTTTAGGTCACGCGCCTGTGCCTGAGTGATGTGGATGTCCACGCCTTCGGGGGCGGCTTGAGTGATGCCTTCAATGACTGCGCCCTGCGTGACTAGTGCGTTGGCGGCGGAGCGAGAGATGCTGAAGTTCTTGTCGATGTAGTCTTTCCAGGTCTTAAACCCTTGTTTCTTGTAAACCTCGGTACTGTGAGCAATATATAGGAGTTTCCATAGCGCCTCTGAGGTTGCAGAGATGGCTTTAGTGAGTTTAGCTCCGTCGTCAGCGGTGAGCTCCTTCCCCTTGTAGTAGAGCTCTACTGCGTCACTGTTTTCGCCGTTGCTGACGACTTCAATTTCCTCGGTGGGCACTTCAACCATGCGTCGTTCGTCCTTAGTGTGGTTAGCGGATATACATTTCTCCCATAGCAGGGAGGACGGCGTATAGGGCAGGCACCAAGAGGAATGGAGCTAGTGCGATAGGAATGAGTGGCACCTTGATAGGCTTCTTACTGGAGGTTAGAACCGCTGTGGTAACGGCTGTGACGATGACGAAAACCATAGAGCCAATGAAGGCTGTTGATGCTTCCGGGTGTGCTATCTGTATGGGGGTGACACATGATACGGCGACGCATAGGGCTGTGGCATCTCCTGCCCACCAGCGGCGCGTTACGGCGGTTAGGAACAGTATTACGAGAGCCGCCGCCACAACCTGTGTATCGTTATTCAGTGCGGCGGAGAGGACAAATAGAGCCCACCCATACATAAGGTGTGGCTCGCTGGCTTTCCTGTACTGCAAATCCGTGTAGGACGCTTGTGTGTATACGTAGGTGAGCATCGTTGCTCCTGTCAATGCGACCACCTGACCTGAATACCAGGGGTGAGTGAGGAGCAGGACGCTGATAAGTGAGGCTATAACGACGGCGATAATGTGGCTTTGCACCCAGACTTTGCGGGCGTGTCGCTTCGGTTTAACCCACTCCGGCGGCTGGGTTATTGCACTCAAACAAAAAAGACACCAAGGGAAGATGATGGGTAGATAAGGGGTTATCTCATGCATCGTCTTCCCTTGGTGTCTTAGGTACTAGATGTACTTCTTTAGAGGTCTGCAACCTCGTGGCACTGGCACACTACGAAGAGTGAGCCGCCACCATCAGTAGAGGTGTGGATAGCCAAGTCCTTGATGTCTTCAATCTCGGAAATGGGCTGGAAACCGATAGTTGCAGTCCTGCTCGTCCTTGCGGTAACAAACTGGGTAAACGCTCGGTAGTCCACTCGGGCAGTAATACTCTTGGGGTTCTTGTCCTGGTTGGTTGCGGTCAGCTCGGTAACCCAGCCGCCTAGATTAACTAGGACTTTCCCAGTCTCCAGCATGTCAATGTCAGCTTCGGTTACGTCGCTATTGACGGAGGACATGGTGAGCAGGGTCTCTTTGAGGTTTACCATGTCGATTTCAAGCTTGCGGGAAAGCTCGATAGCGCTTAGGTTCGTGAAGAAGCTTCGGAAGGACTTGATAGCTTCCGGCTTCACATCGCGGTCGGTATAGAGTGCGATAGCGCCGGTGTTGGTATCCCGGAACCCGAAGGCGGTGAAGTTGCCGCTTTCGCCACGGATGAGCTCGGTGTGCTCGGCGGTGAAGTGGTGAAGTTCCGGGGTGATGGAGATGCCGGTTTTCAGGCTGTTGAACGCGAAGCGGCTTTCTTCGTCTATGTCTAGCTGACTGATGAACGGAGCAGTGTAGATGAGCGCCACTGCGTTCATGGGCACACTCGCTGAGGTCATAACTTCCAGCTGGTTAGAGTCATTGAGCTTGAAGATGACATAGCGCCCGGATGGGTCGTCCCTATGGTTAATTGAACGCGCGATACGGATACCGTTGTTAATATTCTCGCTTGGGACGCTACCGATAGTGGAGATATTCGGCTTTGCGGAGCGTGAGAGCTTGGAAGTGTCGAGAATTGCGTTGTTTGCACCGGCGGTCATGCGGACAGACTGCACAGAGCCAGTGTCGCTTAGGGTGACGGTGATAGTGCAGGTCTTATCGGCGGTCTTCTCGATGTCTGCCAGTTTCAGTGCTTTACTGAGCTGGTCGGGGCTGTCAAGGTATACGGAGACCTTGCGGGGACCCTTGGTGCCTTCGCAGATGATGGGGTGCTCACGGTAGCCGGGGATAAGCTCACCCATCTTGCTACTATGGCGAAACTCAGCCGTATTGTTTTCCGGGTCGATGGTGAGGGTTACACTGGTAGCCTTCATGTCCAGAATCCATTTGAGGGCTACTGAGACGTTCTTAACGGTTGCGGTGAGTGAAATTTTCTGAGACACTGGTCTGTCCTCCTATTGGTTAGTAGCTATAGCCCAGCGAGGTACCTGTGGTTCGCCTGCTGGTCGGGTGTTACGGAGCGGGCACCCCTGCGAGTGGGTGTTTTGCGTGGTGGTTCAATAATGTTTCCCTCAAAGAGGGTTGCAATCATGGGCTGAACCTCACGCGGGAGTCGTTTGAGCCATAGTTCAAACGGTCTGGGTGAAACAAGGATGACAGCTGTCTCATTCTCCGCCCAATGCCTAAAGAGCATAGCTAGAGTAGCTGATTCGGTGGGGCTATATGCGTCCACATCGGCGGCAGAGAAAAGAACTACGTCGCTTTTAGTTGCACCAAGGTTGGCGTTCTCCTGAGTACCTGTAAAGCCTGAGCGGTTCTTGGTTAGAAGCTCGCTCTCATCTACCTTTACGAAGCGGGAGGCGATAAGTAGCCCTCGCGTAATGTATCGCATAACGACAGCCCATGCGTGTACGTTTGCGTCTACCATCACATCGGGGGTATGGATGAATAGGGGTACCCGTTTGTTGGGGTTTCTGTCGAGGGCTTCCATAAGTTTCTTAGCAAGCCCTGAAACGCCGGGGTTATCGCTGTTTGCCAGTAGGGGCATCTTGCTCTTGCCTCGGTAGAGCTTGGGGATAATCTCCGTCTCAAACTTACGCAGTGTTGCCTCAATAAGCTCTTGGTTATTCACCTCAATGCGTTTGCCGCCGCGCTCCCCCATCTCAGTGACGACACTGTTTAGCGCGTCATAGTCGATGGTGTTGTGCTTGTAGATGGGCTTCCCTAGAGCTTCGGGTTGCTGAGATGAGTTCTTCAGCCCGGATGCCAGCGAGTCTGTCAGCTCTTGCAGGCTGAGTTTAGGTTTCCCAATCGCCATATGTCACCTCCCTCTCACGTTTCTTCAAGTAGTCGTCTTGGAACTTCTTGTAGGTGTGTTCGGTGACGAGCACACCTTTTTCGTACATGCTTTTAAGGATAGCGCAAAAGTCTTCAGGATTCACCTCATTTTGAGGCAGTATTTCCTTTTCGAAGATACGAAATACCGTTCCGAAGACACGCCCATGCCCCCACCTGTTGAAGTATGCAGGATGCTCTGCTTGGGGTCTAATCCTATCCGCATAGACGGTTTTGAAAATAGCTAGGCGCTGTTCAGGGGTACGATACTTAGGGTCATCCAGCTCTTTAATGGGCTGGTAATCCAAGCCGGGCACTAGCATTACGCCGCTCCTTTCCTAATCGTTAGTAGTCGTTAATGCTGTATGACATTGACGGTTCGATAGCCGCCGGGTTAGCAATGTCTTCACGCCGCTGAGCCGCCAAAATCTCATTCATATCTTCAGCGAAGAAACAAATATTGAGAGCAGTATCTACGGGAATGGTGATGTCTGCGGGGCCTGAACGGTTCTTAAGGATGAGCATGTCGGTAGTGTCCGGCATTTCTTCACGGTCGCGGTGGAGCGCGATGAGGTGGTTAGCCGCCTGAAAGATAGCGTCAGAACCTCGGATGCTGGAAGCTGTGGGTGGCATCTCCCTTTCATTGGTTGTAGGACGTGCCAGCTGGCAGGTTGCCACGACGGGTACGCCAAGCTCCATAGCTAGGAATTTCAGCTGATAGGTGACGTAAGCCAAGTTATCCTGCGTAGTGCCGTTATCCTTGTCAGGCTTCACAATCTGGATGTAGTCTACAACGATAACATCTAGACCATCTTCGGACTCAGCCAGCTCTTTAGCTTTCTGGCTAATCTCCGCAACATTGATACCACTTTTCTCAACGGTGCGGAATTTCCAGTGCGAAATTTTAGGCTTGGCGGCATCAAAGACTTCCTGCATTTGAGGGGTCAAGCCTTCTTCCTTATGGAAGTCGGGGCGGGGGATGCCGTACCTACATGAGAGGATGTTCTTCATAATTTCGGTGGAGCCCATTTCGATTGAGAAGAACTGTACGCTGAGACCCGCCTCGCATAGTGGTGCGATGATGTTACAGCAGAACGTTGTCTTGCCGATTGCTGGTCGGGCGGCGACCACCGTTAGGTTGCCCGGCTGTAGACCGCCAATGTATTTGCTTAGGCGAGGGAAGTTTCTAAGTGGGATGCCTAGTTGCTTCTCCCCATTCTTAATGTCGTCCAGCTCTTTGGAGAGCTGTTCCATAATCTCTGCCGCCGTGTGGGTGTAATCATCCACGTTTGAGGAGTATGACACTCTGAGGTCTTGGAGCCCCTGAATAGCGTTCTCTGCGTAGTTCTGAAGTTCACTGTACGGCACAGATTCGACAGTGTTGTAGAAGCGGCTAGAGAACTCCTGCATCGCTGAATGGAACGCGGCGGCATTAAGCGTCTCATGGATGATAGAAATGTTGTTATGTTCGACAATCGCTTCTTCCCCCATGTCCACAAGGTGAGCGATGCCTTCTTCGCCACCAACAGCTTTATACCCTTCAGCATCATTGTTCTGTAGCCAAAGAGCGATGTCTGAGCCTGTAGGGGGGTTTCCGCCATCCTCAAGAATCTGTTTAATCGCGGCACTAATAGGCTTTAGGGAGGGCTCCTGTATAGCTTTGGGGTGAACAATGTTCACTAGTGCCCGCGCATGGTTCTCAGGGTCAGCTAGGGTGACTCCAATAACCCAGTGCTGGAGCTCCACGTACCTTTTCTGTAGGTCATTACCTTGGCTACGCATCTTATCCTTTAGCGGTCGGTCGTATCTTATCTAGCAGAGACAAGTCTAGCACATGACTTATGGTGCCATGTGCTAGATTTGGGGTACTAATTTGGGAGCTCAATACTTGGCATTTCGAACCCGTTGCCGCCTTCTTCAGCTATCTTGTAGAGTTCATGTAGCTCTGCTACCGTGGTGACGTGACCAATTTCAATGCCTCCGTAGTTGTATCGGGAGGGGTTTGTGTACCAGTACCAGGGAAGCTTCTTGCCGTATTTCTTCGCGTACTTTCGCGTGTTCAAAAGTAGTAGGAGTTGTTGTGCGGCAAGCTGGGTGTTGTACCTGTGTTCTACCTCGGTGACGGATGTTTCGAGAGGGTTTTCCTCGGCATCTAGCGTCTCGGGGAAGAAGATTGAGGCGAAGTCTCGGTATTTGACGGTATCCTCGGTGACGGGGCCGATAGCTTCAAGTACTCTGTTAATTGTGATGCGGAGCGCTTGAATGTCTTCAGTGTCCCCTCTACCATCCCAGGGGAGGTTCCTCCAAGTGTGGGGGGACAATGCCATGAAGAGGTTATGTGCCGTGCAAGGGGGGTTCTTATCTGCGGGCAGGTCAGCCATATACTCCAGTACACTGATGGATTTCTTTGTGAGCTTCTTGAGCGCTCGGCGGGAATGTTTCAGCCTTTGGTGGAATAGTCTGCGGTCTGACTCTAGGATGTATTCGACAAGGTGGGTGTCGCCGTAGCTACCTACTGCGCCGTTGATGAGCTTAACCTTGAACTGACGGGCGGGGGTATGGATAGGGAAGAGGTGGAGGATGGGTTGGATGTTATTGTCATCATCGAGTATCCAGTCGCCTTTTTCCAGGTCGCCTACGGTGACGACTTCGGTGGACTTATGAATCTCATACTTTTGGGGTAGCTTATTCAGCTCTTCCCAGGTGATGCGTGGCGGCTTACTTGCGTCGCTATTCTCGGTAGCGGATGGCTCTTCAGGGGTGGCGGTAGTGGTGGTTGGGTTAGTGTTTTCGTGGCTCATCGTGTGACTTCCCTGTGGTTAGTAGTCGCCGGTGTTGATGGTGGACAAGAAACTGTCCCACACCTCACGGTTATGGTTCTTCGTCTCTTGAATTTGCAGTGCTTTGAGTGAGATGCCGTGCCCTTTGCGGGTGTAGAGGGATGCGAGCTGGAAGGTTCCTTTTTTCTGGCTCCACACCGGCTCGTACCCTAGTGGGTATCTTCCTGCGATGGTGTCAATGACACGCACTGGTTTGCCTGTCGAGTCTTGCACTAGCGCGTCCATAACCTCGTGTATGTACGCCTTATTGCTTTCGCCTAGGAATATTGCGCGTGAGAGCATCTTCACGAAGGTATCGGCTTTACGGGCTTCCCCTAGCACGATAAAGATGACTGGTAGGTGCATTGTACCACCATTGTCAGCGACATACTCGACTAGTTCGGGGTGATGTACGGCTAGGTTCTCCGCCTGCTCGTCTGTTAGCCAGATGAGCATGAGGTCATAATGCCTATTGATAGGGGCTGTAGCGCCTTGTGCCCGGCTCCTATCAGCTATCTGGCGTATTGCATGGGCGATGTGGTTTAGCACGTCCACTTCTCGGTTTGCGGCTTCGGTATAGTAGGTGTTGCTGACTATTGGGCGGGGGAAATCTCTGCGTTTAAACTCGCCAGTTGGGGTGCAATCAACGATTCGGACAGGTGCTTGCCAGACACTAGCGCCATGCCTTGCGTCAGTTTCATAGGTGAGGTTCCCCATCATTTCCAGCAGTTGCTCTTCCTCGCCGTCAATGAATATGCCGTAGTGAGGGTCAATGCTTGGGGTGAAGATACTTGCCCCACCCCAAGAGGACTTTGCCACTTCTACCCCAAACCCGGCAGGCGCGACTTTCCCGGTGTTGATGCGCAGGTCAAGGTCTAGCGCACTGCCGGGGATGTGGGTGTACTTCTTCGGTGGTTTAGGCTTGCGGCGTTGTTTCACCGTGAAGGTGCGGTTGCCGATAGTGATTACTTCCCCCGGCTTCACCTTCTTCTTCGGGTTGCCCCTGTGACCATTTGGGTTGGGGACGTTCTGGGTTATCTGGGTCATAAGGCATGTTCTCCACAATGGTCTTTACGCCGTCGATGTATACGTAGAACTGGGTGCGCTCGATGAGGTCGGTAATTGCTTGCGCCTTACCGGAACCAGTGGGACCCATAATGAGAACCATTGGCGTTGGCGGAGCAATCATGATTAGACCATGCTTACTCGCGTACTTCTCAGCTTCGCCGGACACATTCACGAAGATGACCTGAACCATAGTCTCGCTACCCTCCTTAATGGGTAGCTGTGCGCCGCCAGAGTCACCCAAGCCGATAGCGAATGCGCCAGACTCGATGCCGGGAGCGAAGATATAGTACGGGTCGAAAGTTGCCATGCGAGGCATGGGCGGTTTCGCGCGGACTCGGAATATGCCGTCCTTCTGGTCGATAGGGTTCTTGCCGTCTTCGTCATCTAGGACATAGGTGCGGGTGTTAGTTAGAACCGCGTTCAAGTTCTTGAGGAGCGCCTGGTCGGTACCTTCCGTGAAGCCGGAGCTAATGTCGAAGGTTATCCTAGTTGGCTCTAGGTTCGTCTCATCATCCCAAGATATGATAGTCCAACAGGTAGGTGCCTTATCTTTAGGGATTTTAAGTTTCTTCTCAGCCGCGTCAGTAAGTTTCTGGTTCACTTTAGCTCGTTCACCCAAGAACCATTTAGGGGAGATGAGCGACACGATTACATAGATACCTAGGAAGATAAAAGATATGGTGATAAGCGGGTATGGGATTGGTGTAAGTGGCGCAACAAAAATAGCTATCGCACCGAGGAGAAAAGCCCCTAGCGTAACCATTCGTCGTTGTACTTGTGGCAACTCGAAGGTATCCTGAGGCTCTTCTTTTCCCTCTTCCTCACCATCAGGCTTAGGCATCATCTTCTGAATCAGCGGGTGGATTTTAAAAGCGACGTGACGCTTGTCGCTATTGGCGTATTTCAGTCGCTCTTTCCACACTGGACGCACAGGCTTGTACACCTGCTGACTGTCCTTTTTCAGGTTCTTGTTCGCAAGAAGAACCTTGTACTCACGACTAGTATCCCACCGCTTCAAGATGAAAGATACGGTGGGTAGGATTAGCAAATATATGCATACTAGAATCGTTGGTACAGTGTAATTTCCCATAGAGTAGATATAGCAAGCCCCGGCAACCAAGTTTTCTGGTTTGCCGGGGCTTGCTATCTATGGTATCCGTCTAAACATATGGCTTAGAACGGAGGGGCATCTTCACCTACAGGGGCTCCCCACTGCTCATTGTAGTTAGGCTGAGGCTGTGCCTGCTGGTAGCCACCTGCCTGCTGGTACTGAGCTTGGTTCTGGTAGCCACCTGCCCCCTGCTGATACTGACCCTGTGCCGCCTGCTGGTAGCCACCTGCCTGCTGTGCATTAAGGGCAACGTTTACAGTCTGACGGCGGTTGAGGCGAGGCGCGATGAGTGCGTTCTCAAGGTTGTAGCTTCGCCCGATAGTGCCGGGGTTCTTCTTGCTCTCGTACTCGTTAATCACCAAGTCGCCCATAAGGATAACGGAGAGACCCTTCTGGGTAAAGGTCTTGGCGACTAGTTCCGCGTCGTCGTCCCAGAAGGTTGCGGTGTAGAACTGGGATACACCCTTGTCCTTCCATACGCCGTTGTCCTTAGTGCCAGGGGTAGTTGCGACGGTGACATCCGCAACGCGCCTGCCGTCGGGAAGAGTTCGCAGTGTTGCAGGGTTCGTAGTGTTGCCGTTGATGGTGACGGAGGGTGCGCTGAAAAACTTCATCTGAAGCCTCTTTCTGTAGTCGTAATGTCCTTAACTAGTGTAGCGTATTGGTGCCGGGTGGTCTAACGAGTTTCGGCTTTTATTTGCTTTGCTCATCGTCGTTACCGCGCTTGGCGTTGGGGTCTAGCTTCCACCAAGGACTATAGCCGTCGCTGGTGCGAACAATGTCATTGAGCGTTTCTTCCGGGGTACGGTTAATCTTGTACCCTAGCTCATTCTCAATGTACTTGTGAATAGCAAGCCCCCAATGTCGGCGCATCTTTTCGAAGTTGTCACTGTCGCGAGCAACATTGAACGCATCAACGTTGAAGTATGGCTTAAATGCTTCGGGTAGCTCATAGACGATGACGCTCTGCTGTCGCTCGTCTAGTGCGCTTCGGTGATGCCTTGCCATACTGTCTGCCGCCGCTGTGGTTAGCGCCTTGTAAGCGGTTAATGCGTCTGCTTCGCTCTTGACGTTCTCACGCTGAAGCTCAGGCTGTGCTAGAGCCATTGTGAGGTATGTGTCCTTGATAGGCTTCATGCGCGGCTTAGCTTTCTTCTCGTCAGCCTTATTCTTAATAGGCTTGAGCAGTTCGCTATCCGGTACAAGCCCGTCTGACTTACACCTCTGGCAGTACATGCGGTTAGTGAGCGAGTCTACAAACATGTTTATTTCACCGTGTTTGTAGGTGCGCTTACAGTTGGAGCATACTAGCAGGTCTGGTTCATCCGCAGTAGGCGTGTGTCCTTGCGGTTTGAGTAGCCTGCTGGGAGCGAACTCGTTCGCCTTATTGGATGCGCGGGTGGTGAAGCGACCGAACTTGGACTCGTTGGCAATGTCTCGCTTCTTGTCGGCGGCGGCGCTACTAGCCGCCTTGAGGAAGGAGCCACCGGCACGTTTCGCAGTCACACCGCTAACAACGGATGCGGTACCGATACCTGTTACACGTTTGGTAGCCAACCCAATCCTGTTGAGTACACCAACAGGCTTGGACACAAGACCGCCCGCGTAGGTCTCTGCAAGAGCCAGAACGCGGTTCTTCATCTTCCACAAAGCGAAAGACAGGAGAGCCAACACGACAACCCCCCACCAGAAACCGGAACTTGCCATAATCTTGTAGCCCCACAGCACGAATACGACCGATAGGGTCAGCAGTAGACCTAGTGCTATTCGCGCAAAATACAGGTAGAGTGCCATCTTCCCGTATTTCTTGGCGAAGCTAATACCTTGGTGAGTTGAGGTCATCAAGGCGATTGCGGCGAAGGGAACGATGAGGATGTACAGCTGTAGCACTACGCTAAGGATTGCGGTCAGTAGCGCGAGGATACCGGGGACAGTGAGCGCAATAAGAGCAACAATGAGGGAAGATAGACCCACCCCAATTCGTGCACCACTTGAAGCGCCTACCCAGGTGTTCCAAGACTCAAGAGGCTTGGAGTTCATGTCCTGCGCGCCGCGAGTAATCTCTACTGCTGAGCTGGAGTTACCAGTGCTCACAGCGGCGGCATGAGGGGAAAGTCCGTCTTTCTCCTTGGTTACGTCAATATTGCGTTCTTTAAGCCACGCTTGAGGGTCAGTAACGTTGTCCTGGTTACCCCAGTCGGTGCCAGGGCGGACTTCGAAGTGAAGGTGGCAACCGTATGCGTGTCCGGTGTCGCCGCTGGAGGCAATTTCTTGCCCAGCCTTAACCTCGTCGCCAACCTTGACGCGCAGAGAGCCATCTTGCATGTGCCAGTACATCGTGCTAACGCCGTCATGCTGGATAATGATACCGTTTGCCCCGTCAGATGCTTTCTGCGCGAACACTACTTTACCGTTACCAGCGGCATAGATAGGTGCCCCGCACTGTGCACCAAAGTCTATACCCTTGTGTACGTCACCGAGTTCAGGGCGGTTGCCGAAAGGTGAAGTCATAGCGGCTTCAGCAGGACGCGCCCATTCGCCATTGGAAACATTGCTTGGCAGGTCACGAGCTTGCGGAACCTTAATCTCGACATCTTTCTCGTTGTAGTTGCTGAGGGCATCTACAACGCGCCACCAGTCAGTAGAGACACCTTGGGCTTCACGTGACTTACCGGCGGTCTCGTTGCCGGTCTGCAAGTGATTGGTGGTTTGGGTAGAGAGCTGATAAATAGCCCAGTTGTTCAGGGTGGTTTCCGCGCCCATCGGGACAGATGCGTCCCCTACCCATTTACCGTTACTGTTGCCTAGCTTCTTGCCGTCTTTCGCCCATTCGGGTATGTCTTTACCCTCAGCCCAGAGATTATTCGGGTTCGTGCCGAACTGTCCCTGTACCCAGGGGTCAAACACGAACAGTTTCGTGAAGGTACAGGATAGCTGAGAGGCTACAATTTCACTGTAGTTCTCACTGACAACTTGAGCTACCTCGTCACCGATTACCTTTACAGGGTCTTTACCATCTTCCTTGGTAGCCTTGTAGGTGCTCTTCTTATTACCAACTTCAGTTGAGCACCATTCACCCATGCTGGTAAGCTCTTCCGTGGTCGCCTTGATGGTGATGCTTTGAATCCACGCGGCGGCACGGTTTGGTAGAGGTAGAAGCTTGGGTGATAGCGCAATAAACGACACCGCAAACAAGCCGGTAAAGAGCGCAATGGAGAAGCGCTTCCACTTCTCCCTAGCCTGGTCGCCGGTCACGATGCCCTTCACTAGGAACAGTAGACCACCGAGCACGATAAGTGAAGCGAGGGGGATAAGGAAATTATCCTGAAGGAAGCGGAGGATGCCGCCTAGTGCGTCGGGGTTGTTGCCTACAAGGATGTTAGTTAGACCCATCAGCTTAGCAATGTCCTTGAAGCTGAGGACAAGTAGGGCGAGGAAGAATCCGAGTACCCAGGTGGTTGCGCCAAGGAGAATGTTGCCAATGTAGGTACCTGCGGCAGATGCGTATCGGACACCCTGACCGTTGGCGTAAATCTGAGTTCGCGGGTCGAGGCTGGAGCTTGCCCTATCCCAGGTTGCGGTGGGGTCGAGGCGAGTCTCATAATAATGGTTCGCCTTCGGGTCTTTAGCTTCAGGCTTATCGGCACATGCGTCAATTCGCAAGTAGTTCCACTCGCCGGTATATGCGGTGAACTGGTAGCCGCCAAGCCCGAACCTGTCAAAGAAATTCAGCTTATTGCCTTTGTTGAACCCTGCGCCGTTGGTCGCGTCAGTGCCGCCAATGACAAGCTGTTGGTTATTCTTCTCAATATCGACACCTACAACCTTAAGCAACATGTTAGCGCCACTTTCAGGGTTGGAGCGCCCACTCGTGGCGGCTGATTTACTGTACGCCATGAATTGCAAGTCGTTGCTCTGGCTGTACTGGTAAAGGCGTGCGGGGAGGCTGTCTTTGCCGAAAGCGTCGCACATCACCCATTTATTCACGTCGAGTGCGTGGGCGGGCTGAGCTTTCCCGCTATTTACGCTGAACGCAGGGTACAAGCTGAACGCTAGGAGGGTTGCAGTTAGGAGAGCGATAAGGGCGCGCCACGCCCCCCTAACGCCTTTCCTGTTGGTGTTAGGGGGGTTCACTGCTGGTGTAGCTGTGAGTGTGGTTTTTGCGCGCATTAGGTTGCTGTCCTTCTTCTTTACCTATGCATCTTATAGCTGATAAGCTTCTCCACCATTTCAAGAAGAAGCTTGTGCTCTTCGGGCGCGTGGCTGGTGTTGTGGCTGGTCAGCCATTCCCTGATGAGTTCAAGCTCTTCAAGTGAGCGTTCGTTGAGCTGTTCCTCAGTGAGGGTAAGGGCGTTCTTCACCTCGTCCGGGATGTCGTTGAGGGTTCCGCCGTTCATTGCTTCCATTGTGCGTTCTGCCTGCATGTTGCGGAAGAATCGCTCTTGGAACCTGTTGGCGGCTTGAGCCCCCACCGACTTCGCGGCGTACTTGAGGGTGTTTTCCTTGCCTGTTACCTTATGGACTGCCCGCTCTTCTGGTGTGAATCGAACGTCATTCTGCACGTCGAAGCGTTCGGACTTTGGGATAGCTTTCTGGTTGGATTGCTTCTCCACGGTTTCCTGTACCATGCTGTGTGCGGCTTCGGCTGAACGTTTACGCTCTTCAAGGGCGGCTTGGACGTTCGCGGCATGAGCTTCACCTTCAGGTGCTTCCCATTTACCGCCGAGCTGTTCGACATAGTTTTTCTGTGCTTCGTAGCGTTCCTGCACGGTCGCTTCGGCATGTGCACGTTCCTCTGCTTTAGCTTCCTGTAGGGCGGTGACAGTCTTCTTAGCGCTACGGATGTCCTTGGCGCTTCGGAGCCTATCGATGCTTGTGTCGGTTGCCTTAACGCCGTGTTCTGCGGCGTTAATTTCGTTGAGGTTGCGTGCGATGTCCTTTGCTTCGTTGAACCCTTCCATGTCCTGCACACTCTTACGGGCTGTTTCCAGACCTGTTGCATGGGCTGTAAGTACAGTTCGTACAGCACCCTTGCGGTTGTGCGGGTTGAACTGAGGTAGCTCAGTGGCAGATTTTGCCGCTGTGATGAAGCCGCCACGCAGACCGTTCTCAGCATAGCCGGTTGCAAAGCCACGCTTTGCCTTGCTAGGTGCCATCTCCACGAAACGGACGACGCTCTTGCCAACCTTGGTCTTAGACAGGATAGCCTTGCTGTCGGTCATGCTCATCGTTCCGGCGATGCCGTGACCTGCCATGATGCGCTTCATAATCTTACGAGCACCCAAGAGTATGAGGAGCGACATGAGCGCCTGAGCGATAAACACGTAGATGTACTCGCTCACCGAACTTGTGAGGTTGATGAGTAGCACAGACATGAGGCATAGCAGGAAGGTCAGAATTGCAGACTGAGCGTACAGACCAAGGATGTTGGTCACGTACTTGAGGGTTGCAGTCTTAGTCTTCTTACCGAGAAGCGCCATTAGCAGGACGAATGGCAATATGACGAGCATCAGTAGCAGGATTGCTTTGATGATTGCCTTGTATATTGCGAAGTACCCTACCGTGATGCCGGTGATGCCAGCGGCTATAGGGGCGAGTGCCCCTACTGATGCGCGAGACATGGGTTCGCGCCCTGCCCAGTATTTGAGGTAGCGGGAGTCTGTGCCAGCGCCGTTGTCAATCCCTGCCTGGACATCTACTATTCGGTACATGTCACGGCTGGTAATTCCAGCAGGGCGGTTGGGGTTATCTGCGGTGGTGGTGCCAGTACTCATGAGGTCTAGCTGATAGAGAGCCCAGTTGTTCACCGTGATACCTGCGCCCATCTGTACGGGTGCGCGGCTCACCTGTGCACTGTTGGTGTTGGTGAGGGTGTGCGCTGTTACAGGGCGCTTAGCATCTACAGCGTACAAGTTGTTGTATCCGGTTCCCCATTGTGCGTAGCTCCACGGGGTGAGGACGTTCATGCGCCATACCTCACACATTAGGGTGCGGGTTGCCGGGTCTGCGTCGGTTCGCTTAGCGGCGTATTTGATGACTCCTGTGTTGCCGGTGGCGCTACAGATTTCGTCCCCTAGCGTGCTGGTTACTAGCGCGTCAGCGATAGCGCTGTCGAGTACGTTCACGCTCCTGTCCACGAATTTAATGGTTTCGTGGGGCTTGTTGAGCATGAGCGTGGCAGTGGTGGAGATAGCTAGGATACCTACGATGAATACGGCGATTGAGCGGATGCCGCGCTTGCCGGTCGTGATAGTTTCGCGCGTCAGCAGTAGAACGCCTACGAATGCTACAGTGATGGCAAACGGGTAGAAAGCATTATTAGTGAATAGGGTGATGAGGTCGGCAATGAGATTGTCTATACCGAAGGTCTGTAGAATCGGTGACATGCCGATGTTGAGGGCGGCGTTGGCGAAGCGAGTGATTCCAGATGCGGACAGGATGCCTGCATTGGCGAAATCGGTAAATACGCCGTCTGAGCTGAACAGCATAGATGCCATGTTGGATTCGTATAGCTCACGGCGGGTATCGTTCATGATGCCGTCGCCCGTGCCGTAGATGCCGCCCTTGATGGGTGCGCGGGTGTGGGCGCAGTCGGAGTTGTATTTGCCGTCTGCGTTGAACAGCTTCATTGGCTTGCCGTTGCCGTCCAGCTTATCGGTGCCGTCTGCATTAAGGCAGTAGTACTGGTTGGTGGGGCTGTTGAAGTTTGCGGCAATGTTCTTCCTGAGGAAGTCTTGGAAGAACCCTGGCTGGTTTAGCTGTTCTGCGAGTTTCTTCCCTGCTTCACCTTCCTTATCCTTGGTGTACTTCTGTACGGCGGCGGTGTAGGCGTTAGGGACGCAGGAGTAGAAAGCGCTGATGGTTTCATCGCGCTTAGCTTCGTCTTCGTCTACGTTACAGGTGAGGTTGTACTTTTGGGCGGCTTCGAACCATCCCTTGTTGTGTTCCTTCCAGTCTTTGATGGTCTCAGCTTGCTTGTCGGTTGCGTCCCATTGGTAGTCGGGGTGCTCCATGTTGGCGGTCTTTGCCGCTTCAGAACATGCGTTTTCGTCAGCAAGCTTAGAGATGGTGTTCTTTGAGCCGTCGGGGTTGGTGACGATACAGGTAGTGCCGCCAGCTACAGGTTGTGCTGGCGGGGTTTGGAGCTTCTTCAGGTCGTCAGGGAGGCGTACTTCCTCGGGGGTTTTGCCAGCGATTGCCGCCGCGAGGGTGTTGATGATTTCCTGTTCCATTTCCGCGTTGGTTGCGGCGCGGGCGTTGTACAGGGTGTTGTCGAAGCCTACGCGAGTGTACCCGCGTGTAGCCATGACGTTAGCGTCTGAGGTGTCTAGGATGGTCTCGATGGCGGCGGCGGCTGACGATTGGGTGCTGGCTGTGAATGCGGCGGCGATTGAACCTAGCGGGTTGCCTTTAGCCCATTCTGCTTTGAAGGCGGCTACAGCGCCACTAGCGCCCTCGGTGATGCCGTTAAAGATTGCTGATACGCCTAGTGCAAGGGTTTGTGATGCGCCGAAGTTAGTCATTAGGCGCGCTTGGGTTTGAACCTGAATGTGGTCGAACTCGCCATTGTAGTAGGTTACTCTGAGGTTGTAGCCGTAAAGCTCCATTGCCGTGTACTTTTCGACTCGGGCGCTGGCGGTTGCGGGCACGTTTTTAACCCCGGTGGGAAGTCCCAGCCAGGGCATATCGAGCTTATTGGACTGTGCGCCGCCGCCCTGGATACCTCCTGGAGCTACGGCGCTGTATAGGTTCTGTCCAAGGTCAGCAATGTAGTTAGGCACGTCACAGTTGTGATACGTTAGCAACCCTCGGTTGGGGTCATTCACATCGCATGACCATTTCTTGTTGTCATGGTAGTAGCCGTCGGTGCTGGACTTTGGGTGTTCGTAGATGTAGCCAGGAGTTAGCACGCGGGTGAGGACTTTTGCGAAGGGGGTCTTTGAGCCATCTTTCTTCGCTTTGTCTAGGGTCTGGGTGAAACCTTTGTCGCCGGTTTCAGTTACGCCTAGTTCCTTTTGTGCCTTCTGGAGCTTTTCGATGGTCTTCTTGTCACCATCGTCTGCGAAAGCTAGGTTTACGCCAGTGGGGATGAAGCTGGAAACAATAATGAGGGCAAGCATGATGGAAGCAACGAGCCTCAGAAGGAGGTTGTCGTTGCTTTTAGCTCGGCTTATTGAAGGGGTTTCACCCCATGTGGTGTATGTACGTGCCATTGGCGTACCTGTTCATTTCTCAGAGTATTTTTCAGCTGGATTGTATATAGCAGAAAAGCGGCGTGCCATTGAGACACGCCGCTTTTCTGCTAGGAGAACCGGGCGATTAAGCCTGCCCTACCCACCAAAGGGGGAACTAACCACTTACTATATAGCAGAGGTTAGACGCATCTGCCGGTTAGCGGCTATTGAGCTTCTGTTCTGCTTGGCGACGGATAAGCTCTTTCGGTGGCACTGGCGCGCCAGTCTTAAGGTCGTTGAGAGCTTCAGCATAGGTTCGTGCGTTACGGCGATGGGGAACCCCGGCGGCACGCTCTTCGTCATACCGCTTGTAGTCCCAGCCTGGAGTTTTGCGGATATGCGACCCATGCTCAAAAAGCTGTACGTACCAGTTTCTTGGGGTGATTGGTAGGTCTGGTCGTTCTTCGGCAAGTCGCATGAGCCCAAGGAGCCATGCCTTGACCTTGGTGGTGAGTCGTTTATTCCCTCCGGTATTTGGGTAGAGGTCTACCATTCCCATAAGGTCTACGCTTATGCCGTTGCCTACTAGCGAGGTTGCGACGTTTCTGTAGGCGCTAATGGCATTGATTGCGTCTTCTTTGCTGACCCCGGCGACGCGGCGCGCTTCATTTGCGGCGACATCCATTAAGTCGTCATGCTTGATGCGGTAGTATTCGCCGCGCTGTTTCGTGTTCATCTTGTAGATGCGCAGAGGAAGTTCCATCTCTTCGGGCTCGGGCTCCCATCTGTGCTGGTTGTTTAGGAGCGCGTTCTCTACGATGGTATACCCGTAGGGGTTTCGTTTGCGTGGCATAATAGGTTTCCTGTCCGTCGGCTAGTGGTGCTGGTCAAGTATCTTGTAGGAGGTGATTCCGTACTTGATGGCGCAGTCGATAGCGTCTATGACCCTGTTTTCGATGAATTGCTCTACTTCTTCGGCGGGGGTTACGAGTTTCTTCCCGCGTTCCGGCTTGTCCTTGGTCAGGTTGAGAGTGTTATGGTTCCAGTGAATCCATTGCCCCTTGGTAAGTTTCTGCCACTGCTTGATGGTTGGGACGATGTATTTCGTTCCGTCGTGTTCGTAGGTGGGTTCTTCTAGACCTGGGAGGGATAGCGGGGCGGGTTGCCCGCTGGTATCTTGTTTCCCTACTGGGGATTCTGTTGCGAACCGGACATGGACGTTTTTGGAGTTGGCGGTAAGGTTAGGGTCATTACTGTAGATGCGCAGGGCTTCAAGAGCTTGCGCTTGCGCGTCTTTCTTAAGTTTCTTCATTCGGAGGATTTGTTCGTGCTGTGGGTCGTCACTCTTAGCACTTGGGGGCAAGAGGTTGTAGATGCTTTCCTTGTGGTGCGCGAAAAGTCGGTCAAAGGTTGCCTCTAGGGTGTCTTTGATGGGGGTAATGCGGAGCGTTAGCGTGGTGGTAGTCATGCCTGCCTTGTGCCTTATCTTTTGTGTGGGGCTAGTATTGCTGTAACAGGTACATTCTAATGTGTCGCAGGTTATAGTTCAAGGCGGTTTGGGCATAGTTTAGGGGACGCGCAAGAAAATTCTTGCGCGTCCCCTAAGGTGCAGTTTCGGATGACCTGCTTTTCAGCTTTGCTGTGTGCTCTTAGTGCTTAGCGGGTTGTTGCATTGATGCTATTTCTATTCCCCAGGTACGAGCTTGTCGTTCTTGCGGGGCTTGGTTGGCAACTTTCCCGTTTGTATCTGATGAGCCGCTTTGTAGGTTTCATCCTGTATGCATTTATTATAGCAGAGTGTTAGCCAAGTTCCACTCGGTAGTCTGCTACAGCGTCCACCGTGTCGTTGTGCGCGATGATAAGAATCTGTTGCGCGTTCATGACGCTACGGATGGTTTTAATGGTGGCATCCATGTTCCTTGGGTCGTATGCGGTGAATGCTTCGTCCAGGATTAGGGTGCTGGTTGTTCCGCCGAACACCTTTGCGATTCCCAAGCCGATTGCCAGCGATACTGCGGACAGCTCGCCGCCGGAGAGTAGTTGAACTTCGCGAGTCTTGCCGTTGGCAAAGTGTGCGAGGATTTTAAACTCTTCGGTTATGGTGATACCGATAATTGTTCCGTTGGTGAAGCCAGCGATGAGCTCGGATGCGAACTGGGTTAGTCGCGGGATGGCGGTGGCGGTGACTGCTTTGCGGAACTCTTTGAGGGTAGCCTCGGCATAGTGGATGCTTTCCTTCTCTAGGAGGAGGGAAGCATATGCTACTGCGTCTTCCTCTTCTTGCTTGAGCTGGGTTGCTAGTCTTGCATGTTCAGTTGCAACACGGGTATGTTCCGTGTTGGTATTCTGACCGTTAGAGGTGTTTTCGGCTATCTTCTTGTCCAAGGTGGCGAGTTGTTCCTTGGCTTTGGCTAGGGCGTGCTCGGTGACGTTTGGGGTGTTTGTAATGGTTTCCTTGAGGGAGTTCATCTTGTCGTTGAGCGAGGCGATGGAGTTCAACATCTGTTGTTTCACCTGGTTCTGGTTGCCCAGTTCGCGGGTGAGGTTTTCAATTTCCTTAGCGTCATTGTAGACGTTAAGGGCTGAGTTGTATTCTTCCTCCGCCTTGGCATAGTTCCGCTTAGCCTTGGTGAGTTGCCTCTTTGTGGTTTTAAGGCTCTCGGTTGCCTCCTTTTCTGCTTGGTAGGCATCTAGAATGTCTAGCGCTTGTGCGATGGAGCCGGTTAGTGTGGTTAGACTCTCTTGTGCAACTTCGCGGGCTTCCAGCTTTTCCGCCAGCTCATCCTTTAGGGAGGCTATAGTCTCAGCCAGCGGCTTGAGAACTGCTTCCTTGTTCTTGATGATTTGCTGGCAGGTGGGGCAGGTTCCACTGAGATTAGCTATTTCATTGTAGCTACGCTCAGCTTCAGGTAGTTTAGCCTGCTGGATGATGCTAATACGCTCATTGAGGGAGTGGACTGCGCTTTTGAGCTGTACTTCCTGCTCGGATTGCTCCCTGTGGGCATCCTGCGCCTCCTCTGCACTCTTATACGGGTTATTCTCAGTGAGAGTGTTTTTCGCACGGTTGAGCTTGTCCTCCAGGGAGGCTATGGCACTCTCTAGAGTGGTTTGGTTCACACGGGCATCTTGTAGTGCTTCAAGCTTCTGCTGGTATGCGGATTCTACAAGCTGGTAATCTAACGCTACGCCCTTACCGCCTGTGATACGTAGTTCCAGCTCCTCAGCGGCTTTCTGAGCCTGCTTGAGGCGTTCCTTGGCTTCGTTGCGGCGCTCCTCTACATTGGCGAGGTTCGACTTGGCGGTAGTTAGGGTCATGTAGTTCTGTTGAAGCTCAGAAACCTTAGCAGTAAGAGCTGTCCTTTGAGCCATTAGGCTCCTATACATCTCCCGCTGAGCGGTTAGGGACTCAAACAGCTTCAACTCTCGCTCCGCAAGGTCGGCTACGATTTTCCTGTGCGCGTCAAGACCTGCCCTGTCCACAGTTTTGCTGTCAAGTTCACGCTTGTTAATGCGACGGTGGATGCCACATTCTTCTAGCGCTTGAGAGTTAGCGGTAATGCCTGTGAGCTGTTCGATGATGTCGCGTCGAACTTCCGGCTTGGAATTGATGAATCTATCCGTTTCTTTCTGACGGAAGAAGACGGTGTTCATGAAGATGCTTTCGCCTACACCGAGGGTGCGGATGATTGCCTTGGTACCGTCGCCTACGGAAGGTCCTGCAATGTGGTGAGTGGAACCGTTATCTTCAGTCTTCTCTAGGGTGACCTGCGTAGTACCCCTATAGTTCATAGTTCGGGTGGCAGTGTATGTTTCGCCGTCTACTTTGTAGGTTACTTTGACGGAGGTGGGCTCATTTTTCGGGGTACCTTCTCTTCGAAGGTCGAGGTTACGGGTGATGTCTGCTGGGCGGGTTCCGTATAGAGCCCAAGGTACAGCATTGACGATAGTTGATTTCCCTGCGCCGTTGCCGCCGGTAATATGAGTGATACCGCTTTCCGGGAACGTTTCCGTGAAGTATTTGTGACTACGGAGGTTATGGATTTCTATCGTCTTAATGGTTAGTGAAGTCAAGTGACGCTCCTATTAGCTGTTTCGGGTATAAGAAACCCCCTATGCGCTTTCCATTGTATCGCATAGGGGGTTTCTTATGGTAGCTCTACTGGGTGGGTGATGCAGTGGGGGTTGCGGTGGCGTTTAGTGCCTGGTTAATTTGGGCAAGCATGAGCACCTGAGTCACAAGGGGGTAGCCGTCAATCTTCCACGTCTTAGACTCGTCGTCGTATGCCATCGTGACGGTCACGTCGTGGTTAGTCTTGGTGTAGATGCTCTGGGGGATGTGGACAATTCCTCGCTCAGTAACAGCTTCAGTCGAGCTGATGACCGCTTGTTCACTGATGGGCTTGATGTTGTCAGCCCCGCCGACGGAGTTACCTATCCCAGCCGAGAGGTAAATCATTGCAACCATAGTTGCCCGGCGAGTCTCTTCGCTACCTGATACGACAGAGTTCTTGAGGATTTCAGGAGCCCTATCGTAGTTGCCTTCGGCTACTTCAGCGGCGATTGAGTTGGGGTCTGCGGTCTGAGCAATTGCTTTGTGAATTTCGGTAAGCTTTGCGACTGCTTCCCGCTTATCTGTGTCTGCGTCATTGCCGGTGAAAGTGCGGGTGACTTTCTGCAATGTAGCCTGAGAAGTGGGCGCACCGTTGTTACTGTTGGGTGCGGGTAGGACAGCACCATAGACTAGTCCTGCGAGAGTGCTTGCACCCAGGATGAATGCTAGTAGGAGGAAGCCGATGGTTCGGATGAGTGGCGGTTTTGTCGCAGTGACAGGAGTAACGTAAGGGCTGTCTTCGGTCTTGTTAGCCATGTGGGTTAGTTTCCTTCCGTGGTCTGGTGGCTAGGGTTGTTATGAGGGGGATGAGTGTCCAACAGGTTAGGAACACTGCTCCTATTATGACATACCTTATGTCGTAAATCTCCTGAAATGGCATGTGGGTTGGGTTCTCACCGTATGCGGACGATACAGCGAGGAGCCCGCTTGCGCGCAGGTTCTCATAGCGCTGTGCGATATTCAGGATAATGCTGGTGACGATGATGGGAATGAAGAATAAGGCGATGATGCTTGTCAGGGCTATTTTCCCCATTCGGCGGTATGTTTTCGGTGGCGGCTGTTGCACTCTCATTTTCCCCCTCTTTCCTGGTGTTAGCTAGTGGCGGTTGATGCTCTCTGAGCGGCGCACCCGGTAGTTTTCCGCAAGCTTCTTCTTGTAGCTATTGGGGATGTCGCGCAGGGCAATGAGGTCTGCGGTAGCTCCGCTGGTTACAAGGGCTGAGAGGCAGTCTTCCGTCGTATTGATGTCGTCTAGCTGGATGCCGGTGTCGAGGATAGCTAGAAGCATGTCTGTTGCCGCTTCCATATCTCGAACGTTGGACTTGGCTGGGTCTAGATGATGCGTGATACGCTCTTGCCCGTTATCTTTCCAGGTGAGCTCTTCCACTGTCCGCATTTTCACCCAGTTTTCGTTGGATTCCTTGTGGCTGAGGTATTCAGCCAATGGTATCTCCATCTGCTGAGCGAGCTCTTCGTCGGTGTACCTGTGACCTTGGGGGTTGCCGTGCTTCTGGTTAAGCTCTTTGATTGCGCGTTTTCGGTTGCGCTGGAAGTTTGCCAGTGGCGCACCTAGGATATGCGTGGGCAGGTCGTTTACCCAGTTTGGGGCTGAGGATGCTAGGTAAGCGGCATAGGGTACACCGCCAGACTCGTTGTACTTTGCGTATCCTTCGGCGGCGATTCCCACGTAGTAGGCGGCTTGCTCTTCAGGGTTCTTCCCTAGTAGTACGTTTACTGTCTCGCGGTGGCTGGGTGAGATTAGCCCCTGCACGAACATGCCGTAGAACTCGATAAGTCCGCCGTAGAACTCTTGAGGAACGTCGGTACCTTCGCGGCGGAATACTGGGTATGCGACGCGGACAGGTTCGGGGGCGTTGTGCGCTTCGGCAATGTCTTTCATGATGGTGTACGCGGGTTCGGGAGTTGCGGCGCGTACAACGATTCGCCCGTCTCGCCCGGTTGTGACTATTCCGATTCCGGCGAGAGCTTCTTGGAGCTCCTTATATACACCGTTCGCGTCCTTGAGCGTTAGGTTTGCGACTGGGCGTAGGGGGGCGAGCTGAAAGCCTTCCGTTTCGGTTAGTCCACCGTAGAGGCGGGTGGGTAGGTTTTTGTCGATGAGCTTTAGTCCTAGCCGTAGCTTAGGCTCATCTTTTTGTCGCTCTGTAAACCACTCTTCGATTGCTTTACCTGTCATTGCGTAGGAGCTTCCGTTTGGGGACTTGTACGCTTTTTTCTCAGCAACGAGGCTTTCTAGCCAACTGGTAGCTTCATCCGAGATGTTCGGATTGGCTTTCAACTCCTTCTTGGTGAGGGTTGTTTCGATAAGCTTTTCTGGGGTTATCCAGATGCCGTCGCTGACGCGGATAGCCCATCTTTCTTGGATGGGGAATGCGTAGAACTGCGCATTAGTGTAGTAGGGCTTGAGATTAACGAGGCAGTGGTTGTACTTTTCTACCATTGGGATGGACGTTCCTTATGGGTTGAGCGGGGTGAACGTGGATAGGGTGTCTTCACTCGTGACGGAGACATTGTAGCCGCATAGTCGAAGGTCTTCTACGATGTCTTTTAGTGCCGCGAGGCTGGCTGTTCCTCGGGGTTTCCCGGCAAGGTGGTATGGGCGGGTTATCTGCAAGGTGTCCTGCTCCTCATTGAGTGCAAGTGCGCCCAGCTCACCCAGCGGGTTTCTGGGTGCGTCTTTAAGACTCTCGATAGTGGAGAGGATGCACGCCTTGACGGTTGCGTAGGGAGTATCGTATGGGCTTGCGTGGGTAATCGCTAGGTATAGCGTGGGGGGTTCTGTATTGTTATCCATTTCATCATTATGCAACCGTAGTGTGGTGTACGCAACTCGTTTTAGGGAACTTTTTGCGTGACTAGCGGGGTTATTGGTGTTCAGCCTTGAATTTCCGGGGGTTCCGTTTCGAAATTTCTATCCGTCAATGAATATTTATGCCACGAATTGTTGCAGTATATAGCCGCCTATGCAATCTTTCGCTGGGTTGATATGTGGGTTAGTTGGACAGAGTGTTGCCGGGCAGAACTCCCAACTAAGGAGCTCTGCCCGGCAACACTCTGTTATTAGTTCTTTATGCGGTTGGGCTGGCTGTAGCGGCAGGCGCTACGGCGGATGAATTGTCGGTGGGGACAATCGTTCCGACCTTGGTGAAGCCTGTGTTCTGAGACTCTGCGTAGTCGCTGGATTTAAACTCTGCCCAGGTTGCCAGCAGGTATTGCTTAGTGCCGCTCTGAGAATAGAGATACCATTTGTCGTTCGACTCGACGAGCTCCATCTTAACCACGGCGGGGTGTTCCTTTTCTAGTACCGCAAAAGCCCCATCTGACCCAACCCCATCTGCCTCCTGAATGCGGACAGTCTCTATTGAGGTGAAGTCCACTTCTACTGAGACGCGCCTGTGGGTTGTGCCGATACTGTCAATGTAATAGGTGCCAGATGGCTCAAAGTGAACCTTCACTTCCCCTCGAACTTGGAACGTAGGCATACGTGCGTCTTCTAGGTAGGATTCTTTACTCCAACGTGAAACTGTTTCAGCGTCGTAGTAGACGGGTGAGCCTTCCCAGATTGAACTTCTTACGCTTCGGTAAGCGTCAGCGCGTGTCCTCAAGTAGGCGTTGTAGCCGCCGTTCTTAGTTTTGACGAGGTATCGGACGTTTCGGATGGTAGCTGGAGTTAGCTTGCTGTCGTCTACACCGAAGTTCCCGGCGGACTTCATGAATGATTCGATGAAGTCCGAAATTTTTCGGGTGTCTTCCTCAGTTAGGGTGAATGATGCGGGTGCTGTTTCTTTCACCTTGTCTTCGGTTTTCCACGGCTGGGAGATGAAGATGGCTGGGACAGCGATAGCCGCCGCCACGCCACCCCCGAGCAGAAGCATCTCTCTGCGGGTAAGTTTCTGCTTTTTGGCAGGCTCCGTTTCAGGCTCCTGCTCCTTTTCCGCAGAGTTGTCAGGGGTGGGCGTTACGGGGACAGTATCTTTTGGGCGACCAAGGAGGCGAACGTAAGTGTTACCAGAAAGCTGGTCGTCAGCGTTGTTATTATCATTAGCCATACGTCTATACTACCCTCCTTTTCTGTTTTTCGCTGTCTGGTTTGGGCGTGTTCATTACGCCTTGTCGGTAGGGGTTCCACTATTCGCGCCCACGTATCGGTATACCTTGTACTTCTGCCCGAGCAGGTCAGTAAGGTCTTCCGACCAGCGGTATTCGATGGGGTGGATAGCGCCTACTTCGTTGCGCCATGAGCCCTGCGCCACTGAGGGCTTGCCGTCGTGGTCGCCAATGAATATGGCGGTATGACCGGCTGTGCCGCCGGGTCCACCTGCGATGAGGATGTCGCCGGGTTGCAGGTCGGAACGTTTGCCGGTTACGTCTTTCCAGTCTGAAGAGTTTGCGTAGTATTCTGCCTGTTGCCCAGTTGCACCCCAAGGAACCTTAGGGTCTACCGTGTTCTTCACGACGGTTGCGACGAAGCGGTCGCATGAGGCGTATAGGGCTTCCGCTCCAGGGCGTTCAGTGTGGGTGTCCTTGCCGCCCTTTTCTTCTGCCTTTTTCTTGGCTTCTTTGTAGGCTGGCTTTGCATTTTCTACCCCGTCGGGGTCTGCGTCGGAGACCGGGATTCGCTTTGCTTCGTCCGGCTTGTTGGAGTCCCATGCGATGCTCTTTGCGAGTTCTACGATGCCGGACATGTCTGCGCTGGATTCGCCGCCGAGGAAGCATGAGCCGCCGCCCTTGGACAGGGAGGAGCTACCGCTAGACTTCATGCCGGGCTTGAAGTCCTTGATGAAGTCTTCACCGAAGGCGATACGGCGAGGCATGTTGGGGTGACCTGAGCGTTCGAACTTGTTGTTGAAGATGGCGACAAGTTCAGCTACGCTCTTGGAGTCGTCTGCGAAGCCGCTTGCGATGAGGTTTGCGCCTTCGCCGCCTTCGAGCTCCTGCTTCAGGAAGTCCATCTGCGTACCAAGGTCAGACCAGTGGGAGTTATTAGCTTTGGCGAAATTTACAAGGTTGATGCGGCGGTCGCCGTCCCACTGCGCAAAACCAATAGCTTTACCGGAAACGTTACCTTGCGCAAGAATTTCGTCATTGCTCATTTTGGAGTTCAGCCCGGAGCCGCCCTGAGTGAGTTCGGAGTTGAACCCGGACTCCTGCCCGAAATTACCCATTAGCCCGGCTATCATTTTGGTGGTGAATGGTTTGTTTCCCCATTCACCACCGAAGGTGGTTGATGATAGCCAGGTTGCGACGTTTTGGACATTTTCGGCTGGGTCTTCGCTGTGTTTCAGCCCCGATTTGCTTTTGCCGCTGTTCTGGCTGATGCCGTAGCAACCGTCAGCATTATCATTTTTACCCCACACCTGGGCGGCAGGGATGCCGGTGACCAGGAGTAGGATGAAGAGTGCGATAATGCCTAGGATTACCCATGTGGCTGGGTTGGTGAGGGTGGATACGGTTGCTGTGGTTGCGGCACTAACGTTCTTTGCCGTCTTGACGGCTTTCTGCGCTGTTTCTGCGGTCTTCACAGCCTTGTCTGCCACTGTTTCCCGTGCTGGGGTATTTGGCGGCTGTGTGGGCTCGTTATTGGCTGTCATCTACCCTCCTAGTGGGTGTCTCGTTTTTAGGTGGCGTGTTGATGGGGCTTCCCTGCGGTTGGCGGATTGGTTGAGGTGCTTTTTTGAAGAACTTCTTGCCGCCGGTAGCTGGTTCTGCCTGGTTGTTGAGGGGGTTTCTGCGGGGTTGCGCCTCCTGAGCTTTCTTAGGGTTTGGTTTGGCGGTGGGGATGGGTGCAGTTTTCGCCTCAGTAGGAACGGGATTGGGGGCTTCCACCTTCGGCTTTTCGGGCTGAGGTGGTGCCTGTTTTGTCTCAGTCTTTGCCGTGGGGTTGGGGGTTACCTCTGTTTTCGCTGACGGGGTGCCTGCTGGCTTAGATGCCGCTACCGGCTTTTGGGTGGCGGCGGGTGCCTGCTGGTCGTTTGCGGTAGTTGGAGGTACTTCCTTTTTCACGGGTGGCTGAGGTTTCGGTAGAGTGTTTCCTTCCTGTTTGTTTAGCGGCGGGGTTGCGGGCTTGGGCTGAGTTGCCTGTGGTTGAGGCTGTTCAGTTTTCGGCTCGGAGTTTCCGCTGTTGGGGTTGGTGCTATTACCCAGCTTTTGTTCGAATTTCGGCTGGATGGGCGGGGGGAACGTGCGGACAGGTTCCTCAGTCTGCTGTTGTGAGCCTGTTGAGTTGTCGGTGTGGGTGGATTGGTTTCCGGGGTTGCCGTCGTTGCCTTGATGAGTCAGAGGGTTCTTTGGAAGGTTGCTAAATGCTTCATCCCACTCGTCGTTTTCCTGCTGTCGGCGGCGTTCTTCCTCCTCACGTTTACGACGCTCTTCCTCTTCCTTCTTACGACGTTCCTCCTCTTCGCGCTTGCGGCGCTCTTCCTCCTTAAGACGCTCTTGTTCATCGAGCAGGCGTTGCTTGTGCTCTTCAGGTGTGGATAGGGTTTGGAGCGGCGTTTCGAGGCGGTTAAGCTGAGGCATCTTGAGAGCCAGACCTTCGCGCTCTTCGATTTCGTTCTCTGCCAAGTATTTCTTGATAGCGGCATTTTCTGCCTTGTCGAGGAACGCGAGAGCTTCAGCCTTGCCCATCTTCTTCACCTCAGGGTTGTTCTGAGCCAGAGCGCGGGCGCGCTGACCTGCAAGCTGTGCCTGCTCCTGGTGTTCCTTCTCCAACAGACCGTCAAGCGACTTGTTGGCGTTGGTGGATGCGCGGTAGGTTTCCATACCTGCCTGGGTTGCTTGCAAATCGAGGGCGCGTGCCTGTGCGAACTCGTCTTCGATAGCGGACTTGTTCTTTGCCAGTAGCGGGTCTGCTTGGAAGAGGCGGTTGAGCTCTTCGCCGTATGCATTGCGCTGTTCCATAGTGAGGCTTTCCTCGTACATGCCCTTGAGGGCGCGTGCCTGGTTGTATTCGGCGCGTGCCTGCGTTGCGGCATATTCGTCGCCAACAACTTCAGCGAGTTTACGCTTGTGGCTGGCGGTTTGCATTGCCTGCTCTGCACGGAAGATGTCTGCGAAGGTTTCGCGGTAGAAGCGGTCGGTACCGTCGCCACTGTTAGCAAATTCGAGTACCAAACGCTGAACGTTCTCGGTGGTTCGGCGCATGGTGTTTGCGGCGTTGTTCGCGTTGGATGCGACAACTTGTTCGAGGTTTGCTTGTGCGGTGGTGGCGTTCTGACCGTACTGGACGGTGTTGGATGCGAGTTCTCGGTCGCTCCTGACGTTTTCCATCTCGCTCTTCTTCGCGGTTTCGTAGCGCTGTAGCTCTTCCATCTTTTCAGCTTCGAGCTTGCGGCGCGTGCTGAGGGCAACTGCCGCCATGCTGTTAGGCTTCTTGCTGAGGATGCTCTGCTCTGCGGCAAGCTTACCTGCGTCTTGCATGTTCTCGCGGACTGCGCGGAGGAAGCCGGAACGTTCACCTGCTTCGTTCACGTAGTTGCGGTTGCGCCATGCGCTACGGAAGTTAGCGCCACTGACGGCACCCACGACGCTGTTGCGGAGGGTGTTAGCAGAGTTGGAGCGGTCGAGAACGTTGCCGATGGCGTTACCGACGTAGTTGTTGCTGAACGGGTTTGACCTTTCTGCTAGGGTGAGAATCTGACGGCGTTGCTTCCAGAGTGCGGCGGCAACGATAATGTTGAAGACCATGACGAGTGCAAGGTCTGCTACAGTATCGATGATTGCCGATAGGATAATGACACCGACCGCGAGGAGGGTGCTGTATAGAATGAAGCTGAGGATTGCGCCCAGCATGAAGCCGCCATAGCGCTTTGCGATGGACAGACCTCTCTGCTTATCCAGCAGGCAGAGCATGATGAACGGCAGGAGAATCATCATGAGTACGACGGTGAACAGCTGAATAATGGATGCGATTGAGAATAGGAGCATCACAATAGCGATGGGCACAAAGGAGAGCATGGCGACGGTGGTCACCATGAATCGGTTGCTTGCGGAAGTCCAGCTGTATGACCAGTTATCCCACAGCCTGTCGTCTGCGTGGGCTACAGCAACGACGTTGTACCAGCGGGGGTCTACGCCGTGCTTGCGTTCGTTCGCCTTGTCGCCTAGTTGCGCGTCAGTCTGTAGGTACATCTGGTATGCGGCTAGGTTGCAGACCTTATGGTTACTTTCCTCTAGCTTGAGGGTCTTGTTGCGGTGCTCTGCGGGGGTGCCTACTACCTTAAGGGGTACACAGAAGGTGTTGGGGTCTACTTCAGCCTTCTTGATGATTTCTGCCATTGCTGGGTCTTTTACGTCCAGCTGTGCGAAGGGTCGCCCAAATTGGGCGCGGGCGTAGGGGTCTAGCCTTACGACGCGCCAAATGGTGCAGGTCATGGAGTTAATGCTGAGGACAGTCTTCTCGGAGTTGCTGAGGTTGTCAGCGGTAGACTTACAGATGGCTGATGCGCTGGAGGTGTTTCCATCTTTGCTTGCGCCTGTTTCTTCGTCGCCTGCGCTGGTGCTGATGCTCATTGCCGCGCCGCCCATTTCCTGCATGACCTTGATGGGTAGGCTGGTGAACATGCCTGCGTTCATGAGGATTGCGAAGCCTGCCAGACCTGCGCCTACGACGTAGAGGGCGTTGATAGCGCCGCGCATGAGGCTCTTGTTCTTAAAGCCGAAGAAGTAAATACCTACTAGGATGATGATAAGCGCAATGGGGCCTACAAAGGGGTAATAGGCGCTGTTGGTGACCGCCCCTATAATGCCCTTGTCATCCTTGCCGTCACCTGAGACTAGCTTGGTGACGTTGAATACACAGTCTTTGTCCTTGGGGTCAGAGCACACAGTGTGCGGGTTGAATGCGGCGGTTACGAAGTTCTGCGTCAGGTCGTATGCAAGACCAGTTACGCCATTGAGAGTGTCCGCGATACCCTTAAGCGCGCCGCCCACGAGGATAGTGCCCACTGAGCGTAGCTTAGTGAGCTTTTCGGAGTCTTTATTGATGGTTTTGGGTGCGCCTTCCATGCGGTTGGGGTCGGCGGCTACCACGCCGTCTTCACCTTCGCCTTCACCTTCGTAGTTGGTGAATTTAATGTTGCCACCTACGGCTTCTTTAAGGGTGAAAATACGTCCTGTCTTGTCTTGTAGGGGTATGTTACTGAAGCTGTTTTCCCAGGCGTTTGGGTTATTCATGCCATGCCCGAGGTTTTGGGCTCCACCAAAGATGCCGATACCGCCTGCGCGGGCGGTTTCGGTGATGGTGATGGCGGGGCTTGAGCTACCGCTGGGTATGGTGACGCTCTTGGTGGTGTTTGAGCCGCCGGTGGCTAGGTATATGGTCAGCAGGAGAAGCGATATGATGGCGGCAATGAGCGCCGCCGGGGTGTATCTGCGGCGTTCTTTCGTGGCTCCCTCATCTGGTGTTGGAGCTGAGCTGAGTGATGTCTTGTTGAGTGCCATTCGCTTCTCCGGGCTTATGTGGTGTGGACGTATTTTTGGGTTCTTTAGGTTATAGCAGAAGCACTGGAATCTACCGGCGTTTCGGGTGGATTCCAGTGCTTCTAGAAGGGAGTTAGCTGTTGCAGGTCTGAAGCCCCTTTTGCAGGGCGCTCTTGTCTGCTTGGGTGATGCTCAGGTCATATTTGGTGGCGGTGTCTATCCACAGCTGGGAGTAGTGGCACTGCTCACTGCTCTGAGGCATATACCCGGCAGGGGACTTACCATCCTTAGCTTTCGCTGACTCAGCAGATACGACGAGTAGCTGGCTGGTGTCGTTGGCGAAAGCTTCCTTCTTCTCTGCGTCCCAGTCCTTTGCGCCGTGGGTGGCGGCGTATTTCGGTGAGATTACATGGTCTACGCTAATGTTCTTGCGTAGACCAGTAGGGTCTTCGCCTGGCTTCACGGAGAAGGCGGTTCCATCATAGATTCCAACCCAGTTGCCGCTGGTGATGTCGCATGATGCTGGGTCATTATCCTTAGTGGTGACATCCTTACCTTGCGCTTTGAGAACTTCTGCGCGGGTGGTGCATCCGTTGTTGTTGGTTGCCCAGATGTTCCACTCTGCGGGAGTGTACTCTACGTCTTCGGCTTTAGCTACTTTAAGGTTGTCGAGTGCTTTGCCGTAGGCGGTAACGGCTTCAGCATCCTTTTTAGCTGGCTTATTGGGAAGGGCTGGTTCGGATAGCGCGCCACCTGCGCCTGCGCCCGTGCCGCCAATTCCGGGTGCTGTCAGCTTACACTCTTTACTGCTGTCTACCACGCTTTCGATGCACCTACCCGCCGCATCACCGAAAGTTTTGAAGGTGTAGGGGTAGGCAACTAGGGGGCTGAGGTTCTTAGTGTGGCTAACCCCGTATAGGTAGGGCAGACCGAAGGTGGCGATAATGATGACGGAGGCGAGTATTGTTTTAAATACACCTTTCTTATTTCCGTCTTGCTGGGGTTTGGGCATGGCGGCGGCTCCTTACATGGGTCGTTTTAGATGCGGGGGGCTGTACTGTCGCGTAGCGCGTTGGGTCGCAGGTCGTCTCCGAGGTTTGCGGCGAAGTTCAGACCCAGGTACCCAGTGAACTGGTTGGTGAGGATGTGGTTATTGGTCACGCCGCCCACGTATAGGCTTGAGCCGGGGAATGCAGACATGAAGAGCTCTAGCTGGTTATTGCGCGTCCAGCGCAGGTTGATGTTCTGCGAGCGGTATTCCTGCTTGAGCTTTTCAAACTGGGTTTCCAGGTCTTCGTAACTGTCGCCGTATACGCGAATGTGGATACTGCCACGAACCCAGGGCTCACCAATGGTATCGTTCGCTTCCATCAGCTCTTCGAGTCGGAGGTTGGACTTCTGAAGCTCAGTGATGCCTGCGTGACCATATTCCTGAATCTGTTCAGCGCTCTTCTTGAGGTCTTCAGCTTCAAGGATGTGTTGCTGGCGGACGAAGCTAAATGCTTCTTTCATAATGTTGTTGGGCACGATTGCTAGTCGCGCAAATACGCTTGCTTGAGAGACCGCTGAGTTAGCGACTTCCGCGAAGGGTGCGATGTTTGGGAACTCTAGCACCTCAGGTAGCTGTGAGACGGTGAATGTCGCCACGTATTTCTTGAGGGTTGCTTTAGTGTATTCCTGGGTGATGACTAGGCAGGTGTTGCGGGAGTTGTCAATGAGATGCGCGTACTCGTAGGCGATTTGGTGGCTTCCGATACGTCCGCCGGGTTCAATCTCCAAAGGGGGAACTGGAACTCCGGGGTGTAGGAGGCTCTTGGTGGCGAGAAGGATTTCGTCACGTGTTAGGGGTTCGCAAGAGAGAGCGCTTTGGCGCAATGCGCGGCGAATGGTTCGTTCACGCTTGGCGGCGTTGCGCTCTTCAAGTTCTGATACGTTCTCACTGTAAATGCCGAGGAATATCTTTGCGTGTTCGGCAAGGAAGGCGGAGCCTTTCTTCATGCCGCTCATAAAAGCTTTCTTCGCATCTTCTAGGCTTTCCTCTGGCTCTTCCGACTCGTCAGCAATCTGCGTCTTCTGGAATTTCTTTCGGTCGCCAAGAAGTACTCCTAGGTATGCGTCCTGCATGGTAATTCTAGATTCCTTCAGGATGTTTGCCTGGTACTTCATGATGCTGTCGTATTGTGGGTTCACCATTGCTTGCGCGGGGCTGTACGAGGTGGCGAGGAATGCGTTTGCGTCTAGTGGCGTGGATAGCGTGAACGGGAAGATGTGGATGGGGCCTGTCTCACCTTTTAGGTTTAGTAGGCTTGCGTATGCCGCCGATGACATGTGTAGGAGTGCCGATTTGATGTCGGTTGATTCGAAGTCGAACTGAGCGCTGGACATGCGGTAGAACGCCCACACTTCGGAGTCGCTGAAGACCATGTTGCGGGCGATAGTTTTCTGTGGGATGTCCAGTTCTCGCGGCTTGGTTCGAGTTTCAGGGCGTGCCAGCTTCTTCTCGCCGGGGAATCCTTTAAGCGGGTTGAAGGGGAAAGTGCTTGCCATCTGCGTCTACTTCCTTTGTGGTTCTCCGTAGGGGTGGTTAGTGTCTCTATATCTCATAGCAGAAACCCCCTCTTACCTGGAAGCAGAGCAAGAGGGGGTTTCGGGTGCCTATTTATGCGTTAGTGCACCTTTTTCTGGCTGGAGGCTTAGCCGTTGCCACTCAGAAGGTCGGTGCCCACCTTCTCACCTGTGCCCGCAACCGTTTGCACAAATGCGTTGTCGGGGATGAGCCAGTTCGATGCGGCATATACAGCGACGGCGATAAGGAGGACGGCGACAACCAGCGCGAAGCCCTTCTTGAAGTCGGTCTGCTTGATAATGGGTACCGCAGGGATGAGGATGAGAACCGTCACAACAATTGCGATAATGGTGCTGACAAGGTTCTTCGTAATCACAAGCGCGAATGGAAGAAGAAGTGAAGAGCTAATCAAGGTATTTCTCCAAAAGTAATGTAAGCGTTAGCATTGTCCCTGTATATATATCAGAGATTATTACTCGCCAGTGCTTACTGTTCTAACAATGTCGGAAGAGTCGGTGTCGTAAATGTCCGGTTCCATGTTCGATACCAGGAACTTCTTATTGGGTTGCTGAGAGAGCGTCACTTTATATGTAACCGGGTAGGTGATGCTCTGCTTAGCGCTTTCCTTTGTTTCTGTGTCGGTACTGCCTCCTAGCTCATCAACCAGTTCGAGGTTTACCTTGGCGATGATGTCGCCGTTAGACTGTCGGTAAGCTTCGTAGGTGATGCTGTTGGTATTGACGGTGTACTGACCACCGAAGCCGATGGTAGCTACACTCGACTTCTTAATATCAACGACATACTGAGATAGGTCGCCCGGCTTCTCGGGGGTAGCCGCCACATATGCCTTGAAATAGCCTTGAATGACGCTATCAAGGTCTGCGCTAGGTTGAACCCTTTCACCAGGGATGGTCTTGCTCTTCACTAGCTCTTGTGACTTGCCCATTGAGAGCGAGGGGACGATGGCGGGGTGTGGGGTTGCGACGTAGTACTTGGAAGTTTTCTCGTTGTACGCTACGGTTACGGACATTGAGATTTGCTTCAGCTCGGCATTCTGGTTGTTGTTCTTAGCCGCGTCCTTCACGGTGGTGCCTGTGCCGGTTGCGGATGGCTTGACCAGTGCTACCACGCGGTAGGTTGCCAGCGCGGAGTTCTTGTGTACGGCGACTCGCGTTACTTGTGGTGTGCCGATGACCTGCTGGGCTGAGTTGGCGGTGCTTGAGCGGATGTTGCTTGCGCCGTTATTGTCAGATGCCGATGATAGGCTGTCTCCGGTGAGGTAGAAGGCGAGCTGTTTCTCGGCGGTTTCGTCAGTTTTAAGGCTAAGGTACGCCTTGACATAGTTCACGGCTATCTCTTCGCCAGCGGCTTTATTGAACCCGGTTTCTCCGTTTGCCGCGCGTGCTTTTGCGGCGAACTCTGCGTCGCTGAGCGTTTTAGGTAGGGTGTATGGGTGGATGATAGCGCTTGCAACACATGCGGCGAGTAGACCGCACACGGCAAAGGCGGTGATTCGCCCACGGGTTGCCCAGTTCTTACTCTCTTTATAGAGAGGGTCGCCCAGGAATGAGACAGCGCCTTTTTCATTGTTGTTGGCGTAGAGGGTTTCCTCTTCGTCCGCGTGGAATGTGATGGGCTGTTCGGTGGGCGGTGTGGGCCTTACCGTTCGTTTGGAGCTGTGCTGACGACTGATAGCCATTAGGGGGTGCCTTCCTTTGGTGTGCTTTGGTCTTTGCGGGTTTGGACGCTTTCAGAGATGACTCCGCTCATGTTTCGCGGCTGGAATTTGACGGGCGGTAGTTGCTCTGATGCCGGTTTAGCGGGTTGGGTTAGTCGCGGCTTTTTGGGTGTTTGCGGGGGTGTTCCTTTCGGAGCTTGAACGATTTTAGGTTTCTTCACCTTGTTCATAGCGCCTGCGGGGGTGCTTGGGCGAGGCGGTGCCACCGCAGGCGTTACGGGAACTGCTACCTGCGGAGCTACCGGGGGCTTGCTCTTCGGTGCTTGAGCCTTGCTTACAGTGGGTTTGGTTCGCGCTGTGGTCGGCTTGCTCTCCCTACGCTTAGGCGTTGTGGTACCCTCTTGCGGCTGTGCCTTAACGCGGGGCTTTGGGTAGCGTTTCGGGGTGGTTGTTGTGGTGGGCGGGGTGACGGGTTCGGATGGTACGCGGGGGAGCTTGGTGAGTACCTGTTCGGGGAGGATGATGTGGGTGAGTGTACCGTCCATCCTTTCGCGTACTTCCTTGGTGATGGGGTCAGTGTAGGGGGTTTTGCGGATTATCATGCCTTCGGTGTAGAAGGAGCCCTTGTCTGGGTTTGGGCGGCGGAGGTTGATGAGCTGTTCCTCAGACACGCGGGGCACGATAGCTTTTTCGGAGGACTTGTAGTAGCGTCGGTTGTCGTCCCACTGGAGGAGGTTCTTCCAGATAACACGCTCTCGCTTTGAATCCACCTTGTAGCGCCTGATTTCTTTGGTTCCAACGAGGGAGACGATTCGCTTTGCGGTTTCGCCGCCCTTCATGCCACCGAGCACTACTAAGGTATCTGCGTTTACAAGGAGGCTGTTCACTGCCGCAGGGTCGTTTTTCTCGTAGAGCTGTTCAAGGTTCTGCTGTCCAAGAGAGATGCCGACGTTAGATGAGCGCGCTTTTTCGAGTAGACCTGCGATGCTGGTTAGCGGAATGGTCTGAAACTCGTCAAAGAATATTTGGATGACGTTGAGTTTCTGGGTGTCGTCGCGGCGGCGGTGGGATGACATGCTCGTTAGGAGGCTTGCGAGCATTTTGCCGAAGCCGGTACTGACTTCCACTTCGGAGTCCGCGTTGAAGTCGAGCAGGACAATGGATGGCTTCGCGCCGGGTGCGACGATTTCGTCAAAGTTGATGTATGGCTCTCCATTCTGGGGCAGACCTAGCCAGCGTCCGTATGCTGAATTAAGCATGATGCTGACGTTTCCTCGGGGAGTCTCCCAGGAGTTCTTGATGTTGCCGGATGCACCTTCTAGGATGCGGCGGCGGAGGTCTGCGCCGGTCTTATTGCCTTCGGGAAGGTGGTTGAGTATGGCTTCCGGGTGCATGAGAGCGCCACAGAATCGACGGAACTCACCGTTATGCCAAGGGACACCTGCTTGTTCCAGTTCGTCTGCGATGAGTGCGTATTCTGCGGGGTTACTGCGTTCTTTGCGTTTCATGTACACTTCAAGCTCATCTAGTGAGTTGAGGAGTATTTGGAGGGTTGCCCAAACGTCGTTCTTATATTTCTGAGCGTCGTCTTGGTACTTCTGGAAGCCGATTGCGATGTCCAGCTTCTCGGAAGGCTTCAACCCTGCGAAGGGGTCTAGGAACGCGGGGCCATGTGGATTATAGGCATTGTCGTATTCGCCAGTTTCGGGGTTACCTTGGGTGAAGTGGTAGAAGTTAATGTCTTCTTCGGCGGCGTAGTTCGCAAGTTTTCGGGCAAGCGCGAGGTCTGCCTTCATGTTCACTAGGATGCTGGTAATGCCTAGCTTTGCGTTGGCGCGGATTTCGCTTTCGGTGGTGGCGGTCTTACCGCTACCTGGGGAGCCGACTTTGATGACGTGGCGGGGAATTTCGGGGACGGTAAACCATACGCCTTCGCCTGACTCTTCGTTAATACCGTAGGCTACACCGGGGGACATGTCAGAGCGTTCGCCGGGTAGGATGAAGTTAGCGCCGGAGACGATTTGAGCTTCGAGCTTGTCACGCTTGCGGCGCTGGAACGGGGTTAGACGGTATTTGAACTTCTTCTCGCTCATCCAGAGTGAGTCGTTGTACTTAATCTCTTCGTTGTGGTCGTAGTCGTATTGGATTCTTACCGCTAGGAGCCAACCTAGGAGCGACCCGAGGATGATGCCGCCTATGGTGAACGGCGCGCTGAATGAGCCCACCAGGTCGAAGATACCTGAGGGGCTGAGAAGGTAGTTGCCGGGGTTCTTAGTGAAGGTCGAGAAGGCGGCTGAGAACTTTTGAGGGATGTTCAGAATGAACCATAGTGCCAGCCCAACAAGGGCTGTTCCTCCCATATAGAGTCCCACCTCGGATGCCTGCATCATCTTTTTGCGGGTGAGGTAGTAGTATGACCAGCTCACAATGATGATTACAGCGAACAGGGCGGGGCTACAGAGCACGAGTGCAACCAAGATGAGCGCCCATTTGGTGAGGGTGTATAGCAGACCTGAGATGAGGTCGCCGCCGCTGGAGCTATTTGAGGGGGGTGAGGTGTCGTTAGGGACTTCGTTACCTTCGCGCTGGTAGTTCAACGCTTCCTGGTTCATGGTGTCCTTTACTTTCGTGAGTGTTTAGGGTTTACGGTTACTTTTCCTATAGCGTTTGTTGCGGGTGGGGCGTATTCCTCGATGTGCCCTGCGGCTGATGGTAGAATTACTTTTATCTACTACTTCTTTTGAAAGGATTGCGCAATGATTTACGATGCGTTGGATTGGGGTGGCTTCGAGTTTCCCAAGGTTGAGGATTTCTTGAGGTTGCGCTCGCTTGGCTTGAAGGATTGCAGGTCTAAGTGCGACTTTGAGGATTACAATTCTGGGCTTATAACGGATGTTCTGGGCGTTCCGACTGATTGGTTTGGTTGGCGTGTCAGTAATGCCTTTGGTGGTGGCGCTGATGGGTGGTATGACGATATGAGGTCTGAGTATGGTTTCAAGGTGTGTGATGTTGCTGAGTTCTCAGGTCTTTCAGAGGATAATGTGGTTCAGCTGTATCGGGAAGGATGCCTGCTCGCTGAGCGTTCGTTGAAGGATGGGGAGCTACTTTTCCCGCCTATTCAGTTTGAGGATGTGGATGAGACGCGGCGCATTTCGCCTGAGTTCTTTGAGTGTGCCAAGATTTTGACGCGAGGCGGTTTTGGTGGTGAGCGGGGCGTGCATTTCTTGTTCTTTCCCACCACTAATTACGGGCTACTTACTGCCGCTGAGTTGTTGAAGACTGGTGATGACGGCTTGCGGGCAATGGTTATTGCGGACACTCATAATTATGTTCTGAACATTTATGTTGAGAAGAGCGCGAACGAGTGGGTTGAAGTGACGAAGGGTTCGGTGCCTAATCCTGCTGTGGTTCAGGCTTTTGCTGGGTCTGGGTTCTTGGATGATTCGATGGTGGGCGAGTCAGATGGTGAGTTCATGTTTTCGGATGTTAGTAGGGTGTTGAAGATGAGTGAGGGGTTGATGCTTGCTCGGTCGCAGAGGGGAAGATGGGGTTATTCGGCGCGCTGGGGGCATGGGCTGTGTCATACGAGTGTTGCGCGTGCTTTAGGGTTGCCTGCTGAGGATGTTGTTTCGCTCTGCAAAAGCGGGGAGTTGGTGGTTCTAGATGTGCAGGATATAGATGATGATTTCGAAGAAGCCTCTAGCTTGGAGTACACGGTGGCTGACTTTCACCTGCTGAGGGAAGGCTCTTGGGAAGAGGGCATTAAGGTTAGCTTGTGCCCTGCTTCTGTGAGGTTGGGTAGGGCGCTTCGGGAGTTGGGATGGTCGCCTAGAGGTATTGCAAGCTTTATGGATTCGCCTTCGCCGTGGTTTGGTGTTGTGCCTCCGATAAGGTATGCGCGTCTTGGTGAGGAGTATGAGGCGGCTGTGGTTGCGGTTGCCGCCGCTTTGCCTTGCAGGTAATTAGGGACGTGTGCAGGGAAGAGCCCTCTACTTGGTTTTTGCCAGGTAGAGGGCTCTTCTTGTGTTTGGGGTTATCGGCGGTTGCGGCGGTTTGCGCGGGTTAGCATTTTGAGGGTTGTGTTGAACTCGCGGGTGACTTGTTCGGGGGTGAGAGTTGTGCTGTCCGCTTTGGTGGGGGTGATGAGTAGTTCTGCTAGGGGTGGGTTGGTGAAGTTGTCTGGGTGGAGTGTTTTACCGGCATGGGTGAGCTGTACGGCTTCGTTGTAGAGGTGCTGGATGGAGGCTGGTAGTTCGTTCCAGACTGGTAGTTCGATGAGTTGTGCGTATGCGCCGTAGTATAGGGCAAGATGAAGGAGTTTGCGGGCGGCGAGTAGTTGCCTGTTGCCTGCTTCTATTAGGGCGAGGGTGTTTGTGTAGGTGACTTCATCTTGGGTGTTTGCCCATTGGTGGGTGAGTGTGGTTTTGTTGGTTCCTTGGTGTTGGGTTTGCTGGCTGGGTTTGCGGTGGGTGGTGGCGTGGTTCGTGAGGGCTCGCTCTGCTTGGTAGGTGTTGGTGTTGGTGTATTGGGCTGTGGTGGTGATGATGAGTTGTTGGAGGGAGGGGGTTGTGGTGTTGTTCAGCATTGTTGCCGCTTCGTTGAGGAATGCGGTTTGGGTGGTGAAGCTTTGGGGGTTGTAGATGTTTGCGTAGTAGTTGAGCGCGGCGATGGTTAGCGGCTGGATTGCGGTGTTGAGGTGGTTGGAGAAGTTGGCTTGCCCGTACTGTTGGAGGTAGTCGCATGGGTCGAGGTTTTCGGGCATGGCTACTGCCCACGACTGCGCTTGGGCTTGTGGGGCAGTGTGGTATGCGGCGGCGGTGGCTTTCATGCCTGCCTTGTCGCCGTCGAGGATGTAGATGATGTTCCCAGTTTCTCCGATAAGTCGCTGGAGGATTTTGATGTGTTGGGCGGTGATTGCGGTACCGCTGGTGGCGTAGACGTTGGTGTACCCGTTGTCGTACATTGCGATGACATCGAATTGTCCTTCTACGATGTAGCAGATGTTTGTTTCACGGGTGCGCTGGTTTGCGTGGGAGATGTTGGGGTTGTATAGAAGCTTTTCTTTTTCGAATATTGGGGTTGCGCGACCGTTCACGTATTTGCGTTCTTCGTCGGGGTTGAGGGCACGTCCAGTGAACGATACGGGGGTTCCGTGCATGTCGGTAATGGCAAACATGAGGCGGTCGCGCCAGAAGTCGTATAGTTCGCCGGTGTCTTTGTTCTGGGAGCAGACTCCGGCTAGGGTTAGTTCGTGGGGGGTGTAGGTTTGGGTGAGATGCTTGGTGAGTGCGTTGCCGCCGGGGGCGTACCCGTAGTGAGGCAGGTTTGGGTTGAGGGCGCGTTTGGTGACCTGAGCTTTCGCGGGGTGGTTCTCAGGGAGGTTATCGTATTGTGCGGTGTAGAAGTTCCATGCGGCTGTGGTGATTTCTTTGAGTCGGCGGTTGCTGGTGACGTTGCCTTCGTCGGGGTTTCTTTTGGGTAGTTCGATGGGCGGTTGCGCTGTCTCGGCTAGGTATTCGATAGCGTCGGTGAAGTTGCCGCCGTTGGTTTCCATTACGAGGCTGATAACGTCGCCGGATTCGCCGCAACCGAAGCAGTGGTATGTTCCGGTGAGGGTGTTCAGGTTGAAGGAGGGGGTGTTCTCGTCGTGGAAGGGGCAGAGGGCTTTGGCGTTTACGCCGCTGATTTGGACGGCGGTGTCTTTGGTGTCGCGGAAGGTTTGTTCGAATACGTCGATGATGTCGTGTGCTTCACGTACTTTCTGGATTAGTTCTTGGCTGTAGCGCATCTGCGGTTCCTTTGTCTGAGTGGTGGGGTGCCGGTTACTGTGAGAGTTTAGTAGTACGTGCCGAAGTCGTGTTGTCGGCAGACGTAGCCGAATCGGGCTGGGAGACCGTCTTTCGCAACGGGTTTAGCTTTCTTTGCCTGTTCCCATTGTTCGACTGCTTGGCTCCATTCTTTGAAGATGTTGTCGTATTGACTGTTGAGAGCCATGAGCTCTTCGATGGTTTCCTGAGGCTGTTCTTCGTTGGAGTGTTCTAGGTGCGCGCGCTGGGCGGCTTCGAGCCTGGGCTTTGCAACTTCCAGCAGGTTCCTCATCTTATTGGTGGCTTCAGTAGCGGCGGTGGCGATGGTGCGGCGGCTACTGTCTTTAGTTTTGGATGCCCAGGCTTCAATTTCTCGGTTGGTGACCGACATAGAGGTGAGGATGCTACTGACGGAGTTGGTGAGGGCGGTGTATCCGACAAGGATAAGAGGCGGAACGTTACTCATAGTGCGAGAGTCTTTCTTTTGGATGCGTTTAGAGAGTCGTGCGGCACCCCTGAAACCAGTAGGTAGACAGGGGTGCCGCATTTGTTGTGTGGGGAGCTGTTACTGCTCGCTGGATTCGCTGATTGCCACCTTGAGCACGTCGGGGATGAAACCTGAGAAGCAGATTTCGTTCTCGTCGCTTTCATGCTGGCTCACTCCGGGGAGGCTGAGGTAGCGTTCGGGGTGTTCCGTGCGGATGGTCACGATAGGTGCCTGCATGATGTTCGGGTAGCGGCTCTTGATGTATTCCAGCTTCTCGGGCTGTTCGTCTACCTTGTAGTTGTCGTAGGTGATGCCTGCGCCGTCTAGTACTCGTGCAGTCTGCTTGCACTGGATGCAGTTGTTCTTGCTGTAGACGGTAATCGTCGGAGTAGCCATCGGGTTTTCTCTCCCTGGTTGTAGTTGGTGGGACATTCATATTCTACGTGTTCCGCCTTGGGTTTCACAAGGCGGTTAGGTGGGGCGTAAGTATTTTTCTTCTAGCCACAGTATGTCATAGCGGTTTCATGGTGGTTCTAAGGGCTGTTTGGGTGGGTCGCTGGTGTGCTCTGTGGCTATTTTGTGGGGAGAGTGACTATTCGTGGTGCCTTAGGGACTTTTCGGGGCTATATGGGTGGTTTTTCGGTAATGGTTTTTCGGTAGGTTTTTGGGGTTTGGGTGGTTTTTCGGTAGCTGAGGGTAGGCGTGGGTGGCGTGTTGCATGGCGTGTTTGCGGGGGTCGGGGCGTGTTGTGGGGTGGTTCTACTATTGATTAGTGATAAGACTTATCCAGGGGTGGTGTTTTTGAGGCTGTTTTTGGGCTTTGCGATGGTCGGCTTCGATGATTTGCGCTCTGCCGCTGTGGGGTTAGTTGATGCTAAGCGGAGCCGTTGGTCTGCTGACGTTTTTAAAAATAAAGGCGCAAGGGGGTATAATGGTGGTCGAGTTTTTGGGGCGACCGTCGGTATCCTGTAGGTGAGGAAAAGCTGATGGTGAGTAAAAATGGTTTTGCCGTCCTATTGATGGTGTGCTAGACTGTTCCCAATCACATGTTATGAAGTAATCTGTTTGTTTTAAGTACCTCGGAGAAAGGAGGGTCACTCGTGGCTATGTCAGCAGTACGTGATGAAGACGCGGTTATGGTTCCGGTGGAGCCTGAGTCCGCGTCTGTTTTTGTGCCTGTAAACTCTGCCAAGGCGTTCACGGGTGACTCGCTGTATCTGCGTGCCCGCCGTGAGGCTGTGCTTGCTCATGCTGAGAATAGGCGTGAGCAGGGTGCTGGTTATAGCCCGTACAGTGTCGTGGACTCTGACGGGTGCCTACTTCCTGAGAACGTTTCTGCTGAAGATGCTTTTGGAATGTATGTTGAGCGTGAGGCGTGGGTTCTGCCGCTTGCTTATGTGCATGGCGGTTTGCCGGTGTCTGCGCGTTCTGTTTCGGCTGGCTCTGCGTTTAATGAGCAGGGCGTGTGGGAGCGTTCTTCGTTGGCGCGTGTCGTTCAGCATGTGCCCTCTCCTGTTCTTGGGCTGAGTGGCGTTGAGTTGCTGGAGATGCCTTCGGGTGTGATGGCGCGTCGTGCTTTGGCGTTTATTGCTTCACGTGTTCTGGAGACTGGTGCACGTGAGTTTGTTGTGCCTTCTCAGCCGCGTGCTTTGGCGCGTGTTGCTGGTGTTCCGGCGCTTTCTGCTGACGGGTATCGCCGGTTTGCTGAGGTGTTCCGTATGTGCCTTGGATTGAGGACTGCTGTTTATGACCGTGCGGCTGATGGCGGGCGTGGTGAGCTTCTTCATGCGTTCAGTGTTGGCGCGGATGTCTCTGACTCTTCGATGGGTATCATGTACAGCTTGGAGGGTAACGACTCTGGGTTCGCTGTGGTACGTGTTTCGGATGAGTTCTTTGATTACGTGAGCGGTAGCAATGTTGTGGCTATCCCTGCGTCTATGTGGGGTAGCCGAGTTGTGCGTTCTTCTGCTGTGGCGTTGGATGTTTTGGCGCTAGTTTTGGCGCGAGCTTCTGCCATGCGTGGCTCTTCTAAGGGTGGTAAGGCTTGGGTTGCTTGGTCGCATCTGGCGCGTCAGTTCGCTGTGTTCTCTTCCTCTGTGCACAAGATGCATAGTGTGTACCGTAACGCGGTGAATGCTGTGCGTTCGCTGTTCGTACTGGAAGGCTCTGAGGACGTTGTTTCTCTTGTTGGCGGTAAGGGTAAGCGTGGTTTCTCTGGTTTCATGATTCAGGCGTACCGTTCTGCCCTGAAAGTTGTGCGCCCTCACGCCGTGAAGGTGGGCGATACGCTCTCTAAGCAGGTGCGTGGCGATGTTCAGAGGGAGACTTTGAATGAGTCTGCCGCTAAGGGTGAGCAGGTGCTTATCCCTATCCGTGCACCCCGCAAGGGTAACATTTACCGTGCTGTAGACCTTGACCTGCTCTCTACCAAGATGAGCGGTAAGCTGGGCATTTACTTGCCTGCAATTAGCGAAGAATGGGAGCGTATTGTTGATACTGTTATCGACAGGTACGCCGCTTCCGCGCGCAACGGCAACCTCAAGAAGGTGAACAGCTGGCAGGCGTATGTTGAAGCGTCTATTAAGAACCAGCCCGCCCTCATGGACACCCCGAAGGAAGCGTCCACCCCTGTACGCCCCTCTCGCGCAATCCAGACCCCGAAGGTAACCGAAGACGCTACTACCACCGAAAAGGCTGTCCAGGAGCCGCATGTAGCCGCTGACGGTCTACCGCGCCGCAACAGCGAGCAGACCCCGAAGACTTCCGCCGCTAAGCGTAAGGACAGCAACTTCGGTGCACCCTCACCCGTCTACATGTCCGAAGCGTTGGTGAAGAACTCCACCGTGAACACTTTCGACCTTCTCGATGAGAACTTCCTCAAGCAGTACATGAACGAAGACTGCATCATCACCCTTGACGTGGACACCCCCGAGTACTACGCATACTCTGACGCGCTACAGGCAGGAGCCGTGCCCGTAAATAACTACGAGCAGTGGAAGAAGGGCGTAAAGTTCCCCCCTGTCCGCGTGAAGCTCCCCTCCGGCGGCTACACCTACCTGAACGCCGGTAGCCGCTACACCAAGGGCGACGAATACTACTGCCGCGTCCTCCTCACCGAAGACTTCAGCAAGGACATCAAACGCACTATCTCCAACATCCGTGGAGACCGCCCTGTCACCCCCACCGAAGTTCCCATCCCCCCCGCGCCCGCCCCGGTTGCCCCTGTAGCGACTCCCGCACCCGTAACTCAGGTAGTAGAAGCGATTCCTCCGCGCCCTGAGTCGAAAAAGGAAGAGTCTGCTCCGGTAGCTGAGCCTGCCGCACCCAAGAAGCGGAAGATTTGCTCCAACATGCCTAAGCATGTCGCTGAATCCCTCGCACCCTGGGACAAGGTGGACGCACACTACACCTACGTAGACGCGGAAGAAACCCTCGACGGCTACCTTGCGAACTTCAACGCTGACCCGCTAGAGGCTGAAGTCATCAATGAGGCATCCCTGCCGCCTGTGGCTAACGAGGAGGAAGCAGAAGCTCGCGCCGCTATTCTGAAGTGGATTAACAACTCGAAGGACAGGAAGCCCCTACTCGATAGCATTATGAACCCCGCTCCTGAGCCTGACGACGAGTACCCCATCCTCAAGTACTAGGCAGAGGCACAGAAAACCCCACCCACGCTTTCTATACGTGGGTGGGGTTTTCTGTTGAGCCACGTACTGAAGGTATGCTCAGCTCAGGTTGGAGAAACACTTACGCCCCCAAACCTTAGGAAGGCTTGAGGGCGTAAGCTGTGAGAAGGCGGGGCACTCAACCCCTACCCAAACAATAGTTAAGCTATTGTCAGCTGTGTAATTATTATTCTACACTAGCTTCCCGGAATGGTCAAGACCTGACCCGGAAAAATAAGATTCACATCGTAAATCACATCCACATTAGCGTCCGCAATAGCCTGATAGCCGCCTGCAACACCCAAACGGCTTGCAATGAGCGATAGCGTATCACCAGCAACAACCTGGTACGTGGAAGAAGCCGCAACCGGAGCCTTCACAGGGGCAACGGCAGGAGCCGGAGCCTCAGTAGCAACCGGGGCGACCGGAGCAGACTCAACAGCCGCAGTAGAAGCCGCATCTGCCGAAACAGCAGGAGCCTCAACAACAGGGGTAACTGGAGTAGCTACAGCAGGAGCCGCCGGAACGGTGGCAGGAGCCGGAGCTACCGGAGTCTGCACAGTGCCCTGAGGAGCAACTACCGTAGAAGTAGTAGCCGCCGGAGCAGACTGAACTGCACCAGAGTTAGAGTAGGTGGGGGTTGCCGCGCCAGACAAACCGTACTTGGCAGTACAAGCGGGCCATGCGCCCCAACCCTGCAAAGCTAGAAGACGCTCACCAGCTTCAATCTGAGCCTCCTTGGAAGCGGTGTGCGGAGAACCGCTCATACCTACACCATTCCAAGACTGCTGAGTGAACTGCAAACCGCCATAGAAGCCGTTACCAGTATTGATAGACCAGTTACCACCCGACTCACACTGAGCGAGCTTTTCCCACGTAGCAAGGTCAGCGGCATTAGCCGAAGGAACCGCAAGTGCCCCAACGGAAAGACCACCAAGTGCAAGAGCTACAGCGGTACGACGAATGGAAGTGTTCTTCATAATACTCCTTAGGGGTGCCCTCGCTCGCCCCGTCCCCAGGGCTCAAACGCGCCTCCGCCCGCCCCTCTTTGTTAAAGTGGGCTAAGTTTCTAGTTCAGCTTCGTGGGCGGCTCATCACCCCATCAAAATCACCTTTGAACAGTACCAGCCGTAAAGCGCGTGCTCTCAGCTAACACTAAGGTGACCATCCGGCGTGAGGGCGTGAAGAAGAACCGGGTATCTTCACCATCTAACCAAACGGTATGTGGCGAAGATACGAGTAACTGCTAGTCAAAGCGGTTACCAGAAAACATGATACCTGGGTTACCTGCTAGAGGCAACCCAGCTTTACACATATAGCAAACGCCGGAAGCTCACAGGGAACTCCCAGCGTTTGAAGGTTCAAGTTTTTTCGGTGTGCCACGCGCCTGCTTAGATAGCACCCTCATGCATTAGCGAAACGAACTGCTCCTCAGACAAAACAGGAACGCCTAGAGCCTCAGCCTTAGCCAACTTCGAGCCAGCATTAGCGCCCGCAACCACATAGTTAGTACGCTTCGACACAGAGCTAGATGCCTTACCGCCGCGACTAATAATAGCCTCCTTGATGCTATCGCGAGTGAATCCCTCAAACGAACCAGTAGCAACAATCGTTAGCCCCTCCAAAGTCTGAGGGATAGACTCGTCACGTTCATCAGCCATGCGCACACCAGCATCCGCCCAAGCATCAACAATCTCCCTATGCCAATCCACCTCGAACCAGCTAATGATTGAATCAGCAATCGTAGCGCCAACACCATCCACAGCGGAAAGCCTCTCTTTACCGGCTTCACGTATCGCATCCATCGAGCCGAACTCGGCGGCAAGCGCACGCGCGGCGGTAGGACCAACATGCCTAATGGACAAAGCAACAAGAACGCGCCACAAAGGTTGTTCCTTCGCCTTACCCAACTCAACAATAAGATTCGACGCACTCTTCGTAGGGACAGAAACCGGGTTACTGCGAGTAGGCTTAGTGAAGAAGTAAGGCTCCAAACTAGCCGTAGTGGACTCCCCTACGCGCCGCTCACGTAGAACCATAACATCCCGCAAATCATTAACCGTAAGGTTGAACAGGTTTGCCTCAGAGTCCAGCAGAGGCTTCACACCACCGCCCGGATTAGTGAGAGCTTTAGCCGCCTCATACCCCAAAGCATCAATGTCCAAAGCTGAACGACTTGCCGCATAGCACAGCCTCTCAGTTAATTGCGCCGGGCAAGAACGAGGGTTAGCAAACGGATTCTTACCCGAAGCAACCATAAACTCATTCAGCTTCACAAAATCATCGGAAGCAATGAACACCTCGCCACGCACTTCAAAGAACGCAGGGTGCCCATCGCCGGACAACCGCTGAGGGATAGAGCCAATGGTTCGGACGTTATGCGTCACATCTTCGCCGGTCACCCCATCGCCACGTGTAGCCGCCCTCACCAACACCCCGTCACGATAGGTGAGGCTAACCGCCAAACCATCAATTTTAACCTCAGTGAGCCAAATATGGTCGGCACTATCTGGAAGGGAGGACTCCACACGGCGAACCCAGCCCTTCAACTCGTCGAACGAGAAGACATCCTCCAAAGAATACATCTGTGAAGAGTGCTTCACCGGCGCAAAAGCCGAAGATACCTCGCCTCCGACCTGACGAGTAGGTGAATCGTCTCTTATCAGGGTTGGGTATGCCGCCTCAAATTCCTCCAAGCGGCGATACAAGGCATCGTAATCGGCATCCGACATCACCGGCGCGTCATCCACATAATAGGCACGCCTAGCCGCCTCTACCACCTCAACAATATGTTCATACTCACTGCGCACAGTGTCCATCGCAACATCATCACCGAACATCTATCCTACAAACCTCCTTCATAAATGCTGATGGTTCCCCGGCACTCCTAAAAGCACCAGGGAACCATCACAAAACAATACTTAGCCCAACACTCCAGCAGGAACCCTATCCACCCAACCAGAGCCAGAGAAGGCACCGGCGGGCAACCCGCAAGCAGACTCCAAAGCGCGAGCATACTCACGCCCCCTCAACCTAGCAGAGCGTGCGACATGAAGCATAGCCTGCACATCATTACGGGAATACGCCGCCCGCATCTTACGAACACACATCTCCACATAATCATTAACATTGGGCTTCGGCGGCTCCACCCTAAAATCAAGCACCCTCACAAGCTCACAAGGAACCGGCGAACCTACCTGCCCAGTAAACGTCTTCATCACATGCCAAGCATCTACAGCCCACACCTGAACCGTAGAGCCATCAGGAAGCTTCACCGGCACCTTCTTAGCGAAGCCACGGTCAATAACCCACTGACGCGGCTTCCCCAACTTCCGTTCCCAAGAACCACGCGGCTGTTCACGGTCAATATGGAACCACCAACCACCATCAGCCATAAGCGCCCTAAAAGCCCCCGGCGACAAGTGAAAATAAGGTGCAATCATATGGGGCAACACAAATACGCCAGGCTTAACATTCGCAGGAATGGTCTGGTTCACTGGGATACGCTTCACATGCACCGGCGAGTTTACTTGCAGAACACGCAACAGCTCCTTCATGTTCCACAACTGCTGGCGGTCACAGAAAGCAACAATCTGAGAACGGCTCATCTTCTCAGTCGTCTTACCGCCTGCAAGGTAACCGCCACGGGTTAGTGCGGCAAGAACCTCATCCCGCCCAATGTTGAAGCCAGTGACCGCCTGCTGAGGCGGCAAATACATCGGCTTAGCCCCCGAAGTATGCAAAGCAATCGGCGTAGGAAGGGTCTTCACCTGCAACTCACGCTGAGACTTAGTGCGCATATAGAATCTCCTCAATGTCTTTATAATGAGTTATGGTCAGCTTCCAAACAAGCCCCCACATTTACAGACAATGGGACATTCACCAACCGCCGGTATCTACGAGGTCTTGCTAGAAGAAAATACTCCCTCAATTATCGCATAAACCAGCTTGGAAAGCACACTAATCAGCAAGAAGACAGGAATGAGGACACCAGAGACCAACGAAGTCATCGCCACACCCAAAACGGTCTGGATAGGCGACTCAAAAGTCACCGCCCCATACCCATGAGACTTCACCTCACGAGCACGCTTCCACCACAGCCACAACCCACTCAGAAACCTCGTCAGCAAAGCAGAACAAGGAATCCCCCAAATGATACCCCTAAAACCAACAACAACAGCAGTCATATGCTCAGGCACCCCTTCAGGGAACAACGAAGTTACAGCCCAGGCGGTGATGCTAGGCGCGGCAAACCACCACCCCAAAGCAACAATCAAAGAAGCTAAGAGCGAGACCCACCAGATAGGCACAGCCCTATAACTAGAAACCCACGGCATCGAACGAGGATTCTCAGCAGACAGAGCATCAAACGCAATACTGTACGAGCCGCCCTTCAAAAGCTCCATGATAGGCGGGCGAGGTATCGAAGCGCCATCGTTATCAACAACCGCCAACCTACCCGAAATCTTCTCCAACTCAGGCGGCTCACCAGGCAACCTGCCACCATCAGCAGATACACCCTGCCCTGCCGCCGTATTACCCTGCTGAGGTGTAGCACCCTGATAAGCCTGACCCTGCGTACCCTGACCAACGATTACCGGCGGCGCTACCGTCTTCTTATTCGCAAGAACAGACATCAAACTAGGCGGCTGTACACCAGGAGTCGCCTTCTTCGCCTTGGACTCACGCTTAGCTTTCTTCTTCCCAGCCTTCGCGAGAATAGCTGACATATCCTCAGCAGACTTATCCTCACCCCAAATGTCCGCATCCGGGTTACGCGAAGCGAAACGACACATAGGGCAAGTCGCTCCATCTCGAACATCCCACCAATGCAGAGGCGACACAGAGCACTGCTTTAAATTCACGTACCCGTCCGCGTCACGCGCGAACAGCCCATCGAAAACCTCGATAACAGCATCAAACGTGGGGCGCTTCGCAGGGTCACCCGAAAGCCCCGCCCCAATCAAAGCATGAACCCTACTAGGGATAGCCTCATACTCCAAGTCGTCAAGCTTTGAAAAGCCACGCGGCAACTTCGGAACAAAAGTCGGATACACGCCCAAGTCGATAAGCTCGGTCACGTCCTTATGCTCGCCTTTGTAATTACAAGCCGTGGGGTGCGCACGCCCCATCAACGCATTAAAGAGCATCACAACGAACGCATACATATCCGTAGCGACAGTACGGCGGTTACGCTCCTCCGCATAACTGCCTTTACTAATCTCCGGCGCTGTAAACTCAGGCTTGCCAACTACACAAGGGTAGACAGTATTCCCTTTGCTAATCTGAACACTATCAGCGTCCACAATGCGGACAGTAGCGTCTTTCGCAACCAGCACATTAGACTCATTCACATCGCCAACCATATGCCCGGCGGTGTGCACAGCGTCAATAGCCACAGCAAGGTTTCTAGCCATTAGCAAGGCGTGCATGACAGACCATTGGGGGAAACGCTTACGCCTATGGCGAGTATGGGCAACCTCCATAAAGCTACGGTAAACATCCATCTGAAGCTTCTTCATCAAGAAACCCGCAAATTTACCCTCAGAATCATAAAGGTTCCCCAAATTCCACACAATCGAATCTGTCTGCGGAACACTACTGACCATCGCCAAACACTTAGCTTCACGTGCCGCACGTTTACTCTCGTCCTGATGGTAAACCTTGCCCACCAAATCGCCAGCAGAACCCAACACAGACGAACCTACCGAAGCCACCCCATAAACAGAGCCTTCGCCGCCACGCCCAAGCGGTGAATCCTCCAGACGGACAGGGAAAGAACTCCCATCCGCCAAACGGACAGTATAGTTAGCCACAAATCACTCCAAAATACGAGAAACAAAACAAAGGGTGCCCACCCCGCCTACCAGATAGGCAGACCAGGCAGGCACCCTCCCAAAACACTAATCGTCCAGCTTCAACCTGAAGCCGTCAATGAACCCATAGTCACCAGGGACAATGACGAACTCATCAGATTCAGCTACCATACTCAAGCCCCCCGCAGGCGGCTTATTCAAGCAACCAGCCATAACGAACGTCGTATCATCGTCCAAATACTTCTCACGTTCAAGATGCGCCAAGAAATCATCCGTATGAGTAGGCGAAAAAAGCACCAAATACAGAGGCGGCTCACCTGCCGCCCCCTCACGGAACAACGAATCCTCAAGCACCTCATCAGACTCAGCCGTAGCCGCCTTCACCAAAGGATTCTTCATCCCATCCGAAGCAACCATGCACCACGTAGCATTAGTGCCACAAGAAGCAATCACACGCGGGTCATCCGACGTAGTAAACGTAGTAATGTTCGGGGCATCCCACATCTCAACATACGACTGATACTTAGGGGTGGAGCCCGCATAATCACCCGCGAGGACGAACGCATCGCCAAGTGTCACATAGGCGAAGACACCCTCGCAAAGAAGCGCCGCCGCCACAGTGCAACCCATCTTGGCAGAATCCTTCGCCGCCCACACGGTATTCATCGCAACCGACAATACCGATAGAAGCTCATCACGTAGCTTCAGCGCGTCATCCTCACTCTCATCCGAAAGAGTGAAACGCTCCAGCACAGAACGCCCCTCAGAAACAATCGTGTCAGCAACTAGCCGAGCCCCTTCGCGGGACTTCGGCAAAGACCCCGCGCCGTCACAAGTAACAATAACGGCTCGACCAGCCTCATCATGCCAAGAACCATAAGCGTCCTGGTTGGTATCGTTGTCATGGTATACAGGCTTAGGGACAGACCTGCCCGAAATTAAACACCAGTCGTACAGAAAAGAATCAGTCACAGACCGCGCCTTCCAAAATCAATCTCCAAAAACAGTTTAAGATGAGGATACCTTATGCCCCTGGCATAACCCAACCAGAAGCATCCGGGAAGGTCACCGATTCCGTAGTGCGAGACGCAGAGCGCTTCTGCATAGACTCAGAAACCCACTTAAAGAACTCAATCATATTCCCAGGGTTCAAAGCCACAGGCGGGACAGGTGCGGTGGGGTAGATAGATAGCGACTCTCGAATCTCCGCGTCATACTTCTCCGAACCAGTCGAAATATAGATAGGAATGAACGTCCACTTACCATTAGGCGCAACCCTATCCCTCAACGCAGAGATAGCCGCCTGGCGCATCGTAACATCCGTATCATAAACATCGTTATCGTCGTTACTCTGACCATCAGTGATAAGGAAAATCATAGGGGCGTAATGGGGGACGCTATTGCCGTAATGCTTCAGCCTCTCCTCGATAGCATCAACAGCCGCGAGAATTGCCTTATTGGTCGAGGTGTACCCCATGTCCTTGAAGTCAAGCTTATTGAACTTAGCCTCCTCCTGGGTAGCGCTATCGCACTCGCCAGGGGTAGCAAACATTGTGGCGGGTGCTACATCAGTGCCGTACATGATGTACGACATATCGGCACGCTCTGAAGCAACTACATCCTCCAAGAGCTCCATCTGCAACAGCTCATGACCGCGCTTCAACTCGTCAATCATCGGGTAATCACCCATGAACATAGAACGAGAGCAATCGTAAATCATCACCACAGGGCAACGCGGGTCGCGGTTCTTCACGAACTGCTTCCGGGCAATCTCCACCTTATCATTCGCATCAAGCAGAGCAATCTGTTCGTGTGCCATAAAGAAAACCACCTAACGGTCTAAAGAGGATACTCTCTAAAGACATAGCGTTAGGTGGCTCTTGCTCGCCTGAAAACTACCGGCTAGAGCTCCTACTAGATGTGGGTTTCGCCGTAGCGGTAGCGCTGGCAGAAGGTTTTTTGTTCGGTGTAGCTGTAGACGTTGAGCGAGTAGCGGCAGGCGCAGGAGCCGCCGTCGCCCTACTAATAGGCGTAACAGCAGAGTTATTAGAACTGACGCTCTTCTCCGAGTTATTATTAGCCGCAACAGCCGGTGTAGCCTCCACAGACGGCACAACAGCCGGATTAGTAGTAACCGCAGGGGCGGGAGTTGAGACAGCCTCAGGGGGCGCTACAGGCTCAGCAGAAGGAGCAGGCTCCGGGGCAGTAGATACTGTAGGCTGAGGAGTCGGGGTAGCCGTCTCCGTCGCCGTAGCAGGAATTTCCGTCACAACAGGCTTCCGAACACCATCAGACGGGGACGGAGTAGGCTTCGGGTAACTCCCCTCAACCGGCGTACCCTCAACCACAAGGTTAAACTCATAATTGAAAAGGAACGTTGAAGAAGCCTCCTGAGTACCATCCGTACCTACCGAACTTCCCGAGCAGGTAATGAAATAAGCCTTCTTGTCCCCATCCTTGCGCCACAGCTCAGAATGAGATGCCAAGTCTTCCTGCTTCACAAGATACATGCCAGTTACCACGAACTCGTGGCGGTCGCCATGCTCATCATTCATGTAAATGTGCGCACACTTATCAAGACGATGCAGATACCCCCACGGCGACAATGAGCCATCGTTAAGGTTGATATGCCCAGCAAGAATTGAAGCGCCAGAATTAGAGCTTAGTGGGGAACCAGACGCATACCAAATGCCGTTCGGGGCGGCAGGCAATGTAACATTATTGTTACTGAAACCAGATGGTGTAACTTGAGCGCCCTGAACAATCTGCGTGCGTGTCCTCAACGAAGGAGCCCACCAGCCAGCCGCCCTATTACCGACACTCTTGGGAGCATCAGCAGACGAGCCGTTCACTGCCGCCGGATACAGCGGGCAAGCCTCATTCTTAAACTCTGTAGCAGGCTTAGGGGCGTACAGCAGACCATTATCAGTGACACCCATACTGTCAGCACCAGCATATGTGACAACACCACCATGACCGTCATCACCCTTAATCTGCGCCTTAATCCCAAAAAAATCATCCAAGCCGCTGTACATCCCATCAGCCGCCGACCCGACAGCACCATAAGTGCGCGTCAAATAGGTAGCATCACCCAAATGAACACCCCACCCGGTGAAGAAGAGCGCAGAACCTACACAGCCAGCAATAGCCGAAGAAATGACCGACTTACGCTTCCACCACACCGGCTTCTGCTCGTCAGTCTCCTTATCGGCGTAAACCTCTCCCCCGGAAGGTTTTACTCGCCATGTACGAAAATCTTTCACTCTCATCACCTCACAAAACAGCGTACTACCAACAAAGAAAGCACCTGCCTCCTGTCACTCAACTAAGCGAAGGAAGCAGGTGCTTCACCAAAACAACTAGTCACGCTTACGGTTCTTCAGCTTAGAAACACCCATAAGAGTACCAGCCAGAACCAGGGAACCGCCAGCCAAACCCAGCGGAATAGCCGCAGGAGTAATACCCGTCACAGGTAGATTAGCGACACCAGCGGCACCAGTACGCAAAGTCTGACCCTTCACAGTATTCACCCCCGAAGTGGAAGACTTAGCGGTAGGAGAAGTTGCGCTCGCATTAGACACCGTAACCTTAGGCGCGGCAGAAACCACCGGCTCACCAGTAGTCGTCACCGTCGAACCCAAAGTACTCTCAACAACCTCACCCGAGGAGGTGGTAGTCACAGCGCCGCCATCCTCAAAAGTGGTGACAGTATTACCATTCTGAGCGTCAGTCTTAATGTCCTTCACCTGCGCGGTACTCACCACACGACCAGCGGCATCATGGCGAGTAGCGTTATCGTCAGGAACAGCCAGCGGCGCGGGAGCCTTATAGACAGCATTCGCCTTAGCAGACACTTCCTCAGCACTCACCACAGGAGCCGTACTCTCAGACTTCTTCTCCTCTACAGGGGCGGGGGTAGAGTCAGGAGCAGGGGTAGTAGCATCATCCGACGGCTGAGGGGTCTCAGGCGAAGGAGTAGGAGCAGGCTCGTCAGTCTTCTCTGGGGTCGGCTCCGGCGTAGGCTCCGGGGTGGGGTCAGGAGTAGGCGCGGGAGCAGGGGTAACATCCTGGACAACACTTAGGCGCGCCTCGCCGCCAGAAATTAGATTCGGAACATACCAGTAATCCTTATCCGCCTCTACCAGCTCAGCAGGAGCAATATTACTCTCAACCAAAGCAGAACCCTTAGCAATCTCGCCAGAGTTAGCACCTGAAGTCGAACCAAACGTTGCGCCCTCAGGCAGGTTACCCCTCAGGCTATCCAGAGAGACCCACGTGTGATTACTTACCGTGTCCGACGTATTCACTAGGACAATATCCGTATACGCGCTACCTGAGGAAGCCTGCGCCCTCTCTATACGGAAACGAGCATCCAGCGCCGAAGAATAAACCACGCCACCGTCAGTCTCAGCGGCATACGGGGCGAGCGCCCCACCAGCAACAGCGCCAGCAGTCTCAGACTCAGCCGCCGGAGCAACAGCCGCCGGTGGGGTAGCATCAAGCTCATCAGCAATCAACGGAGCCAGCGGGGAACCAGCAATAACAGCCAAAGCAACCGTAGCGCCAGCCTTCTTAGAAATACCCAAAACAAAACCTCCATTTAGTCGGGTAAGCATTAGCAAAAACGAAACCCCACCCAAAGATGCATCGAGCACCTACAGGTAAAGGTTATAGAACCTATATAGCGGGCAGACTACGAAGCGGAAGCAGATGAGTAGTCGCTATCGCTCAACCACTCATCAATAAGCTCGGGTGAGGCGAAGAAACCTGCATGGTCGTAAAGCTTACCGTTGATGTAGACAAACCCCGCTGAGTCGGAGCATTCCGCCGCAAAGTCATCAATAGAACACATAATAAAACCTCCTGTAATACCTATATCCAATCATGACTGAGCTTTAGTCGGCAGTCAAAGGCGCAATATGAGGAACAAAGTCCGGCTGACCAGCGGCAACCTCCGCACCCTTACCGCTATGCGGCTGGAACTGAGGGCACATCTTAGCCAAAGGACACCACGAGCAGAGGAACGACGGTGCAAACGGGAATACCCCCGAAGAAGCCAGCTCATCCACCTTCTCATCAGCCGTAGAATATGCCTCCTTAACCCACGCATCAAAAGCAACAGCCTCATCTGAAGGGTTTTCCACCGAAGAGAGCAACGGAGGAACCGGGGCAACATTCAACGCATCATCCACAGCGGGGAACAGCAACTCAGCCTGAGTAGCACCCAGCCCGTTCTGCTCAGCGAGAACCAGATAGCTGTACTGCTGGAATGCCTCACGGAAACCGTCAGGGATACTCCAAGACTCCAAACCCTCACGTGACACAGTGACCTCAGGAAGACGAGGGATAGTCTTACCCGCGTTCTTGCCAGAACGCTTAGTGATAGACAGATTATAGGGCTTCATCTTCGAGCCTGTCTTATAATCCTGCACGACAACAGACCCATCCGGGGCAACCGCAATACGGTCAATGATACCGAAAGTCTCTCGCTTAGCACCGCCAATCGAGCCAGAAATGGGAACCTCCAACGGAAGCTTCCCATCAGGCATCTCAAAAAGAACCGTATCAGCCGGAGACTCAGGAGACTGCCCAGGGCGGCGGAAACTAAACGCCTTCTCCACCGTCTCAGAAAGCCACTTAATCTGCTCAGGGTCACCTGAGATAAGCTCATACTTCCGACTCGAAAGCACTTCCTCAGTAAACTTCTTAGCCCGCTCAGTAGTGCGCTCTTCAGCAGGAAGCGCCATCAACTTCTCGAATACCTCATGGAAAGCACTGCCACGCTTCATCTCAGCAGAATCAGTATCCAGCCCAAAAGCCCATGAGAAGCGCTTCACCGCGAAGCTACCCAAACATCCATACAGTGACATGACCAGTGACGGAGACAGCTTCGCATTAGCCAAACGCCTCAACAAGTCAGCATCCTCAATCACCAAAGCGTCACGAGTCATCACAGCCTTAACCTCCCCCACCTCAGGTGAAACAGCAGGGGTAGGGTTACTGGAACCTGACGCGCGCGCAAGCACCTCTAGGCGGCGCAACAAATTAGACCTCAAAACATCACGCGGCGATGAGCAACCGCCCACCCCCGGCGCAAACAGCGACGGCAAAGGTGCAGAAAGCTCAGCCTGAGACAATGCCCGCCCACTCAACAGCGAATCACCCAACTGAGTTGCCAACGGGGGGCGGTCAGCCACGAACTTCAAAACCCTACCTTGAGAATCAGACAGCATACAATAAACTCCAAATAAAGATAATGGGCTCAGCACCCATAAAGTACTGAACCCATTATACCAACAAACCAATTTAAGGTCACGCAGTCAATATCACCAAAGCACTAGTAAGGTTATACAACATATGCGCCACCAGACTAGGAACTAGCGAGCCAGAGAACCAGCGAGCCACGCCGAAAAGAACGCCGATGAATGCAAGCACCCAGAACTTCGCCAAATCCACTAGCGTCAAACTGGAAGCCAAATCGAAATGCATTGCGGCAAACAGCAACCCCTGCGTAAGAACCGCGAACGCTGTCGAAGCTCCCACCGAGACGAGTCCCTTCAATATGTACCCGCGCCATATTATCTCCTCAAGGAGTGGGCCAACCACTACGAGTATGAGTACCCGAACTGGAATCGCCAAAGCCAGCAGAGAAGCCGTATTAGGAGAAGGCACCCCTGCAAGCTCAGGATGAACCCAATAAAACAAACTCATCCCAAGCCATGCCACGCCCAAAGCTACAGCCCCAACAAGAACACCCAGTGCAACATTGCGGACACTGAAATCGAACCACCGGAAATCATGGTCATCCCTCAACGCATACTTCCTAATAAACGTGGAATTATGCGCCAAGACATGCACAATACCCACTAACGCGAAACATGCGGCATACACCACAAGCGCAATACCGTCAGACCCGCCAGGGTAAGCCACGGTGAAACAGCCCGCCAAAACACCCAACGTTGCCGCCACATGCAACGACAACACTAGCATCCAAGAAGCACCCCAATACGACTGATGCATCCACGGAAACAAAATCTCTCGCCACGTAACCCTGCCAACAGGAAGGGCATCTTTACTATCAGTTACACTCATGCAAGAAGTATAGCTAGAACACCCGGAAAGAACCCCTGAAAAGGTGTACTCAGTGGTGCCACGGTGGTACAATTGATATGTGCGTTAAACCCGCTAATGCCTCACAGCATCGCCCGAGGAGTTAGCGACAGAAAGCACGACAAAGCAACCTCACGAAAGGAACCCGCTCCATATGGCAAAGGCACCCAAGCACACCACCGCCCCCACCAAGCAGGAGCCCGGCGAAGGTAGAAATAAAGCCCTTGAAGCTGTCATGGGGCAGATTGAGAAGAGCTACGGCAAGGGCGCTATTATGCGTCTCGGCCAGAACGTAAACCGTGTCGAAGCTATTAGTACCGGCGCACCCTCACTTGACGCGGCGCTAGGTATTGGTGGCATCCCCAAGGGGCGAGTTATCGAGATTTACGGTCCTGAATCCTCCGGCAAGACCACCGTTGCACTCCAAGCAATCGCCAACGTCCAGAAAGCAAGCGGCGTGGCGGCATTCATCGACGCAGAACACGCACTTGACCCCATCTACGCCGCAAAGCTAGGTGTAGACATTGACAACCTCCTCGTATCTCAGCCTGACACTGGCGAGCAGGCTTTGGAAATCATGGACATGCTCGTCGGCTCCGGCGCAGTGGAAATTGTTGTCCTCGACTCCGTAGCCGCCCTCGTACCCCGCGCCGAAATCGAAGGTGATATGGGCGACTCCCACGTCGGTCTACAAGCACGTCTCATGAGCCAGGCACTACGCAAGATTACTGGTCGCCTCAACGCAACCGGCACCACCGCAATCTTCATCAACCAGCTACGCGAGAAAATTGGCGTGTTCTTCGGCTCCCCCGAAACCACCACCGGCGGTAAGGCACTGAAGTTCTACGCATCTGTCCGAATCGACATCCGCCGCATTGAAACCCTCAAGGACGGCGCGAACCCCATCGGTAACCGTACCCGCGCCAAGATTGTGAAGAACAAGATGGCTCCGCCGTTCAAGCAGGCAGAGTTCGACATCATGTATGGCGAAGGCGTATCAGCCATCTCCAGCATCGCTGACCTTGCCGTTGAATACAACATCGTGAAGAAGGGCGGTGCATGGTTCAGGTACCCGCCCAACTCAGATGAGCCCATCCTGAACATTAACGCAAGGTCTAACTTCATCAAGGAGCTCTCTAAGCCCGAGAACTACGAGACTCTGTTGGAGATTGGCAATCAGGTCGCCGCTAAAATTCTCCCAGACCAAGACTATGTGCTATACGCCCGCCAGTTCGAAGAGCCAGTCATCGACTACCACCCGGACACCTACACTCCTCCCGCCCACGCAACCTCCGCTGTAGCAGATACGGCGGAAGAAGGATTTGCTGAGGGCTTCCTCGACATCGACTAGCGTATCCTCGCAACAGCTTAAGCGCGCTACAGGCAAAGATAGATATACCAATTAAGGTCATTCTTTACCTGTAGCGCGCTTCGCTACAGCCTCCACCACGAAAGAGAAAAGGGGAACCTGTGACACTGCAAACAATTGACATCGACCGCATCCGAAAGAAGCTTTCCAAGAAGGATGCACCCACACAGAGCATCATCGAACAGCTGGACGCGCTAGGCGCAGACCCCGAAACCATTATCAGTGTCGTGGAAGACCTCACCTCTGAAGGATACCTAGACGATAGGCGCTACGCTGAGGAAGCTTTCTACAGCGACCAGAGGAAAGGCAAATCATCTCTGCACACCTCAATGAGACTTGCCTCCGAAGGTATCCCTCCAACTATCATCGAGGAGGTCTCTAAAGCGCTGAACACCCAAGAGGTAGACGCTGAGAACGTCGTAAACCTCGCCGCGAAGTTCCTCAATCAGGAGCTAAACAAGAGCGAAGGTCAGGCAGAATGGCAACCCGATAAAGCTATCCAGCGGATACTAGGGAAGCTTGCCCGCCGTGGATACGACGAAGCAACAGCTGTTGAAGCTATTCGACAAGCACAACAGTCACTCTAGCCCAGCGAATAAGCCATAAAGCAATTGGTGAGGCACCCCATCAAGAAACTATTCTTGACAGGGTGCCTCACCAATTCTGCATCTTACCGTGGCAGTCGCAACACCTCAGCGGCTACTACTCCATACCGCGAGAACCATGCTCACTAATGTACTCCATGTCCTCGCCCCATTCAGACATGACAACCTCATCTTCATCAATCTTCTCACCGAAGACAAGGGTCTGAGCGTTACCCTCAGCGTCAGTTTCGCCAGTGTGAACAATCGTCTGTCCGTCCACGACTTCCTGCGTAACATTGTGAGCATCTGCGTCCTGGGCGTTCTGGCTCAGCCAGTTATCGATAAACTCCGGCGCGGCAAAGAAGCCCTGGAAGTCATACAGCTTACCGTTAAGGTAAACCATACCTCTACCCTTAACGTTCGGGTCAATCATCGTACCAGCACCAGACTCCAACGTCATAGCACTAGCCGCTGAAGTCAAGACACCCGCCGCAATACGACACATGAAGTTCGAACGAATTTCACCAGAGATAATCTTCGCATCCGGTCTCTGCATAGCCAGAACCAGATGAACACCAGCCGCACGACCAAGACGCGCAATAGAACCGATAAGAGTAAGCGCTTCACCCTTAAGAAGGTCATCTGCCTTACCCTCATCGGTCTTAACGCCAGTAGGTGAAAGAAGCTCAGCCGCCTCATCGACCATCACCATCACACGCTGACGGGAACCGCCATCCTCAAGCTCTGGCAAGTCAATGTAGTTCTGGACACCATGACGCTCCATCAACTCATAACGTTGCATCATGGTCTGTTGCGCAAACCTAAGAACCGTCAGCGCATCTTCCAGCGTGGTAGCGATACCCAACACCACGGGGACGTAAGGGCGGTAGACCGAAAGCTCAACCTTCTTGAGGTCAATACCCAAGAAGCGCCATGCATCCGGGCGCATAATACACTGGAAAACGAAGTTCCTCTGAAGGACGCTGTTGTGCGTAACAATAGACACACCATCGTCGCCACCAGAGCGATACAGCTTCTTCTTAGAACCTACGACAAAGCATCTTGACGGTACTGGCTCAACTTCTTCAATACTGGCTATCTGCATAAAACCTCCGCCAAGCTCAGGCGCGCAATAATCGTTTAATCAATCCATCCCACACCCCGAAACTCCCAAACGTTTCACGACGCAAAAGCCAGCCATATAGCCAAGCCATAGGAAGAAAAAGGTAAACAAAATGGGTGTGGCGACGGTAAAACACCGCCACCACACCCATAGCAAAGGTGCATAGCTAAACATCTAGCTTACCTAACGGTAAACCCGCTAGGAGTCAAAGATAAGTTCCACTCCCGCCGCTGTACCAAGACGGGTGATAGTGCCAATAATGTGAACAGCTTCCGCCTCTAGTGAACCTTCCTCAAAGTCAGACTCCACAACAGGGGCTACATCCCAAAGAGCTCGCGGCAACACTACCCTAAGTCGAGTGTGTTTGCCATTCGGAATAGCTGACGCTGGGAGGTCGCTGTACCTAGCTACAGCGTTAGATTCCATTAGCGTGTAGCGCTGGCAGATTGTCTCTTCTACGAAGCGAAGCAAGTCAAGCTCACTCTCAAGCACGCGGAACTTGCGTTCAGATGCAGGCATGTAAGGAAAGTCCTGCTCTGAAGGCAGGAGATGAGTATAGCCCCAGCCGTTGTCAAGGTCATTCCCTAGAAAACGTCGCCACGCTTCCCTATTAACTAGCAAATAGAAATTGAGCGGCGGTTGCCCGCCAGTAGGATACGGGCGCGCTTCAAGGTGAATGTTGCGACTCGCGCAATTATCTTCCATATAAGATGAAGTCATACCGTACTCCTTAAAAAGTATCTTCGTCAGATTGGGCATCACAAAACCTACAGCGCGAAGGCACCACCGGCAGGATGAGCTCTATTTCCGCCGGTGCACCGAGGCGCGCAATGGAGCCAATGATGCGGATAGCTTCTGCCTCATTCGAGCCTTCCTCAACCTCTTCGACGTTAGTATTATTTATCGCCTGCGCGGTCGAAGGCGACAGCTCCAACCTAAACCGAGTGTTCTTGCCATCTGGAAGAGCCGACACCGGAATGTCCTTGTATTCGTGGACGGAGAACTCCTCCATCATCTTGTAACGCTCCATCATCGTCTGTAGCGCAAACCTAAGCACCTTAAGGTCATCCTCAGACACCTCAAAACGTTCACGCTTAGATGCAGGCGCATAAGAAGCCATCTCAACCTTTTTAAGGTCAATGCCCAAGAACTCCCAGTCTGCCGGGCTCATGATGTGCTGGTAGACGAAGTTCTTATCCAGGATATTGTTGCCCGTTACCGTAGGCACAGATTCACTGGTAATGCAGTCGCCACAGTTAGAAGGGCTGGAAGATGAAGTCATAACGTACTCCTCAAAGTTATTGTGTGTATTGTGCGAAAAGGTGTGTGACAGCAGTACCTATTACTGCCGTCACACACCTCAAGTCTAGGTTAGTCAAGCAGGGAGCTGACGAGGCTCACCTTCTCATTCAAAGCGGGGAAAGTAATCGCAAGAATCTGCGGAACATCCAAATAGCGCCCCACCAGACCCGTAAAACGAGTATCCTCCTGAACAAGCTGAGGGTTATACGCCTCCAGCGCATCAATATAAGCCTTAACAGGCTTACTCAGCGAAGCCAACTGCTTAGGCGGAACGTTCGTCACATCAGTTTCACCCTCAGGCAAATCACCAGCAGTGTACAGGCGGTACTGTGCGCTCGAAGTGCTCTGACCGAAACCCTGAGCCTTCGCCTCATCAACCTCAGTGATGAACCACGCAGAGCTAGGCTCATGCTCACGCAAGATGTCCTGAAGCTCAAGGATAAGACGAACCTGACGAGCCTGCTCCTCAACAAGAGCCAAAGCCTCAAGCATGGATTCCACATGCACCATGTCAGAAGACTTCACGATGAAAGACGAAGTGCTCTTCGACCATTCAACGTTAATGAACGCGCTAGGAACCTTACGGACAGCCTGCGAAATGAGGGTATCCTTCTTCTTCAGGTCAGGATTGCCGCGCAGACCCATCCACTCGGAAGCCTGCAAGAACCCCTCAGGGGAGCCTTCAGCAATGAAGCTGAAGTTCTTCTGCAACCAGCCGCGCACCTTCTCGTAGTTAGCCTCATTGCGGATAGGTGAGTAAAGACTCATTAGGTTTTCTCCTTAAAAATAGTGAACACAGTCCATAGTTTCTATAGCGGGAAACAGGGTTATTGGAAGCCTGCCAGCTTATCCCCAAAGAACTCACTAGCGCGGGTTCGCTTCTTCACAGGCGTGCGGGCAACCAGCGTGACTAGCCCAACATCAATATACCCCTTCTCGCTTTCAGGAAGCTCACTATAGAACTTGTCCAGAATCTTAGTGAAGCGCGGCGCGTCGATAGGCTTAAAGTCGGACTCATGCCACTCATCAACCATCAAGAACCTCACCGCCCCAGGGATGTACTCTGGCTCATCCGGGTTCATCCCATTATGCTCAGGGTTCTTCACATCCTTAGGATGTATGTTCACAATGCCGCGAACATACCCACGCTTCTTGCCGCCAATGTACTTCTGCCAGAGATACATTGCCTGCTTCATGCGCACATACCTAGGGTACTTCTGCCCCGGCACGACGATAGAGTAGTTACTCTTATTCGTCTTAGGATTCTTCTTCTTAAATGAGTATACGGCACGAGGGTCATTCAAATCCACCCCCGCTTTCCACATTTTCGAGTCGATAATCCACACCTGCGAACCAACCACGAGCACATGGTCAGTATCCGGCGAATCCACGACACCCAACTCCTCATCCGGGGAGCTGATGCTCTTTTGCTCCTCCGCCAATTCCTCAGGTGACTCCTCATTCAGGGGGACAATTTCAATCTCAGTCTTGACATCATCACCTTCTTTGCGGGGAATCGACACAGAATGACAAATCACCACATCCGGCTTATCATCAGCCCACTGCGCTAAAGCCTTGGCGGTCAGCTCTTCACCTTCGATACCGGCTTTAATCTTGCCGGTATTCGACGGTGAGTTCTTCCAATTCTTAGGCGGAAACTCTAGCGTGTTGTACAAGCTAGTTGCAGGTACGCCGAAGGTTCTAATCGCCGCCTTCGCGCCAGGCTTCGACAAGTCGGCATCCTCCGGTATGTTCTTAAGATGCTCAACCACCGCTTCTACGCGCGCCTCCGCTTTACGTGCTCGCGTCGCGCCAATGTGGTCAAAGTATCCCTCCGGCGGCATCAATAGAGGCGCATAAATCTCAGGGTTCTCACTAGGCACTAGACCAGGGTCTACTTCCTGAGGCTCCTCGTGGCTCTTCTCGAACTGGGCAAATGCCTCTTCAAAGCTAATGGGTGACATCTACACCTCCTCACTCTCAATAGTCAGCTCAGTAAAGGACATTGCGCCCTTACCAGACATGTCAGCGTCACAACTCAGGGGTATCTGAACCTCTGCCCCCGCCTTCACTGTATCAGCACGGAAAGTGCAAGTACCCAAGTCTGCCTTATTGAACCAGCTCAAAGGGTTGTACGCCTCGGAACCTGAAGCATGTACAGACCCATAAACACGGTGAGCATTCGTACTACCTTCGTTCTTGAGCACAGCATAGTAGCCGCCGTCCTTACGCGCCACCCCCGTAACGGTAACCTTACCATTATCTGCAAGCTCAACACTAGAAGAACCAGACGGACTGAAGACCCTATCGCCAGTAATCTGCCCGTTAATGAAACCACCTAGCAGGAAAACGAGTATCGCCAACGCGACCCCTGCCATACCGCGACCAGTTGGGGTGCCGGGGACTGACTTCTTAAAAAACCTGCCTAGGAGCGGTATTTTCCCGCCCTTCTGTAGGGCACCTGCAACCATATCCAGGGCACGCAAGAAGAACGCCTTCACGCCACCACTAGACCCCTTGGAAGACCCCTTCACGGCATCATCTGCCCCGATTTGTGCAGGTGGCGCAGGGGTTGCAGGCTCTTCCTCCGGCTCATCCGCTAGAGGTTCGGCAATGTCATCATCAGCTAAAAATCCCTCGTTTAGCTCTTCCCATCGGATGAAGTCGTCCGGCTGAAGACTCTCCATTGCCTCGCTCTCGTTGAGGTCTTGCAGGAAAGTGTCAGCCCAACCAAAATATTCCCCATCTGCGTCCTTGAGCACGTATGCACCATCTGCATCTCGTGCAATGTCATCAGGGGGTGTTTCGCTTAGGTCGTTATCGGGTGCATCTTCAAAGTCGTCATCGAAGATGTCTTCCCAGCCTTCTTCTCCCTCTTCATCATCCGTATCAGCCTCAGAATGAGAGGTTTCTTCCGCTTCAGAGGATAGTTCACGGTAGATTTGCGATAAGTAGTCATCATCATCTTCTCCCTCTGCATCATCGTCATTAGTGATAGCTGGAGAGTAGTCGTCGTCCGGGCTGAAGCTTTCCTCTACAACGGAAGCCGCACGCTCGCTAGGGGACATTGCGTAATAGTCATCGTCTTCGTCCCAGTCGTCATCGTCATCCCAGGCTTCTTCTAAATCATCTGGCTCTTCTTCCTCAGCAGTGTAATCCTCAACTTGCTCATCATCAAAGACACCGAATTGAGCTGAATCACCTTGCAGGCTCGCCAATATAGCATTACCTGCTTCAGCCTCAGGGGTAGCATCCGACGTTTCTAGCGTGGCATCTTGCTCCGTTTCAGGGGCAGGGGCATCTTCCAGCAGAGGGAAGTCATCGGGGTTAATTCCCTCTGCTTCATCGCCTGCTACAGCTGTAGGTGGCGGCACAGGGACGACGGTAGAAGCCCTAAGTTTAGAAAGACGTATAGCCATTAAAACCAGCTTTCATCAGGTGTAAATAGTAAGAGAAAATGTCGGGGTAATGAAGTGTTACAAAGAATATATCTGCAACATTCCAATACCCCGACATTAAAGGCAAGGTTTAAGCGACTCGGGTATGACCCCAATCGAAAGAACCCTCACCAAACATTCTCACCAAAGCGCTCTTAGTAGCGTTCACAAAAGGAACATGGATAGGAGCCTCCACATAGCCCATCATGTCCGCCAAATCGTCCATAGAAGCGCTAGAAGCTTCTAGCGGGGCAACTGGAACGTCAGCCCATGAACGCCCCTCAGAAGGGGCTTCAGTCGCCGCATAAGCGAACTTACTCGGCAAATCGACACCATACCCCAGTTTGGACGAGTCATACACCGCCACTTTAAGCGGCACCCTCCGCGTCGTGTCAGCCACAGCCAACCCGCCAACAGCAGACTGAACCATGCCCACAGCTTCCTCCAAGGAGCCACCGCGTGAGATGTCTACTCGAAGCCTAGCGCACATCTCACCTGATGCGGAAAGCGGAACCTGCCGAGTGTTCAAGATGTTCAGGTATGGTGGACGGTAGCTAACCTCCCCCTCATCATTAACAATCTTCCGGGCGGGCGTGTAATTCACATGCAAGGAATACACCTGATAAGGCTCCAGTTTAGGGCTAGACCTAACCGACGCAGAGGTCACCCTGGCAACATCTGCCGCATCAGCATGAACACCTTGCAGAAAGGCGTTCTTCACATTCTGCTCAGAGACCCACAAATCCTCGCGCGCAAGCAAACTGTTAGACACATACCCAGCGATAGTACCAGTACCGTCATCTAGCGTTGCCAGAACCTTGCGTCCAAACTTCTTATGCGTCTTATCTTCTAGTGCGACAATCGCCGCCATAACAACAGCACCCTTTACAGGGTGCTCAGAGGACAATAGCTCACCAACAGTACAAGCACGCATCACCGGAACACGCGGAGGAATTGAAGCCATCGGGTGACCAGTCATATACTGACCAGCTACCTCAGCCTCATACCTCAGCCTCTCAACCAGGGGATAATCCTCCACAGAGAGAGAAACGTCATCCGGTAGCGACTCCCCCGTAACCAGCTCAGCATCAGCCGACAGCGCGACCCCCGAATCTTTAGCCGCCTTCAATGCCTGACGTTTAAGCTTAGCCCGCTCTTTACGTAGCAAATCCAAGTAGCCAGGGATAGCTTCAAGAACCGCCTTGCGGGAGACACCAAACACATCAAATGCGCCCGCCTTCGCCAAGCCTTCATAGGTAGTCTTAGTGACCTTACCGGCATTAAACGTGCGAACAACAAAGTCCTTCACGCCGCGATAAAGTCCGCCACGCTCACGCTCAGCCACGATAACCTCAGCATCCTTCGACCCTACACCCTTGAGCATAGAGAACCCGAAAGCGAGATTACCCTCACCGTTCAACCCAATGTCAGCACTGGAGAAATTCACGTCAGGAACATCCAAACGCACCCCGCGCCGCCGAGCGTCCTCAATAAGCTCCTGAACCTTGTCTCGACCTGCTGACCCCATCGTAACCTTACGAGCAATAGCCGCCGCATAGAACTCCGCAGGATAATGCGCCTTCATATACAAGGCAAGATAAGCCATCGCCGCATACGCATCCGAGTGCGATTTATTGAAGCCATACTCTGCAAAGCCAACAATCCTATCCCACAACGTCTGCATCGCCTCACGGCTGAAGCCATTAGATGCGCCGCCTGAGATGAAACGCTCAGCATATGCCAGCATCAAGTCGTGCTTCTTCTTGCCAATCGCTCGACGCAAATCATCGCCCTCTTGGGGAGTCATCCCAGCAATCAGAGAAGCAATAGACATCACCTGCTCCTGATAGACCAGAAGACCGCTCGTATCTGCAAGAATGTCATCAAGAGCCGAACCTACGAAGTCAGGGTGAATTGGCTTCACTTCCTCACGACCAGCTCGACGCTCCACATACTGAATATGACTACCAGCACTCATAGGCCCTGGACGATACAGCGCCGTAATAGCCGAAATGTCACCCAGCGTGCTAGGGGCGAACTTCGTGAAAAGGTCAGCAACAGCAGAATTACCTAGCTGGAAGATACCAACCGTATCACCCTTACCCAGCAGACGGAACGTCTCAGCATCATCAAAGCGGCTTTCTCGAACCATCTTCCTGAAGTCAGGGACATCTTTCCCCGCCTGGACTGCTAGACGTGCCGCATCACACAGAATATCAACAGTATCCAGCCCCAAAAAGTCGAACTTAATAAGCCCCATGCTTTCGCACGCACCATACTCAAACCCCGCAACAACAGACCCATCCTTCGCCGTATCAACGGGAACATGATGATGCAGAGGGCTTGACGAGATAAGCAATCCGCAAGCATGAACACCACGACCACGGATGCGACCTTCAAGGGCTTTCGCGCAAGCGATTGGCTTCTCCCAGAACGGCGTGTCTACAGCCTCACGGAAACGTGCAGAGCCAGCATACTCTTCACTATCAGGGTCATAGACCTTAGCGAAAGTAATTCCGAGGCTATCCGGCAAGAGACTTGTCACGTAGTTCGCCTGAGCGGGAGGCACCCCGTAGACACGCGCACCGTCTTTAATCGACGCGCGCGTCTTGAGCATCTGATTAGTTGGCAACCTTGCAGAATGGTCAGCCCCATATAGCTGAGCAACATGCTCAAACGCGGCATCTCTATGCGCAGTATGAAAGTCAGTGTCAATATCCGGTGGAGAACCAGGGTGTACAACCTTATTGCTCGTGACGCGAACGTACACCTTGCCCTCAACAACTCTTTTCTCTACACCCACAATTAGCCTCCCTGAGGTGCCTTAGTCTGACTCTGCTTAGCCGTAATGACCGAGCGCATACGCATAGTCACATCAATCCACAGAATCTCAAAGATAATGTTCTCGTCACTGGTATTCCAGAATCCCTGGAAAGACCTCTCCAGAGTCTTTAGGAGCTTCATCGCCATATCTGGCGGCAAATGACGGCGCATCTCCTGCAATCCAATGTCCTGTTTAGGCAAGTCAGCAAACGGCAAATCCGCGTTGCTGACCGTTGCCCCGTAAACCCAGGTGATGTAATGGCGAAGCTGACCCATAACCTCCTCCGTGCCATCACGCAAGGATGCCTCATGCTCCTTCGCGTCCTCCAGAGCCTCGTGGATACGAATAATATCGCCGTAAATTAGGCACCTCAACAGGCTAGTAGCCGTCGATTCGGTACCACTGTACATGTCTGGGTTGCGCAGGTACTCTTCAAGCTTCTTGAGCGCGCCACGTGCAGAGCCCTTTGCCGCCCTAGCGCACCATGCCGCGCCCGAGTCAGAGATTTCTTTATGCTCACGCGCCGCAATGTCACGAACATACTTCTCCAAAGTAGCTACAGGGATATTCTTAAGCTTATACTCCTGAACTCGCGTAAGAATCTCATCCTTGATGCCGTTCATCTTCGTAGTGCAGAAAAAGATGGGCACATAGTCGGCGCTATCCTTATTCTCCAGGTACGGCAAGAAAGCGTTCCATGCAGGCTCAGACAGCGCATGACACTCATCAATGATGATGAACGGAGCTTTCTGCATCTGCTTAACTGAACCGTTACTGACGATACGTCTAGTATCTTCCACACCACTCTTAAGTGCGGCAACGAAATGGTTCATACCACCATTGGCGGAGGCATCGAAAGCAAGGCACGCATCACAGGTCAAGCAAGGGTCTGCCGAGTCAGCAGGGCGACCCGTGCAGTTCATAGCTTTAGTGAAGACCTTCACAATACTAGACTTACCCACGCCAGGCTTACCGCGAAGCAAACGCCCCTGAACGCGGCGATTCTTAATGATGTCCTCCTTCAGCTGGGCAATAATCTCTTCCTGCCCAACAAAGTCACCCCATACTCGCGGCTGGTACTTACGGTGGAACTCAACGTACTCTTCATCGCCCTCCTGAGGCTCTTCTGCTTCATCGGTAGGTTCTAGTACCTCAGCGTCAGAAACCGTCTCGTCGCTAAAGGGCTCAATCGCGCCACCAGGGTCGCCCACAGACTCCAAAGGCAACGTCTCTTCCCCTAGGGGCAAAGTGTCATGCATCTCTTCAGTCATAACCTATCTTCCTCACTAATCCAAAGTCTCACTAATAACGTCACCTAGTGTCGTACCGGGCTCTAGGAGAACCCAATCGCCGGGAAGTACCTGGTGAACATACTTCTCCAACTCTGCGCCGCCATCCGTCAGTACTTTAACTTTCTCGGAGACAGGCAAAACGGCAGAGCTTTCATCTCCAAACCTCAGCTCTGCTTGGTCTACACGACCTGCTGAGATGAAACGTTCAAAGAACAAGCCGAACTCGATAGGGTCAATGTCAGTAATGCCCAGCAGATAAGCGACGATAGAGCCTCCAGCAGAGCCACGAGCGATACCTACCGCACTCATCACAATCTCATCAGCCGCATTACGGACACTGAACGATTCACGGAACCAATTCACGTATTCAGCCACGATAACCATGTAGCCACAATAGTTTGCTGAGGCTAGGGCATCAAGCTCTTTCTTTGCACGCTCCAACACCAGAGAATACTTATCCTTGTCATGGTGAAACTGCTCATAAGCGAGCGACGTAACCGTCCTACGCAAGTAGCTTTCCTCAGTCTCGTCCGCCGGAATAAGTGGCACAGGACGCAAATCAGACCTGTACTCAAACAGCGAGAACCCTTCCACCTTACCCGCAAGCTCAGCTGTATTACTTACTGCACCTGGGTACTCCGTATCCGGGAAAAGACGCATCATCTCGTCTGCGCTCTTGAGGTAGTACTGGTCGCCGTCAAAGCAAAACCTGCGACCACCCTGTTCCTTCGGCAAGTCATTCATTGTTGAGCCTGTGCCGATAGCAAGCATCTCCTCATGGTGGGGTGCGTCCTGAGGCAACGCATAATGGCAATCGTTAGTTGCCAGTAGGCGCAACCCCAAATCCTTAGCGAGTGCGACCTGCTTCACCAGCAAGGAGCGCTCTAAATCTGAAGACATCGAATGGTTCATAACCTCTACGAAGACGTTCTCGACACCGTAAATGTCGATAAGAGTCTGCGCATAGGAATAAGCCTCAGCATCCTGCCCCAAACGGAAACGGGTAGAAATCTCACCAGAGGGACATCCAGTAGATACCACAATGCCCGACGAATATTCCCTCATCATCTCCAAATCGATACGGGGGTACCCGCCGCGCTTATGCTCAGGAGAAGCCGCCAACATCTGCAACGTAAACATATTACGCAGACCCTCATCATTGACAGCCCACATCGTCAAATGCAGATAGTTACCCCTACCAGACACATCCCCAACAGCCCCAGGCGCACCGTAAAAAACGGGAGTCTTCACCTTAGCACCCTCAGGGTTAATCGGTGCGACGTAGAACTCACAACCTGGTACGGGGGTGATACCAGCCTTTTGGCAACCCGTCACAAGTTCATAGATGCCGTGCATGTTGCCGTGGTCAGTGATACCCAGAGCAGTCTGACCTGCATCAACTGCACGCTGAATGTACTCGCTGACACTAGAGAAGCCGTCTAGCGTGGAGTATGTTGAGTGCGTATGAAGGTTTACGAAAGATTCAGGGGAAACCAATGGTTCTTATTCCTCAATTAGTCAGGTAGCAACGTGAGGGCACGCTCCAAAAGATGATGGAACGTGCCCTCACGTTATTCACTACTTAATCACTTAACACTAGAAGCAAGGAGGTACCGTGTCTTCCAACATTAGCCATAATAGCACATGCCTGTGGTGCGGCACCAAGGCAATAGGGGTATTAAATTTTGGTTCGACGCAACCGAGCCTGAGTCTTCTCATCAAGCTTCGGCTTCACCTGGTAGATTCTCTCTGCCATTTGAACAAGGGGAAGAGCCTTCGCAGACTTACCCACTGCGCTACCATTAACGATACCAACATCAAGATAGCGAGTAGGATTACCTTGAGCATCGAGAGGGGAATCTGGCATCGCCAGCGTAATGTTACGCTTGTCTGCGGGGCATGTGTTACCTACATCCATTAGGATAGGGATAACGCCAGGCGGTGTGCGGGAGATGACCTTATCGAAGAGCCACGGCTCAACAGGTTTCCCCGCATAGGTAAGTCGTCGAGACTTTACCTTATCCCCAAAAAGACCGACCTTTTCTTCCAATACGAAGGATGTTTCCATCTTTACGGGGAAGAATAGGTATGCCCTCTGCCCTACCACGAAGACCGGAGCCGGAGCGCCATTGCGAGGCGCAGTATAGGGGTAGTAGTACCATTCAGAGTCGTACTTACTCTTATGCTCCTCATTTAGGAGCGCGGCTTCTTCCTTGACTTTCCTCTCCAAATGCTTAGGCTGTACGAACACTGGCATCTTCGCGCGCCAGTAGAACATCTTAACGCCGTAGCGATACCACAAAGAAGAAATGCCCACAGAGAGAAGCATTAGAACGCCGCCACCAAGAGCCGGGTTTAGCGTAGAAGCCGTCGTGATAACGCCAGCAGTAGTAGCGAGAACGGTCACCCACGGCTGATGCGTCCAACGAGACACCCCATAAACTCCGAACAAGGAAATGGTGTATGAAATTCCCAGAGCCAGCAGTGGGGAGAAACCTGCGAAGAACTCCCAGCCGCTATACGGCGAAGCGAAAACCGCCACATCATGCATCGTCACCATACAATAACCAACAATGGTTAATGTCACAAGAACTTTAATGATGACGACGGAACGGCTCAGCACGAACAGGAACCCGGCAGACACCACGAGCCAGACCCACGGAGCCCACCAAGACAACCCCTGAATACGGAATGAGACAATCGAGAGGAAGAGCGTAATCGAAACAGCGGGAAGTGCGAAACGCCCATACGAGCCTTCCAGGAACTCTACAAGCCACTTACTGAGCCTGCGGAACGCTGAAATGCACCTGTCTCTAAATGTCTTCTTCACCCCATCGCTGGAACTTTCAACCGCATCACCTGTAGAAATGTCCACAAGGGCTTCCTCAGCATTAGCTTTCTTCTTCATTCGTCACCCAGCTTCCCATATGCTTAGTCTTGCCACCTTCAAGTACAGGGGCAAGATTCGGAGGGACGAAGTTCTCGCCTTTAAGAATTTTTCCATCCTCACGGTAGATAGGCTTGCCGTCAGCCCCCAACTTCGTCATATTGGACGCATGGATTTCCTGGTTCACATGCTCCAATGGTACACCCATAGCAACAAACGTGCCGGTGTTAATGTATCGGATGTCACCCAGCGCATCAAGGATAGCCAGCTTATCTACAGGAAGCTCATCAAGGGGCTTCGCGCCAACGATAGCGTTCAGCGCCGCCTTGAAAATCGTAAACGCTGGCATCAAAGCAGACTTAACAGCCTCCTTATTCTGCGCATCGCTGGACTCAGCCGCAACATCCAGCACCGCGTCGAGAAGAGAGGCGACAGACTTCAATGCGCCTTCAAGAGCCTCCCTATCAATGGAAAGCTCCTCAAGAGACTTTGCCTGAACAATAAAATCCAGGCAAGCCTCAAAAAGCATAGCCATCGGATTGCCGAAAATACCTTCAGTTAGTTCCCCAGACTCCTCACCATGCAAGGTGTAGCGGCGAACTAGTTCACGCTTACCTTCGACGCTTTCCAAATCGATAGGGTTAGTGAATCCATTCTGATGCCCGAACGTATCATGAAACTGGCGCAATGCGCGAGACTCATACTCTTCACTAGGGTGAATCTTCGGAGGAAGCGCGGGAATTTCAAACTTAGACATAATCATGTCTCCTTCTAGTAACGTGATAGATGTTTCGAGCCGCGCACAAAGAAGAGTGTAGCGACTTCCCTGTGCGCGGCAAAAAAGAAACTAATGAGGGGCGCGAGACCCCTGTTAGCCATATCTCAATTATGAGCTAGTACCAGCTTACCACTACTCTAGCTAAACTGCTCAGTGGAGAAGAACTCCACATTCTTAGCCTGGCTAAACTCGTCAGGCAATGAAAGCACACGCGGAACAACGAAGGTCTCAGAGCCACCAGTTGCGCTTACTGCAACGCCCTTAGAGTCATTGCGTACATGCCAGTGACCGTGAACAAGTACGCGCGGCTTCGCGGCAACAACCGCGTCTGCAATATTTGCGCGACTCTGCTCCGCTCGGGCAAGCACTCTAGCCGGAACATTGCTCAGGGAGCTCTGTACGCGGCTCTGAGGCACTGGCGCAGTCGGCGGCGCATCATGTGTCAGCATCATATCAACGACCCCTCCAAGGCGCTCTACGCCGCCCTTAACTCGCTGAACATCTTCAGCGGTGACCTGCTCGTTGATAGACCAATAACGGCGCATCTGCTCAAACTCAATATTGATACTTCCAGCGCCACCACAAGCCAAGAAGCTCATGCCTCGCTTACCGCCAGCGGTACCTAGGCGGGCAGTAGCGCCTCGCGTCGCCCAAACCACACGGGGAGTGATGAAGACAAAGCCGTCCTCATTCGCGGTATCACGCAAATCATTTAGACCTGCGCGGGTCAAGACAGCATCGCTAGAATATGCTGGGGTTCCAGAGGAAGCATACTGCTCATGATTACCATCAATGAAGAGCACAAAATAATCATGTAGCTTAGCGCGGTTCGTAATCATAGAAACATACTCTTCATACCCAGGCAATGACGGGTAGTAGCCAAAATCACCTACATGCAGAACGACATCTACGCCCTTACTCTCCACGTAGGTAAGCACCTTATTCACGCGCTCCGTATTCATATGCCAGTCTCCGGCAACAGCAACGGTCTTAGCGTTAGCCAGATGCTCATAGAAATTCTCCATACATTTCTCCAATCAAATAGTAGGTTCACACATCCCCTTATAGTGATGCGTTCTTCTCAAAAACTCGTTCTTCGCCACGCTTCAGATAAGACTCTGCAAGGTCAGTAGCTCGCTTACGTGCTTCCGGGTCAGCAATGCTATTCAGAGTCTCTGAGCGTTCCGTCCAGGCGTGGTAAGCCGCACCTAGACCACCACCCTGAATGAGCGGGATGTCTACAGCATCATCTTTCACATCGGCTTCGGAAGGTAGCTTCTCTTCTTTTGCCGCGCGTGGCGCAAGGTTATAAGAGAGTGCAAACTTCGACGCATCATCGATAAGAGTCTGGTCGCGCGCGGCAAACACGGAAGGGGTAGCCCCAAATACGCGCTGACGCAAAATAGGTGCATTAGCAGGGTCGTACTCAAGACCCTCACTAGCAGGCGGCAAATTCGCCAAAATAGCCTCAGTGAGCGCCGCAGAGTCAAGACCCTCAGCATAGATAGGCGGCAAATCCTCCTGCGGACGCTGACGGACATTCTTCATCTCGCGAGTAACAGAGCCGTCCGGCGCAATATGCCACAGCGTATAGCCGCGCCCAAGAGCACCCTTCGCATCAGCGAAGCCACGCCTAATTAGTGAGCCGTTATAGAAGATGCCGCTATGCTCATCGCCAACAAATCCGCGCTCATGAATATGCCCAAGCATCATCGCATCCCAACCTGCATAAAGGAACGAGTCAGGAATAACTACCTCGCGCACAGTATCATTTACGCGGATGCGCTCTTTCAGCAAGGGGTCAATGAGTGAGCCGTGCGTCGTAAGGATATTGATAGCACCCTTAACCGGCTCGACCTTCTTCATCACATCTACACTCTCGGTATACATATGGTGACTCACCATATGTAGTGCAATATCATCGTTAATGTGGTACAGCTGGTAGGGATTAGCATGAGAGTAGATGCCCATTTGCGGTAGGTGCAAGTTCCTCGTAAACGCAACATCACTCTTTACGTCGTTCACGTCATGATTGCCCGTAATGTTGTAGACAGGGATTCCTGCCTCAGCGAGCCGCATCAACCCAAGACGCATATGCAGGCGAGCACGGTCGGATGGGTTCGGTTCATGCCCAATATCGCCAGCAATGACTACGGCATCCACTTCATCAGCGATAATGCCATCGATAGCTTCTTCCCAGGCTAGGTAGCCGTCAAGTTCACGTAGCGGGATAAGCATCCCATCGGCGGGGTCTTCGCCTAGGCGGTTCAAAGACGAGTTATCGCGGTACCCTAGATGCAGGTCTGATAGATGAGCAATCGTAAACAATTCTTAAGTCTTTCAGTGGTATAGGAAGAACGGGCACCCATTCATCTGGTGCCCGTTCAAATTATACCACTGAAAGAATAGGTTATACACCCTGAACTCGGGCGACAACCTCCTGAACCTTCTCCTGAACTTCGGGAGATAGCTTACTCATGTCGCCCTGAATCTTCTGGAACAGGTCAGCGTAGGTGGTAGCCGCCTTAATGAACTTGGCGACGTTACTGTTCAGAGTGTACTGGGCGTTAGTCTCAGTGAGCTTAGTGATGGCGGCAAGCTGGCTGGGACCCGAAAGGGTCTCAATGTCGTGGTAAGTTGCGTTAGGGGTCATAGGTATATGCCTTTCTTGTCGAAAAAATAGTTACTGTGTTCTCGCTATCTCAACGAGAACACAGTAACTATACCACATGTTTCGGCGGGCGCGCAAGTCCTGGTTAGAGACCAGCCATCAACGCATACTCTTCCATCATATCCACCATGAGAGCAACCATAGCGTCAGCATCGCCAGTAGCCCGAATATGAGCCATACGCGCATTGAACGCCTCGACAGATGAGCGAGCATCTGGAACATCAGCGTTATGCAGTGGTTCTAAGCGCTGACACACTAGCCAACCTCGCTTCAACGACTCGCGAGACACTGGCGTACCTGAAAGCCCACCTCCGCTAGAGTTGCCCTCCACCGAAGCCGCAGGCTGACCATTAGCGCCAGTGGAAGCATTGCTGGAATCAGAGACAAAGGTGCGCTCAGGCACCTCAGTAATCACAAGGTTATTCTTCTTACCCAAGAAAGCAAACGCCTTATACGCATCGTCGTAGTCCGTAATGTTATCACGGAAAGACTTCGCATCATCAGCCGCCCAAGCAGTAATAGAAGCCATAATCCTAACCGACTCCTCATCCACCTGCCAAGACTTCGGATTAGAACCCAAAATGTAAGCAGTATCAAGGCGACGCACACGTGAAAGCGCAACATAGCCCAGACCCTCAGTAAACGAAGAACTCAGGTCTAGAACAGCGCCATCATAGGTCTGCCCCTGAGACTTATGAACCGTAATCGCGTAACCAGGCTTCAGAGGGAACATCGAACTATGCGCATAGGAAGAACTAACCCACTTACCGTCATCTTTCTGGATTGGGCGTTCAAGGGTACTCTCCTCATTTACAACAAGGAACAGCCCATCACCGAACTGGACAACAGGCGAAACATCCGCAGACTTAGGAATGTCGGCAACAGACTCGTAATAGTCTTCACCATCAACTGTCGCGAAAGCCCTCACATAACCCATTGAGCCATTGGTGATTTTAGTGGTGGAATCCGTAACCCAGAAATTGCGGGCAATATTCTCGTCGTCAGCCCTACCACCGTAGAACGCCGCGATAGGCATATCAGCAACAACCTTAGTGCCAATCTTCAGCTCAATCTCATGCTCAGCTCTATTCTTCAGAGACTTCCACTGAGCCTTCTGAGTGGGAGTGAGCGTATCCTCAATAGTCATCAACGCGGCATCCGACTTGAAAATAAGCGACTCACCCTCAAGCTCAGCAATACGCTTCGCATTATGCTGAGCAACCTCAATATTGCGGGTGTAGATGCGGATAGTAGGCTCCGCATCCTTACCATGCTCCTTATCAAGCCTATCAGCTTCCTCGGGAGTAATAGAGCGCTTAGCTAGGCTATTAAAATCTTCCGTGGTCAAGGAGTTAGAAGACATGTGCTTGATGATGCGCGCCAGCTCAGGGTCGGTGGCGCGGTGAGCCTCGGTAAGGAAGCAGTAGCGGAAGCCAGCATCTTCCCAAGCGGGGGTGCTAAATGGGAAGCCTGAATAATGTTTGCCCTGAAAGTCCCTATCAGGAACAGCCTTGAGCTGATTAAAGTCGCCTACCGCAACAATCTGAAGTCCGCCGAAAGCCTTGTCGCTCTTACGGATACGACGCAAATATGCGTCCATCTCCTGCCATAGCTGACCGTAAATCATAGAGACCTCATCAATAATGAGGACATCAATCTCACGCAGTCGCTCTGACTTGTGGAAGACATACGAAGGGTTGCCGTCTGCATCCCAATGCTTGCTCTTACCTACACCAAAGAGGCTATGAATAGTCGCTCCCTTGATGTTTTCTGCCGCCGCGCCAGTAGATGCAGTAACCTCATACTTGACGTTATGCATATCGAACACTCGGCAAGCCAGATGCACGATAGAGCTTTTGCCGGTTCCAGGCCCACCGGCAATAAATACGTTCTCGCCTACAAGGATTCGGGTAAGCGCCTCAAACTGACTGGTTCCCTTAGCGCTATTAGCCGCTTCCAGAGCGTTAGCAAACCCAAGATAAAGCTCGTTGTCGCCGCCGTCAGAGCCTACAAGCCGGGCGTATGCCTCCTGGAAGTTAAGCTCTTCAACCTCAGCGAGAAGAGGAAGTCGAGACTTATTCGCCTCGGCTGAAGGAATCTGCTTGTCCTTCTTGCTTTTAGTCATATGTGTTAGTGTCCTTCAAGTAGTGGTGATGTGGAATATGGTGGGCGTTACATGCACAAAGCGAGGCAGAAACGCTTAAATTCTTCCACCGTATACGACCTGTACGGGTTGCGAAGAAAGCTCTGTAGGTCGTTCGCAATAGCTAGTATACCTTGAAGTTTCACTCTTCGCGACAGATTGTAGGGCTCTTTAAGTGACCAGGTACTTCCACCTAGAGCTGTAACTACGTCACTGAGCTTAGCTTCAGGATGAACTTCAAGATAAGAGGCAACCCTCAAAGTGTCTGAAATCTTACTTTTCAGGACAGCTACAGGGAATGTTGCCCCGCTACCTGCCCTGTCAATAATGCTGTTCACTCGCGCAATGTCCTTCTTCACGAGAGCATCTAGAATGTCCCAAGGGGCGCGAGTCCCAGGCTCCACCGGAATGTAACGGTCTACATCGTGAATCGTCAGTTGCTTCTTCTCTTCATCAGAAATAGTCGCAACAAAGTCGAGGAGCCTGACAATGAGCCTCAGCTCCTCCCCTGCATGTTCAGCCATGAAGTTAATAACTGGACGAGGAAGACCTGCTTTCTCAAGCTCATGACGCACACGGTTCTTGGAAGCGGTGGGCTTGATGACCGTGACCCCCATCTTCTCCGCGCTCTTCAGGATACCTCTCAGTGAGTTTAGTGGGGCACCTGTAGAAATGATAAGACCACCCCAAGGTTCAGTCCTGCAATTCTGCAAGGTCTTCACCGCAACCTCAGCATCCTGCTTCAACGGACAAGACACAGAATAGACGTGAACGCCACCAAAAAGGTCTACAGCGGTAGCTTCTCGAACCGCCGAGACAAGCACCGAATCGCCACCCGTCTTGGCGCGCATCTCACGCCCAACCTTACGGACAAGATAATCACGGAAAGCGTCGTTAGGCTCAGCGATAAAGACTACCCGCTCAAATTTACGAGCCAACAGAATCACCTATCCTTCACTGTAGGGGACGCGCCATGCGCCTTAACCGAACTGACCTGAACTAGGACAGCTGAGCTATCATCAGTTTTTCCACTACATAGAACACTTAAAGAGTCCAGGGAATTACTCCGGTTGTCACCTAGTAGGAACAGTTCACCAGCGGCAAGAGTATGTTCGTATGCCTCCGTTTTACAGGTGGGTAGAACATCAGTAACCTGCACACCGTTTACATGGACAGCCCCGGCAACAACCGACACCGTATCACCTTCAGTGGCGGCTACACGTTTCACTACAGCGCCTTGCGTGGCAGAGGCATACTGCCACGCTGTAGGCATCTCAGCTACCACTATGTCGCCCCTGCGGATAGGGGAGCTCTGGTCGTTCTCAAACAATAGAACTTGACCATCCGCATAAGTGGGGAGCATTGAATCGCCAGCAACTCGATACTGAGTAACAGTCGGCGCTACCTTGCTAACGATGGCATCAGGGGTTACTCCACTCTGGTACGCCATATACCCCACGCCTGAGACAGTAGCCGCGCCAGCCAGAAAATAAGCCAAGAAACGCGGGAAACGGCGACACCTACGCACCTTCACATATTCCGTATCAGGTGGTGGCGGCGCTGACACGGCAGAAGCTCTAATTGAGCTCATCATATCTGACGATGAGAGGCGGTTAGGCATATGGAGAAAATCCCTTCAAGTTACTTACGCGATTTGCTTCGCGCATCTGCATTAAGCGCTGAACGCGCATTCTTATAGACTGCATCAGTAGTATTCAGCAGAGTTCGCTCATTATTAGTGAGTGAATTGATAGCGCTAACCTCACCACGGATGATGTTCACCTCAGTAGAAGCAGTGCGCAATGCGTCGGAAGCCATAACCTTATCCACGGCATAACCTTTACAGCGTAGCGTTGCCAGCTCTTTAACCTCGGTCTCAGTCAGGCGGCGACCCCTGCCACCACCTTCAGCGGCTTCGTCGGTGGCGTGGACTCCAGTCCTCACCTCATGACAGGCGATATTGAACGCATTGTCGTAGGCGTATGCCGCCGCCTCATATTTACGCTTAGCGTGCATCTCTCGAAGTAGCGCCTCACGTAGCTTCTTCATATACTCAATAATCATTGACGAAAGCACAGCTAGACTCTCCAAGTCACGCTCTTCAAGCTCTGCCTCAAGCTCCTCTACAGAGAACGTCGTATTGTTCTCCTCCTGCGCTTCAAGCGAGGACACAATTTCATCGGCAGTAGAAGCCGCGCCATTAGCTGTACCGTATCCAGGGCGCGGCATATTGTAATGGGTTGCACGCTTATCGTCGTTCTTCGACAAATCTTACTCCTCTAACCTAAGGGTAGGGGCGTAGTGCCTCTACGTGAGATATAATGTACTAACTATTGTAACACCTGAGCAGGTGGTACACGACTGAAAGAAAGTAGGTAGGCATGACTGAAAAGCAGACCAAGGCATCCCGTCGAGACATCCTCAAATTCCTTGGCGTAACTGCCGCCGCAGGCGCACTAGGTGGCGGCGCGGGATATTTCTTCGAACAGGTGAACCAGACTGAAACAAATGCACAGGCACGGAAAATTAGTGCCCCTAGCGGGTCTCAGGTAGCAGAGATTCGCCAGCTAAATAGTGAAGGTGCCAACATCACCCCGACACCCACCCAACCATCACCCGTCGAAGCCACCGAAACCCCTAAGGCATACTTCGCGGAAACAAGCGGCGACATCGACAGCATCGACCACCTCCCCGAAGATACTACTCCGGGGATTGGGCAACAGCCAAAGAACCTAGACAAGAACACTATTGCCCCTATGACAATCAGAATCCCCGAAGTAGGATTCAACGCCGGGCTTCAATACACAGGCGGAACCGACAACCCTACCACCGGAAGAACGGAAATCAACATCCCCGTAACGTACCGCATCGGCGTTTACACCGACTCTGCGCCCCTCACAAGCACCGAAGGAACCACTCTCCTTGTAGGGCACGTAAACTGGGCAAACGGAGTGCCTGCACCCATGAGTGCTATCGTCGCCTGCAAGCTAGGTGATACTGTCTACACCACCGACCTAGCCGGAACCATGACTACATGGAAAGTTACCCGAATTGAACCTCAAGTACCTCAGGTAGACCTCAGCAAGTGGTGGAACGTCACAGCGAAGACTGGTAAACGTCAGCTCATTATGGCAACCTGCCACGGAACCTACAAGAATGGCGTATGGACGTACACTGATAACCATGTGGTAGTAGCGGAACCCGCATAACCAAATACTTCTTAGAACAACCGGAAGCGGGCGTTCAGACCATATACCTAACAATGGTCTGAACGCCCGCTTTAGGCAATTCACAATACACACATATGCGCTAAACTCGGTTTGTACGCCCAGCAGATTAGCTAGACGCTTGCGTTTTTCGCACTATGTATATAGCAGACAGTTTAGAGAATCGTCATCCCGTCAGCACTAACCAGCGTCGGAACGTTCGGTGCGTAGACAGCCTGAGCGTGCTTCTTATGAGTACTTTGCACGTAAGCGCCGAAGCCCCGCTGATAGTCGTCAAGCTTCAGTAGTGACTTGCGGGGGCCATCCACGGCATAGAACGGGGTGCCATGCAATGTGATGCTTGTCCCCCAACGGTGGTAATTCATCTTCTCTGCGTAGTACAGAGGGTGCATATACGTACTAAGCGCTTCATGCCCTGTCGCATCCCGCAGGGATAAAGAGCCATGCAACTGAGGGAAAGGGCAACGCTCAGAAGTAGCCATCCAAGAGCTGTAAACCTCAGCTATAGGATGCCCCATAATGGGGTTCGCCGCAAAATTAACACCATTCCCCATGCGCAGGCACTCCCCCTGGTATAGCGTCCCCAAGTACTTCATGTTCAGCGCATAAGCCGCCTGCCTAGCCGTCTGAGGACGACCCAAATTAACCCACTCACCATGTGAAAGACCTGCATGAGTGATAAGCCGACCATCTGCTTCAACAGCCACGTAATAACGGAACGCCGCAGGGTTACGTTTCTCGTCCGTCAGCCACCCCTCACGAACAAAATTGATGCCGGTCTTGGTGTCTCGAAGATAATTGTCCGCCTGGCTCTTAGGCAGGTTCAAGTAGATAACCTCATTTGCCCCTATGACGTTCACAAACGGAACAGCAGACAGGTTCGCTCGACCCCAAATCTGCTTCATCAGGTTAGCATTCTCAACTACCGGAGAGATATTCCTATATTCGTCATCAGCGCTAGTACCCATCTCTAGGAAAGGCGCTAGGCGCAACATATTGCCCAAGGTAATCGTGGAATCGACACTATCAATCAGCGGCTCGTAACGCTTCTCCATAACCTTCACCTGCCCATGCAAGCCAGGAATGAAAAGCTTACTATCAAATGAGGAAGTATCCCACGGAAGAAGCTCCTCAGCAGGACGTTCCTCAGGGATGCCGAAGTAAGCTTCCTCGGGTGTTAGAGGCTTAACTCCCTCATTAGACTCGTCCGGCGAGACTGTAGGTAATGGTAGCGTTGCAGAAGCGAACTTACGTTTCTTGCCTGAAGGGTAATAGAAACGAGGCTTAGCCCACTCAGGGATACGCTCGCTATCCACTATGTCCCAGCGTATCTCCTGAGGCTTCCCACTAGGAGTTGTAGTGAAGCAATCTATCTCGTCCTCTGTGTAGAGACCCTGCGTGTATGTCGAGAGGACAATCTTGTAAAGCCTGTCACTCAGTACGTCAATGCCAAGCTCCGCGCCACGCAGGAAGATAGGGTGGTCAGGCGGTAGCGGGTATGCACGTTTCGGTAGCGCGGTGTAGAAGAACTCATCGATAGTGTCAGGAGACTTACGTGTCTTCGCTTTACGCTGTTCCTCACTAAGGCGTAGCTTCTCACTATATGAGGCGCGAATATGCTTATGCATCTCGGCAACGTCTGCCGGGTTATTGATGTCTCCGATAGATGGGGTTGGTGCACGTTTAACCCCGTCATCAGGCGCGCTGTCTTCCGCATGGTTAGTCCTGATAGCCATTTAAACTCTCCTTAAAGTAGCAGGCAACCAGGTCTAGCTTCGCGAATAAGTATTCACTAAAACCAGACCTGGTTACAAATAATGCGGGGTTTCACTCAAATATTACGCATAAATATGCGTAGCGTTAAATAATGCTACTGCGCCCGGGGGCTGGTGAGCATATCCGCAATCTGTGCCGCAGTCCCCCTCAAGTCTTCAATCGTCCCAGTGTTATAGACCGCAAAATCAAAGTCAGCCTCAGTGAGTGACACCTCGGAAGTGTGCGTATCAGTATTTCTGCCACTGGCACCCTGAACCCATGCGGTACTTCCACCCATCTCCTTGATAGCATCCAATTCATTTGGAAAACGAATGCCCGTGACTGCCACATTCTTACCCTGCGCATGGAGCTGGCGAACACGTACACGCATCATCTCAACCCAGGCATCCTCATCAATCATCTCACGCACCACATCAGTACCCAAGGACTGCAACAAAGAGCGTACCTCCTGCAAACGCTTAGCCTTAGCCCAGTCACCCTTACACACAACCTTCAGGTAGGTTGAAAGCTTCATCACCTCAACATTATTACCTTCACCAATAGGGCATACGATGGACGGATTGACCTTCAGCAAAGCTTCGTAGAGCGGTTCAGACATGCCAATTACAGCCCAATCATCACCCAAGAAGCTTGCAAAGGTGTCTTTCCCTGCGGCTTTCCAGCCACCAATTCCCAACAAAGCAGGATGAGCAACCTCAATAGCGCCGCCATCACTACTGGCACTTGCAGACTCGCCGCTACGGATGGACTCATAAGCAACACTTAGATGGTTGATGTTATTGCGGTACAGCTCATACACATCCATCACTGCGTCACTGAGAGCAAGCCCCTCATCCGGTCGAACAAAACGGTAAGGGGAATTTGTCGGCAGGTCAGCAAAAGCTAGAGCCAAAGAATGCATATCCACAACCTTACCGCCAATCAGAGCTGACAGTGCAGGAATTGCGTGCTTAGTCTCATTCAAGAGGCGCTGAGCATCCCAAGCAACAAGCACAAAGTCAGCGTCCGCGTAAGAAGACTGACGCAACGAATCAATCGTAGAGATAATGTCCATCTGACCCTCAGGGATGGTCTTACCCGTAAACAAGGACTGTACAACAGGCACCCCTAGAAGGTCATGCGAGCCGCCAGTAATCGGCAGAAAAGCCACCCTCCGCCTATCCGCATCCATGTGCGCAACAATATGTACAACAGGGTTCTGAGTATTCAAGAAAAAGCTCCTTAACAGCAAAGTTCGTACCAACAATTTTAACGCATCGCCAACCTAAAAGGAAGGTGATGCGAGGGCTCCAATGCAGGAAACTCTTCGCATCACCTTCAAGCTTACAATATGAGATTAGGACTTGTCGCCACTACTGCGACCAGCCCACCATAGCCAACCAATAACGGCAACTACGCCAGCAACAATCGCAGAAACACCTACCGCGAACCAGTTAGTCCCTGAGTCGTGACCAGTAGCCGCAACAATAGGCTTCTCAGGTTTGCTAGACTCGGAAGAGTTGGAGGAACCGCTCGGTGCTTTAGTGCTAGAGGGGTTGGACGAATCGGCAACCCTATCTCCGCTCTTGTTCACCGAAGCATCCTCACCTGTAGGCATAGAAGCCTCACTCACAGGCTGTTCCGCAGGAGTAGGTGAAGCAGTGGGAGGGGCGCTATCACTTACTGCCGGTACGCTACTAGGCTCAGCAGTGACCACAGGCGCAGACGAAGCATCCGCCGTAGGCGCTACAGACGGGGAAGGCACCGTAGGCGACTCCACAGGCTTAGTAGGCTCCACCGTAGGCTCAACACTAACGGTTGGCTCTACTGGAGCTGGAGTTACTGTAGGCTCTCCCCTAGGGGTTTCCGTAGGCTTAGGAGTATCTACCGTGGGAGCGGGTATCGGTGTTGCGGTCGAAGTAGGCTCTACCGGCTTAGAAGCTTCAACGGTAGGGGTGGGGCTAGGGGCGCTCGCCGGGAGTGACGGGATAGGGCTTGCCGTAGGCTCTACCTTAGGGGTTTCCGTAGGCTGGGGGGCATCTGCCGTTGGCTTAGCCTCTACCGGCGTAGGGGCGGCAGTAGAAGGCGCAGGGGTGGGCTTCGCGCTAGGGGTGCTCTCCGCAGGCTTGGGGGTTTCGGCGGTCACTAGAGGGTAGTGTCGAACATAGTCGAATGAGATGCCGCCGGTCGGGTTGGATTGGAGACCCCAATATACGTTTGAGACACGCGCAGTCAAAGTCGTATTTAGGGGCTGACCCGCTGGGAAGCTCTTCGCGTAATTCGGGTCGGAAGACTTCATCTCCTGAACCAACTCACCGTCACGGAAAACCTTGATACCATCAGCAGTCTTCAAGATACCAACTACTACAGGCTCACCAACCGGCTTATTCTGGAACCAGGAAGGCTTACCATGAGTAACCTTCTTCCCAGTCTGCGCATTGATAGCATCCTGACTGTAATGAATGATGGTCTGGTTCTTATTGGACTGGTCGAACTTTTCCTTCTTACCAGACTCGTTACGGGTCTCCTTCACGGTACTGCCAAAGGCTTCGTACCCATCAACTTCCCCAAGCTGAGGACCGGCAACATTGCCGTTACCGTAGAGATAGCCACCGACATGCCCAAAACCGCTGTAGCTGGAAACCTTAAACTCCCAGTAGCCGTCCTCAAATGCCGCCTTGTTATTGGTGCTCATCTCAGCAGACTCACCCTTCTGCCCATTCGCGCCAACCTTTGTGGTGAGGTGTAGCTGACCATCCTTAACGGTTACAGCATCCTTGGTGTACTTCCCGTAAGGGTCTTGATTTACCTCGGAGTAGCCGTTGTAGACGCTCCAGAAGTCCTTATTTACTTCTGTACCGTCAAACTCATCCGCCCAGTCTGGGCACCCTAAACCTGGCTGGTACTGGCTCTTGAGGCATGACCCGGCAGGAACCGGGTTCTTCGGGGCAATATTTGCCGCGTTAGCTACAGCGGTTCCGGTCAGCATTGACACAGCCAAAGCAGTAGCCCCTGCGCGGCGCTTAGAAATACTCGTCATAAAGCAACTCTCCCGCACCTGAGGTATAGGCACGCAATATAGTGAGAAAAATTACAAAGACTGTATAGCAAAAGCCCCTTACTTTCAAGTAATACCTGAGAGTAAGGGGCTTGGTTGCGCTAGGGGTTAAGAACTTCGTTGAGATTATTCTCTTCTTCAAAGCCCCAGAGCTTGAGGAGATTATTCTTCTTCTCCTCTAGAACCTTATTGCGCACAGCAAGTGCGTCACCCATAAGGATACGGTGACCATGCTCGGTCTCCAGTAGAGGGACTTCGTTAGCGCGAATCATCTTCCAGAGCGTGTCAGGACCCACCAGGGCAACATCTGCCGCTTCAGTGACAAGAAGCTTTGCATTCGAATTGCTGATGGTGACGCTGTTGTCATTGAGTAGAGATTCAAGTGCTTCACTCAGTAAAGCGACCGCATGTTCGTGGTTCTCCCGCGAGTCTTCATGGTCTGGAATTGAGTTCTCAATAGCGGATACCGTGGCGTTGATGAGCTTCAGCATCTCCGGCGTTACGTGCGCCTGAAAATGTTTCATTGACAGCATGTGGTAACACACACCTTTCATCTAGTGATTGAAAATAACTTACTGCAAGTGTACCACATTTTTGCGCCCTACGCAGGTTGTTGCATGAGGCATAAAAAGAGGGGGTGTCCTCAGAAAGGGGGAAACCCCCAACCCAAAGACACCCCCTAAGCTAAGCCACCCAATCGGGGCTCAGCCTAAAGAAGCATTGTTACTTCTCATCAGCCTCAGTAGCCTTACGGCGCTTACCCAGGAATAAAGCCCCAAGACCAGCACCAACAGCGGCAAACAACCCAGCCTGACCAGCAACACCATTACCAGTGTCACGACCAGTCTTAGCCTCCACCTGCTTCACAGGCTCAGCAGGCTTCTCAACCTTCGGCTCCTCAGGCTTAGGAGCCTCAGGAGTTACTGGCTCAATCTTGTGCTCAAGACGAATCACAGCCTGAGTAGTAAGACCCGAAACCGTGGACACCTGATAGGTCACCTCAGGAAGCTCACCAGTGTAACCGGAAGCACGCAGGAACTTCACAACACCATTCTCATCAACAGTGTAGGTACCCTTGCCCTCGAAGGTTCGAGAAGTAACCCAAGAACCATCCTCAGCCTGGAAACGAATAGTCTTCGCATCCAGCGGGTCATCAACACCGTTGATAGAGCCGCCCTTATCGTTACTCAGAACGCCCTCTAGGACAGTCTCATCAGTGGTGATGGTGAAGCTGTCGTCAGATGCCTTCGGCTCAGTGTAGGTAGCTTCCGGGTTATCTGCGACAACCGGAGGGTTACCCGGAACCTCAGAGACAACCTCAGCAGTCGCCTTAGCGGGGTCGGTCACAGTCTGAGCAGTACCAACAGTACCGTTTACCTTAGTGCCGTCCCAACGCTTGAAAATATTAGCCGTCTGAGTCGCCTTGTAGGTAACCTCAGCAGTCTTACCCGAAGCCACGGAAACGGTGCCAACCTCAAGGGTCTTCGTCTCACCAGGGGCAAGGGTGAATCCAGCAGGCAAGGTTACCTTAGCGCCCGCCGCATTAGCGACAGTCAAAGTGTCAGCGTTCAAAGTGACAGCAGAGCCAGAGGTGTTAGTCACATCAACCGTGACCTTGCCAGTAGCATTACCATTCTCATCAAGCTTCAACTTCACCGGGTCAATGTTCGCATCGTCACCGTTAATCTTAGTAACGATACCGATAGCCGTGTTGATGGGCTGAATGTGCAAGGTGACAGTAGACTCTGCTTCCTTACCATCAGCAGTGGACACGATGTAACGGACAGTGAAATCGCCAACAATGTTCTGCGGGTGGTCGAAAACAACCTTACCGTTTACAACCTTGGCGGTCACGCCGGAATCACCGAAGCTGTAAGACGTGGAGCCCTTACCATCACCAAGCTTCAAAGTAGAAGCATCGACGGTGCTACCCTCAACCTTGGCAGTAGCCAGCGGGTCAAGAGTATGGGACTTCTCGCTATTCACCAGAACAGTCTTCTCCGCCGGAGCAACAGTCAGGTTCGACTGCTTAGCCCAAGTGAAAGTTGCAGTGGAAGGAACCTTAGTAGTGGCGTTGCCGGTATCGAAGATGTTGTAATTGACTACCACGGTGCCACTGAAACCCTTCTCAGGAACAGCAGTTGCTACACCGTTAGCGTCAATGGTGATGGTCGCCTTACCCGGAACGACAATCTTCTTACCGCCTTCGGAAATGGTAGCGCCCTCAGTGGTAGAGAAGACAGTCTTAGTCTTATCAACACTGTAGGGATGAACGGTCGAAGCGTTCTCCATCAAATCAGCAACCAAAGGAACCCCATAAGGACCAGACTTCTCCTCGTTACCGTCCTTCGGGAGAGCAACCGCATCAGCAGAGCTGTTTGCGTAGTTGTAGGTGCCGTATGCGGAGGAACCACCTGTACGCGGGCGACCATCAACGTCGGTGCGGTAGGTGTTCATGTCAAAGGTGAAAATAGTCTTCTTTGCACGAACAGCCTCAGCGGTCAGCTGAACATCGCCGCAACGGTGGTTCTTAGCGTCTGCCGCCGCACCCCAAGAGCTAGGGTTGTTCTTATCCGCAGAAGCAGTAGTGAACCAGAACGCCTCACCATCGTATCGTGCGTCGTACTCCAGAACCAGCTTGTCCGAAGTGGACTTGTCGAAGTTAATGTAGACAAGAGTATCAGTGATACCAGCCTTAGCAAGCTCACCAGTGGGGGTAGCATTGTACTTCTTGCCGTTCAGGATGTAACCAGTGTAGGAGCCGGTTGCCGCACGCACCTCAAGACCTTCGGGGTTAATCGCATCGAAATTACCATCAGCCCATGCCTTGTGGTCAGCGGCAGACCTCGCACCCTTCAATACGAAGAGCTTGTAGTCCTTCGGGTGAGCCTTAGCCCAAGCGATAAGCTCCTCACCCTTCAACGGGTAGTAGAAATTATCCTCAATCTTCGTCGGAACAGTGTGGTTCACTACGAAGTTCGGGTTCTCCTTGAGCCAGTTATCTGCACCATCCTGACCGATACGGAAAAGCTGGTCAGCCTTATTGACACTCAACTCAATCTCATACTTGCCACCCGTGACGACACCATGCGGAGCGGTCTGACCCTTGAGGAATGCATCATTCACACCGCAAACCTCGTTGCCGACACCACCGTACCATACGCCGCCAACAGGGATGTAGTCGGGCGGGGTGGGCGCAGGGTTGAGGTTAATCTTTCCACCGTCAATCTCGCCAATACCGTTTGCCTTGTACTTGAGGTCATAGGTCTTCATGACCTTCTCGTCATTCAATCCGGTAATAAGCGCGGTGAAGTTCGCGTTAATGTCGCGCGGGCTCTTGGTAATTTCCTCAGTCCAGGTAATGTTGATTGCGCGCGAGTTGCCAGCAACAGGGCTGATGGTGCCAATAACCTTGCCGTCGGCGTTAGTAACCTGCGTAACATTGGTGGTGAAGGTCAGGTTAGTGTTGTTCTGCTTGCCCTGAGAGCCAGTGGACAAGGTGGGTACAAGCTCAATCTGGGTGGTCTGCCCTGCCTTGAGTGCGCCATCTGCATTAGGGATGGTTAGGCTCACCTGACGGGTTACGCCACCACGACCATTCGTGAGGGTCTGAACGGGACCTTCGCCGCCAGCCACCTTGAGTGAAGCACCTGCAAGATTACCGTTCAGGGTAGTAGTTGCGGTGGTTGCTTCTGCCGCGAATGCCGGAGCGATACCACTCACGGTCGGGACAGCGGCAAGTGCGAGCATGGGAAGTGCGGTTAGTACCTTCTTTGAGGTAGTCTTAGCCATTAGGTTTGTCTCCAATAATAGGTTACAGAACAATTGCCGGGACACTGAGCACTCTATGTGGCATCAGCGCCCCGGCAGGTTAGCGTCTTACTCAGACGTGCTGTAGAGAAGCTAACCTTTACACAAGATACATAGCAGAAAGGTCGCAACCTGCGTGGCATATAGCCCCGTGGTGTATGCCACACTTCTCAGCTATGTGGAATCCACAATAGCTCATCTGAACTAAAATGGAAAGCGAATTTAGGCAGAAGTTTCCTTCAGCTTATCGTCAAGGTAGCGCGCCGCATAGTCATACTTCAACAGCTCCCAAGCCGCCTTGTCAGTAACTTCACGCAGGCGAGTCACATCGCGATTATCTTCAACCTCAGCGCGCTTCACAAGAGCCGCCAGATGGTTCTTAGTGACGCGAGAAAGGTAGAGCCTGTAAGAATCCTCATGCTCTCCGTGGGTTAGGGCAACAACCGCCTCCATGACCTCAGCGGGCATAACCTTCTCTAGCTCATGAGCCGTGACCTTCGTATGCTCCAACACGTCATGCAGGTATGCTACAGCTACAGCAAACTCATCACCGTGGGTAGCCTCACTGACCTGCATCGCAACATTGATAATATGCCCGCCATAGTAGTCATTACCGCCCTCATCGACCATGCCCGCATGGGCAACCTTGGCGATATACTCGGCGGCATCCAGCACCCACGTCTTGTAGTCAGTTTCGCGCTGGAATACACCCTTAGAAATGTCGGTACCAGACATTGCGCCAGAGCCAATGTCTACCAGGCTAATCATCCCGCTCTCAACCTTGAGAACCCATACGGTAGAGCCATCAACGAGAGCCGGTACGGTTTCCCCGGCGGGAGTAGCTACAAGACCATACTCGTAGGCGGAAGAATCGGTGACAGGGTATACGAAACCCATAAGAGCACCACATGCCTTTCAAATAGATAACGAATGTGACACTAACAACATATCGCATGGTGCTGGTTGGTGTCCAACGCAACACGATAGTTTCTTTCACAGGACGCAATTATGCCCCTGTAAGCTGTTGGAGCTTACAGGGGCATAATCAATATCGAACCTCGAAAATGTAAATACAGCCGAGCGAGTCACTGCTAGTTGTAATTACAGTTCGGTTTAGCTGAAGGCGTAACGACCCGAACGCCCCCATGTATTACATGATACCACGTAGGCATATGCCTTGCAACCCATGTGCGGAAGCACTTATAGGGCGGTGTAGTAGCCATCCACAGACATGATAGAAGTGGAGTGAATGAGAGTACCCTCAGATGGGTTGAGAGCAGAAATCATCTTGCCGTCGCCCAGGTAGATACCGACATGGCTGTAACCGTTCTGGAATACAATGTCGCCCGGCTTCGGGTTGTTAGTAACCTTGAGTTCAGTAGCCATAGCGTAGGTGTACGCGGTTAGCTTAATGCCCTGCTGGGCGTAAACCCATGACACAAAACCAGAGCAGTCCCACGCACGGAACGTCTTGCCGCCCCAAATGTATGCGCCACCCAGACCAGTCTTTGCAGTCTCAACAATTGCCGCGCGGGTAGCATCCAGGTTGGAAGTGTCTACTGCCGTGGAAGCCGCCTTACTGGAAGTCTTATCTACACGCACATCAAAGTTGGACGTATAACCGCCGTTAGCGGTGGTCGCAGGGGTGGAAGCCCCATTGTTAGTTGCTACGGAAGTAGAAGGTGTATATGCGCGCTGAGAGTTCGACTGTGCAGATACGACGGTAGCTGAACCAGTGGCATTCAGACCAGCGGGAGAGGTATCCCCACTAGTGTTAGAGGCAGGAGGGGTAGGCTCATTCGCCTTAGCGTCTGTGCGTGCCTTAGCCGCAAGTTCCTCTGCCTTCTTCTTCTCAGCCTCAGCAGTTGCCTTAGCTTCATCCTCAGCCTTCTTCTCGGCTTCCGCCTTAGCCGCAAGCTCATTGCGGGTAGCGTCAATGCCGGTCAAGAACTTATCCATAGCATTTGCGCGCGCCTGAGCCTTGCGAGCCGCATCATTCTGAAGGTTATTGAGCGTCACCATATCGATAGTAACGTCGCCATTCTCCATGTACACAGTCTTAAACTGCGCACGCTCTTCAGGAGTAAACTCAACAACCTTAGTATTATTAACATCCACAAGGTCATTAACGCTTGAGGTGGTTGCCGGGGCGGTAAAAGACGCAGGCACATCCGCAACATGATTAGCGGCAGACGTATCTGCATACGCTACCGACGGGGCAACCAGAGCGGCAATAATAGGAGTGGTCAGAGTCAGCTTAGTGTAAATGTTTTTCTTGCCCATAAGGGTAAGTAACTTTCTTGTAGGGGTCATCTGTCAGTGGCTTACGAAATTAGCTGTCAGGCTCGGCATGTCAGATTCTTGCCTAACTTCAGGTGAAGTCTTCGCCTCTAGAGAGATGCCTGTGATGCGCAAGACAATGCTTGTCGTACCCGCGCCGCAGGCACACATCTCAGATGTGGTTCTTCCGCCTCTCGGAAGGTAAATTGTTAGCCCCAAGGCTTGAGCTGAACCCCGAGAGCTCAACCAGCTCAGCTCGTCACATTTCCAGAAAAGATGAAGCCGACTTCCGTAGGCGAAACTGCCAAACGGAAGTCGGCTTCACAAGGTCTTTCACCTTGGAACCTTAAAAATTGTACCACTGAAAGTATAGCGGCGCAACAGCTACCTGGGTTACGAAATGAGCAGAGACGCAATCATGCCATTTACCCCGTAGAGCAAAGCAAGGTTATAAACGGCATGTGCAATCCATGAGGCGTAGATGTTCTGAGTCTTCAGCGCCAGGAAGCACAAAGCAATACCCGAAAGTACATACATGAGCACCTGCGGAGCGATAGAGAGCAGAGTGCCAGTGAAGATGTCCATAGAGCCAAGTGAAACCGCGAGATTGAACGAAGTGAGCAGAGTGCCTGCAATATGGTATGCCATGAACCCCAAGGAGGACAGTAGGACCATAAGAACCTTCGCGCCAGGAATGACACTGTTGCGCACGGCAGACATAAGAACACCACGGAACAGCATTTCCTCAGCAATGGGCGCGAGAGCTACCGTAAACCCAAGGTAAGCCAAGAGCGTAGGTAGATTCATCACCTGGTAGGGCGCTACAGCCTCCACAGGCGGCTTTCCGCCCGCCAACATCGTAGAACCCACACTGATGACCATAAGCGCCACAGCGCCCAGCAGACCGCTCCACAGGTACCTATAAGACAGCATAGGAATAAAGACACCAAACAAGACGGAGCGGATGGAGCCGCCAATTCGAGGTGCCACCAGCTTAGCAACAATCACCGTAACCCCAATGATGGTGGCGCTGTACACCATTGAGACAATGTGATGATTCGCAACAGGGAGGTTAAGGCTCGCAATTGGGTTGCTAAGAAGCCAGGTAATGCCGTTGCTGACGACAAACACGGCGACAATCACCGCCAACCCATAGAAAGCAAGCTTCAGTAGACTTCCAGCGCTACTGGAGGTAGGGGAACTAACCTTTTCAGGGATGACATCGGCGGAGTGTTCTTCCTGCTCCTGTGCAGGCAAAGTGGAAGGCTCAGCGGCGGCAGTCGTATTTTCAGACACGAATATCTATTCCTTTCAGTAGTAAAGTTTCAAGCAGGGGTGGTATAAGTATAACGCATTGGCGGGCTAACTAAAGAGAAGACCTCAATAGTTAGCCCGCCAATCTCGCTAACTATACACTAGTCAGCGATGCGCTTGTAATAGGTTCGAGGACGCAAGCCCTGAGCCTTATTCAGACGGCGCGCCTCAGCAATATCTGCCATGTCGCGCTTACGGTATTCAGCGAAAGTCATACCGTACTTGTAGGTTTCGTATTCGTAATCGTCAGAGAAGCGCTTGTCGGTACCTGCACGGCGCTTCATATCCTTCGCCTCGGCGTAAGGAAGAAGACCTTCAATGTAGAGCAGGTAGCCGTCTTCGGTGCCGAAAACAAACTTCGGGTTGCCAGAGTTGCCGGTAAGGATTACGCCAAAGCTATTACCAGATACCTTGAACAGCTCATTGCGGAGCTTGTCGGAAGTGTCAGCAGACTTGTAGCGCTTGAAGTCACCCTTATTGACCTGCCACACCAGCTGGCTCTGGGTGTTAATGATGGTCAGGTCGCCAAACTGGGAGCGAATGGCGTGCCACACCTCAGAGTTTGAGGACATGTAGGTGTGAAGGATGCCCATGTCCTTCTCGGGGTTACTTTCGTTCGGGATGGCAAGGTCGAAACCCTTAGCCTTGTTGTGGTGACGAATGTAACCCTGGATGCCGCGAACGTTGCGGTCAGACTTCATATCGCCGGGCTCGAAACGCCAACCATCCGCAAACTCGTAAACGTCAGACGGCAGGACAGTGGCAGGGGAAGTAAATACATCGCTCACAGTCCAGTTGTGGTCGTAACCATGCTCATCGGAGTAAACGTTGGGGTTGGTTACGTTCGAACGGGAGAAGCCGTCATCGCGAACAGCCTGAAGCTTAGTACCGTCACCATCCGTCAAGATGATGAGAACATCTTCCTTGCCCTTACCACGAACGTTACGGGTAGCACGAACCGTAATGTTACCACCCTGAGCATTCTGCTTAGCGGTCGGAAGCAGTCGCACAGACTGGTTCGGCGCAGAGGAAATGTATGCCGGAACAAAGCCGCCCTCAAAGTCGCCCATAAGGACTACGCCCTCCTCATATGCAAGACCGTGCACAGTATCCTTATGGGAGCTGATGCTAATAAACAGGGTTTCATTAGTGCCCGGCGCGGAGCAGATGTCCCAGATGTGCTCCGCCTTATACGGGCGACCCTGCGGGTCACGAATATCACGCAGAACCCAATCCTTACCAGTGGTGTCCGACTCCCAAACAGCGGTGCGGTTCCACAGGTCACGGAAGTTTGCAGGCTGAGACGGGTCAGTAAGCGGGACGTAGATGCGACCTGCCGCATACTGAGCAGTAACAGCCTCGGAGCCAGCGGGCTTGAACTGCATCAGAGAGTTGCCGTTCGCGTCAAAGCTGGAGAGGCAGACTCGACTAGTGCCGTAAGTGTCGCCATTTGCGTTATAGTCACCATAGCCGGGGGTTACAACGTTGTTCCACGGGGAAATGGTGACGGAGTTAATCGCGGAAAGCGACGTGGTGCTGTTGCCTCGCTTGATGGCGTGACCAACAGCGGGGGTTGCTACCTTCTTGACCACGGGGTCCTTCGCGGCGGCAACGAATCGGTTACGAGCGTTGGCGGCAGGCGCATTGATAGCCATCAGTGCGCCACCAGCGGCGACACCAGCAATCAGAGAACGGCGGGAAATAGACATAGTGTGTACTCCTAAATAGTTGAAGTTGAAGTGAATAAAAGAAGTGAATAATGCCGACTCGACTACCAGAGGCGAGCCAACGAAATTTAGTGTACCACATGTAAAACAGGTTGCGCAAATCGAGTGTTTTAGGTGCTAATAAAGAGGGGTTCCCGCTCTACCTCCTCAATTAGAAGACAGAGCGGGAACCCCTCTTTGAAAACAGTTATCAGTTAGAGTCCGACGTTACCACAACTTCAAGTCGTACTTGGAAGTCGTAGAATCATCGTCATTTACCACGATATTCTCCACATCGCCAGGCTTGAAAGCGGCTCCACCAAAGAAGTACTCAGCTCGCGCCGCCTTCAAGAAGTACGGGTCAGGATACTCTAGACCGTCGGCATCCTTAAATGTCGCCTCCTTAGGCAGGTGGACAACATCGAGGGTTCCTTCACGATTACCCTGAGGTGCATACGCAAACCTAGTATCGCCGGATTCATCCTTGTATGTCATCACAAAGTCAGATGCGCGCGAAGCATCATCACTCTCCCACCAATACTCTTCAAAGCCATTAGCGCTGTTCGACAGGGACGAGTCCTGCATATTGCTACGCTTATAGGTCAGAGATTCCTGCCTAGCTGTAGCACGACCAGCGAAAGCCGCCGCCAAAGTCTCCGCCTGCGAAACATCCGCCGGATTCACAGTGGTACTAACATTAGGTAGATAGGAGCGGCGCGAAACAGCTTGCGCCATATCCGTATAAGAGCCACCCCTAGCGCTCCTACCGCGCAACACTCGCAAGCGAGGAGTTACACCATCCTCTTCAGGGTTGCCGGGCACAATATCATCCAGGGTGGGCTCAAAAGTATCGGAAGCCATCTTATACTTGCCGCTCTTCAGCCCCTCAACAATTACGTCAGAGAAGTACGGGTCTGTAGGGTCACCTTCAATACCTAGGCGGCTCTGCAAGGCGACAAGGGCATTGTACTTGTCGTCTTCCTGCTCGTTCCGAATGTAGTAATCCATTACACCTGAGACAGCAACCGACTGGTACTGCAACTTGCGCAAACTATTGAGCGCATCCTTCTGAGGGGCGGTGAGCTCCAAATGCGCATTCTCCGGGTCTTGTGACAAGTCCTCGTATACGTCCCTCAACTGTTCGCGCTCCTGTGCGTCCCACCTGTACGCCCGATACATGACAGCATCCTCTTGAGAGCCATACCTGCGGATAGCCGCCCTCTGCGTTACGGTATCTGAATAAGGGCTAATGTTTATTGCCACATACCCACCATCGTCAATGTACTTCGTGATGGATTTATCTTTTTCGCGAACAACTGACCCGGCAAATTGAGAGTCATTCTCTCGTAGAGGGTAATTCATATCCCCGTCTGGAGTCTGAGGGAGGCTGTGCAACAGCTCACCATCTTCAGGGATGTAAGGGCTGGCAATACCAAACTCCATGACGTAGCCACTATCCGTCTCATCTTTATCCTGCCCCAACGGGTCAATAGTCTCAAACATTCTGACTCGACCACGCCCCTGAGGGGTCTCAGCCCAAACCTTCTGGGCGCGCTCAGCTTCCTCCTCATCAAGAGGCTTATCGAAGTTTCGTGTAATCCACGTAAGTGGCGAATACTCTACAGCCTTCAACTCCTCCGAAACGTCATTACCCTCAGCTTCAAGGTCTTCCAGCATATTCCTACGCCACTCCAGAACCTCATCCAAGTCCTTCTCGTCCCACCCAGCATACGCAAGAGCTTCCTTTATTCGCTCCGCATCAGTCTCAGGCTCCCAGTATCGGTCATCGTCAAGCTCATATACAGGGCGGGCAATGCGCATTGAAGAAACATCGAAGTCCAACGCAAACTGACCTGTATCAGGGTCAAGCCAGCCCGCGCTGTCCCTACCATGCTCGACAGTCTCTTCCTGCGTAGGCTGTTTAGTCTCTACTGGCGGCGTGGGCGGCGGGGCAATATCAATATCTACAATATGGAAGTTGTCGATAGCTTCCTCAAGAGTAGCCATTGGAATAGGCTGAGCAGGGTCTTCTGCCGCACCAGCGTTATCGGCAGGCGGTGACGGGACATTGAGGTCAATGTCAATGAAGCTTACGTTCCCAATAGTGCCAGCGAGAGTTGCAGTGGACTCAACCTTCGGAGTTTCCTGTGGGGCTTCAGTGGGCTTATCGGGTTCAACTTCCAATAGGTCTGCTGGGTCACCTGGATAGGGATAATTCTCAGGGTCGCGGCTGTATAGCGTCCAAGGGGTTACGCCCAATGTCTCAAAAATTTCAGGGCTCAGTCCGTCCTCACCAAACGTATCTAGCGCCATATCGTAGTTATGTCGGCTCAAAGCTTCCAGCTCTAGCCAGCTATCTGCTTCAGCAGGAGTATTGAAGTGTGGAGCGTTGGAGGCGAACTTGCACTGATGCTCGGCACTGCAAGGAAGCCGCCGGTTATCGTCGTTAATATGGTACTGTCCCTTAGCCATAATCCAACTACTTTCATAACGTGTAATATATAGGTGGTACCAAAACGCCTACATAGCAAGCCTTCTGGTACCACCTATATATCAATAAGAGCCGAAACACACAGGAAACCCACAGGAGTTATTCGCCTAGCCTTGACAGACAGCTCTAAAAATGTGCTATAGTGTAACTGTAGTGGTCGCAATCTCGCGGGCACACACCAATAACCCAACCTCGAAAGGTAAAACACTATGGCTAAGAAGATTGGCATCTTTGACCGCATCTCCCAGCTGGTGAAGGCAAACATCAACGACCTCCTGGACAAGGCAGAAGACCCTCAGAAGATGCTGGCTCAGCTCATCCTTGACTACACCAACAACATCCGCGAGGCAGAAGGCTCTGTTGCTCAGCTCATCGGCACCCTCCGCCTACTGGAGAAGGACTACGCCGAAGACGCGAAGACCGCGAAGGAGTGGGGCACTAAGGCTCTAGCCGCCTCCAATAAGGCAGACGAGTACCGCGCCGCCGGTGACACCGCCAACGCTGACAAGTTCGACAGGCTCGCCAAGACCGCCATCTCCAACCAGCTCGCCGCTGAGAAGAAGATGCAGATTGCTGAGCCTCAGATTACTGCACAGACCGAGACTGTCAATAAGCTCAAGGCGAGCCTTGACGTTATGCGCAACAAGCTTGAGCAGGTGAAGCAGAAGAAGGCTGAGCTGGAGGCGCGCCAGAAGACCGCTGAGGCTACCCTGCTCATGGCAGAAACTTCCAAGAACTTCAACACTATTGACCCCACCTCTGCACTGGCAGGTGTGGAAGAGAAGGTTCGCCGTCTGGAAGCCAAGTCCTTGGGTGAGCAGGAGCTTGCTGAAAGCCGCCTGGATGACGACTTCGAGGCACTTGCAGACCTTGAGCGTGACCAGGAGCTAGAGGCTCGCCTTGCGGCTCTGAAGGGTAACAAGGCATAGCCCTAAGGCAATAACGTCACCCGGCGATGCATTACATGTAGGTGATTTGGCTGTTACCCCGCAGGAGTGACGCAGTGAAACCCCCAACCTTGACTGGTTGGGGGTTTCACTTTTATACGCAGAGACGGTGACGGGATTTGAACCCGCATACCCGCGAACGGGTGTAACAGTTTTGCAGACTGCCGCCTAAACCAATTCAGCCACACCGTCGTAAGCCCCTCAGGGGCTATGTAAGCGACTAATGCCAACTTATATGTAAAACTCTATCAGATGGAGGTTGAAATGCGCAAGCGGGGCATATAGCCCCTTTGCAGGTGGCGGTATGCCCCGCTTGCGCGAGTGAAAATGTGTGTAAGTGTGCCCATCTATAAGCTCCGTCCAACGACCCTACAATATGTCGCCGGTGCATATGGATGGATAATTACAACACTTACAGTATAGCGTAACCCCTACTTGGCTGTAAAGTACCCATCAACAGGCATCCATGAAGTCGGGTGGATAAGGGTGCCACTTGACGGGTTGAGAGCAGAAATCATCTTCCCGTCGCCCAAGTAGATACCAACATGGTTGTACCCGTTCTGGAACACAATGTCGCCAGGCTGAGGGGTAGCAGTAGGCTTCAGCTCATTCTTCATTGCAGAAGTGTACGGGGTGAGCTTAATGCCATGCTGAGCGTAAACCCAGGAGACGAAGCCGGAGCAGTCCCACGACTTAAAGGTCTTGCCACCCCAAACATAGGTACCGCCTAGACCGCTCTTAGCCGTCGCCACAATCTTATCCTTAAGATTATTGGACTGCTGATTGACTAGCGGCTCAGCGGATAGGCTTGCAGGCACTACAACCGACCCACGGGCAACATTATGCAGAGTACTGAGCTTGCCAGTGCGCGAGAACCACTGAGTAGTAGCGTTACGGTTACCAACAACGTCGCTCACCGGGAAGCCATGCTTGTCCCAGTGACCTTCACGAGCCCACTTCTTACCTACCTCGCTGTTGAACTGGATGACGTGCGTGCGGTTAGCGGAAGCATCCCAGCCAACGATGTAGTAGTCGTCACCATTCTTGAAGTCCTGAGCACGCCCACCATGCACGTAATACTCTTCACTTACAGGAACGCCGAGTTTATTCTTGCCCACCTCGCCGTAGCTCAGCCACTTGCGTGCAATAGCACTATTGATGTCAATACTATGCACGCCGGTCTGCTCCGTCCATACCAGCTTAACGGTACGACCATCCTTAGTCAGGAAGTCCTGCGTCACAACACCGTTACCCTGGCTGGTTTCCTCAGAGATAGGTACACCAATCTCGTTCTGGTGTTGCTCCCAATAGTGACCGATAGCGCCCGGCATCCAAATATTGTGGACACCAGTCTTCTCAGTCCACACCATCTTATGTCCAGAGCCGAAGTCCTGATAAGTGTAGCCGTTCTTAGTGACCTCTTCAGTCGTTGGGTACTTATAGGTGCCTGCTGAGCCACCTGCCTGAACCCAACGGTTACCAATCGCGCCGCGAGTCCAGATAGTCTTACCGCGAGCCTGATGAGAATAAACTACCGTATGCCCAGACTCGAAACGCTGTTCCCAGGAGGTAGCACTGGTCTTACGCTCATTCTCAACAGGCGCACCATAGTTGCGCCTAGTGTCAGTCAGATACTTCTTAATACCATTGACAGCCTGGAACTTGGAGGTCGGGTCAGAAACAGAGACCTTGCCGGTAGCCTTATCCAAGGTAAGGCGAGTCACAACACCATTCTCAGTACGGAAGTCCTGGTAAACCGTGTTACCCTGAGCCACCTCATCGGTGATAGGCGTACCAATCGTGCGCACATCACCCATCTCAAGCCACTTATTCGTAATAGGCTCGAAGTTAGTCATGACGTGGACACCATTCTTGGCTGACCAAATCAGTTTCTTGCCGCTATCGAAGTCTTGCTGTGCAGACTCACGGAAGCTGTACTCGTCAGTCAAGGGGTACCCAAAGCGCCCATATTCGTTACCGTTCTTTACCCAGAGGTCACCGATTGCTCCACGCAGGTAGATAGCGCCACCCTTACCATCCTTGCGGTGCAGGATACGGTAACTATTCGTGAAGTCCTGAGCCCAGCCACCCGGCAATGCAAGCTCACGCCCAATAGGGTTGCCGTAATGTGCCTCGTTCTTATGCCAGTAGCTACCGATACCAGAGTAGATGTTGATGTAGCCGCCGTTATTGAAGTGACGGTCACCATTATCCTTGACGGGAGCGTGGGCTTCCTTCGGCTTCTCGGGGGTGGCGGAACGGTCGGTTACCGGAGAGGGGGACACCTTGCCGTTGCTACCCCACTTGGAAACGTAATGCGGGTTACGCACAAAGTTATCCAGCTCAGCGGCAGTACCGTTGAATACGTTGGAGTCACCGGCGAACGGCGCAACGGATGAGAACTGCCAAATGTCGAAACTGGTAGAGCCGCCAGGCATGAAGCCAGGACCCGTGGAATAGTTTGCAATATGCAACGGCAAACCGTTGAACTCATTGGTGCCACCCATGCAAGTATTCCACCAGTCAGTAGTGGAGTAGATAGTGGGGTAGCGCCCCGTCTTATCCTTATAGGTATTCACAAAGTCCCACGTCCAAGTCTTCAACTGAGACTGAGACATGCCGAAGCAAGTGTTGCCTAGCGACGGGTAGGGGTTGTACTCCAAGTCAAGCATACCCGGCAAAGTCTTGCCGTCTGCCGTCCAGCCGCCACCGTTCTTAACGAAAATTTCAGCCTGAGTACGACCAGAGGACTGCGGCGGCAACGCGAAATGGTAGCCGCCAGTGACAAGACCTGCGTCACGTGCTCCCGCATAGTGCTTGGAGAACGTAGGGTCTACATAGGTGGTGCCTTCACTGCTCTTCATCCAGGAGAAGCGGCTACCAGCGGCATACTGCGCGCCCCAGTTGATGTTCGGCTGATGGTTCGAGACATCCTGACCTAGGACACCCCAGGAGGGCTTCCATCCACTCTTAGTGGTTAGCGGGACTACAGCCAGGGTAGGTGCGGTCGCGTTAGAGATAGTTGAGTCCTGTGCCCCAGTAAGGTTCTGCTTGTCAATAGCCTGCGCCTTAGCACCCCAGCCGACAGTAGCGCCACCCTTCTTCGCACCCTCTTCAGGAGTCTCAGCGAGAGCAACCTGAATGTTCTGGACGGATACAGACCCCTGCAAGGTAGGCGCGGCTTCAGTAGTAGCAGTATCACCCTCTAGATGGGTTTCCGCGTCATTCTTAATGGTTTCCGTCTCGGAGACCGTAATAGTTGAACCGGCGGTAAGAGGCTTCTTCTTCTCATCCGGCTCAGCATTAGCCACAGCCGGAGCTACTGTGCCTGCAATAGTAGCAGTCAGCAGGGCAGAAGCGAGAACGGTCTTCTTAACGTTGGTATTGGTCTTCGTAGTCAAAAGTTTGTTTCCTTCAAATGTGTTACTCGGGTCGCATAGCTCTATGAACGTACAACCGGCGGTCAAGTCTAGCGGCTCATTGAACCTCACCTGTTTAGGCATACTCGAATAATATAGCGGAACACCTGCCGCATAAGTATACTTAGATGACAGTCATCCAGCCGAAGAAGTGAAGGGGATATGTGCATAAAAATGCGGCTACCCGACTAATTAAAGCCGGGTAGCCGCATCACAAAGAAGGTCACTCTACCACACCGTCCACCCCTCATAATCCTCTACAGCCACCCTATCAGGGTATGCAGTGAAACCAATCGGAGTTTCCGTCTTGCTCGCGCCTGCACGATACAGCCCTAGCGCCCTATCCGCGTTAGTGAGAACAGGTGAGTTGTCTCCCTCATAAGCCCCCACAGTCTGATAGAGAACCCCATCAGCATTGGTCTCCAAAACTACAGCATACTGCTGGGAACTGCCCTCGCCGCTGGGTCTGCAAACAATATCACCTGGGGCGACATGAGACATCGCCTCCCTCTCCCCCAAATCCCTGAACATCTCGTCGCGGTAATGGGCGTAACTACTAGTCGCAAACTTGCGGCGACGCTCCTGTTCAGCTGAAGCCATGTAGCTATGGGAGATAATGTCATTCCACTCCAAAGCCTTAATATCTTCTTTCAAAGACTCGCCGCGCGTAGGAGACTGAGCAATAACCGCCTGACGGGGAGTTTGCGGCGGCACCTCACCATCAGCCACAATAAGAAGCTGTTCAAGCTCATCTGCCGACTTCCCTACACCCATAAGGTTAGGGTTGATAACCAGATAACCGTGTTCGGTTGGTTGGGATGAACATGCTTCCAAGAGCTGACGCATCTGCCGCGCATCTCGCGGGTAGTGCAACCCATTCTCATCAACATCAGTCTCAGCGGTCTGAAGCCACACTTGATACTCTGGGTGGTTCTGAAGCGCATCAGCAACCGCCTGCCGGATAGCTTCTTGAGTATCTTCATCTAACTGGTGTGACGCACGAAGCGACTCTGGCAAATGTGAAGCAGTCATAAGTCTCTCAAGGAGTATGCCAGTATGCTTCGCTAATGCTCTGTTGTGGTTATTTAGGTAATGCGCGTATGCCGCGTTCGCATACCCCAAATACCTCTTCTCACCAATACCTTCAATGCGTTTAAGGTATTGCGATTTATTTTTTGAAAGCTGTTCATATGAGGGATACTTCTTGTCGGCGGCAATGACCATCGCAGTAGTCTGACTATTCGTCTTTTCCCGCTTATGCGCCTCAAACATAGCCTTAGCCGTAGCAATATTCGCAGGACTCGAAGACGACAACCCGGCAGGAGTTACCTTAGCCAGCCTTGAAATGGATGTCGTCTCCACAATCTCCCATAACGAAAGCGGAGTGGTTGAAACATAATTCGGGGCAGAAACAGAGGTAGCGTCAGTATCAGCATACATCTTGTCGGCAGGCTGTTTCTTCGCGACCGCATAGTCAATACGCGCGCGGCTGTCAGCGGCATAAGCGGCGGCATCAGTGTCAGGGATAAGGGATACCTGCTCCTTCGTGAGCGTAGAACGCTCAGCTGGAGCCTTGCCTTCCAGGACAACCTTAGCAGAAATCTGCTCAGCGGCTTCAATTGCCTCAATCAGAGTGTCGAAGTGCAGAACACCCTCACCATTATTCAGGTGCCTGTACGCGCAAACATCCCTGCCTCGGCACTCATTAGGCTTATTATTGGGGGAGATATGGTAGCATTGCATTCTTCATTTTCCTGCTGTCTTTTTACGAGATTTAGGGGTCTAGCATTTATCGTGCGTAAAAGCCGCCCAGCACCCCAAGCGCCCCATCGTAGGGGCGGAAGGTAACTGGGCGGCTCCACTATGAGGAGGTCAGCCGATGAAGGCTAGAGTATTCACACATACAATATATCAGTGGCTACTTCCGCTTCGTGGCAATAGTAGACGGTGCAGGCTTCGGGGTGCTCATGGGCACAAGCTCACCGTCAGTGGTCATATTCGTGCACCGGGGCGTAATCTTCACCTTCAGCTCACGGTTATCAAAGATAATACCCTGCTCACGCTGTTCATCAGTGAAAATAAGAGGACACTGACGGTACACCTGCTTAGCTGGGTTGCTGAAGTCCTTGAAAACAGGGACACCTTCGGCATTGATATGTGAATACACCAAATTCATGCCTGCCTCATCGCCGCGCCACCGGCGAAGCTGGTCTTCATCTACAGTCAGGCGATTAGTGATATTGGAGGATAGCTCCACAGTCCTGCTGGTATGGTCGTTCCACCACAGCCACCCAGCGCCGGAAAGACATGCAAATGCTAAGACTCCGAATGTGGCAATAGTGCGTTCGTGAGCGTCCGTGAAGAGCTCAACCAGCGTAAAGATGAGGCAGATGCCGCCAATGACGACTAGGGGGACAATCCAGAATAGTGGGTTGATGCTGTCGTGGGCTGTAATGTACATCATGGTATGTAAGTGTGATTTCCTAATAGTGGTTTAGTGTTGTTGTGCGGGCTACATTACGCCAAATAGCCGTAGAGCAATGAGGGTTGCAGAGCTCCAGAAAGCAGTAGAAATAGCGCCCGCAATGAGGAAGCCGCGCATAAACTCAACGCCATACTCGGCATCGACGAAAGTGTCAGTCATTTCCAATTTAATTACCTCTTCAGTGTTTCTAGTAGTTGTTCCAAGGGTGGTTGTCTACCACCTTAACGGGGATGGGTCGCTTGTTGCGACTGCCCCATCCAGAGTTACGAGCCAATGCTCGGATAGGGTCGGGGCGATTCAGCGCATTAGCGGTGTTGCGGTCGTATCGAGCGGCAAGAGCGCGCAGAGAATAGAAGACTTCACGAATATACTTCATGGTAGTTCCTTTCAAGTACGTAATAAATGAAAAATAAATCTGCCAATAAGTGTATCACATACTCAGAAGGTATGCAAAAGCGCCGCGCATGTGCTAAGACATACGCGGCGCTTCACAGCATAGCAATTAGATGCTACTGTTCACTATCATCCTTCTTCTTAGAACGAGCACGGCGGATAAGCACCACCACAGCGGCAATCAGTCCACCAACCAGAGCGCCCTTGAAAGCTGAAACCAGGACAGAATCACCATTATGACCAGTCTTAGCCTCAACCGGCTTGGAAGGCTTCTCCGAAGGCTGTTCAGGCTTCTCAACAATCCCAGCAGAACTTCCGTCGTTCTGCGTCGGAACTACCTTGGAAGCAGGAGCCTCTGACGGGCTATTAGTGGGAGCAGTTACCTCCCCCTTCGGCTCAGCAATCGCAGGCTCACCATTAGCACCACCCGTATACTCAGGGTCATTCTCACGAACAGCGGGCTCAGTACCGTTCACGCCACCTGTAAAGTCGTCCTTCTTGTTAGAGTCAGCCTCTACCGCGTTCGCACCACCCGTATACTCAGGGTCATCTTCACGGATAGCAGGCTCGGAGCCGTTCACGCCGCCGTTAAACTCGGGATTCTCAGTAGCAACCTCGGGTTCACCCTTCTCAGTGACAACCTGGTCGGGGTTTGCAGGCTGGGTAGCAGGTTCGCCCTTCTCGCTAGAAGTATTCGCTAGAGCCAATGCCTTGCCGGTAGTAGAACCAATCAGCAAGGTAACAGCGCCCTTAGAAGATACGGTGCCGTCGGAACGTACAGCCGCGTAGGATACGGTCGGCGCGAATCCTTCCCTACCCTTAGTGGTAATCTCGATACCCTGGCGATTCTTTCCGGGTACGTCCACGACACGGTAGGTAGCCATGCCATCATCGTACTGGGTAACTTCCTCACCAGCGGCATTGTACAACTTAACGCCGGTCAGAGTCATGCCGTTGTTGTTGCCGAAGTTCGTGGAGTCATTAGCCAGCACATCTACAATCTGAGTGGTACCAGTCTTGAGGCGCGGGTAATCAGAAGCCGCTAGAGGGTTAGCTTCCTGAACGCCACCGAGTGTGTAGCTAATGCCACGGTAAGCATAGTTGGGGTCATTCGCGTATGCCTGGAAATACCACTTTTTAGTCTTCGCGTTCACCACAGGGACATCTTCACGTCCAGCCTGACGGATAACCTGCTTCGTCTCATCGGTAATCGGGACGGTGGTACCCGTCCACTGGGACTTGTCTTCCAATTTTTCGTAGGCGAGGTAGTCCTTGGACTTGCGCAAGTTCTCGGTGACCAGATGTACGGGGGTTGATACACCCTCGCGGGTCGGGGTGATGGTCATGCCCAGCTCTTCGCCCTGCACCACACCGTTATCAGTCTCGGTAGTGGACTTGTAGCCCGGAGTCTCGTGGAAATCGGTATGTAGGTTCATAACCCAGAAAGGGTCGGTCACGGTGTAGGTACGTGAATCACGACCTGTGTGTGTGGTGTGACCGATGTACCCGTTCTCATGTACACGGTCAGGCAAGAAGGTGCGGACAGTAGTATCAGCCGGGATAGCATCAGCCGACCAGTTCACAAGCGTGTTCTGCTGACCTTTAGAACCCGCAGGAAGCTCGGCGTAGTTCACAGGCATCCACTGGACAGCCTGCCACGGGAACGCCGCGTTACCGCCGGTGTGCTGGTCAAACATCTTCTTCAACCAGCCATTTTCGACAGTCTCATCGGTATAGATATTCTTGCCTTCACGTGCGGCAGGCGCGTAAGACCAGCCAGACTCGAAGTTGAAAGCAATCGTTGCGATGTTACGGTCAGTGACAATGCCGCCGTATTCCTTAGCGGCTTCAATCTGCATACGTAGAATGGCGTCGTCGGTCTTGTCAATGGAGCGCAGGTAGCCATCGGTGTCGAAGTCCTTGGGCAAGCGCCAACGCTGACCGGCGTGCGGAGCCTCGGGGTATTTCGTGGTGTCGATATTGCCGTCTGCCATTTTCGCGGGGAACGACGCGCCGCGCTGGTAGTTCGGGAAAGTCACCGACAGGGCATGGTTAATCTTGCCGCTACGAAGCTCATCAATGCCAATCTGGGTATTCTCATTAGCCATACCCACAACAGATGAAGTGCCAGAAATAAGGTTCAGCCAGTAGTTGTTTTCACCCATGCCGCCAAAGTTGGGCTTAGCGGGAATGTAGCCACCCGAAGAGTACTTAATGACGGGTGTCCAGTCAGCTTCAACCTGAACATTAAGGGTACCGCCCGCTTTCTCTACAGCCGCACGGGTTGCAGTGATAGCGCCGGTATGTGTGTCAATAGTTACACCTTCAACCGGGTTTACGATGCGGAAGGTCTGACCACGACCAATAGGGTATCGCATATCGCGACCAGATTCCATGTCACGAGAGTAAGCCTGCACCGTGATAGTATCACCCGCAGAATACGGCGACACGTGGTTCCTGGGGGTATCCACAGGAGTCAAACCATCCTTAGCGGTGGTCTTCTCACCAGGAACTGCCTGTAGCCGTGCGCTCTCAGCGTCAATGGTCTGGGTCTTACCCTCAACGGGTGCGGAGCTGAAGTACGCCGTATCGTAGTTCACCTTCTGGCGCTGAGCCTTATCCTTGCCGCCAGTCCATGCGGCGACATTGGGGACAGTGCCGTCTTCGGACATCTTGATAGTCGCCGTAGTGCTGTAGGTCTGCGCGGGCGCATCCTGCATAACGTGGAACATCGAAGTCCACAGACCAGTTGCCGTGTCATAGGTCGCTAAAGACTTATCACCCGACGGATTCGGATGCTTCAGGTACCAAGTCGGAATAGGGCGAGAACCCATAGTGAGGCGGCGGGTCGCCTCACTGGTGAGGGCGCGGTTATCGCGTGATACGACCTCTACATATTCCTGGTTAGGGTTAGATGAGTCTACGGTGAGGGTAGGAATAAGTTCCTGACCAGCACCGCCCCGGTTCACATTCTCAGCGGTCAGCCACTTGTTGATGGTGCGCGAATATACGAGGTGTTGGCTGTTAATATTCTGGCTATTATCCAGTACAGGCGTGTTGTCGGGTAACGCTTGGTAAGCGAAGGTATCGCGTGCTACCTGCTGACCAGCACCCCAAATGCCAGTATCCTCAACCTTATGCAGGTCTTCGGTGGTCTTATTGCTGTCCACTGGGGCGTAAGGTGCGAGCACTTCGTGGGTGGGGTCAGCATTGTTGAAACAGAAACCGTTTACAGTGTTGCCGTTTTCATCCAGGGGCACGAGTCGGTACCCGGTGACGAGGCACGGCTTACCGTTACTGGTGCTAACGGTCTTGGTGGGGGCGGTTTCGCCGTGGTGGTTATCCCACGGGTTAGACCCAGTAGCCGTTGATGCTGATGCGAAGGTGCTAGACATTAGGGAAGCGGTGGCAAGCGCCACAGCTAGGAACTTCTTATTTGACATATAGCCTTTCTCCAATGTGGATGCGTGGTAGTTCTATTAACGCTAATGTATAACTTTAAGTATCCCTGCCAGATGCTTCACCTGACAGGAAGTGGCTACATAAAGCTGGGACTAGCGATGTAACCTAATATTTATAGCACGACTATGCACGATTTGGGAAATCGGGCAGGTTGCATACGAATAACAAGCGTATAAACATACACTTGTTGCCGCTTTGAATATGTGGTATGATTGAGCTATTGATAAGGAGTTGGCAACGCAATCATATAAGGAGTACGCCATGCAAACCCCTGACTGGGAAGATATTGTTAATGCCGCAGAAAACGTCGGCATCAGCCGCCTATCCATCATCGCCTACGGCTACTACGGCTCCCGCGCTACTGGTCTCGCCACCCCTGAAAGCGACGAGGACATCTTCGTAGTCATTGACACCACTGTCCAGAAAGATGAGAAGATGAACATCAGCGACGCTTGCGACATCAAGTTCATCTCCGCCAAGGAATGGCCCACCAATGCAGACTTCCTCTTCGACATTATTGCCATCGGCAACATTATCTTCCCGAAGCAAATTCGCGATGCAGGGGCAAAGGAGGAACGTAACCCGTGGGCGGCATACATTCAGAACTACCGCACCCCCGTATATTCTGCAATGCAGGGTTCCATCTCAGCATCTCGCGCCGCTGATAAGCGACTGGAAAACATTAACTGTCGCGAAACTTTCGACCCTATCAGCAAGCGCAAGCGCGCAAAGAACGCCCGCAAGGAGCAGGTTCGCAAGCGCAAGCTAGAGGAATACGCATACAGTATGTTCAGTAGCGACAGCCCCGTGTACAAGCCGTACTTCAATGCGGCAGAACGTGAATACGTACTGAACGGCTAGGAGCCCAAGCTGTAAAGGGCTGAAACCCTCTCGTCACCTGGTAATGCGAGAGGGTTTCAGCCCTTTTTGTGTGCCACATTTGAAATAATGGGGCACCCTGTGGTAGAGTGAGTTACATCTTCACCCGATAACCTCTAATGTGGGGAATCGAATACGTGAAGCAGACGCTTTCAGGTAACTTTCACCCCGTACTGATAGGGTGAAAGTTGCAAGGTCTCCGTTTTATGTGCTATGATAAAGTCACTTGGAACTTCGAGGCTCAGCCTGGAATGTGTCTGAGCACCCCCATTGTTTACTTAGTAGAACGGATACAGAAATGTCCACCATCTCCACCAAGGAAATTTACGCACAGGTCGCTGAGAAGGCTGGCAAGAGCCAGGCAACCGTAAAGGCTACCATCGACGCACTACTTGAGACCATCGCTGAGAACGTTTCTCAGGGCAACAAGGTTCAGCTCGTCGGCTGGCTGGCTGTAGAGCGCACTGAGCGTGCGGCGCGTCCTGGTCGCAACCCGCAGACTGGTGAGGCTATTCAGATTCCTGCTGGTTACGGTGTGAAGGTTGCCGCAGGCGCTAAGCTGAAGGATGCAGTCAAGAAGTAGTCTCCGACTACTTTTATGGCGGTGATACACTCCAATCTATTTGGAGACGCATCACCGCCCTGCTTTTTGTCTTAAAGGTGACACAACAAAGAATAATGAAAGCCCCTACCTATCATCCAGGTAGGGGCTTTCATTATTGCTTCTCTTTCTACAGGTCACGAACCATGCGCATTACGCTATGTGCGTCGCTCAGTAGCCCTGCAAGGCGTTCATGGGCGCTGGGTGGTACATTCTTGCCGGTGGCGGTGATGCACGCCTGAGAGATGCCATCAATCGCCGCCGCAAGGCTGACAGCTACAGGCTCCACAATCTCAGGGTCACATTTCACCACCTGTGACATAGGCGGGCTAGGCTTTTCAGCAGTAGAAGCATCGTCGCCTGCCTCACTCACGGGAGCGCTTACAGGGGGCGCGGTTTCAACGGGCGTAGCATCCTCCTCCGAAGCAGAATCGTCGTCAGTGTGCTCAACAGAATACTCGGGCAGTCGCCCAGCAATGTCTTCCGGTAGGCTCGCCCTAAACGTCTCATACGCATCAATAACCCACTGACACGTTTCCGTATACTGCTCACGCTGAGTCTTATTGGACTGCTCGATAAGGAACGTAAGAAACGCAGTCAGCTCAACGCCATCCTCATGGATAGTCGTAGTGTTGCCGACACTATAGGGAGGCAACGTGAGGCGACGCATCGAAGTAGCCGTCTCAGGCGAGTTCCGAAGCTCAGGCGTGAGAGCGCCCGTAGCGACACCAAGGAGCCTGTTCACGCCCTTGATGCGCGCATAAACCTCACCGTCGCAATACTGTAGGTGAATGAACTTGAAGCTCTTAACGTGGCTACCAGCGTGAGCGACCATCGTGTGCGGGTTATCGAGAAGGAACGTTGCGTGGTGAACATTGCTGGAAGCCTCAGACTCAGAGAATAGCGGCTCAGGCGCGGGAAGATGATTTGTGTCTTCTTTCAACCCGTCAATGCGGGGCGGCGTCTTCGGCAGGTGGGAAGCCACCTCTTCTTGAAGTTCCTGAAGCCAAGACACCATTTCCTGAACAGACTTCTTGTGCTTGAAGATGCGGATAACGTGCTCTACAGTAACGAAGGACTCCATGTGGTTGTGGAACTCCGTTCTCTGCTCTTCAGGAGGGATAGCATAGAAACTCTTCCCCCACTTGTAGGATGACCTTTTGACATAGTTGTAAGGAATGATGCGAGTACCGAAAAGCTCACTCGGGAAAGACCTGTTTACATACAAGGTGTCGCCAGCGATAGCGAAGTAGATGGGGAGAGACTTGTATGGCGAGGGGCACTTCTCGTGAATTTCCAGGGTGTCATTACCTGTGTTGAAAGAGAAGATGTACGGGGTTTCGAAGGTCAAGGTATTTCCTTTCGCTGGATGTCTTTAATTGGGCAGTTCATGATTCGTGAGAGTGGTAAAGGAGAGCAGGAACCAAAATGAGTTTTAGGGCTCTTAGAGGTTCCTGCTCTCCTTTACGTCAGGGGCGGGATTAGATGGAGTTTACGTCCTTCAACGCCAGGTGTGCATTAGTCAGCAGTTTAGTGAGCTTGCTGTGAACGTCAGCGGGAATTTCCTGTGCGGTAGCGGCAAAGCACGCGCTGGAAATGTGGTCGATGACCTCAAGAAGTTCCTGTCGCAAAGCCTCAACCGGCGACTGAGACTCAGTGTCGGCAGGAGCGTGCAACTTGCGGGAAGCTTCAATGATGCGCTCAAAAGCCTCAGCAGTTTTCTGCTGAACCTTATCTACAGCGGGCAGGAGCTTGTCTGCGGGGGTCTCAGGGGCATCCTCGGCAGTAGCCTCATCTACCTTCTCCTCAGGGGCATTTTCATTCACTACCGCTACGGGCTCAGGCTCTTCCGCAGTATCCTCAGCCACAACCTCAGTGGTAGCTTCTTCGGAGGCTTCCACGTCAGAGGGGAAGTCAGCCCTCAGGTCGGGGAGCTTGGCGGCATCTTCATCAGAAAGACCCGCCTTCAGGGTTTCATACGCAGTAAGAAGCCATTCACGAGCGTGTTCATGCTCGCCGCGCAGACGGCGGACGCGGCTACGCTCAATGATGCGGTCAAGGGTCTCCAGCATGGAGCGAATATCCACGGAATTGAGGGTGTCGTAGCTGGTGGCGGTCTTTACTCGGATGCTCGACTTCGGGGCATCAACAGCGTACTTATTGTACTGTGCCCAGAAGTTCTGGTGGGTAACCTTCCACACCTCGTTCATGTAGTGCAGGGTGACCTGTACACCACCGTTTCCGTCATGCTGGAGGTGGACAAGCTTGCGTCCACGGCGGATGCTAGACAGGTCAGTGATAGGGGTCTTCGGGTCAGTCGGCATGAAGGTCATAACAACTCGCTTACCGTGACGCATCTCGCGCGCCTTCTCGGTGTCGCCCTTGGTTACGGTTACGGGCGGAGTGCCAGGGAGGTAAGGGACTACTTCAAGGAGGCAGTTGTTCAGCCAGTCATGCATCTTTCGTGCCTCGGGGCGTTCCTTGAGTGCCATAATTGCGAAGCGGATAGGAACAAAGTCCTCTACGTAATTATGTTCGCCTACGCGCTGTTCTTCGGGGATTTCACACGAGATGGCGCGGGCATTATTGTCGGCAAGAATCTGGTAAATGCGGTCGAAGGGGAATACGTCGTCACCAAATGCTTCATTCGGGAGCGATGCGTTCACGTAGACGTTGCCGTTGTGGATGGCGAAATAGACGGGAGTCGATTCGTCAGGGCAGGGCACGAGGGGGTGGAGCGAGGTGTTATCGTTGCCGGTGTTGAACGAGAATACCGAAGGGGTCTGAGACATTAGCTTATTTCCTTACTGTGGATAAAGGTTGTTAAGTAGTTTCACGAGGGATAAATACCTGCGATGGCTTTATTGTAGCACATAATTATATGAGTATTGCAAACGGGGGTGTATATGTGATTAAGACCTCATATACACCCCCGTTCCCGTGCTAGTTATTCGGTGGCTTAGGGAAATGCTCAATCTTCGCCCACGCCTGAGCCTCTATAACGTTCCAATACTTCCAGGTGAAAAGCAGGGCGTGTTCAGGTGAAGGGTATACCTGCGCCCTATTAGATGCCTGAGACTTCGGACGATTCTCCCACCGCTTCCTACATGCCGGGCAACCCCGCATGAAAAGGCTTAGCGGCGCAGGGCACACCCTACCATCAGTAGCTACATGCCCACACTTCACATGTACTTGCTCAATCAAATGCTGGTAATCTAGGTAATCAGCATAAGGAGTCGGTATCCCTCGTAACCACTTGCGAGTATGCCTCTTCTGGCAAGACTCACACCCCTTGGTGAATGAATCCGCGTCTGCTCCGCACTCTTTACATAGGATAGGCTTCCTGTGTTGCGGTCGGTAAGGGGTCGCATCCACTTCAATAGGCGCTACCCCGTCAGTGAGGAACACCTCAGAGTTGAGCGCGGAAATCCTCGCCCACACCTGCTTCATGGCAAGAGGAGTGACAACTTTCCCTGTATCCAGTACATACTGGTGGCTCTTAAAGCACGCATTGCATCCTGGCGAGAAAAGAGCTTCGGGTGCGCAACAGACATTGCAGACATTAGTCGTAGCGCCACCCCCGTCCGCATAGTCCAGCATCTCCCTGAAGACGTGGCGGCTCGTACTAAACTTATTGCTATTCACGATACGCTCATAACATGCTAGACAGCTGGGCGTAGGAATAGACTCATCTGCTGTAGGGCACTCCATGCAGGGGGCATCCTCGCGCTGTTCACGGAAGGAAACCCATAGGGAGAAGTCGTACCCCTGCATATACCACCAGTAGTGGCGGTATTGGCACGCTTTACAACTCATGTTTAAGTCAAGGTGGTATGTGCCGCAAGGACAGTTGGAACCCATTGCGTCTCTGTATGCCATTGTTGCCGGGTAATCACTAGAGAGGCCCTTGAAATGAAGCCGTCGGTGTCGCTTAAAGCACTTCTGGCAGTCTGGGTCGATGGTTGGTGAATCCATAGACCAGCCGCACTCAGTGCAATATCGCTTTCCCATAAAGTGTGCGTTCCCCCTTTCTGAAACTGATATTGAAACCTTTAGGGATAGCTGGAGGGGGTTACCAGTCATGACTGGTAACCCCCTCCACACTAGCACTTCAAGTATACCACCAAAATAGGTGGCGTATGAGCAATCCTACTTGCGCTCGCCTAGCAGAATCTTCATGAAAGTGCGCTTCACAAAGACAGTGTTCATCTGGTTATACATGTCGCCAGCTTCAAGCTTATATTCAATCTTCGGGTCTTTCTGCGCGTAAGCCCTCATTCCGATACCTTCCTTGAGGTAATCCAGCTCTGCGAGGTGTGCAATCCACTCCTCATCAATTGCGGTCAATGCGGCAAGTCGAGCCGTCGTCGCGGCAAGGTCACGCGCCACCTCAACCCGCATGTCCCACTGTTGCTCGGCGGCTGACACAAGCTCCCTCACCAACACTTCCTGTGTCAGCTCAGTAGCCGTCGGGTACTCCTCCAGCAAGTCCTTAGGACTAATCGAAGGCTTCCAATCCAGCTCCTCGTAAAGGTGCTTCCAGAGCCCCTGCAAGTCCCAGTCATCCAAATGCTGACCATTATCTGCAAGCCACTGCTCTACGGCAACCGTAACGGCTCCTTCCAAGAACCATAGGGTCTGGTCTAGAGTGAAGTCAGTATCACCATGCAAGAGCTTCTTGCGTTCTGAGTACGTCTTCTCACGCTGTTTCGTGAGTACGTCATCATATTCCAGAGTGCTCTTGCGTCCTTCCCTGTGCCTGCCATCAATTGCCGCCTGTGCGTTCTCAATGGCTTTGGATAGAACCTTGCCGGAAAGCGGCATGTCAGGGGACTTCGCCATAACGCGCCTAATTCCTTCCACCTGTCGCGGGCTGTAAAAGCGTAGCAATTCATCATCAAGAGAGAGGAAGAACTTACTGCGCCCTGGGTCTCCCTGCCTGCCGGAACGACCAATAAGCTGGTTGTCGATACGGCGGGAATCGTGCCTTGCGGTACCTATCACATACAAGCCGCCAAGCTCACGTACAAGCTCAGCTTCCTGCGCCACCTTCTTATCCATGATGGGCTGGATTGCCTGCCGCTGTTCTTCGTAAGCCGTGGGCGTATGCTCAGGGGTTAGCCCCATAATTTGCATCTGCTCTTCAACTAGCATGTCCGCGCTACCACCCAGTAGAATATCGGTGCCTCGACCTGCCATGTTGGTAGATACGGTGACGGCTCCCAGGCGACCTGCTTGGGCGATAATGTGGGCTTCCTGCTCCACGTGTTTTGCGTTCAGGACGTTGTGGTTAATACCAGCGGCGGTTAGCATCCTGGAAAGCTTCTCGGAAGCTGAAACGCTGGTTGTGCCGATAAGGATAGGCTGTACCATGCGGCGCTTCTCACCATCAGGTGTCGTATAGAACTCGTCAGTGTCCTCATGAAGGGCTTTAATCTCCTGCACAACAGCCTGGAACTTCTTAGCCTCAGAAATGTATATTTCATCCGCCAAGTCCACACGTTGCTTCTCCTTGTTTGGGGGAATAGTGCGGACAGTCAGGTTGTAGGTTGCCGCAAGCTCCGCCGCCTCAGAAGCCGCCGTACCAGTCATCCCAGACATCTTCTCGTAAAGTCGGAAGAAGTTCTGAAGGGTGATGGTCGCTACTGTCGGGTTCTCAGGCTGAATCTGAACCTGCATATTGCCGTTACGTCGCTCTTTCGCTTCAAGCGCCTGGTGTAGACCATGACTGTAGCGGCGACCTTCCATCGCGCGCCCAGTGTGCTCATCGACAATCATCACTTCAGCACCCTGAATAATATAGTCCTTACCCAGAGTGTAGAGAGTTTCCGCTTTGAGGGCGGCGTTGAGGAAGGTGAGCAATTCACTGTGGGTGCTAAAAATTGCGTTCTCTTTACCTCCAAGCTGGTTCTCTATCTCGTCGTAACCTGCGTCAAGGAACTCTGCTGTACGCTTCTTCAAGTCGAAAACGTAATGAACATCCGGCTTGAGGCTACCAACAATACTGGCACTAGCAGTAAACCATTTCTCGGCGGTTGCCGCGTCTCCTGCTGGGGCGGAGATGATAAGCGGAGTACCTGCCTCATCAATAAGGATTGAATCCAGCTCGTCAATGATGACGTAGTTCAGCTCACGTTGGACAAGCTCGTTAGGGCTCTTAGCGATATTGTCTCGCAGGTAATCAAAGCCAAACTGGTTATTCGTGCCATACACAATGTCGCGCGCATAGATGCCCTGACGCTCCTCAGGCGACATCTGCTCCTGAATAGCCCCATGAGTGAGTCCCAGGAAAGAATAGACGCGCCCCATCTGCTCCTCCTGCTCACGAGCAAGGTAGTCATTAGTGGTCACAAGGTGAGCACCTTTGCCAGTCAAGGCATTAAGGTACATTGGGGCTACCGCCGTAAGCGTGTTGTGGGTGACGATATGGTCACCTGCGAGGAACAGGTGACTGGGGTGGGTGACAGTGAAGCAAACCTGCTCAGCTGACCTGCCTAGGTTCTCTACGGCAATAATACCCACCTTGCTCTTAGGCTTCTTATTGATGTCTACAGCCCAAGCCAGTACGCCTGATGAGGGGTAGACGCAGGCGTGCCACCCCATAGAGCGCGCGACCCATGCGATAGAGTCCGCCGCCGCCTCAGACCAAGCGAGCGCAGTCAGCTTATTGGACTCCTGACGGACAGCCAAATGCTTCATAAGGAGCGCAATCTGTTTCTCTGACCCTGAAAGATGATGGGAGCCGAAAGGCATCGCCGGGTAGATGGTGTTAGCCAGAATATCGTTCAGGTTACAGTCATCCGGCAAATCCTGCAAAGCGGTGATGTTTACCTGGTAGTGGGTACAGCTATTGTCGTAATCCGTGGTTTCAATAATAGCCCCTTCATCGATAAGCTCACGCAGTTTCGTCCAAGCGGGGCTAGAATCGCCTGTATGCCGGTTTCTGGAGTAGCCTAGGTAAATCGTTGAGGGGTCTAGAATAGACGATACATGCCCTGACGTTGGCATTTTAGAGGCAGTTGCACCCTGCATGGGAATGAAAAGCCTCTCGCCTGCATCCAATCGCTCAATAATCTCACCCGTGGTGATAGTCTCATACGAGTTATACTTACCACGTACATCCCATAGGTGCTCCAGGTTACAGTCAATAAACCTGCCGTCTTCAAAGTGGACACGGTAGACCTGCTGAGAGTCCTGCGGGAACACCCCACTAACCACAGTGAGCTCACCCGAGCCAGCATAGATAGTGTCACCCACGCTAATCTCCCCCGCCGGGATAGCGCCCTCAGGGGTGGGGATGAGCGTATCAGTAGTAACCGCTTTGCCTTCACCAGTGCCCATTTCTGCGACCTGCCCGAAATGCAGAGCAATTCCGCCTAGGAGCTGTACAGGGTACTGCTTCTTGCCAAGAACGCGGTTAGATGCTTCGCGAGCGACGGCAAACGCCTCAGGAAGAAGGATGTCTAGGCTTTCGCCTGCGGTGACCCTATCTTTAAAGTCGTCAGTCTGAGAACGCAACTCGGAATCAGACATCTCCTCGTACAGCGGCTCTAGGTCTAGGATGGCTTTCACTAGTTCCTGGGCGCGCTTCTCTTCACGGCGCTCACCAAAACGCAAAGCCTTTTCAATAGGATTAACCAATGACGTAAGTCCCTTCCAAAATCATTGCGGTGTTTCCTGCATGTAACTAACCCATTGTACCAAACTTCCAGAATGAATATATCCCGAAATAAGGGGTTGTTCAGCTATGAGTATAGGAGATTCCCTGTAAGACCAACCTCTAGGTAATAATGATTCGAACTCTCCTTCACAAACTTAACCTGCCCGCCAGTGAGCTAACCCTAATGGTTCTTGGGGCTGTCGCATACATTATTGCCGCCGCATGGCTATCGGTACAGCTGGAAAACCCCGTACTGCCGCTCCTGGCGCTCGTTGCTGTAGGGGTTACTCTGAGGCAGACACTCAAGGCAGATGATAGCTACATATTCATGCTCGTACTTACCTTCTCCGCTTATGGTGGGGTGTCGCTGTTTGCGGCGGCGGATGGAGCGCGTCGCGGCGACCCGTTCGGCGCGGTTGCAGTGCTTCTTGGTGGCGCTCTTATCCAAGCCGCCGGTAACGCTGTCGCAACCCACCCCATGAGCACAGGACACGCTGACCGCCCCGAGTAGCAACAAGAAGGGAGCCCCTAAAGAATTATCTCTTTAGGGGCTCCCTTCTTGTTGGCGGTGCCGACAGGATTCGAACCTGCGAGCGCCTTTTACAGCGCTACCTCATTAGCAGTGAGGCTCTTTAAACCACTCAGACACGGCACCAGGCGAAGGTAACTGCTACCCAGCTACCAACACATTATTCAGTATAGCAGAGTATCGCTACATCTGCAAGTATTGCCATCACGACGGTGAATGCATCAGTATGTTGTCTGCAATCGCATCAGCCAAGCCAGCGTACTCGACTGACAGGGTAAGCAGACCTGCATCATAGAGTACCTTCTCAGGGTTCTCCAAAGCGCCGAAGCTTTGCAGGTCTTCATCGGGAACACTGAACCTATCCACACCCTCTTCCAGACCAGGGATGGCGACAGCATTAAGAGCTGACTCTGCGCGAGTATACCACTTGCGAATATCCGCTTCATTAAGTTCGGCTACCTGGGTGGCGACACTAATCGCTCGCTCCAGCTCTTTAAAAAGCTTGTCCATGTTGGTTTGGAGAAGCTGTTCCTTGATGAACAGAATGGTATCGCGGTCAATGTTGGAGGTAAGCTCTCGCACGTCCTGCATGGGCTGGAATACGTTTGTGAGGGGTGAATCTGCGAGCTCAAAGACAGTAGTCATGGTGTTCCTTATGATTTGGCAAACTATGCTTTCAACGCCTCTTCCCAGCTAGTAAGCTGAGTGTTCAGGTCTTCGCCCGCGTAACCTTCCATGATGTCCATGAATGATTCAGCGGGGACGGGGACAATCTTCTTATCCAAGTCGTATACCGAAGAGTATACCACATTTTCTGGCGGCTGACCAGTGGCTCTGATGATGACTGCTACACCTGACATGCTGGCGACGCTAGTCACATAAGGTGAAACGACATAATCGTCCGCTAGTGGCACACCGACGGCATCCTGAATGTACTTGTCGAGCTTCGAGCTACTATCGCTCGTGAACGCAACGTTAATCTCAGGAGTAATAGCGGCGGGGTCGAGATTGCGGGTGGATACAGTGCAGATAGCCTTCTTGAAATGAGTGTCATTCATTATCTTTCCTTTCACAAAGAGGTTACCGCAGGTAAGAAGAGAAAGGGTCTCTTGGTACCTGCGGTAACATGAACTTATATTCTAGCGAGCGGCTGACGGGAATCGAACCCGCGTATCAGGCTTGGGAAGCGTGCGCTCTAC